TAGCTTGCTGGGCTCATAACCCAGAGGTCGGGGGTTCGACTCCCTCTCCTGCAACCATTCTAGAGAGTTGGCTGAGTGGTTTAAAGCGCTGGTCTTGAAAACCAGAGGACAGTAAAATGTTCCAAGAGTTCGAATCTCTTACTCTCCTCTTATATTGGAGATTTAAGCCTAATTGGTAAGGCAATAGTTTGCTAAACTATCAGTAATCGTAGTAATATGGTGTATAGGTTCGAGTCCTATAATCTCCGCATAATTTTTCCTCGCTTAGCTCAGTTGGTTAGAGCACTCGGCTTATACCCAAGTGGTCGGTGGTTCAAGTCCATCAGCGAGGACTTTTTAAAGCAACATAAATATGTTAACAGTATTTTTAAGTTTATTACTTGGAATTATTATTGGAATCATACTTTTCCCAATTGGAATATTTTTAAGAGCAAAAAATTCAGGTTGGGATGATAGTAACGTTTTTAATATTTTTCATGTATTATTTCATTTGGCATTACATCCAGATGATTTCACTAAAATGTATTACAAGAATGGAAGTAAACCATTCTGGTATCTGACGAAAGATGAGTTCTCAGAAGTTTTAAGAATAAGACCAACTTCAGAAGAATAGATATTAATTTAAATCAAAGCATATATGAAGAAAATTGTTACGTTTATTGCTACTGCAATCTTTGCTGTAACAGCATTAACAAGCTGTTCATTTACAAACCCATCATACGATGAAGAAGTAGCTTTAAAGATGAAGCCATGGTTTGTTGGTAGTACTGGTGTAGACCCTACTCCTGTTAATGACTTAACATGTATTGCATGGACAACATCAGCTGTGAGTTTTTATATTCTTCCTCAAAAGGTGGAGTTCAAGTTCGATGACTTGCTTTCAAACGATAACACACCTTTGGATGTAAGCATGTATATGGTATTGCAAGTTCAGAAAGGGCATACTCCTGAATTGTTGGAGAATTATGGTGAAGACTGGTATAAAACATTCATTGAACCTTATTTCAAGAATAAGGTACGTGAATATGTTTCTACGTGTTCTCCATTTGATTTGATGAGCAATCGTGAAGTACTTAATAAACTTGACACTGAAATTGCTAAGTCAATGAGAATTTATATTCAGCAACTTTCAAAGACAAGAGGAAACTTCCCTGTTACTATTCAGCAGGTTACTACAGATAGAGTTATGCCTAATAAGGAACAGCTCGATGAAATGAACAAGACTGCTGCTGCAATTCAAGCAAAGCAGACACAGGAGAAGAAGGCTGAAATGGAGTTAGCAAGAGCCAAAGCTGAAAAGAATAAGGCTATTGCGGACAAGGCTTATATGAATGAGTTGGCACTTTCTCCACAGCAGTTTATTCAACTTCGTGCATGGGATGTAATTGCAAGTAAACAGGGTGCTAATATTGATGTACTTGTTGGTTCTGGAGAAACTCCTATGTGGAACATTAAACAGAAATGATAATTAAATAATTAATAGCTGAATGAGCACGATTGGTTGTGCAACTGATTTGTAATCAGTAGGCTGTGGGTTCGAGTCCCACATTCAGCTCATAATGGGTGATAGCTCAGTCGGTAGAGCAGTGGTTTGAAGGTCCATGTGTCGGTGGTTCGATTCCACCTCATCCAACTAATAATTTTTATTGATTTTATAACAGAAATAATAATCTTTTAAATAAGTAGGTGTCCGTAGCACCTAATTTACGCTTGTGGACTATCCTCCTATGGATGACCGAACACTCTAAGTGTTCCTAAAAAGTAGTGATAGGTTGAAGCAAGAAATGAAAAGTACTTAAATCAGAGATTTGCGTAGATTTTCATATACGGTAGACTGTAAATCTGCTGCTTATAGTTTCGGTAGTTCAAAACCACCACTACTCACATTAAAAAAAATGCAGATTGCGAGCGTAGCATAATGGTAGTGTTCCAGCCTTCCAAGCTGGGTGTGACGGTTCGATTCCGTTCGCTCGCTCATTTTTATAGCGCCATCGACAAGTGGTTAAGTCGCCACCCTTTCACGGTGGAGTCACGGGTTCGAGTCCCGTTGGCGTTACTATTTTTAATGTTGTTCCAATAAGCAAAAAATATATATTCAACAAAAAATTATGGATGCAAGTTTTATCACTATAATTATTTGTATTATTGTTGGAATTTTATCTGCAAATCATATAAAAAATAGTTTTAAAGAATGATAGTACAAGATTTAAAAATAGGTTATACCGTTTGTACGGTCACAAGTTTTGGGAGACTAACTATGCCAATGTACATTGCAGGCATTCTTAATGATGGCACTATTTATCTTGACTTCGATAATAACGAAGGAGATATGTGGGAAGTTGATATTAAAGATATTGCGCCTGTTAGAATTGACGAAGACATATTAAATGATTTCGGATTTAAACGTGAATTAAATACTGAAACACCTACATATAAAGTTCCAGATAGTATTATAGAAAGCTATATAGTTGCTACGGATAATGAGTGTACATCTTTTTGGTTAGCCAATGCTTATAATATAAAAGATACAGATAGTTCTGTAGGTGATAAGACATTCAAGTATTTACATGAATTACAGGATTTATTTTATCAAAGATTCAATAAATTATTACTTATCAATAGATGAAATTATTAGGTTCTCATAATAGTTTAAGTTATCTTAGACCGAAGAAGTGGTATATGTATCCTTTCATTTTTACCGCTAAATGTCAGAAAGTGAATTATAAGGAACAATACGAAAATTATAATATTAGAGTATTTGACCTTAGAGTGTGGTTTAGCGATGATGGTAACTTAGAAGTACGACATGGTGCAATGGTATATAACATTGACCTAAATGGTGTGTACGAGTTTTTACATTATCTTAATAGTAAGACAGATTCCTATGTAAGAATTATACTTGAAGAAGATAATCTATCAAAGCGAGAGAAAAATTCTGCTTGGAAAGAAATACTATTTGATAAGTTTTGTACTTCTATTGAAACTTTATTTACAAATGTTTATTTCTTTGGCGGAAGAAGAAAGTATGATTGGGTAAGAATACATGATTTTAAACATGATGATATTCCTCTTTTAGACTTATATTCAAGTACTACAAGATTTTTTGGTAAAGCAATTTTTGAAAAAGGAATTAATATGATTCTGAATATGGCAGATGATTGGTATCCTTGGTTGTATGCAAAATTTCACAATAAGAAAAATTATCAGGAATATATAAATAATGATAAAGAAGAATGTCTTATGTGTGACTTTATAAACATTAGATAGAATATGAAAATAGGATTTTTGCTTGGTAGTTTCGACCCGATACATATTGGTCATGTGCAAATGATTAATAGTGTACTGAATAGTGACTTTGACAAAGTGATAGTTGTACCAACTGTTCAGAATCCATGGAAGGATTCTAAAGCTACTGATTTTGCTTATCGTTGCCAAATGATAGAGAATGCAATTTCACATTTTGGAGATAAATGCTGCCTTTCTAAGGATGAATTATTGGTTGATGGTACAAACTATTCATATAAAGTATTATCGCTTCTTAGAGAGAAATACAAAGACAATGAGTTATTTATCATAGCTGGTTCTGATTGTGTTAATGACATACCGAAATGGAAAAATTATAATTCAGATATAGAACCATATTTTTCTATTGTTGGATTAAAAAGAAATAAGACGGATGAAATTCCAGATTATGCGATACCAATAGAACAAGATATTGTTATTCCTATTTCCTCGACATACATAAGACGAATGGTAAAAGAAAAGAAAATTTTTTTTCCATATATAAATGCTGAAAATGAAAAGTTGATAAAAGAGTTGAATTTATATCATTAACATTTTATTGAACGAGAAATATATAAAGTTATACATTTTTTCAATCAACTTTGACTTTAATCAAGAATAATAGCATTTTTATAAAATAGGCATATCAAAAACGATATATATTAAATTCAACAAATATATATTATTGCAAATGAGTTTATTATAGGCTTAATTTGGAAATAATTATAAAAAAATAGTGAAGTAAGGATTATGTTGAATTTATTAAAAAAGACATTCAAGTGGTATTGTAATAGAATGGAAATGACTTATGGTAAAGTTATACAGGCTGGACTTACCCCTTGCATGTAACGAAACAAAAAAGTTAAGAGTGGTTGTTAGCCACTCTTTTTTTATTAATTTATATTCAAGTATTTTTGAGTTATCTATCTGAACATATTAATTTAATATTTGTTAACTATTAATATTTGGTTAAATAAAAACATTTAGTTAAATTTGCAATTGATATTTGAAAAGATGATGAAACAAAAAATGAGTAAATTAGATATGGATATAGTGTTTGATAGTGAATTTTTGAAAGAAAATGTAATATAATTATTTATTTATCAAGAAGTTATAGATAGTCGATTGTTAGAAATAATAAACCGCAAGGTAATATAAACTCAAAGCGTTACAAAATGTAACGATTTTAAAACATACACATCAAACATATGACAAATGAAGACGAATATAAGATATTGATGTCTGTAAAAGATAGAATAATAAGAAAAGAGAAAATAAAAAGAAAAGATATTAAGAAATTCATATCAGTGACTAAAGTTAGACATGAAGGACTAATTGATATAATATTTTCTTTTTTAAAATTAAAAGAAAATGTACTTGATTATAATATTAGTTATAAACTCTCCAGATATTCAAATATAGAAAGTGTTGTTATATCATGTGGAGTTTTATCTGGTAATCTTAGTAAATTGGTTGATTTTTTTACTACACTATGTAAAAGATTATCTAACGACCTATATTATAATATTGAATTAATAGATTTAAATGATGAATAATTTTTCGTTAAAAGACAATAAAGGACAAGAACATTGGATTAGCCGTTCAGTAAGCGTTGTCATGTTTGTGTTTTGCAAGAACTTGCGTGGTGAATGGTGCGTCTTGGCTTCACAGCGTGGCGAAGGTACGCCTGACCCAGAATTGATTAATGCATGGAATTGTCAGTGTGGCTATCTTGATTATAACGAAACAACCAAAGAAGCAGCACAGCGTGAAACACTTGAAGAGACAGGAATAAAAGTACCATCACATTTAATTAAGTTTTGGTCTTTTAATGATGACCCTAATGATGATAAGCGTCAGAATATTACATTTAGATATTATGCGGTGTATCAGCATGCAATTATTGATGACTTTAAGTTTTCAAAACAGAATATGGAGAAGAACGAAGTAGGTGCGATTGCTTGGGTTAACCTAAAAAATATAGATAAAATGCGTTGGGCGTTTAATCATGATAAACTGATTAAAGGTGCTGCTGTGAAAGCAGGTATTATACCTTTTAAAATGAAATTACGTTTATTTCTGGAGAATTTTAAATTAGGATTTCACACAAGATTACTTGAGTTACGTCAAGAATTTCATCAAAAAGATAACTTTGTATATTAAATTTAGAAAATAATTTGTATAATTGAAATAAATATAGTATATTTGCAAAGTGATTTTGAAATCACATAATAATAACGGTTGAGGATATTACTCTGATACCAATTTTTAAATAAATATTTTATAAAATGAAGAGTTTAATTTTTGTATTTACAGCTTGCGTAGCACTTACTTTTGCTTCATGTGGAAACAATGTTAAGGGTAAGGCTCAGCAAAAAGATTCTGACACAACTGTAGTCGATAGTACTGATAGTGCTTCTACAGATTCAGTTGTTGCGGATTCTATCGTGAAGTAAGTTCACATAGGTACATAAAGGTTCCCGTAATATATTGCTACGGGTGATGAGAGATAGCTCCGCTACAGGCTGAGATGCCTGTGGATGATTAGTAACAAGGCTGACACTTGTGTTAGGATTTGTTAACGAACAACTATCGGATTCTGATACTACTGTAGTTGATAGTGCAGACACTGTTACTGCAGATTCTATCGTGAAGTAAGTTTTGAAACTTATGTTCAAATCAGCTTTGAACAACATTTAAGCCTTGGTTATTCCAAGGCTTTTGTATTTTTTTAACATTTTATTTTTGGTAGTAAAATATTTTGCTTGTATCTTTGCATTATAAAAAAGATTAACATGAATAGATTCGATTTAAATTTATCAAAACATGCCATTCAAGAGATACTTGATGCAAATGGGTATGAGATTAAGACATTATTAGTATATTATAGTCCTTTTAGTGATGCATATGATTTGGCAGAAAAAAATACATTTAAGGTATATAGAGATTATGCCTTCAAGAAGGATAATATGCCAGAAGAAGCAGAGCGTGAAAAACCAAATTTAGAAGATTTAAAAGAATATGAGTTAGACAACGTTTTGAATAAAATAATAACTGAATCAATAGTAAGATTATGTAAAGTTCCGTAAAACCCACAAGTCTTTAGTTCGTGGAGTGTAAGACACTATGATATGGAGTGGTTTTTACCGTTTTGCGATAGCAGTCCTCTTTCATGACAAAAAATATGTGAAAAAGTTTTGTTAATCACAAAATAATTAGTATCTTTGCAAATGTTATGAGAAAGATTAACAGAACATACAGGTTCAGACTGTATCCAAACAGGGAACAAACCGAATTGCTGGCAAAGCACTTTTGATGTTCTCGCTTTGTGTACAATTACTTTCTCAATCAACGTAAAGAACAATATAGGCTCACTGGTAATAGCGACAACTTCTATGCGCAGTGTAAAACGCTTACCACATTAAAGAAGCAGGAAGAAACTGCATGGTTAAAGGAGGTAAATGCCCAAATATTGCAGTTTGCAATCCGCAGTCTTGAATCAGCCTATAATAATTTCTTTAAGAAGCGTGCTAAGTTTCCTAAATTCAAATCCAAACACTCCAAAAATAGTTTTACCGTTCCAAAATTTGCATCTGTAGCATGTGGTAGACTTTTCATACGCAAGTTCAAGGAAGGTATTAAGTGTCGTGTACACCGTGAGATAAAAGGTAAAATAGGGAAGGTAACTATTACCAAGACACCAAGTGGAAAGTATTTTGTTTCCGTCTTCACGGAAGAAGAATACATTACACCGATTAAGAAGACTGACAAGTCAATTGGTGTAGATATGGGTTTAAAGGATTTGCTTACCACTTCTGATGGAGAAACTTTTAATAATAACCGATATACAAAAAGGTATGAGTGCAAACTTGCTAAAGCACAACAACATCTTTCTCGCAAAGTTAAAGGCAGCAAAGGGTTTGAAAACCAAAAACTCAAAGTTGCCAGACTTCATGAAAAGATTTCCAATAGTCGTGCCGACTATCTGCATAAGTGCTCTATCTCTCTTGTTCGAAGATATGATACAATTTGTATCGAAGATTTGAATGTTAAGAGTATGACGAGAAATCATCGTCTTGCCAAGTCCATTTCTGATGCAAGTTGGGGACATTTTGTTTCCATACTTATCTATAAGGCGGAATGGAACGACAAGAAGGTCGTGAAGATAGACCGTTACTTCCCATCCTCACAGACTTGTAGTACCTGTGGGTATGTTTACAAAGACATTAAAGATTTGTCGGTTCGTGAATGGGAGTGTCCTCATTGTCATAGTCATCATGACCGTGATGTGAATGCAGCAATCAATATTCTTCGTTTCGGTTTAAATAATACAAAATCGGCAGGGACTGTCGATTACACGGGTGGAGAGGAAGTAAGAGTCAATCATTTGAAAGACCATTCCTCAGTGAAACCCGAAGCACACAAGTCTTCAACTTGTGTGTAGTTCACTTTACCATATTCCAAATGATATGGATAATTTTAAACGGTTTACGGATGGTAACACTGTCATTATGGGTATGAATACGTATCTTTCTTTACCAAATCAGAAGCCCCTTAAGAATAGGACCAACATTGTCCTTACGTCTAATCCAAAATTATGTACAGAAAAATTTGGAGACACAAGTGTTCATTTCGTTAATTCAATTAATGGAGCGATTACATTAATGCGTCATCTGAATATAAAGAATGAAGACGTATTTGTTATCGGTGGTTCTTCCATTTATAATGCTTTTTTAGATGAGAATCTGATTAGTGAAGCATATATTACGCTGGTGGAAGATAAAACAGAAGGGGATAGTTACTTTCCTTTAAATATTTTTTCAGATAGTAAGTGGAAAAATATTTACGAGTCTTTGACCCAAGAAGAAAATAACATCAAATTTAAATTTATGATATATAAAAAGAAATAGCATGAATAAAGAAGAATTGAAATTTAACTGTAAATCATTATCCAATTTATTCTTATCTCAATATTTGGATAAAATCAATAAAAGTGAAAAATTTTTATTGGGATTTGATAATATAGGTAAAGATAAATCCTATATTGAGACAAGTCCTAAAACTTTATCAGAGGATATATATAAGGCTCTCAACGAGTGTAAAAACAAGTATAAATCCATTGATATAGTAGTTGAAAATAATGGTTTAAAAACTGTTTTAAACAGTATAGATATAAGGCAATGAGACTTTTTGTAATATCTTGCGTAGTTGCAACAACTATTATATATATACATTTTAGAATAACACAATATGTTAGTGCAATTGTGTTTAAAAATGAAGAGAGCGGACTTAGTGTCATATCTAACCTAATCTTAGTGTTCTTGATGATAATATCATGGATACTATACCTCTATTATAATTTTTAGATGAATTATTCAAAGAAAATATTAAATCCATTAATCACCAAACTCAATATAAACACAGACGAGGATAACACATTCAAAGAACTTATTTCTTTGACCTATGACAGTCCAAATTATAAGTTATGGGCAGTTAATGCAGTGTATTCAAAATATTGCACTGTAGAGGAAATAAAGAGTATTTTAGCATGGGCAAAGTCACATAAACAGTTGATATGTCAATTAAGTAAACATACTATTACTGCTTATACATCTCGTTATGCAATTACAATTTTAAAGAAAGAAATAAAGAACATTCAATTAATTTACGATGTTAAATCTTTCATTAATAAATTTAATACAATACAGAGAAATTTATTGAAAGAATATCTAAATTTAGAGAATTGTTCGATATTAAATATTAGTAAAGAAAGAGAGTTAAAAAAGTGGAATAAAATATTTACAAAACTTCAGAAGTTACCAGAAGAACAATTAAATAATTTTATTTCTACATGTTCTTCACTCCATGATATTACAGAACTATTAGATGTATTCACTTGGTGTATGGATTTAAGTTATAAATGGAATAAAAAAGATTTCATAAGTTTTGTTACTAAATCAACACCTAATTCTCCTATTGTGTACAACAAGGACAATGTAGTTATAGTACATGTAACATCGCATAAAGATTGTAATAAGTTAGTAGGAAGTGAAGGACGTACCAAATGGTGTTTCAATTGTAATAAAACGTGTTGGGAGTCGTATGTGAATGATACCAATAGTAAACAATATTTCTTATTTGATTTCTCAAAGAAAGAAAGTGAAGAAACATCACATATTGCATTTACAGTTAACGATGAACTCGGACTTACAGAAGCCTATACAACACATAATTTAAATATTATAGAACAGGGAAATGAATATGTCAATGAAGTTTTCAATGAGAAAGGAATTAATATAAGTGATTTTATCAGATTAAACCACCCTATTGATTATAAATGGGAAGAAAATAGTATCAAGAGTATATTGGGAGAAAATGAAAATGTCCGAGTCATTGATAATAGTAATAATAGATTACTTATAAGTTCAGAAAACGATAAAGTTTCACAAAGTTTAATACAACACACAATTCTATATAAACGTTTAATAAAAGGAACCTTACAACGAAAACTATATTTTCTTTATGATTTAAACCTTAAAGAGGATGACCCTAATGCATTAATATGTATTAAAACAACATTATCTTCTAATGGCAAAGAAGAATTTTTAATGGCACTTAATCAATGTTATCTAAAAATAGACGAAGAATATTTTAAAGAAATACATGTTGAAATACAAAACATTAGCATCGCTGAATAACTATAATTCAGTGGTGCTATTTTTTTTAATAAAAAAGTTACTAAAAGTTTGTTAATTCAAATAAATTTATGTATCTTTGCATAGATAAAAAAACTTTTATGAATAATGATAAAAAGAAATGGTTAGACGAAATATGTAGTTTAACATATAGAGATATATTTAATTTCCTTAAAGATTATTTGGAAGAAAATACATCTATAGAAGAAGATAAATGTATTGCTAATTCATTTGAATATATAATGAAAATATATAAGGAAAGTACAGGTAATTTCCCATACTAATTAATAAAAAGAAAAAGAGAAATGAGTACAAACGGAAGTAAATTCTTTACCGCTATGGTCATTGGAGAGGAACCTGATAAGTTGATGAAGAAATATGATAAATCCTTAAAAGTAGAACCATACGTTAAATACAAGTATCTTGATGCAAAAAAGATGCAGAGTGCAACTATTAAATCTATCGAAGCAATTTTGTCAGACCCAAAGAAATTTGGACTCAGCCAGTTTAGTATTGATATGCTGACTGAAAGAAAGAAGATTATAAATAATATGACATCTTTCGAGTATTACCAAAGTGTTACAGATGGTATGTTTTATGACGGAGAAGGTAATGCGTTATGTGAAGACAATCCAAACGGAAAATGGGATAATTGCTCATTAGGTAAGAATTTTGCTGTACCAATTATTACAAAAGATGGCAAAGAAACTTATCAAGCAAGAAACAAGGATATTGACTGGGACTCAGTAATGACACGTGATGAATCGTTATATAATGCTACATGGGAAATGATAGTAGAAGGACGTGACCCAGAAACTCCAGAGGAAACTTCTATATATCATGCGATGAATGATAAAAAGGAATATTTTTCAAACTTTAAAAACAAAGAAGATTACGTAACTTATTCTTGTTCTTACTGGAATTATGCTTATGTGGATGAAAATGGATGGAAAGATATTGATGATACGGGAAAAGAACAGGAATGGATTAAAAAGTTTTATAATAACTTTATAAAACAACTTAAACCAGATGACCTTGTTAGTATATACGAATATAGTAGAAGAAATTAACATATATTAATGTAAAATCCTTGTTGAAATAAAATATTTTAATTACCTTTGCAACATAACTTTTAAATATGTCAATATGGAAGATTTAGTTACAAAGCAACTTAGAAAACGTTTCCTCAAGGATTTTAACCTACCTATACAAGTAATACAAGACCCTTACTTTACAGAGCGTCTTGAACTATGTGGTGCTACTCAAGATTATAATAATCTTCTTGATTACATTGATACTAACTATTGTGGTAGTTATAGGGCATTCTTAGATACCTATGCGCAAATAAGAGATGAAATTGTTACTTCATGTTACAACTCGGAAGCATTTAAAAAATTCAATGATAGTGATATTAAAACAGAAAAGCCATTAGTTCAACAACGGAATTTGTATACTGAAGAACAAGATGGAAATAGTTTTGTAAGTGTTGATTTAAAGAAAGCAAACTTTCAAGCACTTAAGTATGTTGATTCTGAAATAGTGCTGAATACTGACACGTATGAAGACTTTATCAGTAAGTTCACTGATAGTGATTATATCAAGAAGTCAAAATACACAAGACAAGTTATCTTTGGAAAACTTAATCCAAAAAAGACTATTAGTGTTGAAAAAATTATTATTAATAAAATATATAAGACACTCAACGATAAGTTCAATCTGACCGACTATTTAGAACCATATTCTATGTGCACAGATGAAATTATCTACAAAGTGAAAGATAATGATAATAACGTCTTGACCCATTTACTGTGTGATAAATCTTTAAAGATGATGGAACAAATTATTAAAGACACACTTGGCTTTGAAGTACGTATTAATTATTTTACTCTTAAATTACATCAATTTAAACTTGCTACATCAGAAGCAAAAGTAAATGTGTTCACTAAATTGAATCATGTAACAGATGAAGTGTCTTATGCGTGTATTCCATCAACATACTATCCACAGATTTACAAATTAATTAATAGTTTAGATGTAACGGCTAATGACCTTGTTTTTTATTACGAACATGAGTTAGCGAAATTCTTAAACCCATTGGTAAAAGTAAATAATAATGAAATTTGAAATAAAAGATAAAAAGATAGCAAAAACCATCAACACAATACGTACACTTATCAAAGGAACCAAATTTGAAGGTGTTACGTATGTTGTAGGTGGATTTGTACGTGACACATTAATGGGAGAAACGTCTAATGATTTAGATATTGTAGTTAATCTTCCGTCTGGTGGAATAGATTTAGCAAACACTTTAACAGAGCTGGATAAAAGTCATAGTGATTCTAATCCTACTGTATATCCTAAGTATGGTACCGCAAGTTTTCATTTAAAGAATTGTGATGAATGTTCTGATGTTGTTATTGAAAGTGTAGAAACACGAAAAGAGCAATATCACTCAGAATCACGTAATCCAGAAACGTGTTTTGGAAGTTTAGAAGAAGATGCTTTCAGAAGAGACCTTACCATTAATGCATTATATTACAATATCTCAACAGATAAAGTAGAAGATGTTACAGGAAAAGGACTTGATGATTTGAAAAATCATGTTATCAGAACTACAAATGATAATCCTAACATAGTCTTCTTTGATGACCCATTGCGTATAATGAGAGTTATTAGATTCGCAAATAGATACGGTTGGAACATAGAAGATAAAACATGGCAATCATTACAAGAATGCGCTTCAAGAATAAAGATTATCTCTAAAGAAAGAATACGTAATGAATTAAATAAAATAATATCCAATAAAAACTGTATTAATGGTTTGTATTATCTAAAAGATAGTGGTATTTTATATCATATTCTTCCAGAACTATTTGTACAAAGTTTTGTTCCATGTTCACAGAACTTTAATAGTATGTTTGATAAAATAGTTACTATATGTAATCAAGCACCTACATGTTTATATGCTCGTTTTTCAATACTTCTATCATTTTGCAAAACAGATAGTGCATGTGAAACTATTCTATCTCATCAAAAGCAACCGAATGTAATAATAAAGCATGTGCAAAATGCATTATTAGGGAAAAACTTCCGAAGAGAAGATGAAGATTTAGAAGTATCTTTACGTAGATTATATAAGAAATGTGACCATAACATAGATAATGCATTGTGGGTATATCGAGTTTTTACAGATGAAGAAACTTATAACGAAACGATAAATACGTGGTTAAAAATAAAAGATAGTGCTAAGATTTATCTTCCGATAGATGGTAATGAAATTTTCTCGTATCGTACAGATATTACAGGTAATGATAGAAAATCACTTATTGACTATCTACACGAAGAACAATGTAAGAATCCAGATTTAACAAAAAAAGAATGCATTGAATTAATTGAAAATTATCAGATTCATTAAAAATAAATTAATATGAATAAATTACTTTTGATTGTTGACCCACAATATGATTTCATCAATGGAACATTGCCTGTGGATAACGCTGAACAAAAGATGAATGCTTTGTGTGAATACATTAAGAATCACAATGACTACAAAACTGTGGTTATTACAGCCGACTGGCATCCAGAGAATCATTGTTCTTTTGTGGTTAATGATGGAGAGTGGCCTAAGCATTGTGTCGCTTATACTCATGGTGCGTCCGTTTATGAACCTATTATTCAAACTCTAAGAGAACTAAATATTGAATACAAAGTTCTTACTAAAGGTGTTTTCCCAGATAGAGAAGAATATTCTATCTTTTCCAATGATAATTCTCGTAAATGGTTGTACACAACTATTAAGGACGAAAATATTGACCAAATTGATATCTGTGGTATTGCTGGTGATATTTGTGTTTACAAGACTTTATTAGATGGTATCCTTGTATATGGAGAAGATAAATTCAATCTCCTTATTGATTATTGCCCGTCTATAGATGGTGGAGAGAAACTTAAGAATTTTAACATAAAGAAAACTTATGGCACGAATTGAACTTGAATATGATGAATATGAACGTTTAGAAAAAAGTGTAAAAGCACTTCAAGATAAGGTTTATACATTACAAAATTTAATCAATGAGAAGAATAATTTAATTGACAGTTATGAAGAAACTCTAAATGATATTAAAGAAAGTACACTTATTGATAGAGTTCTAAATTGGAAAGATTATTTGAATGATATTAATGAATTAACAATTTAAATTAAACAAAAATGATTCAATCAATTTTAGATACAGATTTGTATAAATTCAGTACTTCATACGCTTATTTCCATAAGTTTAATAGAGCGGAAGGGACGTTTAAGTTTAACGACAGAAACAAAGAGGATTGGAGAAATTATCCGAACTTTATGGATGAAATGGAATTGCAGGTTGAGAACTTATCCAATATTCGTCTTACAAATGAAGAAAGAGATTGGTGTGTTGAGAATATTGATTACATTCCAGAGAATTATTGGGAATGGTTAGGCACTTTTCGTTTCAAACCAGAACTTATTAAGATGTGGCTGGATGATGATGGGGTCTTCCAGTGTGAAGTTACTGATAAACTCTATCGTGTTACATTATATGAGATAGCTATTCTTGCCACATATGCAGAAGTAAGAAATCGAGTATTAGGAAATAAGATTAATATGGAGAAAACCATGTTAAAATTAGAAGATAAGATTTCTTATGCCAATATGAATAATCTCGGTTTTTCTGAATTTGGAACACGTAGACGATATAGTTTTAATGTGCAGAATGAAGTAGTTAAAAGATTAAAAGAAAAGTGCCCTGTATGTGCTGGAACAAGTAATGTATATTTGGCAAAGAAACACCACATGTGTCCTACTGGAACTTTCCCTCACGAATGGATGATGTTCCACGCAGCTGTGTATGGCTATAAGCGTGCAAACTATATGGGTCTTGAGGATTGGATTGACGTATATGAAGGCAATTTGGGTACAGCGCTAATTGATACCTATACTACCGAATCTTTCCTTAAAACCTTAACTCTACAACAAGCTTTGCTTTTGAGAGGTTTCCGACAAGACAGTGGTGATGAGTTTAAGATTGGTAATATGATTATTAAACGTTTACAAGAATTAGGTATTGACCCGAAGACCAAATTACTTATCTTCTCAAATGCACTTACATTTGAAAAGTACAAAGAAATTCATGATTACTTTAATGGTCGTATTATGGTATCAGCTGGAATTGGAACAAATCTAACTTGTGATACAGATATTAAAGATTATAAGCCAGCAAATATTGTTATGAAATTATCAAAAGCAAGATATAGTAGCAAGGACCCATGGGAGAATTGTATCAAAATTAGTGATGATATAGGCAAACACATGGGAGACCCAAAAGAATTTGATAAAGCCATGAGTGATTTGCATTTATCTGAATAATTTGGCACAGATATTGTAATAATGAAATCAAAAAAAAATAATTTATTAATAAAATATATAAAGTTATGAGATTAGAAGATTTAATTTTTACGACTCCAAAAACTCTTGAAGATGTATTTAAAAGTGTTTGGGAAATGGATAAAAAGAAAGATTTACATAAAGGTGTAAGGAGTGCTTGTGAAACAGGTTTCGATAAAACCTGTGGAGGCATTGGTTCATTATTCGGTTTGAAGAAACAATGGAATGAAGATGATACCACATATTCAGTTGTAGTTGATTATAACAAGGAAACCGACCTGATTAATCATAAGTACACAAATGATACCTTAATGATTAATGTGTCATCAAAGAATGATACAGATAGTTCTTCATACATGCTTTCTATTCCTGAAGATGCACGTAATTCCAAACTTCTCCATGAATATCTTGAAGATAGGAAAAAGATGAAGTTTACCGTAGCAAAAGATATGTCTACAAAGCGTAAACAAGAGTACGAAAAGACAATGCAGGATTATCGTCAGAAACTCAAGGAAGTTGAAGAGCTTAAGAAGAAGGAAACAGAATTGAACGAGTTGCGAAAGAAATTGTCTGAGTTTAATCAATAGTAACATATGATTCACCATGTAAATGGAAATTTATTGGAGAGTGATGCAGAAGCCTTGGTTAACACTGTTAACTGTGTTGGTGTTATGGGTAAAGGTATTGCCCTCCAGTTTAAGAAAAAATTTCCTAAGAACTTTGAACTTTATAAAGAAGCGTGTAGTAAAAATGAAGTGGTAATTGGTAAAATGTTCATTACCAAAGAAGAAGGTACATTATTCACTGATAAGAAAATTATCATTAATTTCCCAACTAAAATTCATTGGAAGTATCCATCTGAATATTCTTATATAAAAGATGGTTTAGATGCTTTAAAAAGAGAAATTGTTCAAAGAAATATTAAATCAATTGCTATTCCTGCACTGGGATGTACTAATGGTAAATTAGATTACAATACAGTTCACAAAATGATTCTTGATAAATTACAAGATTTAGAATGTGAGATTTATCTATATGAACCATTAAATTAAATAATGTTAAAAACGGAGCTATAATTTGGTAGCTTCGTTTTTTTATTGTATCTTTGTAGCAGAAAAAATTAATATTAAATCAATAAAGAAATGGAAAAAGAAGAATACGTTTTTGAATCAACTATTATTAGTCTATCTAATAACGAGACAGAAACAGTTAGTACAACAAATGGATTTAAAGAATATTACTATTAATGTTGTCACTACCCACAGGTTAAAGGTTTGTGGGCTTGAAAAAGCCCAAGTTGATTAGTCTAAGCACTTCGAGTGCTACGTTAGGAGAGAATATATAGTTACCAAGTGGGTGTTTGCTCAAGCCCCTTGCTCTAAGGTTAGTGATTAAACAATTCTGTGAGGTAGGAATAGTGTTACTAATATATAAACCTCTCCATAACATTGACGATGAGCATTTAACGGAGAAATCCGACTTACAGTAAAAATAAAAAATAAGCAAAACGAATGGTTTACGTAATTAACAAAGATGGACAAGCACTAATGCCTACTGAAAGATTTGGCAAAGTGAGAAGATTATTGAAAAATGGTCTTGCCCACGTTATATGTCGTATTCCATTCACAATTCGATTGGATTATGAAACAACTCATTTCGTTCAGCCCATAAGTTTGGGTGTAGATGCTGGTAGTAAGCATATCGGCATATCCGCAACAACAAGTAAGAAGGAATTGTATGCAGCAGATGTAGAACTGAGAAATGACATTGTAGATAAACTATCTACTCGTAGAGAACAAAGAAGAACTCGTAGAAATAGATTACGTTATCGTAAGGCTCGTTTTAACAACAGAGTATCTTCAAAATACAAAGGTTGGTTAGCTCCATCTGTTGAGAATAAGATTCAAACACACTTGACCGTTGTAGAGAAGATACATAAGTTCCTGCCAATAACTAAAATTATAGTTGAAACTGCTTCATTTGACATACAAAAGATTAAGAATCCAAGTATATCAAGCAAAGAATATCAACAAGGAGAACAACTTGGTTTCTTTAATGTGCGTGAGTATGTGCTATTCAGAGACAACCACACTTGCCAACATTGCAAAGGCAAGAGTAAAGACCATATCTTGAATGTACATCACATTGAAAGTAGAAAAACTGGAGGAAACTCTCCAAGCAATCTAATCACGCTATGTGAATCTTGCCACAAGGCATATCACAATGGTAAAATAGACATCAAGGTAAAGCGTGGCGCATCATTCAGGGATGCTGCCTTTATGGGGATTGCTCGTTGGACTACATACGAGAGACTAAAGAATATCTATCCTAATGTAAGTATGACTTTTGGATATATCACAAAGAACACCCGTATCACTAATGGGCTACCTAAAGAACATCATGTTGATGCAAGATGTATAAGTGGTAATCCTAAATCAAAACCTCTTGGGTATTATTTCTATCAAAAGAAAGTGCGATGCCAGAACAGACAAATACATAAGGCTAATTTCTTGAAAGGTGGAAGGAAAAAACTCAATCAATCACCATTCTTGGTAAAAGGGTATAGATTATTTGACTTAGTTGAATATCAAAAGAAATTGTATTATATATTTGGAAGAAGAGATAGTGGTTTCTTTGATATTAGAAGACTTGACGGAACAAAAGTAAACAAAGGTTCTATCAGTTGTAAACATATACGATTGATAAGTAAAAGAAGAAGTATATTAACAGAAAGAAGGAATAGTTGCTCAATTCCCCCCACGAACTAAAGTTTTGTGGGTTTCCTTGAGCTATTTTTAATGAGAAAAATTAAATTATTATTCATCGGGTTAACATTCCTATTATCATTAACATCATGCACTTCAGATTATTATTACGATGATTATTACCACGATATTCCAACACCTGAAATAATGTTAGGAAAGTGGGTAAATGAAGATTACACTTCACCATATAAAGAGATATGTCTGTATCGCAATGGAACGTATAATGTTAGATATCATTCATCAATTTTAAATACTACCTTTACTGGGCGATGGTATTACAGAGATAGATACTTATATTTTTCAGGAGATATCAGAGATAAATTATACATTTATTCTTTAGATTATCCACATATATATTTCTCGAATGGTTCAATCTGGAGAAAGATTAGAGTTGAAGGTTGTTAGTTTTTTAAATAAAATTTTATCAAAAGTTATGAAGACATTTATTAAAGTTACAGTTCTGCTTGTTTCATTAGTATTCACAATCACATCTTGTAATAAGGATGAAATTTCGCAAGAGTATAATCATCCAGAAGTAATTGTTGGAACATGGTTTCAGCATGGTGACGAAAGCTATATAAAGTTTGAATCCAATGGAAACTATAACAAGGTGGATAAATCAAAGCGTCCATACCGAAGTAGTAAAGGCGAGTGGGGGCAGAAAGGTCAGTATGTCTACTTAATCCAATATAATCATATCATTGATAGTTTGGAAATACAGTCATATACTCAACTTAAGGACAGTAATGGAAATTATTATACACGATAAAAAAAATAAAGTTATGAAAAAGTTTACTTTCGTATTAGCGATGACATTTTCTTTGATTTTGTCATCTTGTGGAAAAGCAGGGACTCCAGCACAAACTGATGGTGCAAAACATGATTTCGATGTACAATTTCTATTTGAAGCTGATGGTGTAAAAGTGTACCGCTTCTGGGATGCTGGTGAATATATTTACTTTACCAATACCAGTGGCACTACATCATACAAAACTTCTGACAAATATAGTGAGAGAAAAACATCAATCAATAATAGAATAGAAAACGATGACAATGATTAAAGACGAATTAGACGAACTGATTAAGAATGCAACCAAGTCAGGAAATGTTAACGCAAGAAGAATACTTAAACTCTTCAAATCAGAATTAATTGATTATACTTTAACTGAAATTAAAGATTCGCAAATTAAAGTACCAAACAATCTTACTGATGAGGAGAGAACAAAATACATTTCCAATAAAAAGAAGGAAATGAGAACACTGACTGATGCAGTGGAAATAAACATTCTTCAAAAGTTGATTAAGAAACTTAATGATGAGTTAGCTTATGCTGAAAAATTGAAACGAGAAGAAACTGTACATGAAGTAAATGAGCAACTTTTAGTTCTTAAGGAATTACTTCCTCCTCAACCATCAGAGAATGAAATAGTAGAATTTATTAAAAACGAATTTCCAAATGGTTTTGACAAAAAGCAAATGAGAGATGTTATAACAAGTGTGAAAAATAGGTTCTCTGGTACAGATGGTGGATTAGTTGCAAAATTGTGCTGTCGATTAGCAAAGTAATAGAATCAAAAAAATGAGTAGAAAAGCTGTAAAAGTGATAGGTAATAGTATGTTTTGGAGTTTTATTTTTAATATAAACACTTATATATCAATCACTTATACAGAGTCTACTGTTAGGAATATTATACCGAAAGGTAATTATAAGAGAGGTGAAGTCCAAGACCGAGCAACACGAACTGTTAGGAATATTATACCGAAAGGTAATTATAAGTGGTTCGATTTCGACCCCTTTAGAAATTATATAAAAAATAAATAAAACATAATTATGATGGATTTGAAAAGTAAAATATTGGACGAAGCTATAGAGGCTTGTTTGCGTGAAATGTATAGATGTAGTCAACCTTCAGCTGATTATGACAAATTAAAGGAAGAAGCTAAAGAGTACCCTGAAGAAGAGAAAGAATTTCCTACTTTTAAACGTCACTATCTTTCACATGAACAGTTTAAGTATATTCTAAATAAGTATGCTAAAGCATATCATCTTATTCCTGAATGGAAAAATAACATAGATACTATCAGATATGATTTTGAAACAGGAAGTGATAAAAAGGAATATAAGAAAGATAGTTATGGAGATATGATTAGCGAATATATTCCTACACCATCACTGTATGAACGTATTGGGAAAGAAAATACTATAAAAGTATTAGAAATGTTAGATGAAATCGAACAATATCACAAACGAGACATGGATGCACGGTATTTTTCTTCTGCAATTAGCCTTGGACATTCACCGTCAAGTAATCTTAAAGAAGTTAAAGAATATTGGATTAATAGAGGTGTTGAGATAGAATTTGAAGAAAGAAATTGTGAAGAGAATACTTTCTTCGATATGGATTATTTTAATGCGACATCAATAAAAGAATTAGAAGAACATTTAATAGAGTATAATGATTAGACGAAAAACTTCATTAACAAAGAAAAAGAAAGAACCTACAGTTATCGGACTATGTAGAGATTGCGTTCATGCAACATTACTACAATGGGAAAAGAATCCCTTAATTACCGATTGTGAACGTGGTAGAATGGTGGGTAGTATGACTGGTTGTGAAAAATGGCAAGAATGTAAGGACAAAAGAGAACCATTATATTTAACACGTGGACAAATCTTCGTTGATAATCAAATTAAAAATATAGAATAATGCGTTATATTAAAGAGATATTAGAATTGGAAGTGGTTAAAGAAGTAGAAGTCACTCATTTTAGATGCAAGTCATACCCTGGTAAAGTAACTGGGATTAAATTATTTGGTATTAATTTTTTCAAAAAAGTTTCATCTGAATGGTTATTCTGGGATGGACTTGATACCTATACTGAAGAAGGATTAAAAGATATACATCATTGCTTGATTGATACAGAGAAGAAATGTGTTATTCAAAAACCATATATCAAATTTAGATATGGTAATTATGATTATGCAAGAAAATATGTTTATTTTGATACATACGAAGAAGCATTACAAGAAGCCGAAAAACTTGCAATGTTATTTAATTTAAAAAAGATTGATTATGATAAATATCAGTAATAAAAATATCCCATTAATTTTCAATATTCAGAAAGATAAAATAGATAAATTATTCCACAAATATGTTAATCCAACATTTTATAGAAAGATACAAACTCTTAAAGATAATGATAGATAAATGTAGAACATGTCTTTATCAAAACAGCTGTGCCATAGCTTATTCTCATAATACAATGTGTGATGGAATTAAACTGGCAAATAATTGTGCAAAATATCAACCGATAAATGCAAAGTAAAAGAAAAGATGATATGAATATTGAACGTGAAGTGGCTGACTTTACAGACAAATATTTATATCCCAAACTTAAATTAAATGTCACACGTACAGATGATAAGCAAGAGCAGCTACAAGGCTATGATTTCATAGTAGATGTAAGTGATAAGAAATTATATGTAGATGAAAAAGCAGCTATACATTTTGCTAACATACATCTTGATAGTTTTGCTTTAGAAGTGAGTAGCTTAAATAACCCTAATGGATTAGGTTGGCTGTTGGATGATTCTAAAAAAACAACTCACTTTGTATTTCTATGGATAGATAAAGCCGACATTCCAAAACTACCCAACGAGTTTAAATATGATTATACTAAAATAACAAGTAGTAATATAAAACAAATACATTATGCTTTTGTTAAGAAAACTAATTTACTTAACTACTTGAATGCAATCGGATGGGATAAAGAAACAATAAACCGTCAAGCAGCTATTATAAGACTACGTGACGGTTTAAAATATAACCAATGGGTAAATATTCGTGGAGATAATAAAAAGAGTTCAGAAATAAAATTCTATTACTCTAAGCATTTAAAAGAAAAACCTATTGGTATAATGTTACATAGAAGTGCCTTTGATAAGATTGCAGGCAATATGTGTGGTGATATCATTTTATAAAACAAAAAATATATGGAAAAAATTAATGTTATAATGTTTACTGACGAGTTTAATGATTCTCAAGAAAATGAACCAAAGAAAGAATGTTGTAAATCTAATTTAAATGTAGATTTCTTCAAAGAGTTACTTAATAACTGTGATTATCAATACTTACCATCAGTTATTAAATGCTATTGTGATAGTCTTAAGAAATTGGGATATGCAGAAATTGCCATTCAACTTGAGATAGAATTACTTAAAATTTATCAGCGTAATAATGGTATGACTACGAGAGAAGTTGATAATATTACAGAACATCCAACTTATACTCAAAATTATATTATATTTAAAACTGGACATAATAGACATCATGAAGTTAGTCGCAGATTAGCAAATAGATTGAAGAGAGAATATAATATTCCAGAAGAGAATATTACATGGCTTCCTCACAATCAAACTTTAAAGTTTAAACACTTTAATTTTGATGTAACACTTGATTCAACTATTAATAAGATTATTCAACAGTTGTTTACATCAGACAATCATTCTGTTAAGTTGGATAATATAAACAAGGCTGATTGGGAAATTTTATTCCTCATGGTTTCACAACGTCTTACTAACGAACATCGGTGGGTTAACTTCGAATGGATTGCTAATGATAGAACTATTCGTCTTACGGGCAACTTCAAAGAAACAGAAGAATATAAACGTAGTTTAATGGTTGATGCATTAGATTTTATAATGAAAGCTGTATAGTATTAAGAGAGAGAATATTTTTATTATTCTCTCTTTTTTATTTTTTAACACATTATTTTCTAATAATTATTATTTTCTTTGTATATTTGCAGAGAATTTAATAATAATAATGTTATGATGAAAGAAAAAGATAATGTTCAAGTTAGTAGCGATTATGTTATGCTATTGAAACAACATGACGGAACAAGTAAAGTAACTATAGAAAATAAAGAGGGGGTAATATTGCCCGACAATTTATTTATCAAAGAATTGCATATAAATAACTGTAGTAACATAGTATTACCAGCTAATCTTCATGTGACAGGTGATTTATTTATAGGTAATTCCAATAATATTACATTCGACGAGTCTACACAAATAGATAAAGATTTAATTTTAAAATATTGTTACGATATTAGTATTCCTTCATCTGTTAAACTTAATGGAGGTGTTAAAGTAAACAATGTTCAATTTAATACATTTACTTTACCATTAGTTGTAAAAGGAAGTTTGTATATGATAAATACGAACATCTCCTCATTACCTGACAATTTAATAATTAGAGATGATTTTAGGATAGAAAGTAACTCTATTAAAGAACTTCCATTAAATCTAAGAGTTGGTCATAGTATTTATCTCCAGCACAGCACAATTAATAGAATACAAAATGGACTTATCTGTGAAAGGATTATTCTACCAGATAACGTAGTAACTTTCCCAGACGAGTATATTGTTACAAATGAGATAGGTGGTAAGTATGAGACGTTAGATAAATTAGATTTTAAGAAACATCCATGTCAGAACATTGCTATCCCTGATAATGGCTTCTACGAGCATCCTATTTACGAGGGGTATAGAGCTAATATTTGTATGGGTTTACCTATTTTGATAGAGAAGAAAAAAACTCATATTTGGGAAATGTATGATAAAGAATACATATATTTTAATGGCAGAATATTAGAAATTATCAAGAAGTATGGAAATGTGTATTATTGCGAAAGTGTTGTAAATACCAAGAGAAATTTCTGTATTATCCACATTGAAGATGAAGCATTTGTTTGCGGTAAGGACTTAACAGATGCTAAACTACAGTTAATAAGATTTTCTTTTCAAAATACATTTTGGAAGACCATGTATTTTTGTGCTAATACGAAAGTTGCACTTGATACTGCCAAAGCAATATTTGGAATGTTTAAACATTATTTAAAAATCAATAACGACGTATCATTACCAATTAAAGACGAATATACAATTAAAGAAATTATAGAATTAACGAATTAAATGAAAAATTAAAAGTTATGACAAAGAAAGAAATTATAAAATTTTTAGATAAATATAATGATGACGATGATTTGTGTATCGTTTTAGATGAGGATAAAGAGAACAACTTCGTTTATACCAGTACTGAAAAAGACATGATGGGTGTATACAAGGAAGTTATCCGATTTCTCTCAGAACATCATATAACATTCGATATCATGGCTTTATGTGACATGATTAGTTCTGACAATATTGATACCCTCTATTCTCTTGGATATGTGAATGTAAATCATGTAATCAAGGATAATCGTTTATGCTTTAGAATTTCAAAAAAAGATTTGGAAGCAAATGATAAACTTGAGGATGTACTTTTCGAGTACCAAGATGGCATGGGAGTATATCAAAGAACTCAATGGGAAGATAGCTATTATGGATATTTGCTTCTTCCATTAGATACTGGTCTTCGAATGGATAGATTCTTTTGCGTTTATTTTACATGTTAAAAAATAAAAATAAGATAATATATGACACAAGAACAACAAATTTTCATTGCAACTTTACACTTTGTGAGTTCGTGGGCAATTAGAAAAGGTAAGAGCCCAATAGATATTCCTGAAGATGTGCTAAAACAGTATAAAGAAGATGCAGAAATTTTATGTAAAGCGTACAACTTGTTGTAATGGAGACAATACTTTGCGCTGCTATTTGGTATGATGACGGAAAGCGCTATCCACATCAAGAAATTTACGGTGTGGATAGTGGGTTTGTTATCTGCGGTTTCAGACATTATAATATTATTGGTGTTTTTCCTACTAATAATAAACATAGAAATGATGAGAAAGAATATAAAACTATACAAGGGTTTATCACATCTTGTGGACGTTTTGTAAATAGAGAGAAAGCAGCTAAAATGGCATACGAGTCAGGTCAAATAAGAGAGCAAGTTAAACGTTTGTTTTCTGAAGATTTATATTAAAGAGTATGACGAATAGTGAAATTATACTTAAATTCAAAGAAGAATATAATAAAGAACTTCAATATATTGATGAACGCTTCATTTGTGATGGGGATATAACGATTACTCATAAAAATGAAGTTTGGCTACCGAACAACTTAACTATCAATGGTTGTTTAACTATCAAGTTGTGCCGATTAGTATTTCTTCCAGATAACCAATATGTGAGAGATGATATTTGTATTGAATGTTGTGAAATTCTATTGATTGGTAAGCATACAACATTTAACGGAGTTACCACTATTTCATATTGTTATATAACTTCATTACCAACAAACTTAAAATTAAACGGAAGTGTCAATTTATCATTTTTGCCATTAAGAGTATTACCTGACTGGACCGAAATAAATGGAACTTTATCTATTGATAATGTATCTATTGAAGAAATACCCAAAAATTTAATTATTAAAGGAAGTCTAATTATAAAAAGTGGGACTTTGAATAAACTTCCAGAAAACTTAGTTGTGTACGATACGATTGATTTATCAGAGAGTAATATAAGTGAGTTACAAAATGGATTAATCTGTAGAAATATAATTTTACCTAATAATAGGATTCGTTTCCCAGAAGAATTTCTTGCTATAGATTCTATAAAAGGAACTCCCGAAAGTTTACGGGACCTATCATTATTTAAGTGTCCAACACGTAAATTGATTGTAGATAAACCTTGGTTATTCAAACCTAAACGTAATTCACAATATGAACACTTTAGTAGAGAAAATAGAGAATTGTGGGTATTAAAAGATTTAGGAGTTACATGGAAAATTAATGGAAAAGAATATTTTAATAATGATTATAATGGGTTTTTCAGTGAAATAATTGAACAAAATAATAATGTGTTTAAAGTAAGACATTTTTACAATAATAAAGAATACATTGTTATAACTGATGAAAATGATAATTGGGGAAAAGGTGAAACTATGGAAGAAGCGAAGAGCAATCTGAACCAAGTACGTAAGAGAAGATATGTCCACGACTACAAATATTATACACAAGCAAATCGTCTTTCTATTTCAGATATATCAGAGTGTTTTCAAAACATCACAGGTTTAAGTTCAACTGAAACTTTTAATACTCTTTATAAAGTTCTACCAAAACCAATCCAAGATACATATACAATTGGAGATATAATGGAATATACATCAGACGAACATTGCGCTTTCAATTTTAGAGAATATTTTAAAAATAAAAATGAATAGAAGAGATGTAAAACTGATTGATAAAGGCTGTTTTTTGAATTTTATTTTCAATATAAACACTTATATATCAGTCACTTATACAGACCCACTGTTATAAATATTATACCGCAAGGTAATTACAACGTAACTTGGCTTCAATTTGTAGTCAACTGGATGTTAGTAAAGTTATACCGCAAGGTAATCACATTAAATTATATATTTTTAACTATAAAAATACTCAATATTCAACATAATTTGTTATCTTTGCACTATAATTTAAATATATAAATGATATGGAAAAAGAATTGACACCTCATGATTACTTTTTACAGCTAAAAAGTAATGTAGAAAGTATTAGTAACGAGAATTTAAAACAATCTTTTAATAATATCTGTTTTTTAAGTGAAAAGTATAAAAAGACAGGTCAAATTAAATCTTTGGAAAAACTTAAGTTCCTTGCAGAAGTAATGCAGAAGGAAGAAAAGTTGTTGGAAATTGGCGTTGATAAATTTATTTATCGTAGTGTTATCGAAGATTATATTGATAATGTAACAAAAGATGTTGTTAAAATTCAAGATTTAGAAAGTTACACCCGTGAAATACCAGATGAAATAGTGGAAGTTGTAGCAAAAACAAAAGATATCTTTGATAAGTTCTATGTAGTATTTACTGATTATACTGGTACAACAGAAAGAAAAGTACAACAAGAACGTAGAGATAAAGACCCTATTCTCTTTGGTGTTTTTACCGACAGAAAAGTTGTGTCTGATAGATTCTATTATTTAGGTGATTGGGAGGATGAATTTTGTGACCTTACATTAGACAAGTTGGTTGCCGAATATAAAGCTGAGAAGCATCAAGACCCAGCAATAACTATCACAATGCCTGCTACAACAGATGAATTGATTAATACTCTTAGACAATATACTGAAACTAACAAGAGCAATACACCTGATGACATTCATCGTAATAATAATCATTTTACATTAAGTAGCAATCGAGATTTATCATCAAATGAATATTTTAAAAAGAATAAAGGTTTCTTTGGCCGTATAAAATCCATTTTCAGTAAAAATGAAAAGTAATGTTGATTTAACCATAAATAGAGATTTTTCAATACGTTTGTTAAATTTAGACATAACAGTTACTCTTTTCGATGAAAGAAGAAAACCTTTTGACCAAGATGAAATAGAACATTTTGTCTATATTGTACCATGGTTTCCAAAAGGGAAAAGAGTTATGTGGCAAGGAAACAATTACTTTGAAACGTTAGAATATGAATGTGTCAAAGAAGACGAAGAAAAAATTCCTTGGAAATTTAATAATCCAAATTGTAATATAGATGAATATTATGAATCATGGTTCACCGAGCATCTTTTTGATAGACCAGTGATAAATAGTGAAACCGAGATATTAATCAGATAAGATATGGGTGTAAATTATTATTTGAAGAAGATTCCTTCTAAGGTACGAAAAGAAGAACTTATAGAAGCAATAAAAAATGATGATGTGAGTACGATAAGAACTCTTACTAATAATATGTATAATAATCTGATACATTTAGGTAAGAGTTCTTTGGGGTGGCAGTTTGATTTTAATCCAAATTACAAAGTACAATTTAATTATGAGACAGGTGGTATAGAAATTATCTATACTTTTCCATTAACAAGAGAAGGTATTGATAAATTTATACGTCAAGATGAGTATATAATTGTAGACGAAGACTATGAGGATTCAATGACTCCAACTATTACTCCTGATGAGTTTTGGAAAATGGTTGACAGCAAAAAGAATGATATAGTTGAGATGGATGATGCAACTAATTATTATTGGAGAGATAGTAATAAAAATACTTATATCAACTTTTTGAAAAAAGATTATCCTAACGGAGATTATAGTTACCATAATAGTTTTGTTAACGATGGACTTCGTTTCTCATACAGTACTGAATTTTCGTGAAAATAGATAATAATCCACTAATCATTTGGTGGATTATTTTTTGTTTTATATATATTTAACTAAATTGATTTTGTAATATTAAATTAATTTATTAACTTTGCAGACATAATAAACAATTAAAAAATAAATTATGCGTACTTTACTAATTCTAAGAGGTTGTATGGGCAGTGGTAAGTCTACTTTCATTAAGGAAAATGGTCTTACTAATTATACATTATCAGCCGATGATATACGTTTAATGTTTCATTCTCCAAAGATGAATGAGGAAGGAGACATGACTATTAGCGCACGTTCCGATAAAATGGTATGGGACACATTACATACTATGCTTGAGAATCGTATGCGTAATGGTGATTTCACAGTGATTGATGCTACTCATAAGACATCCAAGGCTGTATCTAAGTATGTAGAATTAGCTGACAAGTATCGTTATAATTGTTATCAGCATAACGTTGAAGCAACCTTGGAAGAATGTTTGGAACGTAATTTACTACGTGACACAGTTAGACGTGTTCCAGATGCTGATATTCGTCGTGCATACAGTATACTTCAAGAAAATAAATTATCCAATCGTTTTAAGGAAATTACTAATGTAGAAGATATTCTCAATTATTACATTACCGATGCTTCCGAATATAAAGAAGTAAAGATTATTGGTGATGTACATGGTTGTCATACATGCCTTTTAGAAGCCATTGGTGGCTCTTTAAACCCAGACGTGTTATATGTATTCGTTGGTGATTATTTCGACCGTGGTATCGAAAATAAAGAAGTGTATGAGTTCCTATTGTCACATTATAATGATGACAACGTGGTCCTTCTTGAAGGAAATCACGAGAAGCATATCTGGCGTTTGATTAACGGTGAGGAGATAACTTCAGAATACTTCAAGATGACACTTGATGAGATAACCAAGGTTTATCCTTTAGAACAGGTCCGCAAGGAGTTAAAGAAGATTTACTATCGTATGCGTCAGTGCTTTGCTTTCACATACTGCGGTCAGAAATACTTGATAACACATGGCGGTCTTACATCTGTTCCAAACCTTACTACGATTCCAACAAACGATATGATTAAGGGTGTTGGCGGATATGATATGGAAGTAGATAAAATTTATGAAGATAATTATCTACTTGGAAAGTGTCAGGACTTTATACAGATACATGGTCATCGTAACACTCTGTCTACAGACCATTCCATTTGTCTTGAAGATAGTGTTGAGTTTGGTGGAAACTTAAAAGTTTTCTCTATAACTCCAGAATATGCTGCTATATTAAATTACGAGAATAAAGTGTTTAGTATTGAGAATATGAACGCTTTTCAGCAAGTAGTATATAAGGTTGATGACCCAGAAGTTAAGAAGATAATGAACAGTCGTCTTGTTAATGTAAAGGGTTGTAAGCATAATATGTACTCTATCAACTTTAATCGTAATGCATTTATTGGAAAGAAATGGAACTTTGCTACTATCAAGGCACGTGGTTTATTCGTTGATAAGAATACAGGAGAAGTAAAGATGCGTTCTTATGACAAGTTCTTTAATATTGACGAACATAAGTCAACTAAGAGAAAGAAACTTGAAGAAACTCTTAAGTTCCCTGTAAAAGTAACGATAAAGGAGAATGGATATCTTGGTATTATGTCAGTAGTTGACAATCAGTTAGTATTTGCATCTAAGACAACCGATAGTGGTCCTTTTGCTGAACGTTTTGAACGTATTTTTAACGAAACTGTTAGTAAGCACGATAAAGACCTGTTGAAGAATATTCTTAAGAAAGAGAATGCTTCGGCTGTGTTTGAAGTGATTAGTCCTACAGAAGACCCACATATTATTAGATATGATAAGGAAGATGTAGTATTGTTGGATATTATCCATAATGTGCTTAATCTTGGTGAAAAATATACCGAAGAGTCAGATAAGTTCAAGAATTTCTTAAGAGAAAATACATCTTTTAGAATGCCAGACGAATTTATTATTAATACTAATGATGAGTTATGGGATTATTTACGAACTAATATAGGCACTAATAATACGGTAGAAGGCGTTGTAGTCACAGATGCTACTGGATTCAAATTTAAAGTAAAGTTCAATTATTATCTTATGGTAAAGAACCTTAGACGTATTACTCAGATATTCAGAAAGTGTAAGCGTGACGGTACTCTATTTAATGAAAAAATATGCCGTAATGATATGGAAAAGAATTTCGTTAATTTCCTTGAGGAAGAAGACGATGGAGAAATGAGTATCATTGATTTGTATGATAAATTTAAAAATTAAAAGTTATGATTTGTAAAATTATTATTTTAGCATTGATAATGATGCGATTAGGAATTAGTTTAGCATGGCACAACCAAACAAGACCAATTAAATTTAATTTTTGGTATAATTTAGTGTCAACAATTATATTCATAGGACTTTTATATGGTGCAGGGTTAAACATATAAATAAAATATAATCTTTTATATTTAAAATTATTCAAAATTAAATAAATTTTAAATGGTATGATTATACAGAGTAAGTACACAAAGGTATTCCATTCAAAGGATTTAACTCGTCAGAAATATGACGAGTTACATAACTTTGCTGTACTTATTCAAAAACATAAAAACATAGTATCACAACATGTAAATGAAAACTTATTGCACTATCTTGATTATACAAAGTTCCAATTTGCAAAAGAAATGAGAACAAAATTCAAAGGTTCGGTACCAAGTTCCTTTGATACGCAAATTTATACACAAGTATTTACTTGTTATCAGAATAAATTTGATGCAATACAACGTAAGCTTGTCTTTGAAATATCTGTATTCAAAGGTTTTGAATGTTATAAACGTGATACAAAGAATAATAAAAAGGGTGACTTGAAAAAAGTAATTGTTGATAAGAAACACACATCTTTATCCAATTGTCTTACTTACCTTGCAAGGTATGGAAATGAAGGTACTATTGCTTATATCAAATCTAACGTTGACAAATGTGATGCTAATAAACGTGACTTCTATAACAATATAATAAGATGTTGTGATAAATTCGGTTTTGAAAGGTTATATGCACTTGCATTATCAAAGAGAAAACGTATTATTGACAAATATGCCAACAATCCTATAGAGTTCAGGTCATTAACCTTTCGTGGTAGATGTAGAAAGAAAAAGATAATTGATTATAATCGCAGGTTTGGGTCAGTTATCAATTCATTCATAAGTCTTAGTGGGCTCAGTAGGAAATCATTTGACATACCAGTTACCTTTAATAAAGGATGGCACGGAAGTATGAAGGATTATAGAAAGAACACTCCTGATTATGTATATACTCTTACATTCGATGAAAAGAAGCATCAAGTGAATGTAAACATATGTAAAGATGGTGAAAGGTATATCCCAGAACCAAATGGACAGACTATTGGCATAGATGTTAATTGCAAACACAATTTGTTCTGCTTATCAGATGAAACCACTTATGACTATGATAGAAAATTAGTTAATGATTTTTGCAAGTTATCTCTTGAGATTGATAGATTTAAAGGGAAAAATAAAGAATATAAGGTAGGCAAACGCAAACAACGTAAACTTAACAAGTTAAAGGAGAAAATTATTAAGAATGAACAGCAAACCATAGCTACTATGTGTAAGAATGAAAAAATTAAAGGAACTGGTCACATTGTAATGGAAAATCTTAATAATGGATTTGGAAAGTGTTACGTCAAAGATGGTGACAATAAAGATATAAATTACAACCGAAAGGTTAGCTTTCTTGGTTTAAGTAGTTTGAAACAAGAGGTGGAACATATTGCAAGGAAGTATGACATCGCAGTTTCAACTGTTCAAGCAAGTTATACATCAAAGATGTGTCCTGTATGTGGCTGCATTGAAGATGGTAATAGACCAAATCAAGAAACATTTGAATGTGTTGAATGTGGGCATAAAGATAATGCAGACTTTAATGCTGCAAAAAATATAAAAAATAGAGTTCTTGTAACCGTGTTACGAGATAAACTCTTAAAACAGCTTGATAATGGTGCTTTTGAGCCAAGGTTACTTAGACGTGAGAAAGTGAAAGAAGTATTGTTATCGTTTCGAAGAAGCCTACCAAAGGTAGGTCGTGAATGTATTGGAAGTGTATGACGACTTTTTGAAATGTTTAATTCTTCGGGCAGGATTATTTGATTAATTAATAAAAATTAACGTGGATTATTTGTATAATCCACGTTTTTTGCATACCTTTGTGACGTTAATAAATGAATTGGACTTATGAATTTAGATTTCACATATTGTAAAGGGGGAAAGTTAAGTACTTGCAAAAGTTGTAAGCGATTCACAAAAGAACTACCTCAAGGAATGGTCATGATGTATGTACCAAATGATTATATAAACGAATGTGATTTATTCATTAAGAATGTTTGATAGATATGGAAAAAGAAAAAATAAATACTGAGAGATTTTTGGATGTAGAGAATAAAAAGTATCACTCTATAGCATATAACTATTTCTATGATTCTACAGCAGTAAATTATTCGAGAGAGTCAATATCTGTCAATACAGGTGGAAAATCTTGGTCTTGTAGTTGTGGTGATTTTTCTATTTCCGCCACATTAGGGCATAAATCTTGGTCAATAACTAATGGTAGGTCTTCTGTGAGTGTTTCTTCTGGTGCGTATTCAAAAGTTCTAACATCTGGATATGCAACAATAGGTTCTATAACTGGTAGTCGTTCAGAATGTAAAGTAAAAGGAGATAGAAGCATTTCATCATCTACAGCCATAGAAAGTTCGTCTAGAAATAATGGTTATTTGGCAATTAGTTGCACAACTGCAGATTACTCAGAAGCATCTAATCATGGAATTTGGTCTTTGTCAGTCGTTACAGGATATGGTAGTATTGCTTCAAATAGTGGAGATTGTTCAACATCCGTAGCAAGTTTTCATAAATCAAAAGCTATCGTAGAAGGAGGAGAATCCGTTGCCATTACTACTGGAGTTGATTGTGCAGCAAGAGGAGAAGTTGGTTGCTGGTTAGTTTTAACTGAAAGAGAAAAGAGAAGAAAAGAAATTAGCCCTATCAAAAATATTAAAGTTGTAAAAGTAGATGGGAAAATTATTAAACCAAATACATTTTACATTTTAAAAGATGATAAAATAGTAGAATTTAAAGAGTAAAGGATATGAAAGAAAAAATAGATAAATTGGTAAGTAAAGTCAGAGAGAATTTTTCTATTGTTAATCAAACCTTGAAAGAAATTGAAGAAAGTCTTGTTTTCAAAGATTTTGAAGATGAACTACCCACAGTTGAACAATATGGTGATGGCTATTCGATTTATTTATTAGATGATAATGAGAGAGAATTACCTATTGAATATGCTGCTGTTATAATGGATAAAATAGGTTACATCACTCCAGCATGTTTTGTACCAGTTATCTGTAGCAAAATTATGAAGGGTGAATATAAAGAGAAAGATTTATTAACTCTTCAAGAACTTTGTAAAAACATTGTAATCAAGAAATAGTATGATTAAAGAATTTAAAACAAGAACAGGATGTATTTTTAGTGATGATGTTAATCGCTTAGAATGGCTTTATGTCGGAGACTATGGCAAAGAGAATAACATCAAAGCTGATTTCTTAGGACTTAATAAAGAAATTAATGGTGTAAAGCATCATGATGTAGATTTGAGTGACAAAATGGTTGTTACAATTTCTACCCAAAAAGGATGCCCTATGCGCTGTATGTTCTGTGATTGCCCTAAAGTAGGTTACAATGGTGATGCAAGTATGGAGGACTTATGGTTCCAAGTTGCACATGCTATCAGAAATAGTGGTTGTCAATATACTAAACGTTTCAACCTCCATTTGGCAAGAATGGGGGAACCTTCTTTTAATGCTTCTCGAGTTTTATCTTTTCTCGATAATAAGTTACAAAATACTGTTTCAAATAGTATGAAAGCTGATGTTATTCATCCTGTATTTACGACAATGCTACCAAAAGCAAAAAAAGATGATTTAACTTCAATTCTGAATGATTTTTGTGCTATTAAGAATGACACATATTTAGGTGAAGCAGGACTACAGTTGTCAATTAATTCTACAAGCAATAATCAACGAAATACTTTATTTAGAAATCGTTCTTGTTCACTTATTACTATTTCTAAGATAGCCGATAGATTACCTATGCCTGTTGGGCGTAAATACACATTGAATTTCCCAGTAACAGCTGAGACAAAACTCGACCCAGTTGTTCTATCTAATCTGTTTGATAAAGATAAATTCATTGTAAAAATTACTCCTATCCATGAAACGAACGAAGCAAAGGATTTTAATCTTCAGACACAAATGGGGTACTATAAATATGATGTTTACCGTCAATTTGAAAAACCTCTTTTAGATGCAGGATGGGATGTTATTGTGTTTATTCCATCATTAGAAGAAGATGAAGATAGAATTACATGTGGAAATGCTTTGCTACATGATTTCGTTAACAAATAGTATTAATTCAACAATATAAATCAAAAATTATGAATAAATTAGAATATCTTAAGAAGTGTTATAATGATATTAAAGAGAAAGGATTTATTTTTGAAGATAAATCTACTTTGCCTTTCTTTATTTATCGTCATCTTGAATATATGTTTAATCGTGGCTATGAATATATGCTATTTAAGTTACCTAAACTAAAATGGATTCAAGGATGTAGAAATGATATTTCAAAAGATTATAAAGAAGAATATTATGCGATAACTCCATTTGGTGCATATTCTATTATGCATTGGAATGCTACAGATGATTATACGTTATATTTCGAGAATCAATTTGTAAAAGCAAATATGGAATTGTATAGTGATGCCATGGAAGTGGCTGATGAAGATTATATAAAAAAAATAAAAGAAGCAGTATTCTATGATGATGAAAATGTTAGTCTTCTACAATAATCAATAAAAATATTATTCATTATGTTTAAACCAAATTTTGAACCAGAGAAGTGGAGTACAGGAATCCCACCACAGAGAACTAATCTTTATGGATTACCAAAATTGTATTTGTGTCAAACATTAAATCTTGATGCAGCATTTGGTTATCGGTATTCATACCAAGTAGGTTTTGTGACCGAAGATAATAAGTGGAACTTAGAAGAGAATAGTATGTGCCACGTTACAAGGTATACACATATTGATTGTAAAGAAACAATGGAACAACTTGTAGAAGATATCAAGAAAGTTCAAGAAAAAGAAAAAGATTTGAACAATAATGTATAGTTAATTACATTTAACAACCAAATATATCACTGTTAAAATTATGTTAAAAACAGTTTTATATTTGGTTTTTCTATTTTATTTTTATACCTTTGTGTCATATAAACCAATACACATCTAATTATGACAATTTTTGATTTAAAAGAGTATTTTAAGTATACTGAAGAGCCAAAATTCTTTTTAAAAGATTTCTTTTCTTGGAGAGGAAATTATAGCGAAATTGCTTTCACACCAGCCACAAATGGTACTAAAGAGGAAACTTTATCCCTTTTGGAAGATGCAACAAGAAAAACTTGTACAGGATGGAAAGGTGGTGAATATAATTATGACGATGACACTCCTGTTCATTTCGAGTTTTACGAAGCGGATATTGATGATAATGCTTTGTATGAAGTGTTGTTAAATTTCAAATTTAATGCATAAATTATGCTTTCCAAGAAAGAACTACAAGAGATTACTAAAATAAGAGAAAAATATGGTTGTGGTCTCAACTTTGCTAAGAAAGCACTTGAAAGCGGTGATGTAGAAAAGTTTGTAGAAGACAATCTGGGTGAATCTCGAATATTAGTGAATATAAAAGTATAAGTTATGACAAACGATTCAAATAAAAAACGGAAAATTTTTACAGAAGACAGTTTTAATTCTTTTCACTCAGAAAAATTATGTAAACTTATAGATGATGAAAGTATTTCCATTGATAGATTTAGGTATCTATGTTCGGTAATTTCAGCTGCGGAAAAAGAAAACGAACCTTATTGGTTGCCAAAAAGAATGAATTAAAGAAAATATAACTTATGGTTGCAACAAATTTGTCTGTTAAAGAAATTGAGAATATACTTGTGATTTTTTTAGGTGGTGTTAGAACTAACATAATGGTTCCAAACTTATCATGGGGATTACTCAATCATGAAGCGGATTTTGTTAGTATTGACAAAAATGGTTATCTTACAGAAGTGGAAATAAAACGTTCGTTTGAAGATTTCAAAGCAGATTTTAAGAAAAAGAACTACCACGATACAGATGAACGTGTATCAAGATTTGGATATTTTGTACCTAAGTCAATTCTAAAAGAATGTATTGATTATAATAATGAACATTGTAAAGATGTAACATTTAATGGGAAGCCATATTTTGTTTTTGGATTCACTGACGATGGGAAAGTATATAATGGGGAGGAACATATTTTAAAAGGTAATTTCTCTTACTCAAGTAATCCCAAAAGTCGTAAACTATTCTTAGAAGAAAAATTAAAAGTAGCGCATATTGGATGTATGAGAAACTATCCAATTGGTAATAAGAAAATAAAATGAAAAAGAAAGATTTAGCAGAAGAGTACGCTATCAAAGAGTATGAATGTGCAAATGGAGATAGCGACCTTATTTTTGAAGACAACAGATGTTTTACATTTGACGATATTAAAGCAGCTTTCAATGCAGGGAGTGAGAGTGTAATAGAGAGTGCATCCAAATTAGAATGGAAAGAAATAGGTTTCTACGAAGATTGTGGAATATATCTTGAAGTTTGCAAAGCAGATAAACCATTGGACAATTTTTTAATTAGAAAGTGGTCTCCCTCTAAAAAGATAGAACTTTTGAGTAATGGATTGGGAAAAGGATGTTTTAATTCTATTGAAGAGGCAAAATCTTATGCAGTTAAAGTTTATGAGGAAAGAATTAAAAAAGTATTAGGTTTATGAATTTAAGAAAACTTGTGGAAATAGCAGAAAAGATAGAAAGTGAACTTTCTGGCGCTTTGCAAAATATCGAAAAAGAATTGGTGTTCAGAGATTTCCAAAATGAAACGCCAATTGTAACAATGTGTGGTGGGTGTGAGATAATTGTTGTGTATCAGGGAAGTGAAATTGATATCAAGGAAGCCGTCGAAATAATGGAGAATGTGGGGTACATAAGTAAAAATGATTTTAGAGTATGATACAGAAAGATTTAGCAGAAAAATATATCACAAAGGCAAGAGAGAACGCAATAAGCTTCAAGAATGACAATTTTCCTAATATGCCTTTGTATCAAGAAAGCGACATTAAAGCAGCTTTCAATGCTGGACGTGAGAGTGTAATAGAGAATGTACCAGAATTGAAATGGAAAAGAGTTTACAAAGATGGACCATACCTTTCCGTAACAGTTTTTGAATGGTTCTACAGGATAGAATTTGTTGACAACAAATTTCATTTATTCAGTAATGGCTATTTTATTAGTTGTTATATTTCACTTTCAGATGCCAAGCAGGCAGCCAACGAACATTATAAACAATATATTAAAAAAGCCTTAGAATTATGACAATATTAGAATTACAAAAAGAACTCCAAAAAATATACGAAAAGTCTGGTAATATAGAAGTCCTCATTCAAAATGGTGATGATAGATATTACTACGAGGGTTAAAGAAGTTTTAAAAATGTAGAATGTAAATCGCTATACTATAAAGAAATAGTTGTTTTATCGTAAAAAAAATAAGGTTATGAGTAAATTTATTCCACGCAAGATAAAAAAGGCTTGTAAAAAATACAGAAATGTTGCATCTCTTAATACAAAGTGGTTGCGATATGTACACACACAATTATTAGGTAGAATAGATGTGTATCAACCTTATATGAGGGATTATGAAACTTCATATTCGACTAAACACGGAGAAATATTAAACGAATATATTGATTATGAATAGAGAAGAAGAAATTGAAGGAAGAGCTTCTGAATATGCTCAATATGATGCTTTTGCTAACTGTAACATTGATGATGTTTGGCGTGGATTTGTTGAGGGTGCAAAGTATGCAGACGAACATCCATCATCTTCATTTATAATTCAAGTTTGGAACTTAGCAACAAAGACAGCTATCACACAACTCAATGGGGAAATGCCCTACTTTAAGTCAGAGAAAGAAATTCAAGAACTTATTAATAAAAAGTTGAAATTATGACACCACAAGAAAAATTAAATGAAGCATTTATTTCTGCAATAGTAAGTATATTGTATACTTGTAATACTACAACATCTGGCAATGAATCTAACAGTATCACCACTATTAAACGTCAATGTGGAGAGATAATGAATTTTTACAATCAATGTCCTGCAAGACCTTGGCACTCTGTTGCTGACGGAGATTTTCCGAAAGTAGCTAAGGATTACATATTCGTCTATCAAGGGACTTGCGCACAGGGTTTTATGGAATGGGATAAAACTCTATCTTTAGATGGTAAAGATGACTCTACACTTTGTATTTATGATGTCGATTATTGGATAGAGATACCTAAGTCACCAACAAAATAAAAGAAGATTATGAAACCATACAGAATTAAATTAAAGTTATGACGACACAAAAAGAAATAGATGAGATGTTTATCGGAATTTTAGAAAATATCTCAGAGATATGTGAGAAAACAACATCTGGTAATGTATCTCACAATATTGCTACAATTAAATATAAGTGTCGAGATATGTTGCAGTTTTACAAGCAATATCCCGTAACTCATTGGCACTCTGTTAAAGTTGGTGATTTACCACAAGAGGCAAAGGATTGTTTATTTAGTTATCAAGGAGATATTTTTAAAGGTTTTATGTTTGATGACAAAACTCTGCACTTTGATGATGGGTTTGCACCATATCTTGATATTTACGACGTAGATTATTGGATGGAAATTCCTAAATTACCAACAGAATAAAGAAATATATTAGTATGGATAAAAATAATGATTATAGAGTAAAAATAACAATAGTTCAAAGTGTAGAAGGCAAGTCTTGCTATATAAATGAAACAAGAGTATGCGGACCTAAACCTTTGGGAGATGGTAAAGTGGTATATGAAGCAGAACCTTATTTAAGTGATATTAGTAAAAATATATTTAAAGAGCAATATAAATTAGAGGAGCCAAGTCCTTGGAATTATGTTCCTACTGATGGTTATCCACCAGAACGTCTTTACAATAAACCTCTTTTAGCTTCAGATGGAAAAGAGGATAGTTGCTGGATAGATTATTTTAATGGGAAAGACTGTTGGGAATCTGGAACTGAAATAGAATATTGGATGGAAATACCAAGTATACCTAATAATAAAGAATAATATGTATATCAGTTATAATTTACTTTTTTTAATTGTATTTTCGCCATTAATATTAGCGATAATTGCGTTTTTGTTTATTCATGTGTATAATCACATCAGATATACAAAAAAAGAGAGAAATTCTTTTGAAACAATTATAAAGCAAAGAATGGACGAAGAAGATAAAAGAAGAAATGGTTTGATGGAAAGAATGAAACAGTTGCAAAAAGAACATAATAAGTAGGATAATGAATGAAATAATAGAAAAGTTCAAGGAAGAAACAGGTTATAAACTGACCATTAAGGATGGGAAGTTATTTTATGACGGTTATCTTAACTTAATGAACACAAGTATTACAGAGTTACCTGATAACCTTACTGTGAATGGTTCTCTTAATTTATCTGAAACAAATATCGACAAGTTACCAAATAATTTAACCGTTTCAGAAACTCTCTTTTTATTATTTACACAAATCACCGAGATTCCAGATAGTTTAAAAGTAGGAGATAGTATAATTTTGGACTACACACTTATCACGAAACTCCCTGATAATTTAAATGTAAGAGGAAATTTAAGTTTGGTGGGGACAAAGATTACGAAATTACCATATAACTTGACAGTTGATAAAGATTTAATTCTAACTGACTCATCTATCAGGGAACTTCCTGACAACTTAATAGTTGGTAAAAGTCTTGTTTTAAGTTGTACACCTATAAAAAAGTTACCTGATAACTTAAAGGTGGGTAATAGTCTATATTTGCAAAATACAGATATCACAGAGCTACATAATTCTTTAATAGTTAACGGAAATCTGCATTTAAACAACACCCCTATTGAAACTCTTCCAGATAATTTGTCTGTTAATGGTTATCTTAGTTTAATGAATACTAAACTTAAAAAGATTCCTAACAACTTAACCGTTAGGTCATGGCTTAATTTATCTAAATCACTTATTACAGAGATACCAGACAACTTAATAGTTGGAGGGGAAATTGATTTAAGTGATACAAATATTGTATCTTTACCTAATAATCTAACGGTTGGTGGATATCTTGACTTAAGCAATACACCCATTAAGTCTCTACCTGACAATCTTACAGTGGGTGACTCTCTTGACCTAAGAGGTACGGGTATCACCTCATTACCAGATAGCCTTACAGTTGATGGAGTTATTGATATAAGAGATACAAGTATTACAGATAACGTAGAAGTAAATACGACTCTTTCTCGAGAACAGCAGAAAAAGATTCATGATTTAGAAAATATGGCTCTTTTCTGGGAGAGAAATGGTGTGAGATATATTAAAGCTGATGGAATTTTCTCAGTTATTGATTCTCACCATGGCAATGTATACAAAGTACATAAAATTGGAGAAGAAGATAAACCTTTTTACCTTGTCACAGATGGCGATAACAATTGGGCGCATGGTAAGACTCTTGCAGAAGCTAAAGCCGACCTTATATATAAGTTAAGCAATAGGGACACCTCGGATTATGAAAAATTGTCATTGGACGATACTTTATCTTATGAAGAAGCTATCGCTGCATATCGTATTATTACTGGTGCATGTTCAGTCGGTACAAGATACTTCATTGAGAGCCGACTACCAGACCCCCATAAAGACAAGTACACCATTAGGGAGATTATAGATTTAACTACTGGTGAGTATGGTGGGGAGAAGTTTGCAAAGTTCTTTAAGAAGAATAAAAAGAAATAATAATTTAAAAAAATAAAAGTATGACATCATCTTATTTACTGAATAGACGTTATGAAATTGCTAAAGATATAATGACATCATCATTATCAAACGACGACAATTTAGATTATATTTTATCAACTGCACCATATACAGAAAATGAGAAAAGAACTATACCAAAATCTTTGGCTCGCTTTGCAGTGGCTTTTGCTGATGCGCTGATTGAAGAATTAACAAAAGAAGAAGATTAAATTATGGCAAGATTCAGATTAGTAGAATTAGGAGATAATAATAAAGTTATTAAAGAATATTATCGCTCTCCGATGTATCCTGGCGATGAATGGAATAAAGAATTTCAAGAAGATAATTACAACTGCTTAATAGATTTTAATGAGAAATTCGATTTTTATGATTATGATAATTGTCCATTACTTGAATTTCAAATAACAACAGACGATAAGAATTGGGATTTTCTTTCAAGTCCTATCGAAGATTATTTCAATTTATAAATGATATAGTTAATAAATTTTAAAATAAGTTCTTATATTTGGATATTAATAAATTATTTCTTATCTTTGCGTTATGAAAAAGAAAGAACTTAAATGGCATGATGTAAATTTATTTGATTATCCTAAAGAAAATGGAGATTATCTATGTTATCATAATGATGAATATTTTGTTGCGTGGTTTAATAAAAGAACTTTAGAATTTCTTGATAATTATTCTCGTTTTGATAAAATATTAAAAGTTGAATATTGGATTGATTTATCAGATTTACCATCCTTTAAAGAAACATATTAAAAAAATGAATAGCATAACAATTAACGATAAACAGTACATTTACACAAACGAATCAGAAGATTGCTCTGACTGTGATTTGCGTAATATTTTCAACAAATGTCAATTCATCTGTAATGGATTTGGCGGTTTATTAGATGATAAAATAGTAGGTGTTTTTAAAGAACTTAAAATAGAATAATCTTATGGAAAAAAGAATTGTTCAATTAAATGAAACAGAATATGACGAGCTTAAAGAGAAAGCATCCGTAACTGATTCTCAAATCAAAGAATTGGCTGAGAAATACTATCAGGAACGTGGTGTTTGCGAAAGTATTATTACTCAACAATGGAAAGATTATGATGGTGTATATAAAAGATATCGAGTTGATTCTATCTGTTTTGAAAATGCTTTAGGTAAACAGCATGGATTTAAACCTATAATTTCAGAAGAAAATAGAAAACGTATTAATTCTTTAGCCGAAAAGTTTGTCCGTGAACAATACGAAAAGAAATATGGACCAACTGATGAATTTCTTAAAGAAGTAGACAAAGAAATAAAGTTATTCCGTTTTGCTAAATATATTCTATATGGTATAGCACTTAGCGGATGGGCACTTGCTGGTGCTATGATAGTTCATAATCTTTTCAAATAACAATAATCATTTAGTATATGGAAAGAGAAATACTGTTTCGTGGGTTTGATAATATCAAAAATGAGTGGGTTTATGGCGACCTTATTCATCTTTCTAATGGTTATGCTATTAGAAAAATTGAAGATGATATTATGTCATTCACAAGAGTTGATAGTGATAGCATCGGTCAATATACAGGTGCTAAAGATGGGAATGGTAAGAAAATGTTCGAAGGAGATATTACCAAGATTAAATTATTTAATTTTCCAAATGGAGAAATTGAATATGAAATTGGTGTAATAGTATATTCAAAAGACATTTTCATCATTTCAGGCAATAAATTTGACCATAATCTGTTTGGTATACGTGAAAATGAAACACGTAGCATCATTGGTAATGTTTTTGAAAATCCAGAATTAATTAAATAATATTGTAGTATGAGTTATATTTCTTCCAAAGTTCTTACTGCACGCAAGGAACATTTCTGTGAACTATGTTGTTGCAAAATTAATATAGGACAAAAGTATAAAAAAGTAACAGATGCCAATGAGTATGGAATTGATAGTAACTCATATCATACTGAGTGTTATGAGTTATTCTCACGTATACATTGGACTGAAGAAGACCCTCAAGTTTTATCAGATGCGTTTGATTGCTTCATATATGATTATATAGATGAACATCACCGTGATGAAACAACTGGTGTTATAGAAGATGATTGGAAGAATTTGTCAAAATATGATACAGTTAAGAAAGTATTAGGTGAAATAAAAGAAAAGAATATAACAAATATAGAATATTAAAAAATATGGATAAAAAGAAGAATGAAAATCTGAAAAAGAAAATTAAAGAGACACATAAGAAATTCTGTTCAGCTTATAATAGTCTTGATGAATTAAATAATATGTTTGTTTATAAGAATTTTGAATATCGTCCTGTAATAGATTTAAATGATGATATGGATTTCATTCTATTTTATCATGGTCTATATTTGATGATTTCAGAAGCATTGCAAATAATGGAACAGGATGGTTTTATTGAACCTGCTAATTTTGAAACTTATTAATATTAACAATTATGAAGAAAAGACATTATTCAAACAGAAATGGTTATATCGAGGTTGATTTTGATGGACACCTTAAAGCTGGTTTCAAATTAGAAAATGGTTGTTTAGTAGTTTTAGGTGCAATGGATGGTTATGGAAACCCAATTAAAATAGAAGAATAATATATTATTACGTATGGAATTATTTTTGGGATTTATAGCTGTTATATTCATATTGTGTGTTGGTAACATTATAGCAATTTTACATTTTCATAAACATATAGATGATAGATTTAAATATCAAATTACATTAAATAAACAATATTTTTCATTAGTTAAAGATTTAATTGATGGACCACAAAAATCATTTATGATAACTAAAGAAGATAAATGTAAGTTTCAATTGGACCGTCTTATAAAAGAAATTGATAGAGCAATAGAAACATTAGAGAAGTCATGAAACGTGAAATATTATTCAGAGGCAAGTCTATCGGTACAGGTGAGTGGCTTTATGGATATTTGTTCAATTATGGACTAACAGCACCTACTAATGTACCTTGTATCTGCGTCTGTGTGCCTAAGTCGTGGAAAGAGGCATATAATCTTTATACCGTCAATCCAGAATCCATCGGTCAGTACACAGGTTTGAAAGACAAGAACGGAGTTAAAATATTTGAGGGGGATATAATCAAAACTCCACGTGGGTCTATCGGTGAAGTCGTTTTTGGACGAGCAGAAGAAGAATGTACCCATATGGAGCATCGTAGAAAGATAACTGATGTTTATACCACTTATGGGTGGGTATTCAAGCGTGCAGATGGATTTACCATTGCGATAGATGACGAGATATTGCAAGGTGAGTTGATTGGCAACGTAACAGATAACCCCGAAATGGTGAAAGGAGGACTCAATGAAGCGTAGATGTCTAAAGTGTGAATACTGTTACAACCCTATGCCAGGCAATGACCGTATTGATAATCAGTCTTGTTGCTTTGGATTGAAAGATGGTGGCAGTCCTGTTGGAGAATATTGCCCTATGGATGGTAAACGGTTACAGAATTTGAGGAAAGGAGGTAAACAATGAAAGCAAAAGTAAAAGACACGGGCGAGATAGTAGATGTAAAGTTTGCTGTTCACCCTAATCCTGACGTTGACGACACTTATTGGTGGTGTAAGGACAAGGAAGAAAGCTATCATAAGAGAGAACTTGAATTTATGGAAAGTACTGTTGATTGGGAACAACGAAGGTACGAATTAGCAAAAATCGCAATGAATAGCATTTTGACAGCACCTATTGTGGAAGGAGTAAATCCGAATCCAAGTGCAGAAGATGTTGCAATATATTCTGTGACACTTGCTGATACATTAATAAGAAAACTGAAAGAATACTAATAAATGTAGAACTTATGAAACGAGAAGTTATATTTAGAGCAAAGTGTGCTGGTGTCTGGCGTTATGGTCATTATGTACATTTTGATAAAAAACCAACAAATCCATTCTTTAATTCCAAATACAATGATTTCATTATAACTAATGATAAACATTGTTACCCAATTACAGATATTTCATCAATAGGACAATATACAGGGTTAATGGATAAAAATGATGAAAAAATTTTCGAAGGAGATGTCTTAAGATGTTATAAGATAGATAGTTATTGCATTAATCCAGATTGCGACCTTGCTTTACAGGGTTATTCTGGTAAGATTGTAAAGTTAGAATTACCTGTAGAATATATTTTTGATGGTTTTTGTTTAGATAATGAAACTTGTTATCCAATACCAATATCAGATTGTGGTTTATATGAAGATGAAATTAATGAAATAAAACAAAATATAGAGAACAATTCTTATTTCGATACCAATGGATATACACTTGATGATACAATTCTTGGCGTTGAAATCATAGGAAATGTTACAGATAATCCTGATTACTTTTAATGAATGATATATGAGAAAAATATTATTTAATGATAAATATAGTCTTACGCAAGAAGTCCTTGCAGGAAATAAGACAATGACAAGACGTAGTTTTGCACGATTTGAACCAGATGCTCGTATGTTTGACGAAATCTATAACATTGAGGGAGGCTTTGACGATAAAGGTCGATGGATATTTACCCTTTACAATGAGAATGGAGACATTATTGGTGATTTAATTCCACACTACAAAGTAGGTGACATCGTGGCTATTGCACAAAGCTACAAAACCATATATGCAGAAATGGAAGACAAAGATGCTGCAGAGCAATTCAAAAAAGAATATGAGAATACTGCTGGATGGAATAACAAGATGTTCGTAAAAGCTGATTTGCTCCCACACCATATCAGAATTACGGATATTAAGATAGAACGTTTGCAGGATATTTCTGAAGAAGATGCATTAAGAGAAGGAATTGAAGAATTTTGTTTTGATTATTTTCTACCAAATGATTATTCTAAACCATTTCTTATGCCACGTGATGCATTTGCCTTTTTAATTGATAAGGTAGGAAAGAAAGGTGATTGGGATAAGAATCCTTTAGTTGCAGCATATACATTTGAATTAGTGGATTAGTATGGGATTAACAAAATCACAACGTCGTAGGAAATGGTTAATGGCAGGACTCGATGAAGATATGGAATATTTCTATGGAACAGAAGAAGTGCGAAAGAATAATAAATCTTAACATATTAAAGCAGACATTTATTTGTCTGCTTTTTTGTTTTATTAACATAAATAATTTTGTAATACCATTTGTTTTTATTATCTTTGCATCATCAATTAAATAATTAAGATAAAGATATGATTAAGCGTATTGATTTTACCGACATTAATAATTCACCTATTAGTTATTTAGGAGACATTGATTTCTTCAATAAGAACAAGTCGGTTTCTTTCAAATCTGGTATTAATGTAGTAGTTGGACTCAATGGTTGTGGAAAGACAACTCTGTTAAATCTAATCCGTAGATATACTCTATGTTTAAATGATATGACTTCTACTTGTCCATCTGGAAACTTGGAATTTAGTGATTTGTTGACTAAGTATGGAAGTGGTGATAAAATTTGCGATGGAGTTAAAATCATTAGCGATTATCAAGGTGTTGTATTTAACATGTTGGAATACAAAACTCTTGAAAAAAGAGAGAATTTCCTTCAAAACCATGTTAAATTCCAGACATACTTTAATAATCTTCATTGTTCTACAGGAGAAGGTATTTCTTCTGGGATAGATATGCTTTTCAAAACGATGTTTGACTCTAAAACAAATTTGGAATTTCCATTTAAGAAACTAAAAGAAATAGCTAATAGTGATTTCTTACCTCATCAAGATAAAGCAAAACAGTTACTTCAATATTATAAAGAAAATTCATTTCAATATGATAATCCTGCAGATTTTGAATTTACTGTATTAATGGATGAACCAGATAGGAATCTTGATATAAATAGAGTTAAAGAAATATACGACATTCTAACGCATAAGAAAGAAAATACGCAAATAATTGCAGTCATTCATAATCCAATTTTGATTTATAAACTTTCAAAATGTAGTCATGTTAACATTATTGAGATGTCAGAGAATTATGTTGATGATGTTGTTAAATTTGTGGAAGAAGCTAAATAATTGATATATGATTAGAACAATACTTTTCAAAGCGAAAACAAAAGATACAGGAGAATGGGTAAATTGTGAATTAGATTTATCAAAACATTTCTCCATTGTTTATTATTTAACAGATTATGAAGTCGATTTAACAAGATTAGATAGTAAAACAATTTGTTACTTTAGTGGTGTATATGATAAAAATAAACAACCTATTTTTGAAAATGACATTGTTAGACATACAGGATATCATGGTAATAAAGAATCAACCGTTGTTTTCTCTGATGGATGTTTCAATGTTGGATATCATTCTGGTTCTTCTACACGTAAAACACCAATGCTATTAAATAGTAAAATGGTAGTCGTTGGAAATATTCACGATAAATAAAAATATAACATATATGAAGTTAAATAAATGTGTTGAAGAAATGCAGGCTGCCCTTGAAACAATGGGTGATGTGGATGTTAATATGACGATATTGACTAAAGAAGATTTGAAAGATACAATTAGCAAAGAATATGTAATTAATCTTCTTGAAGAGTTTAAGAATACACATTTCAATAATATTGAATGTGATACTTGTTTGAGTGATTGTGAAGATTTTAATGGTTTAATTAATAAAATAAAAAGTTATGGTATTTGAAATTTCATCAAAAGATACATCACAGAATTGGCTTTATCCAATGTTTAGTATTGAAGTTGTAACAAATTTTAAAAATAAGATATATGACCAGAACGAGGTAAATGTCACGACTTATTCAACAGGTATTATTCATTTCTTGCAGAAGAAAAAAGATGAAGCAAATTTTGTCTATCAAGATTTTGCAAAAGATTGTCTTGATATTGAAATGATTAGAGAACATATTAGTAAAGAACATTTTGTTGATTCTATTCGTATTAAAGAAACTCGAGAACACTATGAAGCGATAAATAAAGAGATAAATGATATTGTTCAGAAATTTGTTGAGAAATATAATTTGATTCTAAAACAATAAGGAGATTATGATATATTATATAAAATATAACACCAACGGAGAGAAATATACTATGTTTGACATAGAATATTATCTTAAAGAATTTAATTCCGAAAAGAAAGAATGGCTATCTGAAATACATGTTTCTATTATTCCTAATGGTTATACACGTTTTTTAGCAGATAAATTAAGAGAAGAAGCATTTGATACTTTCAATTTGGAATATTTCATTCAAGATGTCAATAAAATAGACAATCTACGTGGATTACTATATGAATGTTACGATAACCGTCCACGTTCATTTTCGGATGCTAAGGTTTTTCAGAGAGAATTTGGAGAGAAAATTAAAAAGATACTTACTGAATTTGTTGAAAAATATAATCTATCATTAGAAGTAGATTAAAATACTATAGTTAATTCGTTTGATGAAAATTCTTGCGAATTAACTTTTTTTATTATATAAAATTTGATTATATGATATATTTTTTATAACTTTGTAGAATATAATTTAAAACAAGAAAATTATGAATTATACGAAACAAAAAGAGAAAATTATAAAGAAACAACTTTTCGATATTATTAAAAATGGAATGTTTTCCAGTTATTTGGATTATGATAAAGATATTAAAAACAGAAGTACTGATAGATAATTTTATAAACGCAAAATAATATATTTTCTTTAACTTTATATTATAGATTTAAAAAGATAAAATTATGAATGATACAGAGCAGAAAATAAAGAGTTTGAAGAACCAGCTTCAAAAAACTATTCAAGAAGAAAATAAATTACGAGATGAAATAGATAAACTTACTACAGTATTAGAAAAGAATGTGAAAGTCGGAGATTGTTTCGAATATAACTCTACATTTATCCGCATAGTTGAAATAGACGGAAGATACGTTAAATATATGACTGTATTTACTGATATTGAACATGAAGAAGTTTCTTTTGATTATGGATGTAGTTTTACTATTGATTTCCTGTTATCCACTTACACAAAAATAACAGAAGAATATTTCGTAGAAAAGTTGAATGAATGTTTAAACGCAGCACTTGAATTAGGAACAAATTTTAATACAAAATAATATGTTTGATTTAAATAAAGTAGTTGATTATTTGAATGAAAATTATAATCAGCAAAGAGAAGAAGAAATCCGAGAGATTGACGTGTATGACAAGGAAACAATCATTGCTCTCTGGGGTTGTGGTGCTTTTGTTCTTCATAAAGATGTAATTACTGATATCCATGAAGATGATGGACATTGGTTTACTAATAAAGATTATCCTAACACTTATAGCAAAGGCTGGATTGATTCTAAAATAACTGCATATAATCATTTGAAAGATTATCTCAAAGAACATGGTTATCCAGAATATTCTGTTATATATGTTGATGAATTTGGTGAAAAAGAATATTGGGACAAAGATATATGTGGATACTCTCTAATTAAAAAGGATGATTCACCTTTTCAGAAATATACATCTTTACCATTTTTTGATATAGAAATTAAAGAATGTGATGTTAAACTACATACAAATTCATTAAGAAGCCACGCATTGCATACTGAATATGAAGGAAAAAGAGAAATTTCTTTTATAGCATTAACATCATTAAAAGAAACAATAATAAGTAACAAATACAATACATTAATTTGGATTCCTGACGATAAAACATATAGAAATACTTACAAAGGCTGTTGGCTGCATTCTGTTGAAAAGATTAATGAAGATTACTCACGTTATACTTTTAGAACAGATTTTGCAGAAGGTTTAGAACTTTTTGATTAGCGTATGATGAAGATAATGTTTTCAGATAAGTACTGCCTCACACAGGCAGTGCTTACAGGCACAAAGACAATGACAAGGCGGTTGTTGAAAGTACCTAAAACTTGTAATGGTAAAGCAGTGTATAGTTTCAATGTGCTTACTAATAATGCAGGTACACAATGCGTGGATTTGGTTGATGAAAATGGATGCGTATTAGGCAGCTGGAAACCTCATTATGAAGTTGGTGATATAGTTGCGATTGCACAGCCATACAAGAATATTATCGAATGTATGGCGGAGTACAGCGATATTATAATCAATGTAGATGGTTCTATAAATAGAGAATATAAGGCTGGGTGGACGAATAAAATGTTTGTCAGAGCCAACTTGATGCCCCACCACATCAGAATTACTGATGTGAAGATAGAAAGGTTGCAGGATATTTCTGAAGGAGAGTGTCGTCATGAAGGTATTGGATATCATCGTTATCGTGATGAAGTATGTTCTGATGATAGTCTGTGGGGTTATTATGTACATAAAAACGGATTACTTCTATTTGATACCCCACATGAAGCCTTTATATCATTAATTGACAAAATCAGTGGCAAAGGCACATGGGGGAGTAACCCATGGGTAGTAACATACAGTTTTGAATTAGTAGATTAAAAGTAAATGAATTATGGAAATCAAGAATGAATTAGAACTGTTAAACTTGTTCTGCGATGAATTTTATAGTATTTCTTTGTTACGTGCCCCATTTCTTAACACAGAATACAATGAGGTGTGGAGTACTGACGGTAAAGTATTTATTGGAATTAATCCAGAAATTCTTACCAAAGAATATCCTAAAGAGAATTACCTTCTTCCTGAGTTAGAGTTCCCTTGTGAAAAGACAATAACCATGGAGGCGTTAAATAAAGCATTTGAATTGTGCCCTATGCTTGATGAAGAAATTGTAGTAGAGGGTGCTGTGGAATGTGAAGAGTGTGATGGAAAAGGTGAAGTATATTGGGAATACAAAGATAATCACGGAGAGACTCATGAACGCTTGATGGATTGCCCTATATGCTATGGCACTGGAGAAATTGAACCTTGCAAAACAAAGAAAACAGGCAAGAAGATTATAGAAGAAGATAGTGTTATAGAAGTCGGAAATGCCCATATCTTTGCTAATCGTCTTAAATTTCTAAAGTCTGTAATGGAGTACTTTAAGGTAGATACTGTTAAGATGGTTCATAATGCCCCTTATGCTGCAAGTGAGTTTATTATAAACAAGGATGTACGTGTTATCATTATGGCTAAGTTACCTGATTTAAATTGTGAATGCAGTGTTAAGTTAGAATTAATTAATTAGCGTATGGAGTTAATAGATGAATCTAAGCCTATCGCACGTAAGGACTATGTTTGCGACTTATGTGGCCGCAAAATCCGCAAAGGGCAAAAGTACCGAAAGCAGTTTATCCGAGACTATAGCGGTGAAGTATGGTCTTTCAAAGGGCATGAAGAGTGCTGTGAGCTGACATCAATTATTGATTTCAGCGACTACTACGAAGGAGTCGATAACTACGCTTTTGAGGAAGCAATCACAAATTATGTTCAAGAATATCATAACGATGCAGAAGATGCTCTTAATATTGTTTTTCAGAATCGAAAGTATTACGACTTAGTGAAGATGATATTGGCTGAGCTGAAAGAGAAAGGGATTAAACATATTAAATTAATTGGTTAAAACAGACAAACTATGGAAGTAATATATAAATGTGGTGATTCTATCACTATTCCTGAGGGTTGCAAGGCAATCGTTAAGGACGGGAGTGTGGTTTTTGAGAAAGGTCAAGAGTTTAAGGACGGGGACATTCTCGTATCTGTTGGAAATGGGAAAAGGTATAATGCTTTTATTTACAAAAGTACGGATAAAGGGGGGTTCCACTCATACTATTATACAATCAGATTTCTGTCAGCGACTCTCCAAGCAATAGGTGGAGCGGTAGTAGTTTATCCTACGCTACCGAAGAAGAAAAGCAATTACTCTTTGACAAGATGAAAAAGCAAGGATATAAATGGAATGCAGAGGAGAAGAAAGTGGAAGAAACAAGGTGGAGACCAATGGTAAACGAATTTTACTATTTTATTACAGCTACTGGTATGATTGGTAGTGAAAAAAATAGAGAAGATTTATTGTTCACGAGTAATGAAAGATACAATTTCTTTAATCAATTTCGCACTCATGAACAAGCCACAGAAGCGAGAAATAGAATTAAAGAAGCACTTGAAAATTATCATTATGAAATCGGAGCGTGAAATACCTAAGTATTGTACACATCCTATCTATCAGTGTAGTGATGGAATAGTTACCGTTAATTGTTGGAAATATTTGAATGAACAATTCAAAGAATGCCCTTATACCAAATGCGAATTTTTTAAAGAAAAAACGTATGACTAAAAGAGAAAAAGAAATAATAGATAAATTCTATAAAGAAACTTGGTGTGAACTTTCAGTTAAGGAGGGAAAGTTTTATTATGACGGAAATCTTGATTTGGTTGGTAATAAGTATATTAGTCAGTTACCAGACAATTTAACCGTTAATGGTTTTCTTGACTTAACTGATTCATATATTATAGAATTACCAAATAATTTAACAGTTGGTGGATTTTTATCATTATGCCGTACTGGTGTCACAAAATTGCCAGAAAATTTAAAAGTTGGCGGAGATTTATTTTTGATTAATACGTTTATAGCAGAGTTACCTAATAACTTAATAGTTAATGGTTCTCTATGTTTGGATTACAGTAATATCACAAAACTACCTGATAACCTAACAGTTGGTAGAAGTATTCACTTGGAATATACGGATATTAACAGTTTACCAGAAAACCTGACCGTTTTTGGAGACCTTGGTTTAAGTTATAGTGCTATTAAAGAATTACCAAAAAACTTAACAGTCGGAGGATATCTTAATATAAGTAATACAGATATCACAAAACTTCCTGATAATTTGATAGTTGGTAGTTATCTCAGTGCATATCACACAAATATAGCCAAGTTACCTAATAACATAATAGTTGGAGAAGGTATGGACCTAAGTTATACTAATATTACAGAACTTCCTGATAACTTAGTTGTTAATGGTTCTATTACGCTTCGTGAGACTCCTATTACAACGCTTCCTGATAATTTGAAAGTTAATGGTGACATAGACCTATGTCATACGAATGATTTGCATCTACCTGATAATTTAACTGTTACTGATAGCCTTATTTTGGTTAATAGTCGTATTAAAAAATTACCTAACAACTTAACTGTCGGTGATTATCTTGAACTAAATCGTTCAGATATAATAGAACTACCAGATAACTTAACAGTTGTAGATTGTGTTTTAATAGATAATCCAGAAATTGTAGATGTTTCACAAGTTAATAGAGTCCTTTCTCCAGAACAGGAAAAGAAAATACATGATATTAAAAATATGGTTCCTTTATGGGAGAAAGATGGCGTGAGGTATATTAATGCTGACGGTATTTTCTCAGTAATTGATTCTCACCATGGTAATGTATATAAAGTACATAAACTTGGGCAAGAAAATAATCCACTTTATCTTATCACTGATGGTGAAGGTCATTGGTCACATGGGGCAACTCTTGCAGAAGCTAAATCTGACCTTATATATAAGATAAATGATAGAGATACATCAGATTATAAGAATTTGTCACTGGATGATACGTTGTCTTTTGAGGAAGCAATCGTTGCATATAGGTCTATTACTGGCGCATGTTCAACTGGTACAAGAGACTTTATTGAGAATAGATTGCTGACTCCTCATAAGGAAAAGTACACCATTAGAGAGATTATAAAATTAACTGCTGATGAGTACGGTGGAGAAGAGTTCGCTAAGTTTTTTAAATAAAAATAAATAATATGGAAGTAGAATTAACTGTAAAAAAGAAATTGGATGTACATTATTTAAAAGTAGATGCTGGTGTACGTTATTGGAATGATAGTGATGTCAATGGTGAAGAAGATATTGATTTTTATGAAACTGAAGGTGTAGGTGTTCCAAAAATGCCTTGTGCTGTAAAAGTAAAAGATAAACCGACAAGTAATATTTATTCTGACCATTATAGATGGCAACCAATTATTGATATCAATACTGGACAAATTATCAATTGGGAACAAGGTGTATCTGCTTTTGTTCATTACAAGGTGTGTGATGAAGGAGAGTACACATTACTGGATAAAGATAATAATGTAATGGTTTCAGTAGAAAGTTATGTTCCTTATGTTCTTTATCCAGAAGATGAAGGTTATGGTGATTATATTATAATGTCAGTAGACGAAAATGGTTTTATAAAAAACTGGCATTGTGATAGTAATGCTATCGAAGATTTAGTAAAAAACTCTTTTGATTAGTTTATCATGAAGAAAATATTTTATAACTTTGTAAACAAGTTTAAGAGAACTTTTAATAAGGCAGACGAACACATTACAACACACTCTAATGGATGTGGTTGTCACTGGTATGAAGATAATTTATAAATAATATATTTAAATTTAGTTATGGAAATAACAATACAAGATGGTGATACAATTAACGTGCCACCATATTTAAAGCCAATCATCAAAGATACTTATATTACATTTAAGAAACAACCTTTTTTAAAAAATGGTGATGTTTTAATAGTTGATAGATATCATACTAATGAACCTAACATTATGTTTATTTATAATGGTGAAAAAGATAAAGAAGGATGCTATCATTATCATATTTTGATGCATATTGATGAAACTATAGAAAGAAATGGAAGATTAAATTGTGACTCAAGTATGTTCCGTCATGCTACAATAGAAGAACAATGTACATTCTTTGAAAAATTAAAACGTCAAAATTTGAAATGGAATAAAGAAGTTTATAAACTTGAATATATCACATGGAGAGCTAAACAGAATGAAAAATATTTCTATCTTAATTCAAGAATGAAAGTGGTATCAATGACTGAAACAGGTAGCTTGCCTGATAGAGAACTTTATGAATCAGGAAATTATTTTAGAACAAAAGATTTAGCAGAACTATACAAGTTGGAATTGAAGTCAATATTACGAAAATTTCATGAAGAAATAAAAGAATAATATAAAAAAGAGACAACAAAATTTGTTGTCTCTTTTTTTTGTTTAATTGATTTTATTTTTGTATCTTTGCAACAGAAATTATTATTGAATGATTACAGAACATAAATACCATATAGGTTCTTCTTGTGATATGCAAGAATTAGAAGATAATTCTATCGAACTTGTTGTAACATCACCCCCATATCCTATGATTGAGATGTGGGATGAATTATTTATTGCAGGTAATACTGAAATAGAAACTTCTCTTAAAGATAGACCAATTGATGCTTTTGAATTAATGCACCAGCAATTAGATTGTGTATGGTCTGAATGTTACCGAGTACTCAAAGATGGGTGCTACATGTGTATTAATATTGGTGATGCAACACGAACAATTAATGGAAATTTTGCATTGTATAATAATGCTGCAAGAATTATTAATAAATGTACTGAGTTGGGGTTTGTTACACTTCCTAATTTAATGTGGCTAAAACAAACTAATTCTCCCAATAAGTTTATGGGAAGTGGCATGTTGTCATGTGGTGCTTATGTAACTTTGGAACACGAGTGGATTTTAATTTTACGGAAAGGAGATAGAAGAAAGTTTTTAACTGAATCTGATAAAGAACTGCGTGCGAGAAGTGCTTTCTTTTGGGAAGAAAGGAATAAATGGTTCACTAATATATGGAATGTTCATGGTGATTCTCAGAAACTAAAAGTATCTTGTGGAAGAGAACGAACAGCATCATATCCTGTGGAGATACCATATCGCTTAATTAATATGTTTTCTGTAATAGGTGATAAAGTCCTTGACCCTTTTCTTGGAACTGGCACAACAATGAAAGCTGCCATGTTAACAGGAAGAAATTCTGTCGGATATGAGATAGATAAAACGTTTGAGAACGTAATTAAAAGCAATCTGAGAGACTTTGTTAAGACAGACTTAAATTCTATCATAGAGAATAGAATAGACTCTCACAAGGCGTTTATTAAGGATAGACAAGATGCTGGATTAAGTGTTAAACATCATAATTCAACTTATGACGTTGGTGTAGTTACCAAGCAAGAAAGTAAAATTAACTTTGGTACCATATTAAATATAGTTGAAGATAATAGTAATAATTTATTTAGAACAGAAATATGTTACGAATAAAACTTTACGATTTAGAATATGAAATTGAAGAAGTTAAATTATCTTACGAGATAAAGAAATTAACAGATAATAAATATGACCATTTTGGTTTGTCTAAAAATTTTTATGTTGAAAATAATATTTTAGATTTAACAGATGATTTATCAAACATTGCGAATATTCTAAAAATAGATGGAACGAATATTTTACGAGTAAACTGTAAAACTATAGATTTCTGTAGTGATGACTTAATTTTACAAGATGTTATTGCAAAAAACATGAAACGTGGCAAAAAATGCGACGTTTTAACAATATCATCGACGCAAAATAATAAGAAGCTATATTTTTATAATTATTTTTTTACTGAAATGTTAGATGAATATCTTTCACGTTTCTTTAAATATAGATTTTCTTTTGATTTCTTTGAGATAAAATAAATAGATAAATATGATTTTTACAAAATTAGAAAATGTAACATCATTTGGAAGTATGAACTATATTCCAGATTTTGATAAGATTTTTCCAGAACTTAAAGACCTATCACGTGATGAACTATATAGAAGATTTTCTCAATCTAATGTGAGATTTTTCATGGTCCATAAGAAGAAAGTTCCTGCCCTTTTGAGATTAACTATGCCATTGGCTATAATCCTAATATTAATAATGTTTATTATGATGCCAATTAATTATTTTGTTACTGGTAGCTTTCAATATGATACTGATAAATATATCAAAATATGGAATTGGTTTGAAGCTATAGGATTAAAAGTTTAAATAGTTCATGAAATATCAAGGTTCAAAAAATAGAACGGCAAGTGAGATTATACCACTTATGACAGGTAAGCTAAATAAAGGTGATTATTTTGTTGACCTATTTTGTGGTGGCTGTAATTTAATAGATAAAGTTCCTCGTGACTTTATCAGATTATCCAATGATAATAATGAGTTCTTAATTGAAATGTGGAAAGCTCTCCAAAATGAATGGGTTGGAGAAACTACAATTGAAAGAGAACTTTATAACAAAGCACGTGAGGCATATAATAAATGTGATTATTCAACTTTCACTAAAGCAGAATTAGGTTGGATAGGTCATATGGCAAGTTTTAACGGTCGTTTCTTTGCTGGTGGATATAGTGGTCATAATGTGCAAGGAAGTAATGGTAAACCACGAGATTACATTTCTGAATCAATTAGAAACGTAATGAATCAATTACCTGCAATTAAAGATATAGTTTTCTCTTGTGAGAATTATGATAAATTCATACTTCCACCAACCGATAAATGTATTGTGTATTGCGATATTCCATATAAAGGCGTAAAACAGTACAGTACTTCAAAAACATTCGATTACGAGGCATTCTATCAATGGTGTCGAGAGCGTAGTAAAGATGGATATAAAGTTTTTGTTTCTGAATACAATATGCCAGATGATTTTGAATGTATATGGGAGAAACCTGTATTATGTTCTTTAAATCAAACAATCACAAAGAAACCAATAGAGAAATTATTTACAATATAAAAATATATAGTTATGACAAAATTTTCAACACCAGATGAATTAATTAAGATTTCTGAAAATAGAAAAAATAATGCAGAAAAAATTGAGAAAATTAACGATATGTTAATAGAAGCTGCAAGTGATGGTAAACGAGAAATTTTTATTTATGAGAAAGAGTTATGGAATGATGAAATTCTTTCTGAATTATCTCAAAATGGTTTTACAATTACTGAAGAGAAAGAGGGATTTTTCGAAGACCCTTCTCTTTATATTTCTTGGTGAACTAATAGTAGTCTGATAATTTATAAAAAAATATATAGTTATGGTAAATTTTATATCTCCAAATGAATTAATTGAATTTTCAAAAGATACTGAAGGCAATATTAAGAGAATTGAAAAACTTAACGATATATTAAAACACGACGCTCTTTTGGGTGTACGGGAAACGTATATTTATGATAGAGATTTATGGAATGATTATATATGTTCTGAGTTGGTGAAAAGTGGTTTTTCTGTAGCTGAAGAAAGTCAAGGTTTTAACGGAAGTGTATATCTCCGTATTTCTTGGTGAATAGGATTAGTGGAATATGTTTTTGTATTCCACTTTTATTTTTTTAACTATTTTTATTTTGTTGTATTGAATAGTTTTATTATCTTTGCAGTGTAATTAATAAGAGAATATATGGACATAACGAAAATCCCTTTCAGCGATGAATCATTTGTTAATCATTGTGAAAATAAAACATTGTTTTACAATAGAATCAAAACTGAAATTACAAATGATGCTTCATATACAACGATATTAGGAACTGGTAGCTTGGCTAAGATATATAATACTGGTGATTTAGTTGATATGTATTGTAATGGTTGTAATACAAATGTCGTTAATAGTGGTAAACATTGTAAAATATCGTTGATGAAGAGAGGTGGATACATTGAAAACTATGGCAACAATTGTTCTATTATTGTTCATGCTGATTCTCCAACTATAATAAACCATGGTAATGATTGTAAAATCCATACTTTAGGAAATGGAAATCAAGTTAGATGTGATGGTGAAAAATGTACTATTTATGCCCATGGCTTCGGAGATATAGTTATAGCTTCGGTCGGAACTATCGTTAACATTTCTGACGTAAGATATAATAAAGAAAATAATACATTTGAAACTGAACGAGAATTAATGTATGTTGTTGATGGTAAAATGTATAAACCAGACACATATTATACTGTTAAAGATGGAATAGTTCAAGAAACTGATGTGAGAGATAAATTTTAAAAAAAAAATAATATGAAGAAGTTTTCAAAAGTAGCTTGCATTACGATTACAAGTTTTACCTCACTGTACATTATCTTTGCTATTATTCTATGGAATTTGGAATGGATAAGTTCTGATTTTTATGGTATTGTTTTTGTTCGAATAATGTACGTTATATCATCATTATTCCCATTATGTGTATTCGCAGTTTATAAATTTTTAAATGATGTTTATTAATAATTTAGTAATTTTAAGAATATGAAAATTATTTTTGACGAATGTGACCGCATAGATATTCCAGATGGTTACAAACCAGTTATTGAAGATGGTGTAGTCTCTTTCGAACAGATTGAATATCCTAAGTTTGAAAAAGAAGATATTATGAGAATGCAAAATAGAGACGAAACTATTTATGCATTATTTAATGAGTATATTACAGAAACTAAAGCTAAAGTTTTTTGTTATTTTTCACCTTCAGAAGGAATTAAATTCGATACCACAGTAGAAATTGATAATACTGAAGAATATAAGTGGGAAAAGGGATATTTTGACCATTACGTCTACTTACAAAACATATGTAGAAAATTTAAGAACGTATCTTGGAATAGTTATCTAAAACGATATCAATTTGATGCAAATGACAATGAACGATTCTTCTATTATAATTTGGAAGAAAATACAGTAAAAGAATCTATTGAAGATATAATCCATAGTAATAGTTTGGCATGGCTCGCAGGAAACTACTTTCAAACAAAAGAAGAAGCTGAAAAACTTACTGAAGATGATAAGAAACTCATTCTTGACAGATATGAAGAATTAAAAGAAAATTATCATCTGAATATGCATAAAAATGAATAAGAGTATGAAAGCTAAAAGTTTATTTTTTGAATATTTTGTAGATGCATTAATACGTAAAAACAATAATAAAACAGATACATTTACTGCACCTAAGTTAATTAGATTATTGTTTTTAACTGTTGGTTTGTTTTCAACAGATGAGAATAAACAACTAACAGAAATTTTCAATAAGTTTGTAGCAAAACCATTTGGTCCAGTAGAAGAAGATGTTTGTGAATTTATTGCAGCAGATATCTTATCAAAATACTCTATTACCAATTCCTCCTGTAACATAAAGAACGATAGTGTTAGTATTGATTTAGATAATGATAGTAAACAAGTGGTCGATGAAGCAATAAATTTATTACTTGAAAAAAATCCAAACATCCTATATTATCAACCTACTAAATTGGTAGATATTGTTCAGAAATGGTCTTGTTGGAAAATTTGTTATGACGTTGCTTTAACAAATGGTAATTTTAATATAATAATTCCAACAAAAATGATAAGAAATAGTGTTAAATATTATGGTTAAAATAGAAAAAAAAGTTTCACAGACAACTTATTGTATGGACGAAGCTATGAAATCTAATGATAGTTTTGATTACGATGCAAAAATCAATGAATTAAGAAAAATCAATGAACGTCTTGAAAAACTGGAAAAGTTTATTGACCCTGATTCGTTGATGACTGTAGATGAATATATAGAAATGTGTGATATGTTTTGTGGTGGTTCAATAACAGGAGGTAGATTTACTCCTGGTGAACCAACTCAATCTAATGGTTGTTCTGTAACAAAGAACGACGTTCATAACCCGAATAATGGTAGAAAAGATAATTTGTAGACTAACAAAAAGACGAGCTAATGATTTTGTTTCACAGCTCGTATTTTTGTTTTAATACATTATATTAATGTTGAAATTACCATTTATCCTATTTTTAAAGTCTTCATATTCTGCTGCAATAGATGCTTCTACAGTTATGCTTAGACTTCCATATGTTCTATTTTGATTTTTAAACTCATTATTACTGCTCAAAAATTCTTTAAAGTCGTCATTTAATCTGGAAACACTTCCATATAAAACAATTTGAGATAGCTTCCGACAGTTTTCAAAGTTTAAGTTATTTCCTATATTTTCTAATGATGCTGGTAATACTAAGGTCTCCAATTTTGGACAGTTATTTATAGCATCATTCCCAATGGTTTTAGCACCATCTGGTATTGCAAGATTTGTTGCCCAACAGCCACTAAAAGCTTTATCTCCTATCGTTTTTAATGATTGTGGTAATGAAATATTTTCTAATCCGTAGCAATCTTCAAAAGCATTACTACCTATTGAAGTTACCGTATTGGAAATAGTAATTTTCTGTAAGATATTATGTTTAAATGCTGACGGACCTATACCAGTACATCTATTAGTTAATATAGCTTTTATTATAGGTGCATCAGGTAATTTTTGTTTAGTTATTTCTCCTTCACCTGTTAGATATGCAATAGATTTATCAAACTTTGTAACGATACTCAAAATATCATCTGGTACATTGTAGTGAGGGTCTACTACCCCCCCCCATTTTCTTCATTTATTACTGACACATAAGGTTTTACATAAGTGTCTCCAAACTCATAATTCAGTCTTTGGTCGTTATCATCAAAGATTTTTAAATATGTACTCATAGATTAAAAAATATTTGTTATTATTATAATAAATAATACTTTGATTATATAATATATATTTATTTGTTATATTTTTATCTATATTATCTTTTGTGTTAATTATGGTATTTATAAATAAAAGATAAATTAATGAGAAGATTAGTACGTATTAATGAGCAACAATTTAAGAATATAGTTCTGAAGATTATGAATGAAGAAAGAGGTCCTTATGGTGAATTTAACGGTCACATGCTTGCTTTGATAAGAACGTTTGAGGAAGCAAATACATATTCTAATTATGCAAATTGGAACTTTACCAAAGATAAAAATACATTCCTGAAATTTATACGTAATGGTGGTTATTTCTATTTTATATTAAAGAAAGAATTTGCTTCAATACCAGAAGAGGAGGGAGATAACGCACCATTGGATGAATACGGTTTATCAATGATAGCAGTGTCATTTAGAAAAGATGGTGAAATTAATAGTGTTACAAGCAGGTGGGGTCATAAGAATGACGGAAATGACAATATAATGTCTTCTAAGCAGCTTTCTCACCTTATAGGTACTGATATATACTCTGTAACAAAAAACACCGTGTATAACAATATTTCTTATCCTAAAGATTGGAGATATATTAAGAAAATAGCAGATAGATTAATGCTATTCTATGATAAATCTAAGAATGATTATTTGGTAACTGATAAATTCTTAGAAGATGTAGAATATTTTCATGGACGTGATGCAATAGTATTGAATAAACAATTTGATTTTGGTAGAGATGTAGTAATAGACTTAACCAGAGAGATTAAACACGATTTAAGAGATAACGAACAACATACAGATAGTTTGAAGTTGGTAAAGAACTTAAAAGACGGTTTTAAATTGGTCTATGATAAGCAAGCAAATGATTATTTGGTAACAGATAAAAGTAATTCGGTTAAAAAATACTTCGCAGGTAAAGATGTTATAGTTTTACATACTGATAATTCTTACGATGTATGTGCAACTATAAATGGTTTATCCTTTGTTTCTCAATCAAGAACTATACGAAATGCTTATATTAAAGATAACGTTCTTTATATCGAACTTGGAAGAGTCATAGTTAAATTTGATGCGAAAACAGGAAAAGAATTAGGTCATGAATCAATAATAGATTTTTAACATATTTTATATATTGAAATTTTGAGATATTATATTTTTTCTATATCTTTGCAGAGTATTAAAAAATATATGTTATGAAGAAATATTTATCAAAGACAACTTGTTGTATGGCTGAGCCTATGAAATTAAAAGATGTACCCGATGGCGTACTTCCATTCAACATGGATTGTGATGAAGAAATGGATGGTTATTTAGTGGAAAATCATTATGGTGAGCTTACTTGGACTCCAAAATCATTTTTTGAAGAGAACTTCGCATTAGCTGATTCATTCATTGATAGAATGAAATTAGAACTGGATGAATTGGATGAACGTATTGAAAAATTGGAAAAATTCATAGATTCAGATTCATTTGCTTCTTTAGAAGAAACTGATAGGAACCTATTGAATGAACAACTTCAAGCCATGCATAACTATTTAGGCACTTTGAGTTGCAGAATGAAGAGAGCAACCTCTAATTAAACTAAGAAAGTTGTTAAAATCACATAACTTGATAGATGTATTTCTGTCAAGTTTTTTTTTTGCTTTTAATGTTAAATTTAATATTTATTTTTATATATTAATATTAAAATAATGAGAAGAATTATTATAGACAAAAACCAGTTCGCAAGTTTATTTAAAAGAAGTCGTTTAATTACTGAGAACCGTGCTTCAAAGAACCAATCCCTTGCAAGAAAAATGGTTAGAGAACTATCCCCAAATACAAATGATAAAGAGTTTACAGAGAAAGTATTGCATGACATACCAAGTGTACGTAAAGAAAACTTTCATTTGTTTCCAGCGGTTGTAAGATTTTTATTACAGAATCCTAAATCAATAAATGCTGACACATTATTAAAACTTAACAAATTTATTAGTGTTGCAGCAGCCAAATCTAAGGAACTAAATCTTGACCAGAATCTTAATGGTATGCCATTGGATGAGTTTTTTAGAAATTTTGAAGGCTATGTTCATCAAGCGGATAAGGCTAATAGAGAAAATACCGCACATTATGGACAGAGTAATGGACATAATAATGGCTATACAATTGTTCCAATCCCATCGTTTTCAGAGGCATCTGAATATAGCGATTACACCACATGGTGTGTAACTCACCGTTCACAGGATTTCATTAATTATGTCGGTATAGGTAAGGGTTTGTTTTATTTCTTATTAAAAGAAGGTTTTGAAAATGTTCCAAGAAAGGTAGGCCCAAATTGTCCATTGGATGAATATGGACTTTCGATGATTGCCCTATCTTTTAGACATGATGGTTCTGTAAATACAGTAACCTGTAGATGGAATCATGACAACGGAGGTAACGACTCTGTAATGACTCCAGAACAACTTTCTAAATTAATTGGAACTGATATATATAGTATATTTAATCCAGATGATATTCAGAGTTTAATTCCTGAAGGTGTGGAAGTTTTGGATGATAATTTGAATTATGGTTTTAAATTGTGTCAGAATAAAACAACTGGCAATTTGTACATTTATGGTTACAACTTTAACGATAATGTTTGTTTCAACAGTAAAAACTATGTTGTCTATCAAGGTGAAACTGATGAAGGATATGAAATTTGTGCTCTAATTGATAGGAATGGTTTAATTCACGAGGCAGCTTTCGGTGATGAATGGATAGACACAATTGAAAATAATGGTCTTTTATTTGTCGCCAATACTGATGAAGAAGAAGATGGTGGCGGAATTTATAACGCAAAGACCTTGGAAAAGTTAAAAGAGATTTCTATTAGGGAATTAGATAACTATCAAAATATTCTTATACTGACTGATGATGATGGAGATAAACAAGTAATAGATAAAAAAACTAATAAGGTCATGTTTGATGAGTCTGTGGATAAATGTGTATACCAATATGGTAGGTTGGTTTGTTTTAAAGATAATCAAATTTCTGTAATAAATACAGATACATGTGAAATTTATATATATTGGGCAGACATCATTAGCAAGATAGGAGAAGGTGAACAAACCTTATACTTAATTCAAGATGAAGATGGAATGTTTGTTATTTCTGAAAAATTTGGGCTACTAACTCAGCTTCCAATAGAAGAGACTTTCTATGTTACACCATCGAAAGATGTTCCTGAAGAATGTGTATACTTGATTATGTGTAAAACACATGGTATAGCTCTCAAACAAAATAAAGGGTTTTTCTCTAATGTTTCATTAAAGGACTTCGAGAAACTCAATGAATTTACAACCATTACACCAATGGATATTAGAGAAATATTTGGATAGATACATGAAATGATGTGATATTTTAGCAAATAAACATACGTATCAACGCACGGCCCTCATTAAGTTCTGTTATCATAAATGTTAATTATTTAGATATTGTAACTATCTGATAATCAATATATTATAATATACATATATAAATACAAAAATATATAAAATTGAGGCGTATTAACTATTCTTCAGTTACTAATAATTTTTTATAATAACTTGATAAAGCCTATGGTTTTATTATATTTTAAATAGAGAAATAAAAAATAATGACTGTACAGGAAGACCATAAGACTTTTTATGATGATTTATGTAAAAGCATTAGTTCACACTTGTTGTCACACAAAGACATAGAATGTGCTATGTCAGAATGTGATAACACTTCCTGTGCAATGAATGTTAAACCATGGTTTTCTACAAAACAAGTCACATCTAAGAATAATAACCCACAGAATACTTATTTGCAACTCTTTATACATTTACATAAAGAATGCATAGACCCAGGAACTATAGTGACGAAGGCAAGACGGATAAGGATTTATCCATCACAACAGCAAAAGCAACTCTTTAAGCAGTGGTTTGGCGTTGAAAGAAAGGTGTACAATACTTGCATTAAACACTTTAACGGCAAAGAAATTGAAATTAAAGGGTGGATGAAAATGAGTACTACAATCTTAGCTGAATTTACTGAAAGCTATATTAAATCTGTGCCATATCAGATAAAGAAGATTGCAGTAAAGGACGCTTACACTTCATGGTGGACAAACTGCAATAAAACAAAGAAGTCTGGTAAACCATTTAAGTTGCATTATAAGACTCGTAAAAACCCTGTTCAGAGTTGTTACATTCCTAAATCCGCTGTGTCAACAAGTGGAATTTACCGCACTATCAGTGGTAAACTCAAGTTCTCTGAAAGAGAGTTTTTTAAAAATGACATCTGTGATTGTCGTCTCATTTATGACCACGGAAGATGGTATCTTTCCGTACCTCAGAAGATAACAACCATGCCGACCGAAAGCCAAGGTGGTATTGTTGCCTTAGACCCTGGGGTTAGGAATTTCCTTACCTACTTCAGTGAAGATGGACGATTTGGATGGCTTGGTGTACACGCCTTTGACAGAATACTAACACTTAACCTTAAGCGTGACCACCTGCTAAGCAGGTTGGCATTAACAAAGGATAAGAAGAAGAAAGGTAAACTGAAGCGCACGCTTAATAGGACGTACCACAGAATACAAGACTTGGTTGATGAATTGCACTGGCAGTGTATAAACTACCTTGTGCACAATTTTTCTGTCGTAGTATTCCCTCCTTTCGAGGTAAAAGGAATGACGAAGAAAGGTAGGAAGCTACGTAAGAGTATTGTACGCTCTATGCTATCCCTTCGATTCTTTGAGTTTAAGGAGAGATTGAAGCAAAAGTGCAAGGAGTGCGGTGTGGCGTATGTAGAACAAAATGAGTCATACACAAGCAAGACCAATAGCTTTACTGGTGAGTTAATGACTAACTTGGGTGGAAAAGAGTGGTTTATGTATGATGGAATTAAGGTCCATAGAGACCTTAATGGTGCCCGTAACATCTTAATACGGGCGATGAGAGATAGCTCCGCTGCAGGTTGAGATACCTGTGGATGATTAGTAACAAGGCTGACACTATTGTTAGGATTTGTTAACGAACAACTATCGGCGTATTCACGAAACATGTTATTCAAAAAATATTTTTTATAAATTAAAGAGAGAAGTGATGAATAATGTCGCTTCTCTCTTTTGTTTTTTTAACTTTTATTATTTGTATGGTAAAGTATTTTTTGCTATCTTTGCACCAAATAAAAATATACATGATATGGACTATTGTAAAGATATAAATAATTTTTCTTATGGTGTAACAATGGATGGTCATAATGATATTAAAATGATTAGTTGTTATATCGAACTTTCTGACGTTATTGAAGAGTATGGTAACGTTGTTATGCGTGTGGATTCATTTTCTAAAGATGATGAAATGTCTACTATCAATGAAGAAGTTATTGATGAATTGAATCTATATCTCTGGATTGAAATAGAGGATAAACTTCCTCTTTTACTCGACTGTATTGATAACTTTTATCTTTGTAATAAAACTAAGATTAACATCAATGATTTGTCAGATTTATTACATTTTGCTGTCAATATATTCTTTAATTGGGACATATCTTGTAATTCTTTTAGCGAAGATTTATTTCTTTTTCGAAAGTTTACTCTGTTATCTATTCCTTGCACGGAAATGCAACTTGCCCTATATGATGAAATGATAAACTATTTTAGTGAAAGAGATATGTAATAATATAAAAGAATATGGAAATTTCAAACAGAATAAGCCCGAATGTAGTACAACTAATTACAGAGCCAAGTCAATTTGGTTCCATTACCATTCATTCAATGAAATGTGAATCAAGCATGGCATATAACACATATCATCTAATTTATGAATACAGTGATATTAATGGAGAAGAAGTGAAAGTCGTAGACGAAATGATATTTGTTGAATATACTATTGGAGATAGTTATAATACAACTTCTTATCTTCCTTATGTTCTTGATGATGCTAAAAAAGTTTGCATAAAATCATTAAAAAATGTAACAGATATTAACGTTGTTGAAAAAACAATTAAACAAATATTTGAAGATAAACTTGCATTGGCTTATAAAGCATTTATACTTACCAACTATAACGAGGGTGAATTATTTAAATCTGTTTATAAGAAAATGAGTCTTGTTAAACAATTTACATATTATGTTGATAGATGTAAATGGAAATATTGTTCTGAAGATGTTATCCAAGTATCTTATACTTACGAGCCAATTGATGAAGATAATGGAACGGTCGTATTGCGTATCACAACTACATCGGAAGATGATACAATCTACAAAGAAGTTTATACATATACTTTATGGGAATATACTACTGAACAATGGATAGAGGACGAAGATAAAATAAATTTTCTTTTACAAAAATTCAATGACTATATTTTACGATATCCAGTTGGTATGAAATCAATCTATGCTTTGGATTTATTTAAGAAAATTCCTTCTATTATTTCTGAAGAAAACTTTGATGAAAAGAATGTTAATAAAGAATATATAAAAAATATTGTTTCACAAATAAAATTAGTTTATCAAAACTTATGAAGGAAAAAGAAATAAACTATCCAACAAATATTCAAGTGTTTAAAGATGGTTTAAATTTGGGGGATTTATGTCTCACAAAAATGAACTGTAAAATTGATATCCCACTTAAGCGTATAGTACTTAAGATGAAATATAATTATAAAGATGACAATTCCAAATGGACTGAAACTTTCCATATTCTAAAAGATGAAGACGAAGATACATTTGAAATAATTTTAGCGATTTTTGAAAATGCTGTTAAAGAAGCGGAAGGCTTAATGATTATGAAAAGTATTTCTCTTAAAGGTGTGGATATGGATGTCGACATAGCTTTATGTACAATTAAAGAAACTTTTGAACAGTGTTTCTATAAAACTATTGCACACATTCAAAAAGAAAATGTAACTGAAAATATAGATGAAGATTCTATAGTACTCGATGTTATTAACGAAGATAACAAGGTGGATTTTGAAAAAATTTCAATCATTCATTTAAGTTGTTTTTTTGATGCGTTAAGTAATACTCTATTAGTAAAATATAGATACAAATATACAGGTGAGTATTCTACTGATTTTATATATTCAACGACACTTAGAGTTCTTAAAGATAATAATGTTGGAGATATCATAGACTATTATCCAATTTTTAAATTAGCTGTATTTGCTGGTCTAAATAATGCTAAACATGAATGGAATTATGTTAGACAATATTGTAGTGAAGAAGACGCAATAACAGAAGAACTTAATAAAAGTTTCTTAGTTACTTACGCACATATTCAAGTCTTCAAAGAATTAAGTAAATAATTAAATTGTAAATAATATGGAAGGAAAAAATGAAAAATATCCTATCAATGCATGCCTCTTTCAAGATGGAATTTATCTTGGAGATATGTATGTGAATAAAATGATGTGCTTCTTGAATCCAGCTAAGAAGTGTATTGAAGTCGGCTATACATGGACTGCTGATGAATATACACAAGAAGATTTGTTAGAAAAGGAAGAAGTTAAAGTATTTGAAAATCAATCAGAAATGGCTTATAATATTATTCTTCCATCTTTTGAAAGTGTTGCTAAAGAAGTTGAAAAAAATATTAAAGCATTATTACCTCATTTCAAACGTGATGAAGATTTTCTTTTCCACTATTTTATTCAACAAGAATTTGAGTCCGCTTTCTTTAAAGAATATGCACGCATCTTAGAAGAAAAGATAATGGAAGAGGACGAAGACGAAGACTCATCAACTTTATCTCCGTATACAATTGGAATTACGGTAGATGAAAATGTTAGTGATATGAAGTTCTTTACCATAAGATTTCTTACATGTTCATTTTATTCAGAAGATAATTTTGTAAATGTTAATTATGTATATGTATTGAAAGACTCTGACGATAAAGAAAGACATACAAAGTCTTTTAAAATTTTTCACAAGACAAAAAATAGCGAAATGTCAGCTTTTTATGATTTCTTTAGAGCAGCATTAAAAGTAGGTTTGGAGAAGTCTTATTATATGTGTTGGGAATCAGTTAGTATTGATGATTCAATGTATTTAATTGAAAAAGAATTGGAACACAGTTTTTCTGCAATATATGATTTAATTCAAACAGCAAAAACAATATAATGAAACGTAAATTTACATTTGCAATAACAGGACATGAAGAAGTTCCAAATTTACCAACTCGCTTCACATATAAACTATCAGATATCAAAGACGATGTTGGTAAAATTATTGTATCCGTGCATTATGGAGATGCAAAGATTAAACGTAAGGTCGATTGCTTTGTTAGTGAAGAATTATGGATACAAGTCAGTAAATATTTTGATGTAGCATTTCAAGCATTGGAATGGTTAAACGTTAATTTCGTTTTTTCAAAAACATCTTCTGAAAATTTTGCATTGGCAGACTTCACATGGCATCTTCTTAAAAGGTGGCAAATGGAGTATCCCATAATGCCACTGAATGAATATATTGATATTTATTTGCAAAGAAATACATGCCTGATAACTGATACAATACATTATCTTCTTACAGGATTGAAAAAATATTATCACTAATTAATAGGTAAACTGGAGAGAATAATCAAGTTCTCTCCAGTTTTTATTTATAATATACCTAACTTTTTATATATATTCTAATATTCTTGATAGATATACTTTAGAATCGCTTGTAACCACTTATAACACAAATCTGTTAGATAAGTTGTATTTAATTTTGATGGACTTAGAAGTAAGGAAGATAAGAGTATAAGAGATTGTGTGGAACAAATAACAACATTTGTTGATGCTAATGGAAATATATTTGTTCTTCAATATAATCAAGAAGAAAAATTAACAACAATCTTTTCATTTGACGGTCTAAAAAGAAAAGATAATGGTCAAAGAGATTATATAGGTCAAATTGCTTGTTATTGCGATAAAAATAAACAACCATTTGTTCTTAAAAAGGCACAAGGGGGGAGGGTAGAAATAGATTCATTTTCCAAATATAATGATACATATCTGCCTGATTACAGAACTAAATTATATAAATCAGTATCAAAGTTCTAAATTTGAAATAACATTAAAAAAATATAAACAAATATTATGAAATACATTAATATCTTTAATTCAATGACAGAATTTAACAAGGATAAAGAAACGAATTTAAATCAACTACGTGTCGCACTTGTTAAAGAAAATGGGGGGAGTAGATAAGCTATTCTATATAAATTTTAAGTTCTATACTTATTCTGAATCTTCTTTAATTAATGGTTCAAATGGAAACTATATTACTAATGAAGATATACCTGTGAAGACAACTGTACAAGACATGTCTAATGACGAAACAATAAGAGGTGAAGGATTCTATAACTCTAAAAATATTGAAAGCATTCGAGGATTAACTTATAATGAAATTTCATTATTTTTATGTAATTTAACAATTACGCCAGATTCTCTTGATTTGATAGAAGACGGTAGATTAGTGACCAAATTTACATTAACAGGTCTAAAAAGAAAGGATAGCGATGTGAGAGATTTCGTAGGAGAGATTGCTTGTTATTTTGATAGTAATAATAATCCAATTTTATTAAGAGTTAATAGAGCGAATCCTGACCACCCTACAGTAGATGTGTTAAGTAAAGTTCATAGAGATTTTTCTAAATATATGGATAACCATGAACCAGAGAAACGAACAAAAGGTCTGCATTTAAGATTTGACCATTTGTAATTGAATAAAGTAAATAATGTAAGAAAATACTTATTCTAATATAGGAGAGAATGTGAATATAATATAATTCATGTTCTCTCTTTTCTTTATATATATATATATCACCAAACTATCTAATAATAAAACAAAAATCCTTGCCAATATAAAATATTATATGTATATTTGCAAATGTAAGAAGATAACTTATTTAATTGAAATAAAAATAAATCAAGTATGAAAGATATTAAAGAAAGATATTTTAAAGATGATGATTCTCCCATTTTTCTTAGTCCAAACGCTGAAAGAGATTATAGAGAAAGCAAAAAGGAATATATTAAAAACAAAGAACAATATGAAAAGTCTTATAAAGAAATTATGGCATATTATAAGGTCTTAAACGAAGGAAGAAAACGACTTGATGAAATAAAACAAATTGGAAAGAATAAAGAAACTAAAGATAGATAAAATAAAGTATTGAAAGAATAAACTATATAATACTAATATATCCACTATAAATAAACATATATGTACATAATACAAATCCTTACCTTCCAACTATAAAAAGAAAGAAAAAATATACTATGAAATAATTTTAACTATATAGAGATATAATAAGAAATAAGATAGGATAAAAATAATATTATATAGAAATATCCTTATCTGAAATATAGAGTTATTGAAATATAGATAAATATATACATGATATGAAAATATAATATTAAAGAAAAACATAGATATATTGAAATATTATAGAAGAATAGAGATATAGAGATATTATAAGATAAAATTATAGAAATAATATATATGATTTTATATATGTCATTATATATAGGAAAGAAGTATAACAGCAAAGGGAGATATACAGCAAGTGGAAATGTGAATGAGTGACAACTGTAAGAAAGTGTAACTGCAAGGGAGAATAGTGGAATGATATAGTTTGTAGGGAAAGGGAGGAATGGGGAAGGAATGGAACTTGAATGGACACTTTCGGAGAGATATACTGCAAGGGAGGACTTTTGAGGTATGTCTGCGAGGGAGTGTAACTGCAAGGGAGGAAAATTGATGAAAACGTGCAGGAAGGACTGTTTGGTGTCCATTTTTACAAAAAAAATAAAATTTTTTATAAAATTTTGAAAATTTAAAAAATTGGGAATATAGTATTAAATAGTGTTTATATTAATTATCTTATTTATCAATTTAGTTAATGTATATAAAATTATATGATTTTATTTGGCAGTTTAAAATAAAAGTAGTATCTTTGCATTGTGATTTAGAGAAGTCTTATTCTCCTCTGAGTTCCATACTCAGACTTATATATACTTAGTGGAAGCGTACAGCAGTATTAATACAGAATATAATATTGGTTTATTTAAACAACTTTGCTTCCTATTTTATATGCGGATAAGGTGTAATGGTGCACGCTGTGTTTTTCCAATACAGAGGAGTGGTTCGATTCCATAATCCAGCTCAGTTTGGTGCGTGAGAGGGTCGATGTCGTGACCTTTTAGTGAGATTGCTGCGGTCAGCATCCCCTCTCGCTTTTAAAGAGATTCATAATTACTTAAATATAAATTTTAGTTTGTTTAGATTTTAATAATTAGATATGATGTGTGTTTGCCTGTGATAGGTAGACACACATTTGTTATTATGATGATTTTTATATTGAATATGAAAAAGATTAATTATATAAGACCATTATGCAGTGTGATATAAGTTGGATGCGAACATGATGCTAAGACTATTGACGATTTGATTAATCGCAAGGGCGCTGGCGGTGTTTGTCCTTATAATCCTGAATATACTACAGGACCTCAATATAAACGTCACAAATAACATTAAAACCCCTCAATAGGCATATTATTATCTATTGAGGGATTATTGTTTTTATATTAGTTAAAATTATTTTTAAGTAGTTGTTTTGTGTCTTTATCTATTGTATTATGTCCACAGTGCCATTTATTGCATATGGGGCAGACATATGATACCATTCCTTGTTGTATTAGTTTAGGGTGCTGTTTAAGCCATTCTTCGGCATCGTCTTCTGTTTCGTAAGTGACTTTACTTTTCCATCTATTTTTGTCAGTTCTTGTCCAGTGGCATTTATCTGGTTCAAACTTTTTAGGTGGTGTTTTTCGGTAGTACGTCTTTTTCATCCGCATTACTTTGTTTTTTGTTGAATTTATTAGTTATAAAAAAATAGGCAAGCAGTATATTATATATTTGCTTACCTATAAATATTAGTATTATGTATTCTTTATATAGTTTTTCTCTTAATATGTTGTGATTTTGAATTTGTAATTACATTCTTTGATATTTTATATAAGATATATAGTAGGATATAATATGTTCCTATGTTGATGATTCCATATAGTATGTTAAATCCTAAGACAATCATTATAATGTTTATTGCTGTGATAAGAATTACTTGCCCTATACTATATAGTTGAATATTTTTTTGAATGATTTCTTTTATATCTTTTTCTTCATCAAATGTTATTATATCAAATATATTCATTACAATGAATGATTGATTAATAAAGAAGAACACAAAAACTAAATAATAATAATTCAAATAATCGTTTAATGTCAAAAATTGATATGCTGACAAATTAAAGAGTGTAAAGGATAATAATCCTATATATACGTTTTGTCTTGTATTCATATTTTATTCTTCTATTAATTGTTTTGTTTTATTATTCCAAGTATAACCATTATCTTTAAGAACTTGGAGGAAATCATTTATTTCTGGTAATGTTGCGTATCTTAGTGTTGAATACATTGGATATTTCTCATTAGTTACAGAGATACTTTTTGGTTTACCAAGTTTCATTGAAGCCCATGTTTTATAATAAGGCGTGTAATTTTTGACACTAACTGTTATAAAATAATCTTGTTCTTTTAAAATGAATATTTCATTTTTTGTTTCATCAACAATAAAATCTCCTTTTGTTAATCTATCCTTTTCTTTGCTTGATAGATTATATTTACCAACATAGACCAATTCATCCGTTACATCATTCCAAAGATAGCCCACTCGACTTAATCTATCAAATAGATGTTCCTCTTCACTTCTTCTTACACATCTCCAATTGCCATCTATTTTAAAAACATTTTCATCAATATGGATGAAATTATCTTTATCAATGAATGCGTATGTCCCGATAACCCCATCCTTTTTAGAAATATAATCTCTCATTAGGAAACATTCACCAGTTTCATCATTTGTATACCAACTATTTTCAAGTAAATGCTTTTTGATGATATCATAAGTAAGATTTGCATAGGTATCTATTAACACACCATTTTTATCATCCCATATATATCCCTCTTTATTTAAGAAATTAACGGCTTCTATTTCTTTTCTTGGAGTTGCTTTGGTAAAGTATTCAATACCCGTAGCAACAGCATTTATTTCAACAGTAGGGTCAACAGACCATGTAATTTCTACCCAGAACGTTATCTTATCTGTAGATTTATCATAATCTTTGAAGATACCAGTGGTGTTTACACTGGTAATAATATCTCCGTTCTTAAAAACATTATTCATATTTTTGTTTATTATAGTTTACAAACATTTGCTTCAGTTCCTTTAAGAGTTCCGTTGCATCTTCTTCTGTCTTAAAACAATTATGTAATGATATATATTTTCGCTGTGCTTTACTATTAATATTTCTTGCTTTAATCACCTTAAAATATCTATTAATAAAGTAATACGTTTCTCCAATTTCAGGCATCCAGCATAAATCTACAAGTTGCTTTAATTCCTCATTCCACTTATAATTCTGTTCTGCCAATTTATCTTTGAACAATTGTATATCTTCATCTGTAGCTTTTGTCCATTGATTTAAATGGTGTCCGATAACATCCTCTGCCATAAGAAAACCGTCACTCTTAGTAAAATATTCAGCGTATCCAATAATCTCTCCTCCATCTGATATTTCTTTAAAGATTGCTATTGCACAGTCAGTTTTCGTTTTAATAAAATCACCATCCTTAAACTCTTTGGTGAAATAAATCTTTCCATTCTCAATAGTTGCTATATATCCGTCTGGAATATTGATAGGTTGAATTTCATTTGGAATTGAAATGGAATTATCACTAATATTAGTAGTTATCATTCTTGGGTGTGAGAAGAAGTTATTTTCATCCTTATCCCATACATATCCATTTAATTTTAATATATCACGAATATAATCTTGTTGATTAGCTGTAGCATATTTCCAAGGAATAAATCTATTATACTCAGTTAAGACGTTACCATCTGTAGGTGCATGCCATACTCTCATCTTGAGTTTATCAGCAGTTATTCCCTTGAAGATAACAGTTTCTCCATCTCTGAAATAAATAACGTCACCACATTTGAGTTTATCATCATCTAACTCATATTCCTTACGCATTTCTTTTACATCATCATGCCAAACATAACATGTGCCTCTTAGTCTGTAGAGAAATTGTTGTTTCTCATAATCGGTTGAATATTGCCAAGGATGTGCAGGATTAAATCTTTGCACCTCACACTTATTACAACATTCGTCTATACCGTATACTATATTCCATCCTAACAACCATTCATCTTCTTCGTATCTCATGAAGATAAATGTTTCGACTCCGTCAATACTTGTAAGGAAATCACCTGTCTTGAACTTTGGTTTAGTTTCTTTCATTTCTTCAGTTTTATTTTCTTGATTAACCGATGAGACTGTTGCTTCCATTTTAATGACTTTCATAGAATCATCGTCCCATATATATCCGTTTTTCAAGAGCATTTGATTAAATTCATTAATTTCAGAATCATTCATTTCACGGAATGAGCCATCATTAAAAGTTTTCGTTTCTTTGAGAATAGTATGCTTATCATCTGCATTAAGAAAAGCTATGTATAAAAATATACTCCCTCCTTCTTCTGGGAATCTATTATGAAAATAAAACATATCAGCTGAGTAACATTTAACTATACCACTCATTTCTCCATTAGTGATATAAGTGCCTGATTCGAATTTTTGAATTTTATCCATTTTATTTCTTTGTTTTAAGTAATTTGTTAAATACTGCTATTTCTCTATCATTTGCATGATACCACTCCAAATCATCTGTATAAGCCATATCATCAATGATAACCAAATCATCCAAATACATTCTATCACTAAAGATACATAGTTTTCCAAAGAATATATTTTTGGTACTATTCATTTGATGATACTCTGCGTATATCAAACCATCACTTCTTACAATGATATCATTTTTATTTGGAGGATTATTTTCAAAATCTATCGGTGTTCTTTTACCACCATAATATAATTCTTTTGCATCTTCAACCCATTCATGACCATGTTCTTTAAGTTCCTGAATAAACTCATTCTTTTCTTCGTGAGTAGCTTTTCTCCAAGTTCCTATATTACATATAAACTTTTCACCTAAAATAAACTCTCGGGCAATAATGGAACTATCTTGACAATTATTATATGCTTTTGATATTATTCCAAAATCTACAGGCTCTTTAACAATAACAATATCGTCATTAACTGTGTTTACAATGAAATCCCCTTTTCGTAATTCCATTTTACTTTCGGGTGTTAATAAATCCTTATCCATTTTCTTTACTTACAATATCAAGTTCTTCTCTTATCTTATCAGTATTATATGCCAGTGCTGCTTCTTTTGCTCCGTCTACTGTAATGTATTCAGCTTGGATTGCGTCATTAATATAGAGTTCTGGATGCATAGTGTCTGCATTAATGTTGACGTGGAATTTATTATTAAACCCGTAAGCTATATTATCTTCATTCCATTCTAACTTACTTATTCTATCAATAATATCGTTGATTGCAGCCCCATACGTTATCTCTAAGGCGAATAAAGCATCTTTGGTTGGTAATGTATCACCGAAGTTACTTTTGCGCCTTACGTAGTGATTAATGCGTTCTAAGATAGATTTATAATTGTTTTCCTTCAATTTCATATCCATAGAATAATTCATTTAATCTTGACTTGTAATGTTCTTGCGCTTTCTCTCTTGCTTCATTGAGGTTATTGAAATTACCATATTTATTGTTATTAATAAAGAGTTGATAAATACCACCAAAATCTGATGGATATATTTCATATTTAACTTTATATCCGTATGCGGTATTGTTAGTATCCCATTCCAAATCTTTTAATCTTTCTTTTGCATCACTAACACCTAAACAATAACTTATTTGACAATATTCAATAACATCTTTTATTTGGATTTTGTCATCTGAAAATTTTTCTTTTAAAGTTTCTTCCAATGATTTTATATTATTTAATCTCTTTATGAAAGAAGTATAATCATCAATTTTAAGTTGTTCTTTATTCATAATCTCTTACATTAGTAATAATTCTATCGGACATAAATCTCATTACTTCATTTATATTTGTTTCATCAATATAATTTGGTAGATTGATTCTTTCTTTATTAATATATCCTACATATTGATTATTTGTTTCCTTTTTAATAATCATATTAATGAAAGGCAAATCGGCTTTGAAACAATATGGTTCTTCGTGCCATTGAATCTTTACATTTTGATTGATGCATTCAAAACCTTTAATGAAAGCATTTTTGATATCATTATATGTGAATATCTTTTTATCAAGATTGATAAAGTTAGATTCTCCAGTTTTATCTTTAAATCTTTTATTAGCGTATTCTCTTGCTTTTTCGTTTATATCCATATATTTATTCTTTTTATTTTAATATGGTGCAAAGTTATATTATAATTTTCATATATCCAACAATTTTGTGTTAAAAGTTAATAATATTATTCTGTTTATTTGGTACAACAAGATTTATTCTTTATCTTTGCAAACAGTTTTAAAAAGATATACATTATGAATTTGTTATTTATTTTTTGTGCTTTATTATGTTGTTTAATGGCATTTTCATTGATGGGATATATATTAGAACAGGAATGGATACAGATGATGCAAAGAATTTTTTCCTAAACATGATGCTTTTATCTATTTTGTCATTAGGTATTGGAATTTTGTTGACAATAGTTGAAATTTAATTAATCTGTATAATTTTAATTTTTTATTGTTTTATTTTGTTGTTCCGCACAGTGGTTGTTGTTACTCCCATTGTGCGGTTTTTAGTTAATATATTAGAGGAATGAAAGGATTTTGTTTTATGCATGAATATGGTTTAGATTTGTTAATTGAACTATTTGATTTAGATTATTATATTAGATAACATATTATTATGATAAACAGACTACTATATACATAAACACTAATTAACAATATACAGAAAACTGTATATTACTTGATAATCAATAAGTTATACTTATATAAGTACATACTTGCCCAAAAATTACGTAGAAAAAGAAGGATAAAAGATACATTATGTTAATTCATTTAACAATCTATAATTTGTAAATTATTGTTTAAATGTCTTTCATAGTGTTTAACTCATATGCAATATTTATGCAAGTTTTCTATCTACCATCCCACCCACCTCGTGTACACATTATGGTACACAACCGCCTACCTGCCCACCCATACTGGCACGTACTGCATCATATTATAATAAGAAAATTGATATAATAAAAGAAGGGATGTTCCGTAATTAGGACACCCCTTAGCATTTACATTCTCGTTTTATATAGTGGTTATATTTTTCTTTTACATAAAGTCCATACTTAATTAAGTACATACGCCTCAAAAATTCTGTAGATTGAAGGCTTATTATTTATATCTTTATTGCATATACTTTTTATATCTTTTCTTCTTTATATTGTATCTATTATTCTCATCTTGATAGTATATATAATCTTTATATCCTATTATTAATCGTATTTGTATCTTATCATATAAGCATGTGTTCTAATTTGGAACAGAAGATATATGTATCATGTTATGATGGATGTAGTATCTTATATCATTATCGTATCATATATAGTATGTATACATTATCTCTGCTTGCATGTCTGTTCTGTATAACCTTATATTATATGTATTTGTTGATAGTAATCATCAGAGTAGTAGAGAAGAATATATATTTATATGTTTATATATAATTCACACCCTTGGTATAATATACCATATAATGTACCATCTGTAAAGGATTACTTGACACATCATCCATGTTTAATCTGCGTATCATGCGACCTATTTCGAGATACTTCTTGTTTATGTTGGATATATTTCAGGAATTAAAGTGAGTCATTTTTAATAATTAGCATCGTACAATGTGATGATGCTTTCTGTGTCTGACTTAAATAAGTACACTTTAATACCCCTGTAAAAGTGGTTTAATAACGTTTTATAGCTTCTGTGCACGTGGGTGTTCTAACGCTTTAGTCCTTCATCGTGCACTCCACTATAATAAATAATAACTTAATTTTAAACTATGAAAAAACTTCATTCAAAATCTTTATTAACCTAATACCTCCTTTTAAGAAACACTTACTTGAACAATTGTATTTCTATATACTTTGAATTGTTCATCGGTTTCAACATTGAAATAGAACAATATCTGAAGGAGTCCATTTGAATCCAAATTATTGACACCTTCCTTTAATATTGAATGAGTATCCAACCCGTTCAATTTTTCTTTTTCGAACTCTCTGACATGAAGGTTGTAAGCTTCCAGTTGTTCCTTGGTTAAATCAATATAAACCTCCTGCTTATAATCTCCATTAAGTTCTACATTATCAATATTTTCAGGTGACTGAATATAAGACACCTTTGTTGATTTACAACGATTTATCATACTTAAATAAGTACAGGTAGTGTGTGTATGTATCCAGAAAGGAACCATTCCTGTCGGATATGTGAAAGAGTACCTGTTTTTCTCAATCACAATGCAAAGGTAAGACATTTCTTTTAATTGACAAAATATTTGGTCCATTAATTTTATATGATAAGTATTTTTTAACAGTTACACAAGTTCTATATAAGTGTTGGCATAATATACACATGCGTACATATTTAAAGATTTTACTATTTTAAGCACCTGTGAGAGTATTTCGGAATGTAGACTATAAATTTATATGTTTGGTTGAATAAAGCTTCTTAAAACGAAAATAAATAAGTTTGTTAAACATAATTAATTAATTTGGATAATTGATTTTTTCTTTGTAATTTTGTATCATTCAATTATAAATGAAATTATGGAAGAAAAGAAATACAGAATTAGAGAAGATATGTCATTAAAACTTGATGGTGGTATTACCCTTTATCGTATTGAAGCGTTAAAGGACTTTAGTGATGTAAAAAAGGGAGATATTGGTGGTTGGATTGAGAAAGGGGAAAATCTATCTCAAGAAGGCGACTGTTGGGTATATGGTAATGCCTTCGTCCGTGAGAATGCCAAAGTATTTGACAATGCTAAAGTTCGTGATAAAGCAAGATTGTTTAATGAGGTCCGAGTATATGGTAATGCTAATCTATGTGAAAATGCGTATATAAGTGATAACGCAGAAGTATTTGATTACGCAGAAGTGTACGGAGATGCATGGGTATGTCATAATGCTAAAGTTTTAGGTCATTCTAAAATTGCAGGTTTTGCAAGAGTTGGAGGAAATGATATTTTAGAACATACTGAATTAGTATAATAACCATACTTAAATAAGTACAAATAGAACATGAATGCGATAAACAAGTATAAAATTAGAACTGATATTTCAAAGGAGTTCAATGGCATTACCCTTTATAGAATAGAAGCACTAAGAGATTTTTATCAAATCAAGAAGGGTGATTTAGGGGGATGGATTGAGAAAGAAGAAAATCTATCTCAAAGAGGAACATGTTGGGTGTATGATGAAGCAATGGTATTTCAGAATGCTCATGTCAGTGGAAAAGCTATAGTTTGTGGCAATGCGAAGGTATTTGGATATGCTATTGTTACTGACAATGCAGAAGTAGGAGGTAATTCAAAAATACAAGATTGCGCAATTTTACAAAATGATGTTTCAGTATATGATAATGCACACATTTTTGATAATGCAAGAATTTCTAATAACGCACAAATTTATAACAATGTAAAGGTATTTGGATGTGCATATATTTATGGAAATGCTTATATATTCAATGATGTACAAATTTATGATAATGTTAAAGTTCATGGTTACACTGAAATATACGGGAACATTCATATATGTGGAGACGCTGAAATAAAATCAATTACTGACTACTATGTTGGAAAGAATACATGGAGTAGTGGTCGTTACTTTGTTTATACACGTTCAAATAAGAAGTGGAAGGTAGGTTGTTTCTATGGTACAAGTGAGGAACTTATCAAGAAGGCTTATGAAGATAGTAAGTTAAGCGGACAAGAGTACGAAAGAGTTATTAAATATGTAGAAGAAATGTATAATAACATAGAGAGTCATACTTAAATAAGTACAAAGTAGTACATAGGATGTTAAATTATAGTTAAATGCTATGTATTATTTGGTTATGTTAAAAATATTATCTATCTTTGTGGCAAATTATCAAAACATTTAGAAAATATGGAAGATTTTAGAAGTATTGCTTGGGAGTTAAAACCAACTACTGACTATTTGCATGATTATATGCTTAGGAAATTTAAGTCGGAAGGTAAAAATAGAAGTGGGTCAACACCGTACAGCAATAAGCGTAATAGAAGGAAAAAGAATAAACCAAAGAGAAAATAAATAAAGATGTTTGTAATATAATACCGAAAGGTAATCACAACGTATCTATTACTATCGCACCAATTTTTGTGATGTTTGTAACACTTTACCGCAAGGTAATTAACTTTTATTAACTTGGATTATTTGTATAATTCAAGTTATTTTTTTATCTTTGCACCCACAATTCAATTATAAACAAATTAAAATATAAGAATTATGAGTGCTTATACAAATTTAGTAGAGAGAAAGAGAAATGAAGTAATTTCTATGTTGAAAAAGAATAATTCAACATATTTTTTGACGGCACCATATCCACAAGTTAAATTTGTTATTCCAAGCAAGGACAAAGAAGATACAAATTCTATTGTTACTTTAGATGTTAAGGAATTAACACTTATTAACAATAAGTTAATGGTTAGTGGTACAACAGAACATGGTGAAATTTGTTCATTACCTATTGAAAATGTTTTAAGTTCCTATAATGAAGGAGAACTTATTATTTATGAACATATAGGCTTTACAGATGATACACTTTCTATGGTATTCCGTAATTTTAAATTCATTACAACGGCTTTGGAAAATAATTTCTTACGAATGTTTGAAATGTTTGGTAATGTAATTTCCGATACTGACAACGAGTTAGAACCATGTTTTATTAAAAAAGGTTTTGATGATGAGTTTGGGAAACTTTGGTATGAATTTACCGAAATTAAATTTAAAGAAGGGGAAATGTTTGCATATGACAATGCAAGTGAAACATATATCAACTTCAATGAACTTACCTTTGAAGATAAAATTACGATATGTAGACACTTCTATATCCTCACAGAAGGTGGTGAGAATAAAAACCTTTATATTAGTATGTAAACGTTAAATTTTAGTTAAAAGTAAGGGATTATTTGTGTATATCAAATTAATTTCCTACTTTTGCATTGTAAATCAATAAAACAAATTAAGAATTATGAGTAAATTATTAAAATTTAGCGAGAGTGATGTAAATAATTTGCGTATGTATATGCAAAAGAAATATCGTAATAATATTTCATTCGTTAATAATTGTCCTATTGTTAGAAAAGATATTGAAGAGTATGATGTATGCAACATTGTACTTAGTAAGGGCGATATTTATTTCCATTGCGTTAATAGACTTGATTGTTTGGATAATAAATTTATCCCTATGTCTGATTTATCAAGTGAACATGGTTTAAATCATATCTATAAGGCTATTTCATTGACTGAAACAATTTATGAATTAAGCGAGGAAGAAAGTGATTTGTCTCAGAAAATAATTGACAAGTTTGCAACTTTCTTAGCTTTAAATAATAATGAAATTATTGCTAATGAGAATGTTCGTACCATACCAAATGTAAATGGACATTTCACTTTTACAAAGGTTGTATGTGATAATGGTTCAATAAGGTTCTATGATAAGGTTAGTGACAAATGGATATATATAAATCAATTACGATTAAAAGACCAAATTATGTTATATCATATTTTCAAGAAGGTTGTTGAGGAACAATTATTTGATTTAATATGTCCTCCTATGATTGGAGATTGTTAACATATTTTTTTAACATATATTAAATTTAGAAATATGAATAATGTATATATAAACCCTATTCTATCAATTAGAGAACACGCAAAGGAAATAGAGAACGGCACTTATAGCGGTTTGGAACTTGCGAGAAAATTTCTTACATTCAATAATGATAAGAGTTATTTGGAAAATTGTGCATCTTCAATAGCGGAGGACGTTTACTATTGTAAGAAGTCTGATAAATCTTGTCATGTTGAGATTAATAAGATAGGAAACATGAAGGCAGTATATGAAATGAATTTATAATAAATTACCTATGGAAAAAGAGATTAACATAAGTCAGATTGCAGCCAAGTCTGTTTGTCTTGAATGGTTTGAAATGGAAGGTGATTTATTAGCCGTAACAAGTGAAGGAATATGCAAAATTAGTAAATCTTCTTACTTAAATAAAACTTGTTATGATTTCTATAGGGAATATGATGATAGGACACCTACTAATAGTTTTCCAACTTTAGAGGAGGCAAAAGAATGGGCAAGGACTATGTATGTAGACAACGTATATAGCGAAATGACAATTTGTGTTGATGTTTTTAATCAATTCAATAAGAACAAAAACTTTATTAGTGTTAAATAAATGTTAATAGTAATGGAATATTTTGTAGTTTCAATTTATTTCATTACCTTTGCACTACAAATCAATTAACAAACAAACAAACAAAAAGGAATTATGAAAACAAGACTACAATTAACAATTAGTGTTTTGGTTGAACATGACGAAAACATGACAGAAGAAGAGTTATTAGATACATTTGGTACAGAATGTACTTATTCAGTAACAGCTGATGAGATTGAAGGTATGAGAGTAGTTGACACTGAATTTACCGATATTGAAATTGAATAAACAAACTAATAATCATTTAGAATTATGAAAGAATTTCAAAAAGAATTTGATAGGTTAATGTATGAAACATATAACCGATATAACATGACAATTGCTTATGTTGTAAATTATTTGAAACCATTTGGAGAGAAGGGTTTACCTGTTGTTTGGGACGATGAGAATTATGTTGCGGACGCTGTTTACGATGATTGCGAATCTGTACGTTACGAGATTAACGCTATTCGTGTCGCTGATAGTGTATTGCCCGAACCGATACTTGAAGTACACGTGGTAACTAATAACCATGAAGTGTGCGATGAGTGGATAGCAATCAATGATTTTGACATTGAAACAGCATTTGGTATTATTGGTTGTATTAAATTTGAACAAAGCAAGTAAACGTTATGACAAACAATCAAGCTATTATCAAGGGATATTTAGACGATATTTCTAATTACTATCGTGAATGTTTTGATGAAGTTAAAACTGAAATTGAAAAGTATGGACAAGAAGGTGTTTCTGTGTTGAATAATAACTACCCTTTCAAGTGTTATCTTTTACAAGGCACAGCTATTAATAAAACTTGTTCGCTATTATATATCGACAAAGTAAGAAGCAATAAAACTGATTACTTTACAAGTTTTGAAGGTCATGTTGTTGTCGAAAATGGACAGAAGTGTGATAAGTGGGTAAATATTGATGCTATGCACATGGAAGACGTTTTGTCTTTAGTTGATAGGATATATTTTGATTAAAAAAAATACAATAGAAAATAATTTAGTTGGTTAGTTAGTCAATGTTTTTCATAATCTACCATTGCTTGTGATAAGTCATGGTAGATTTTTTGTTTTATGCACTTTATTTCGTTTCTAAAGAGTTCTTTTGTTTTATCTGATAACTTATATAGATAGTTTGTTTTAACGTCTTACAAAGCAAATATTCTATCAAGTGTTAAATTAATATTAAAATATAAAATCTATTTGGATATATCAAATTAAATAATTATCTTTGTAGTCGTAAATCAATAAACAAATAGAAATTATGAATGCAATTAATTTAAATAATAAGATAAAAGATTTAAAGTCTTATTCAAAAAATGAATCTAATAAGATTAGTGAGTTTTTTAAAACTCTTTTTGATAGGACTATTATTGACGTGGACTTAACACGCAAGGACGTATCTACTATATTAAAAACCGATAGTAAATCTGTTTTGTCACCTCATATTTGGTATTTAGATTATAAAGGAAAAATCATCAAACTTATGTTTGTTATGAATGACAATGAGAGATATAAGCGTCTATATATATCATCTGAATTAAATGTAAGTGATGATGTTATTAATGCAATCGGAGAAAGTTTCAAAAAATAGTTCAATATTTTTTTTCAAGTAGTGTGTTTTAACTAATATGGTTGACATACTACTTTTAATTTAATAGACTATTAACTTTTATTAGTATAAAATATTTGGATAGTTCAATTTATTTTCTTAACTTTGCAAGCGTAAACAAATTAAATATAAAGAATTATGGATAAATCATTTAAATTAAAGTTTTCGGAACTTTCAATGTCAGCACGAGAGAATTTAGAAAAGAGTGCGGAGGAAGTATTGAATGTTATGCGTGATATTGTTATATCATGTGGGGGTAAAGTGGAAGTTATCTATTCAACTTTGGCACCTGATTTTGATGGGTGGTCGGATAACTCATTGTTGGATATCAATGTAAAAGAATTGTCTGTAAATGACGAAACGGAAACAATTGATATTACTTACATTGCTAACAATGAAGAGTTCACAGAAGATTTAAAATATTGTTCTGATTTTCACTATGGAGATTGGATAGCTATTTTGGACGAACTTGTAGGAACTTATGCACGGACAAAAGAATGATGATGATTTATATTTTGGTGGTAGTTATAATCATGATTATAACGTCACATAGTTACGATGAGTGGAAGGATAAAATAGATAATATGAAGGAATAGGGTTCACAGAGACCTTAATGGTGCCCGTAACATCTTAATACGGGCGATGAAAGATAGCTCCGCTGTAGGTTGAAATGCTTACAGATGATTAGTAACAAAGCTGACGTTTTTGTTAGGATTTGTTAACGAACAACTATCGGAATAGGTTATAATTTAGTTTGTTTTTTTTATTAATCTATCATTGCTTGTGATAAGTAGTGATAGATTTCCTTTTATGTGTGGTTTATTTTCATTCTAATACTTTATAAGTTATACGATGATAAATTACAAGTCGTGAGTAATTCTCACGTCTTAAAACGTCTTATTTGAGATTATATAATATATTGTGTGTGCGTATATAATATATAACCTATAAAGTGATATGTTAAATAAGTGTTAAAATCAGAAATATGTTTGGCAGTTTGCAATTAAGTTAGTATCTTTGCAAACGTAAATCAATAAACAAACAATTAAACAAAACATTTAGAGTTATGGAATCATTAAATTCTGTTTTAGAAAGAAACAGAGAAACAGCTATTAAGTTGATGTTGGATAATGAAATTACCCACATATCAATTACAGATAATGCAAATTATGGTAGAGATACCGATACACCATGCGTTCTTCTTGCAAATAAGCAGGGAGAAGTTTACGACACAGAGGTAACTGATATTAAGTTAGTTCGTGGCGATTTATTAACTAAGGACGATATATACATCAAGGTAGTTAATACTACCGATTTGTCTTCTCATGTATTTGTAGACAAAGAAGGATATATTAGTCGCAATGATTGTTATTACCATACCGATAACGCAGTGTATCTTGCTATTGAGTATTATTGTCAAAATTTCTTGTATTTTGATGATAAAATTTACAAGTTACGTAAGGATATTGAAAAAAAGTTTATCGAACTTCTTTCAGACGAGGACGAGAGAACTTTTATCTTTGAAGATTGCGATATGTTCCACACTTGCATAGCTACAAATGAAGAAAGTTTTAAAAGCATAAGCGTGGAAGATAAACGTGTTATGTTGAAAGCAAATACACAGACTTTCCCTTTAGGTGCGCTTAGTATAGAGGGAACATACAATTTATTACAACACCTAATAGATTGTTTGGAAGATAAGTGTTAAATAAAAGTTTAAAGTAAGGAAATATTTGGTAGTATAAAAATAATTGCTTACCTTTGCACTCACAATTCAGTAATAAACAAACAAATTAAGAATTATGGAAAATTTAACTATTCGTGTGATTACATCTTCAAATGTTGATGCGTATGTAATGATTAACAATGTTCTTACATTGTGTTCTATCAAGTTTCATAGTGTTGATACATTAAGCGGTGTTATTCTTTACATGGTCACATCAAAGGGAAGTGAGGAGAAAGTAATTTCCAAAAATAAAAATGGTGTTACTTTCTTTGAAGTGTCACAGAAACCTTTTGAAGGCAAGATAATGAAAAATTTTGTCGCTTACAATTCTGTAGAGGACTATGAGAAGGATATCCGTATCGAGGAGGAGTTGTCACTTGTAGACTTCTTGAATGGTTTAACATCGGTACGTGAATTGCCTGCACAACTTGTTAATAATGGCGGTACTAATTTCTATGATTTTGTATCTTACAAGTTTGCAAATGGTGATGTTGAGGAGGTACACATAGGTGCACCTATTATATATGGAGAGAATGGAAAGTATGATAACGCTTTCAAGGGTATTTACAAGACAAGGGAGGAGGCTTTGGCTTGGAATGATATTAAAGTATCAGAGAACGGAACTGAAACTATTAAGGAGGGTATTCTCAAGGCACTTTCGCTAACAGACGAGCAGAAGGAACTTGTTGATGAGTTTATGAAGATGAAGGATAAACTCAATGAGAATAACATTCAAATCATTTATGATAATGACGAGTGTTCTATGTCATTTCTCAACACAAGCAAGTATGATTTGGAATGTGCTTACAAAAAGGAAGAGATATATGATAATGACAAAGAAAGTTATGAGGAAATTTCAGAGTTCTTATATGAACCTTTGAAAAATATCTGTAGCAAAAACCCTACATATGATATTTACGACTTTTACGACGGAAAGTATTTTGTAAGAAAGAAGTAAGTAAGATAACAAAATATAAGTGCTATTGATTGAATGTTGATAGCACTTATAATAATATTAATTTTCAAAACATACATTTATGTTACCTATTTTCGGTTTACATTTAGGCACTTATGCAATATCCCTTCAACATGACGAGATAGAAAAAGACAAGTTGAATAATTTTAATATGCTTTGTGTCAAAAAGATTGAATATCCTACTATGGAACTCTTTTTTCAATTGGGAAGGGCTGCAAATAGTGAACCATATAGTGCTACATGGTATTTACAAATTCACGAAGGTATCTATACTCTTACATTTTCAAAAGATGATGTAGATAGTACAAACTATTGTTACCTTAAAATTAAAGGTACAAAGGAATGTAGCTTGGAAATTGCCGATAAGTTATTAAACTATTTCACAAAGTATGAAATTAGTTTTAGAGAAAAACTACATAACTTGTCAAATGACGAACTTATTAAAATAACAAACCATTATTTCAGTAAAGAAATTTGGTACGAGTATTTTCTACAAATCGAAGGGGAGAGTACGGAACCACATAACAAACTTTTAAAAGATTGGTTATGTAGGTTGATTTCAACTCATTTAGATATAGATAAACTTATAAAAGACGGCTTTTGGCAAACATAATTCTATAAATGTTTAAGCGGTGTATTTGCATAGAATTGCTTATATACCGCTTTTCTTTCGTTCTAAGCGTTTTAAACTATAGTTTAGTATAATTGTTCACTTAGATGTATTTCAACGTCTTAAAACGCTTTTATTTCATGTTTGATAATTCTTTCATTCGTATGCGTATATATTATATCAATATAGCGTTTGTTTTTGAATTGTTAATTATATGTTAAACATTTAATTTCTTTTGGCTGTTTGAGATTTATTATCTATCTTTGCAGTCATAAATCAATATTAAAATTATGGATAAAATTAAAGAACTTATCAAGCAATATGATGATATTAAAAAGTCTATTGTCGATGCTATTAAAGAATTTGTTGAGAACAAAGGAGGAAAGATAACAATAGAAAATGATTTTTATATTAATGAAGATGATGTAGAAATTGAACTACAAAGTCTTTACATTGAAAATGATATATTATATTACAATTTTTGTTATTATGATGATTTAGAGGAAGATAATGCCCCTATCAGTACAGATTCTTTTACTGGTGATACTTTTCGTGAGTTGTTAAAATATCTTGACAATAACTTTTAATAAAACAACTAAAACATTTAGAATTATGAAACAGACGTTTTTAAAAAAACATTTGGAGGACTTGAAATCATATACAGAGGAAGAGTTTGATAAGATTGACTATGAATTAAATCTTATTGATATGTCCGTTGTTGATGTGGACTTAATTCGTAGGGATATTGTTAATCAATTAGGAAGACCCGTACATACTTTCAGTAAACATACTGATTGGTATTTGAATTATAACGGACAAATATTCAAGGCTATGTTTGTTAATGGTGATAATGGAAGGTTTAAGACATTGTATCTATCTTCGGAATTACCGATTAACAATAAAGTTATCAATGCTATTGAAGAGAGTCTTAAAAAGGAATTTGATGAGAAGGAGGACGAAATTTAAATGTTCATAGTTCGATAATTTGTTTATAGTGGCGTAACTTTCCTATATGAAGGTTATGTCACTTTTATTTTTAGTATGTAGTTAACTTTTATTAATATAATATTTTTGGTAGTTTCAATTATTATGATTAATTTTGCAATCGTATTTCAATAGTAAACAAACAATTAAAACAAATAGAATTATGAAAACAGAAAAGAAGTTTAAGTTGAGAGAAGACCTTACAATGTCATATAATGGTCACAAACTCTATCGTATTGAACTATTACGAGATTTTAGAAATCTTCATAAGGGTGACTTAGGCGGTTGGGTTGAGAAGGAGGAAAACCTTTCTCAAAAAGGTAATTGTTGGATTTATCATGAGGCAATGGTATATGGTGACGCACGTGTTTGTGGAAACGCTACTGTTACAGGTTATGCACAAATATATGACAATGCAAAAATCTTTGATGATGTGACCGTTTATGACAATGTAAAAGTATTTGGCAATGCAAAGATTTTTGATAATGTTATTTTATCAGATAATGCCCAAATATTTGAAAATGCAAGTCTTCATGATTATGCACAAGTTTATGAGAATGCCATGATTTATAGTCATGCTTTAATTACCGATAATGTACTTGTTTTTGGTAATTCAGTTATTAAAACTTCTGTCAAAGGTAAAGCAGTGATATGTGGTAATGTTGAAATTAAGGAAATGTCTGATTATTATGTTGGAAAGAACATATGGAGTAGCGGACGTTATTTCACGTACACACGTCCTAATAATATGTGGAAAGTAGGTTGTTTCTATGGAACAAGCGAGGAACTAATAAAGAAGGCTTATGAAGATAGTGAGTTAAGCGGTCGTAACTATGAACGAATTGTTAAGTATGTAGAGGAAACATACAACGACATTGAAAGTTGTAAAGGTTGTTAACATTATTTAGTACGGATAATTTGTTTATATGACTTTTTATCCGTACCTTTGCAAACATAAACAACAAGGGAATAGTCCCACAAAAACAAACTAAAACATTTAAGAGTTATGCTACAGATTGATTTTCCAAAGGTTAATTCAATTATTAATGCTTTGTATGATGAGGAATTTGATGATTATAGTGATATCAAATTTAAGGAAAAGTATAATAGGACCGTTAATTTACCTATTGATGATATTATTCGCATACTTGGTGTACCAAATACGAGAATTGATTATAATGCGGATAGTTGGTATTTAAATGTTAATGATGATATTATTCTTATAAGTTTGACAATAGATAAAATTTCTCGAACATATAATAAAATTCAGATTTCAACGACTAATACAAAAAATGAAGATTTGGAACTTATCCTCAAATATTTTCTGTTTCTTTCTAAAGGTTATAAAAACTTGTTAGAAAAGAAAACAAATAGTGAGTTGTTGGAACTTGTTGATACATATTTCAATGCTGATGTTTGGTATGATTTTGCCTTTGATACTGATAGTGATTCAAAAGTATCTTTTAAGAAGGTATTGAGAGAGTTTTTGATTAATAAACTTTTAGACGAGGTTTCTTTACATGAACTTATCTCTGACGGATATATTGAACTTGATTATTAATTCATAATTCTATACATTTGTTTATGGTAGTGTGTTTTTACTTATATAGTTAGCACACTACTTTTTTATTTAATTCAATTAAAGTTTTTGTTTAACATCATTTAACGTTATAAATTTGGTGGTTTGAAAATTTATGCTTATCTTTGCAAATATAAATCAGTAATAGTGCTGAAACAAACAATTTAAAACAAATAGAATTATGAAAGAAATTCACTATTTAGATGATTTGAAAGAGTTTTTAAACGAAACAATTTCTACTGCGGTTGACAAGTTATTGAAAGATAGAACAAATAATTTTTCAGAACTTATTTTAACTTTTACAGCAAAGATAAAGTTAGAAATTACCGAAATATCTTTTAATAATAATTCTGCAATACTTCACCACTATAAGGTAGGACGTTTCAGTGTTCTTGAAATAGTAGATAGTTATAAGGAAAATTATGGCTGTTTGGTAAAAGTAGAACGCATAGAGGAAAGAATTGGTAAAATTTATTACAAAGTGGGGTTATATAAAAAACCATGTCCTTCGTTTGATAAACTAAACAAGTTTATTCCTAATTTAAGACCGCTAATGTATTATGAAGTTAGTTTGCATCGTGAAAACAAAGATATTAATGAGTTTGGAGAAAGAAGGTATCTTTGCTATGACGAAAACGCCTGCAGAAGATTGTACAACACTTTGGAAAGGTTAAACAAAACTTATGGTAAAATTATTGTCTTAAAGCAGATAAACGAACTATGGAACGAAGGTGAACTTGGTTCTCCTGAAAACTTTGGACTGCGTATGTGCCGTTTGGCTGTACAATGTTACTCAACAGAAATGATTTACGATAAAACCCTATTTGTTGCGTTCTAACGGCTTGTTTTTGATTTAGAGTACAATTATACTGCAAATGTGGTTATAACGGCTTAGAGAGCAAATAAACGCTAATCTGAGCCGTTTATTCTTTTTCTACTCTACTCAAAAAATTCTGAAAAGTGAAAATTCCTTCAATTTTTTCCGTTTTTCATGGCCTGGCCACGGTAATTTTTAAATCTAAAGTTGGAATATGATTTTTATTAAAAATAAAAACTTTCCAAACAATGACTTTTCTATTGCACTCTGAAAGTTTTAACTTTTTCTTTTTTTATATTTTTTTCTTTTTATAATATTATAAATTAATACTAGAATATATAATTAATTTATTATATACTAGATATTATATTTTAATTATATATTAATTACTAGTATTATATTATTATTACTAGATATAATATATACGCATGCGCACGCACGAAGGAAACTTTTGCAGAAAATTTGAAAATAATAAAACTATCATCATTCCAACTGAAATAATTTAAATATTTGCGTTTTGACGCTTTATTTTTTGTTTTATGAGTAAATATACCACTTTGTAGTATAAAGTCCCTTATAACGAAAATAAACAGCCTTATAGCTAATTTATTAATTTATACTTCAATTGCAAAGTTATTATCTAAATAAATTAACATAAATTTATAGAAATGTTAATCTCAAGTTAAAAAGAAAAATTTACTTGTACATTCCAACTTTTATTACTATCTTTGCATCGTAATTCAAAACAACAAGGGAATATTCCCATATAACAAATTAAAACAAATAAGAATTATGAACGTATTTCAAGCAGCAATGATGTCAGAAAATTACTTTGAAAATGTCATGGCTGAAAGCGGATATGAACGTTTTACAACATTTTCAAGTGATTTAACAATTGCAGAATTAATGGGAGGACAGAAGGCAATTGAGGAAACCTTTAATCGTATTGTAAAAGAGTGGAAGGACGATGTGAAATATTTTACAGAGTTTACTATGGCTCTTAACATCAAGGCATGGGAATTACATGAGAGAGGAAATGAGCAACTTACAAGATTGTACACTGAACTCTATTATGTTGCACGAGATAAAGCACTCTCTACTTTCAAAGGTGATGATTTAAATTACTTTATTCAAACAACCGATTAAAAACAAAATATTCATAACCTCCTTTCAAGTGAAGGGAGGATATGAATAAATAAACAATTATAAAAAGATATAAATACATTAATATATCTAAATATAAGAATATAATTAAATAAATATATAAAATTAGAAGTCATGAGTAACAAGTCAGTAAGCAAATATCTCAATGTGAAGTTAGAAGATGATAACACACCTTTTGGAGGTATATCATTTATCGGGCAAACGTTGCAAGATTTTTTGGAGGAAGTTGGTGCTGAAAGAGAAACAAACATGGACAAAGTAAATGAAATGTTAAAAACTTGTGGTATTTCTCCGATTAAGTTAGATTAAAAGGAAGGACAATAATATGGGAGAAAATAAGAAAAAGAAATATCAATCAGTAGCCGTTGCACAAGTGAAGGACGGCAAAGTAATTGCACGTTATAATTCATGCACGGAGGCTGCAATTGCTTTAGGAAGTAACAATCGTGCAACCATTGGAAATATTGCAGCGTGCGCAAATAAAAAGCGTAAAAGTGCTTTAGGATATCAGTGGTTGAAACTTACAAAGGTAACAATTACAGCAAAGTAAGTAAAACAAGTTAATATACTTGCAAATGAATAAAACAAGTAAATATGATTGTATTACATAATAAAATAAACAATAATGGAGGGAATATATAAGACATACATAGAACAAGATAGGAAAGATGCTATAAATCGTATGGAAAAATTCAATACGTTTGAAGTTGATTTTACTATCATAGTAAGAAGTTCACGCCCTTCTATAAGGGTTGTTGGTGAAGGGTGTGTATGTACAATCATAATAAATGAAGTACAATATGATAAAAATAAAGACGTATTTACTTTGAAATACGAAACATACAACACACGAATAGAAAAGAGATTAAATGAAGATGAGTTTTCTTATTCTATGTGCGATTTTGTATTTAATGAAGTGTTGAATTATATCAATATATCAGTGTACAAGAAAATATAAACATAGTTACCTCATGAAGGAATATACAAATACCTTTATGAGGTTTTCTTTTGTTATCTAATAGCTTATATTCAACTTTATAGGTACATATAAGGTTACTATTATTTAAACGTCTTAAAACGCATATATTAGATTCATTCATGCGTATGTGTATATTATATAATCTTCTATAATCATTCAAATGTTAATTAAAAGTTAAAATAAGAAATTTACTTGCGTATTTGAATTTTTATCCTTACATTTGCAAGCATAAATCAGTAATATTGCTGAAACAAACAATTTAAAACAATTTAGAATTATGATTAAGTTTGAAAACGAAATTGCCAACGCTTACAAGCAGAGTGAAGAGTACAAACAGAAGGAGAAAATGTTTTCATTGAGAGATAAAATTCTTTCTTTGGGTGATAGAATTATAGATTTGATAGATACTGCAAATCATTTGATAAAGCATAGATTTTTGCTTGTTAGTACACTTAAACATAGTAAATTAAAGGAAAGTGATAAAACACGTACTTTATGTGCAATTGCTAATGGTTGGGATGAAAAATTAGGTTTTCTTAGTTGTTATGCAATTATAGGTGATGATGATGAGAAAGAAAGAATAAAATATATCGGTGTGGAAAACGGTAGCACAGAGAATCCAAAAAATCTTATGATTTCTCAGGAAGGTGTATTTTACGGCACTTTTTGGAACAAAATAGATATTTTTGAATATCCATATCCTCAAGACGTAATAAATGATATGGAGTACTTTTTGAATAATTTTGATAAGTTTGAGAAAAACTTTTATGACAAGATACAAGAGTTGTGTTGTAAAAAATAAGTGAACAAAGAAGGTAAGTAGTTTGAGAATAATTGCTTATCTTCTTTGGTTTACATCTAAAATTATAGATATGTTAATTAAATGTTAAATACTTAATTTTACTTGCATAATAAAAAACTTATTTGTACCTTTGCATCAGTTATTCAAAACATTAACAATTAAAACATTTAAGAATTATGAATTTAGTTAATATTGAAAAGTATTTTGAGAATAAGTTAAAAGATACAGAGTGGAAGGTTAGCACGACAATCAACGAAAAAGAGAAACAAGTTGAACTTTCGATTGAAAAATGGTCGCCTACAGGACGTGATATTGTTTTTGAGTACGAGTTTAAGGACAACACTACAAAGGAACAAATTTATAAAACATTCAAAGAATATGACGAGAGTTATGATGTATCATATGAAACTTACATTTGGCTTGATTGGGACGGACACGGAAAGAATGGTGCACCCTATGAATTGAAGGACGTATTGGAAGATACTATGTGGATTAAGAATGAACTTAAGAAACTCTCAACACTATTCGAAATTAAGTAAGAACAAACAAATTTAAATAATAGAATTATGAACGGACTATTTAGAAAACACGCAATTTCTTTAATGAAAGCAAATGATATTAAAGAATTAACGTTTATCAGTAATGAAGGCGAATGGTTAATCGAAGATGTGCCTTATGTTCTTTGTCAAGTAAAAGAAGATATTTTAGATTTGGCAGTTAGTAAAGTCATCTTGAATGATGATGATAAATTGCAAATTATTGTAAATGATTGTGATGATGTTTATAGATTAAACGAGTACGACCCATTATATAACACAATGGAATATGTTTACTCAACTATAATAGAAGACATAAACAAGGAATTGGGAAATGGTAACTGATAAGAACGGAAAGGAACTTTATTGCGGAGATTCGGTACGCTATAATAGTGATAGTGAAAGTTTCTGTGAAGGTGATAATGAACTGACATGGGTTATTTTCAGAATGAGAGATAATGGTGTGGCAGGGGATAGTGAAATTTACATTAAAAATGGGTGGGAGGAAAGAACCGCTTATTCTTATGAAATTGAAAAGATAGAAGACGAAAACAATTAAAATAAATACTTTCATAATTTAATCCTATCAACGTAATATAATACATTGCGTTGGTGGGGTTTTATTTTGTGTTTGACGGACTTAAATTATATTCTTGACAAGTTATAAGAAAGTGACTATAAAACACGCTTAAAACGCAAATTATGGTTTAACTGTATATCCTTCATGCGTATGCGTAATATATTATATATAGCATATCGAAATAATATCTCAAGAGTAATAAAGTTAATTATATGTTAAATATAGATTTTTATTTGTTTATTTGAAAGTTTATTGTTATTTTTGCATACATAAATTAATAACAAATAAGAATTATGAATAATAGAGAAGAATTTAAATATTTCCTTATGTCTTTTATGAGAAGGAATAATATAAAGGGATTCGTCTTTAAAAATGATGTACCCGAAGTTTGTGCCGATTTTAACGGAAACTATTGCAATGTTTCCGTTAATAAAGTGATAATAGATGATTGTTTCGATTATGATAGATTACTATATTACGTAACATATTGCGGTAACAATTATATTCTTAATGATATGGATATTGATACATACTCTAAATGGGAGGTATTCAATTGTATTAAGAGAAACTTTCTTAATAACGTATATCCTTATGAATTTGAGGAAAGATTTAAAACTTTAAGTGTTAAGGAAAGAACTTTGATACACAATGAATATGCGTTATTTAACGCTGTAGATGATTATCTAATCCCTATGGAATATTTCGATATTTTTAAAAATATGGAGATTGAGTGTGGAAAGAAACCATTAATTTGTGAAGATAAGTTTAACAAAAAAAGTAAATACTTTGTATGTGACAAAGAAAGGAATACAAAGAGTTTGACAAGAAGGGAGGCATCAGATATAACTTTCAAATATCTAACTGAAATGTATTATGATATTAACTTTATGAAAAAATTACATGAAAAATATCCTATCTTGTTTGGAGATAAATAATAAGTACACTTTTAAGTAACATTTAAAAATAAAGTTATGATTAATATAGATTTTAAAAGATTCAATAGAATTTTTGACACCCTTCAACTTGAAGAGAAAATTTTTATACACAATACATTTGCTAACAATAATAATGAAGAAATATTTTTACACCCTATGTGTGATTATGGTCAGTGGGTACATTCCTTTAATAGAAAAGATTTCAAAAAACAACTTAACTTTATAAACTTCAATACTAGACATAATTTTTATACGTGCGATAAAGATTATAATATTAAAAGTGTTACCGATAATGAGGCACTTGAGTTAGTAAACAAGTATCGTGATAAAATATTTGAAGACAAAGAAACTATGAATTACGTAAATGATTATTTGAAAATGTCTATATAAAAGACATAATTTATAACCGACACGAAACAAATGTCATGTCGGTTATTTTTATGTATTAACTTTGTTTAACTATAATAATTTTGTATATTCGATTTATATCATTAACTTTGCAAATATAAATCAATAACAAATAGAATTATGAAAGAAGTTAGAATTGGTGCGTGTGCAATAAAGAATTATTCATGTGCAAATATAAAAGGAATAAAAGTTACTTTAGATTTCGGTATTAACACTGATAAAGATAGTGTATATCAGTTTGAAGGTAAAACGTTGTCGGACTTTGAAGACAAGGAAGGTAACATAAATGAAGATAAACTATTTGATTATGTTACAACTTGTTTACAAAAGCGAAACAGAAAGTAATACACACTTTACAAAAAATTAAACAAATAGAATTATGTATCAAGATAATAGAAAGAAAGCTATCGCACGTATGAAAAAGAATCGTACGTTCATTGTAGATTTTAGTGATAGGAAATTGAATGAACGTCCATACATTGAAGTATTATCAATTAATCATCAAGATGTTTATATGTGTGCTGTAAAAAGAGTTTCTTATAACAAGAAGACAGATAAATTCTATTTTACGTCCACTAATTTACTTAATGGAGAAATGGTTACATCATCAGAAGATAGTGTATTATCAGATGATATGTGCGAAAAAGTTTTTACTAACATATTAGTTTAAGATTATGAAACAAGTAAATATTAATAACCTTCAAATTGAAGTATATCAGAAGGAGGATAACATTCCCGACACTTGTACAACATTTATTACGCAAACAAAACCTATTGCGAAGAGTGTTTTAGAAAGTGTATTTGGAGAACCGACAAAGGACAAATTAAGTAAAGATAAAGAGATACATTACACGTGGGTTATTAGTGTTAATGAGAAGTTATTTGAGTTGCACGATTGGAAGAGTGGAGAGTGTGATGATAACGAGCCTATTGCATGGAGTGTTCGAAGTATAGACGCATCAGAAACACTACAGAACGAGTTTATTAAAACTCTCAACATCTTAAGTATATACAAATAATAATTCGATTAACATTTATAAATATTAAAAATTTGCACAAGTCAAAATAAATACGTACTTTTGCAAATGTAAATCAGTGATATTGCTGACACAATTTAATTAAAACAATTAGAATTATGAAACGTTGCTTAATTTGGACAAACATTGACCTCTATGATGAGGAAACAATGAAGGAAACACGTGAATATATGCGTGAACAAAACTTCAATGACCTTTCAGACAATAACGTAATGAGAGTTATTGACGAAACAAATAATATGTACATTGATGACGAAAGAGATAATCTTTCTGAAAAATATACTAATTTTAAGGGGTATGTAGTAGCGTTTGCAGAACTTGGACTATGGAATGGTGTACGTGTTGCATCAAAGGTGTACAACGACATTTCAGACATTCTACAGAACACATCATGTGATGAGTGCGAGTGGTACTTGGACGAGTGGAATGTACGATTTAGGGGTGTACATCATGACGGAACAAACAACGTATTGTATAGATACGTGGACACTGAAAAGAGAGCCTATGACATTATGAACAAAATTGCGTGCGGAGGAATGAACCTAAAGCAATTTAAGAAGGCTACAAAGAGTATCCGTCCTTTTGTAAAGAAGGTTTATGGAATTGATGACAAGAAATAAATCTTATTAAATATAAATTGTTTTTATGCTAATAGTGGTATTGCTTGGGATAAGTAGTACCACTTTTCTATTTATTGTCACTTTATTTCGTTTCTGACGACTTGGATATATAAACTTGATAACTTATAAGATAAACACTAAAATAAGCGGTTAGAACGCTTTAGAATAAGTTTATTTTTTCCTTCATGTGTATGCGTAATATATTATATATAATACACAAAAGGCACTTAATGTTAATTATATGTTAAATTAGTAATTTTCTTTGGTAGATTGAAATTAATTATTTAACTTTGCAATCATAAATTAATAAACAAATTAGAATTATGGAAACAAAGAAATATAAAATCAGAAAAGATTTAAGTTATACATTTGACGGACACAAACTTTATCGAGTTGAGGCTCTTAAAGACTTTGGAAATGTCAAGAAGGGTAGTATAGGTGGTTTTATTGAGAAAGAAGATAATCTTTCACAAGAAGGCAATTGTTGGATATTCTTGGACGGAAAAGTTTACGACAATGCAAAGGTATTTGGTAATGGTATAATAGACGGCTTTGCACAAGTTTGTGGCAATGCAGTGGTATTTGGTAATGCACAAGTAAGAGGACATTCTAAAGTTAAAGATAACGCACGTGTGTTTAATAACGCACGTATGGAAGGTTGTTCTATTGTTAAGGATAACGCACAAGTGTATGGTAATTCCCTTCTATTAGATAATGCACAAGTTTGTGACAATGCAAATTTAATAGGTACTTGCTTGGTGAGAGATAATGCAATTGTTTGTGGTGACGCTTATATATACGATTTTGTACGCTTTATTAGTGATGCAAAAATAATGTCACCTGCTGACTACTATGTAGGTCATGAAAATTGGGAAGGTGGTCACACTTTTGTTTATACACGTTCTAATAATCAATGGTCCACGCTCTTTATCAACGGAACAAAGGACGAAATTTTAGATTTTGCAAAATTACGTGGTGAGAAATATTATAACTTCTATAAAAACGTAATAGAATTTGTAGAAAAATTATATTCTTAAACTAAACATAATTTAACAAGGAAAATCCAAATATATAAATTTTCCTTGTTAAATTTGCAGATGTATTTCAATAACAAACAAATTAAAAACATTAAGAATTATGAACAATGAAATTAAACAAAGAGTAATACGTTTTTTTAAAAATAACGATTTACAAGAAGTGCGCTTTATTGACGAAGACGGATATGCACTTGTTGAGAATATTCCTGCTATGGCTTATATTGAAAGCGATAAAGAATATTATCCCGTTATAAGAGCCTTTGTTGTTGGTAATGACATTTGTGTTGACTTAATGACAGATGATAGTATGAATGAATGGGAACAAACATCTATCGAAAAATGCGATAGTATTAGTCAAATGAATGTTTATAATGCTATACTTGAAACATCTTTATAATAAATAATAAGCATTATGGAAGTATTAGAAAGTTATTGGGACACTATCTATATTTGTGACGAAACTCTTATCAATATGGGATATGGTCCTTTCTTTAATGACAAAAACCCACGTACTGAACACGAGTTCAAAATGTTGTTTAAAGACGGAATTGCAGAGGAGGTAAATATTGTAAATGGAGTTCCCGAAACTAAGACGGACAAAGATAGTATTATCTTGGAATATCCACGTAAAATAGACCTTTCCGAAAAAGATATTAAGGGAATTGAAGGGATGTGTGGTGTGGTTGATTATTATCATATTGCTTTGTTTTATGGAAATCCAAAGTACCGCAATATGTTAAATAAAAGTTAAACAGACAAAATTATTTGGTAGTGTAATGATAATTGCTTATCTTTGCACTATCATTTAAAAACAAACAAAACATTTAAGAATTATGGGACAATATTTTAAACCTATCATTATTGACAAAAAAGATAGTAAAAAAGTAATTGCATCATTGCACTCACATGACTTAAACTGCGGTTCCAAGTTAATGGAACATTCTTACGTGGGTAATATATTTGTTAATACCTTTGCTACTCTTATTAATGATGAGGACGGAAAGTATAAAGGTTATCCTATGGTATGGGCAGGTGACTATGCGGACGAGGTAGACGGAAAATATAACCATTGGGATATTGCACGTATCAATAATACTGACGAGAATGTAAAGGACTTGAAAGCAAATGAGTACCGTTACTTTATCAATAAGACAAAGAAGGAATTTGTCGACATTGAAGATTGTCCAAATGTTAAGGATATGATTGTGCACCCACTACCTATCCTTACCAAGTTGAGTTATGATAAGTGCCACGATTACAACCCTAACGAAGGGGAACTGAAATTTATCAGCTCATGGGCAACGGACGTTGTTGTATCAAGTAACAAGTGTCCAAACGAGAATACATATAAGCGTATTAAACCAAATTTTCACTTGTAAGATATAAGGTTATGAGTAATACATTTAGAGATGTAATAAAGTCCAACTTATTAAAGAATTGGAAACCTGCAAAGTTCAGAAAGCGAGAAATCCTTTCTGAACGAGTGAATGAAACGTTAGGAGGACTTGCAACAGAGATAACACTAACGGACGTTGGAAATGATGTATCAGTGCTTAAACTTGCTTTTGGAGATAAGAAGGAAAAGTTCGAAGTTGCGTGGAAACAAACAGAAAATGGCTGGCATTCAATCTCAAATATAGATTAGTATAGATAAGTTTTGTAGTTAATATTAATTTAGTTATTAAATTGTTTAGTCAAACCATAACCGCTTGAGATAAGTAGTTATGGTTTTTTGTTTTTATTAACATAAATAATTTGGTTAATTGAAATAAATTACTTACCTTTGCATACGTAAACAATAAAGGAATAGTCCTACAGAACAAATAAAAACAAGTAATTATGACAAGTCCTAATTTAAATTCTATCTTGGATAAAGTTATTAAAGACAATAACTTTGAAGGATTTTTGGAGAACGTTAATTACAAAGTAAATGTAATTAAACTTGCCTACAATATGAAACGCTTTTATGTTTCAGATAAAGATAGGAATATGATTGCTATATGCTTTGATTATGATTATAAATACAATCGTGTCATTGCAAGAGAGAATTACAATGAGTATGTATTTGCTCGGTTATATGGTTGGTCCTTTAGGAATAATATTGCAATTAAAGAGATTACACACGAATTGGACGAGAAAACCAAAAATAGTATCATGTGTAGTTTATCTTTCTTTATAGGATATGATAAGTACACGGAGGACGATGTTAAACGTATTATCTTCAAGTTTACAAAAGAATTAATTAAACACACGGACGATATAAGTGTATTAAGCGGACGTTATTTCAGTTTGGTAAATAAACCTACAGAATTATATTTTGTCCGATTGGGAGAGAAAGAAGATGATAAAATAAAGATTGAGATTAAAGATATGAAGAAGGAAGATTTGATTACATTCTTCTTTGATTTACTTTATTTCAGTTAATATATAGGGTTATGAAAAAGAATAATACATATTCAGTCAAATATAATTTGGTAATATCAATTATTATCCTTAACTTTGCAAATGTAAATCAGAAAACAAATAAGAATTATGAAACAAATTAAGAAAGTGTACGTTTTAACGTTGGAGGAAAAAGTTAAGTTTACTAATGATGTATTAGTACTTGGCACATTTAGTAGTGAAAGAAGTGCTAAACAAGCAATGAAGGAAACATTTGAAACTATTTACGAGAGTGAATATTCCAAAATGAATAAAAATGATTATATAATTACAAAGAGTGATGATATAATGCACATTTCAGAAGTTCAGAATAGTGTTCACACAACATTGAGAATTACCGAAACAATACTTGATAAGTGGGAAAAGTAACAGATAAATTTATTAACAAATAAAAACAAAGAATAATTATGGAAGGAAAGAATATTTTTATCGTTACACAGGAAACACAAATGTGTGGAGAAACATACTATGCTACTATTGCAGCGTATAGCAACGAGGAAGACGCTAAAAAGAAAATGAAGGAACTTATCAAAGAAGATATGTCTTACTTTGAAAACGAGTTTCCTATAGACGACATTTTTGTAGATGAGAATGAACACGCAATTTATATTAATGTAATAGATAGCGATGAGTATAGTAAAATTGAAATAAAGAAGATAACTCTCTATTAATAGGGAGTTATTTTTATTCTAAATAAACATATTTATTAAATAGAATAGATAAAATATACAATTAATAATATATGGAACGTTTATATAGAATTTGGAAGACATTATCACCTATAGATAAATTCTTTTACGCACAAGAGTATTGGAAGAGTGTTAACTCACCAAAAATGTGGTATGGAATGAATGAAATAGATACAAAGTTAAAAGGTTACAAACCTATTGATGTTTTAAGCATAATACAACCAAGAGAGTTTGATATAAGAGATAGTTTCTTTAGATACAATGAACATCATCTTTTAGTTAGCGGAAACGCAGAAGATGTCATGAAGGATATTAATTCCGATATTGATAACATTATAGAATATAACGCAAACGAATTATAAATTATTATTACATCTATACTTAATTAAGTACAAATAGATTGTGTATGATAATTATATAAGATTAAATCAACTTTTAAAGCAAATAAATACATAATAAAAAGTAAAATATAGATATGGAAAATTTATATGAAAAGTGGGAAACTTTATCACCAGTAGAGAAATTTCAATATGCCGAAGAGTATTGGGATGCTGTAGAGTCACCAAACAAATGGTATGCAATGAGCGACTTTGATAATCATTTTGCAGACTACCCACCATTTGAAATTGCACGCAAACTCGCAAGCGGAAAGTTTAACCCATACGATAGTTTCTTTAAATATGACAGAAACGGAAATGTAATTAGCGGTACAGCAGGCGATGTTATGTTAACCATTAATGATAATATTGATGAGATTATTGACTACTTTGAGGAACAAGAGTATTAATAAACAAACACATAGATAACTTGTATAAAAGGGATAGTAATTTATATTGCTGTCCCTTTGTTATTATATTATATATATATTATATATACACACGTATAAGACATATAAACCAAATCAATATCCAAACACTGACTTATATAAGTACAAGTAAAATACGTGCGTTAACTTTAATTAACTATAATAATTTTGTGGAATGAAATAAATTGCTTAACTTTGCAACATCAATCAAATAAGAATAGTCCCACAAAATTTTTTAAAAACATTGAATTATGAAAAGAAATATAATACTGATTGGTTTAATATTATTGTTAATAATATTACTTCATGTTGCACACACTTACTCAACTTTGAGTGATTGGAAAATGATTTCATATTGCTTTATGTTTTTAGGTGTCTATTTGATAAATAAATAACAAAGGGTTAAACAACCGACCACCCTAATTAAAGAGTTGGTTAAATTTAAAGATATTGAATTATGAATAAAATTTTTATACAATATGGCTTGGTATGTTTGTCAACAATATTAATGTATATTGTAAACGCTTACTTACTTCTTAGTGGCTGTCAAAATATTTCAGCGTGGTTTATTCTTTTAGGTGTCTATTTCGTGTGTCTAATACTTATCCACATTGAAGACATCTATAATAAAATCGGTGAACATTACGTGGAAAAGAATTATGGACACAATAGATATTAAAACAAAGAGTAGTTTTTATTGTTAAAATAATGTTAAATACTTTATTTTATTTGCATAACTCAAATTAATTGCCTATCTTTGCAATGTCAATCAATAACAAAAGGTATAACAACAGACTACCTAAATAAAATGTCCGTTAAATTAATTATCATTGAATTATGAATAATACAACAAACATCGAAAGCGTTTACAATTTAGTTAAGACTATTAGCACAAAGTTTGGTGCTGCAATGGTTGTAAAGTCGGAACCAAAATTTAGAGGAGGTAAAAGTTGTCCTTTCGTGGGAAGGGTAGAGAAAATGACACTAATAACAAATTGCCGTTTTGGTAGTTATGTAAATAGTGTAAACGCTACTTTGGAAAAGAAGGGACTTGATACTGACTACAAAGCAGCACCCCGAAAAGGAATGAAATTTGTAGAAGGTATGTACCCTTATATTCTTCAGTCTGACAAAGATAGTGAACAATTTTATTTAACAATGAATTACCGCCCTTCAGACAAAACCACTTTTGAAAACGTCTTTGTATTAGACGGCAAAGTGGTCACAGACGACACAACACGTGCGGACATTGAAAGTTGGATTTATACCGCACCTAAAAAAGACAATGCAAAACAAACGGAGGCAGGACTTGAAATGGAGGAGCAAACGAAGGTTGTTACATATAAACTACAGAACATTGTGCAAATAGGTAAAACGCACGACCTAAAAATGTTGTGGGATATGTTGACAAAGTAAATACTTGAAAGGTAGTATCAATTTAGGGTACTACCTTTATTGTTTATATATGGTTTATTTCACTTTTAAGCGGTTTTATTCAAACAAACCTATAATTACAGTATTTCTTTAATTAAACGTATTAGAACGCAAATAAATGAACTAATAGCGTAATTTACTTTATTGTTATAATATTATATATACGCACACACGAAGGAATAATACTTAATTGTTAATAAAAGTTAACGCTATGAATATTTTTAATAAAACATTTGGTAGTTTAAAATTAATTGCTTATCTTTGCATCGTCAATCAATAATAAAGGGGTTAACAACCGACCACCCTATTTCAAGTATCGGTTAAATTAAATCATTGAATTATGAATAAAGTATATGGTGTTTGGTTTACTACTCATAACAATTATTGCGAGTATGATAAGATTTTAGAACTTTTCCAAAAGGAGGAGGACGCTAAAAAATATTGGAACGAGTGTGTGCAAAAGCACAAAGATAAAATTACTAAGGATATTAAAGTTACAACCACCGACTATAAAGTAGTATTTGAAAACATTAATTCGGGCGAATACGATATGTATTACGTATATGGAATTGAAGTAAAGTAACTAACTAAATATATTGGACTATGGAAATTAAACAAGTAGGCGAATATACTTTTAAATGTGTTCTCAAATTAGAATTTGATGAGAACTTTACTTTAAAAATCTATAATATAGATTTGTTTTCGGGGGTCGGTTTTATTATGCTGTCTGAAATATTATCAGTTGAGGAAAAAAAAGAATTAACAACCTTTCATAATAAACTACTTGAAAAAGGTTTATGCAGGGCGTTTGATAAATTTGAGGTTATTGAGTGTGAACCAAAATATTTGAGGTGTAAAAATCTTTCACAATTAAGAAAGATGTTGGTTAATACATTAAAAAAGTGGATTAAAACGGACTGGGTTATTAGAAATAAAAAATTGTAGCATGATAGAGAAAAGGGGTACTTGTTTGATTTGTCTGTACCCCTTTTATTTCGTCTGTAAGGACTTTAAATAATTTATATGATAACTTATATCATTTTATTTTATTAAGCGGTTAGAATTAAAAAGAATATGCTTTAATTTTAATTTGTTCACTGAATATATAGTATTGGTAGACCCTATGGGGGGGACACCTATTTAACCCACCTACCCACCGCCATAAAAGGGGGTGTTTGAGAACGCCCACGGTTCTCCGTCCAAAATTTTCCAAAAAAATTCACCGTTTTCCATGATGGGGCCTTTTTTCTTACCCATACCCTTTCAAAAAAAATTTTCCAAAAAATTTTTTCTTATATTTTCCAGAAGGGTCATCATTTTTTATGTATCTATATTAATATTTCATTTTTTTTTTACTATAGATTTATTAAAACTAAAATAAGCACTACGATTAATTTTCGCAATGCTTATATTCGTATACTATATAAATTACTTTATAGTTTTATTATTTATCTATTTGCTTTCATATTTTATTACTTCTGCATTAGGAGATAGTTTGAAATATTCTTCTTCATCACAGAACAGTGGTGCATATTCTCCAAAAAAATCATTAAACATATCTTCCAACATCATACTATCTGTCATAAATTCATTATCACTTTGTATTCTATCTTTAGGTGAATATGATACAAGATATTGTTGTTTATTTTCGTTATATTCAAATTTTATAGTAAGCCAAGTATATCGTTTTACCATAATATTTAAAAATTCTCTAAGTAAGTTTTCTAATTTTAAATTTTTCTTCATCTATTTTAAATAACTTGTTAATAATCATTTTCCAAAAAACTCTTTAAATTTATCACTACCATATTCATTATCGGTCAATTCAATAATTTCTCCTATTGTATATGTTTTCTTGCGTGGTTCTGGTAGTCGGTGTTCTATAAAATCTCTTGTACCAGCTGAACATGCACCAGTAATGGTACGATATGCTATAATAGCTTCTTCAAACGTCAAGACATCATCAAGTGACATGTTTTTGTAAGCGGATGTATCTCTGTCTGAAATTTTATAAATTAGGTCAAGTTTTGCTTCTTTAAGGGTTTCACCATGTGCCCAATTATTTTCTCCATCGGTAACAATATATAATTCTTTATCATAACCGACCTGATGAGTGCGATAAACATTGCCATGTTGAGAATCAATGATACTAAGAATATCATCCACTTTAATATACCTCACCCCATTAGATTCCCAGAAGATAGGTTCATTTCGGAATTTTTGACGTTTGTCATAATCCTCTAAAGGGAGTGATGGGTGAACCATACGATTATCATTATAGTATATACAGCCATATATTAATGAATCATTTGGTACTTCTTCAATTTTTGTGCCTTCCAAACAAAGATAGCCATATACAGTTAAATTATTAGGAATTTTAATAATATTTGAATATTCCAAATCAAGATAACCTCCTACAGTTAAATTATCTGGAAGTGATGTGATATTTGTATCACCTAAATCTAAAAAAGTATGTACTGTTAAGTTTTGAGGTATCGTTTTAATTGAACTATTAGATAAATCAATTCCGCCTCCTACAGTTAAGTTATTTGGTAATGAAGTGATTTTACTATTAAGTAGGTAAAGAGTTCCTCCAATGGTTAGGTTATCAGGTAACTCTGTAATTGCTGTACCACTTAAATTAAGCCATCCTCCAATAACAGTATTGTTAGGGATATTTTCTATTGTGGAGTCTATAAAATCTAATCCATATCTTACTATCAGATTATTAGGTAAGGATTTAATATTAGCACACCATATTGATAATTTATCTAATACTGTTAAATTATCTGGCATCAATTTAGCGTTATCGCCTTTTAGAAATAAATTTCCATCTACAGTTAGGTCATTTGGAATAGATGAGATAGTGATATCACGTAAATCCAAATCGCCAATATAATATGGTTTTCCATTCCTTATTTCTAAATTGTAACCAGTTTCTTTAACAAATTGTTTTATTACATTATTCATCTGTTTTATTCATTTCGTTGATAATAATCTCTTTTATTTTCTCATCTTTTAATGTGAAGAAGAATACTGATAATCTTTCCCATTCTTCTTTTCCATATACTTTTTGTTCATTTGTTTTTTCATCTATATCGAATTGAATCACTTTTTCTTTTATGAATATTCTTCCGAACTTATTATCTGCTTTCTCATGATTCCAATTTGTATTATAATGTTCTATGAGATATTTGATAAGTTCTTCTGATGTCTTCCCTTTCATTTCTCCAATTGTTAAGAAGAATCTTGCGAAACGTTTTATGCTATTATCAATACATTCTTCTTGTCTATACACTAACCAATTATATGCATCTTCTACTGTTGGTGTATTCCATGTTTGGCAATCAAATTCAAAGAGTATTGTATTATTTTCTGTTTGGAAAAGTTCATGATATTCTCTTGTAAAGAATGTGCTTGCCATTGATGCTACAATACTTTGTATTTTTGATACATCTCTTTTCCACAGTGCATTTGTATTAAAATATGTTGGAATATTAATAATGATATTCATTTCATATCTCCATGTATATCCAACTTTTGTATATGGTAGATTTTCGAGAAGATATATAAGCGTTTCATTCATAAGTTTATTAAACTTAGAATCGAATGGCTTTTGTATTTTTTGATTTAATTTTTTATAGAATCCCACACCATTAAGAGTAATGATGATTGGTTTAAATGCAGTTAGTGTTTTAATATTATCGTTATATTTCGCTGTACAATCGCATTGTTCTGTTGAATTTATGGCATTAATATATTTATCCACCACATCATTTCCGAATTGTAGTTTCAGCAGTGTATATAAATCATTTAATGTAATATATTTTTGTTGTATAAATCTAAATGGGTTATCAATTTTATTCATATCTTGATGAAATATATTTGTTATTATTTTAAACATACTTGAAGCATCTTCTATTGTAATTTTGGTGTTCATTCTCATATCATGATAGTATATGATATGGTCTCTTTTGATAGAGTACATAAGTTTTATCCATGCTTCTTCTTTAGTTTTTCCGTATGCCCAATGATTTTCTCCGTCAGTTAAGATATATAGTTTTGTATCATCACCGAGTACGTGTGCATGATAAACGTTTTGGTATTTTGAATCAATTACAGTAAAGAGTTTTCCTATTTTTATATATGTTATATTATTTCTTTCCCATATAATCACCATATTATGTAAATCATTTAATTTATGGATTACATTCTCGGGTATAATTTTATTAACATAGGTATTATTAATACTTGAATCATCCGCAAAAACATTTCCGTGTACGATTATATTATCTGGTAAAGTTTTTATATTCTGGTAATAGTATAAGAACAAATCACCTATCACCGTTAAATTTTGTGGTAAGGTCTTAATATTTGAACGTTCAATAAACAGGTCATTACCTATTGTAATATTATCAGGTAATGTGTAAATATTTTTACATTTGTTTAATATAAGATTTTCTCCAATAACGATATCATTTGGTATATATTCAATTGGGGTTTCGTTTAAATCAATGGAGCGTCCTACTGTTATTTTATTTGGTAATGCGGTTATATTTGTATATCCAAGCCAAAGGGAATCTCCAACGATAAGATTATCTGGCAGTTTTTTAATTTTTGTGTTTTCAACATCTAATATCCCCCCAACTTTAGTAATTAATAGTTCTACGAGATTGGTACAATTGCTTAGAGTTAAATTACCTCCAACAATTAATGAATCAGGTATAACTTTCAGCATTGTACAATTGTCTGCATCTAAATCTCCACCTACAATTAAACCTGACGGTAAAGTTTTTATTGGTGTATTATACAAGTTTAAATCTTCTCCAACTGTCAAGTTTTTAGGGAGTTCTAAATTTTTGTCATAATTATCTGCATATAAATGTCCTGATATAGTTAAATTATCTGGTAGATAACCATTATTTGTTTTATCTATATTCAAGTCACCATCGTAAAAGTATTTATTATCTCTTACTTCATATTTAACACCGTCTATTTCTTTATATATTTTATTTTCTTGTTTCATTCTGTCGTAACATTTAATTTATGAAACCATCACCTTTTCTTTTAAGTGATTTGGTATATTATTTAAGTATGAGGTTTTTAAGAATATAAAATTTCCTACTTTTAAATCTTCTGGTAGTTCTGTAAGTTTAAAACAATCTTTCAAAGTCATATAACTTCCGACTATTGTATTTTTTGAAATTGTATTCAAGTTAATGCAACTATCCAGAATAAGATTATATTCTACTTTTAAATTTTCTGGTAAAACAGTTAAATCATAACAATGACTAAGAGTAAGTTCTCTTTTAACTGTTAAGTTGTTTGGGAGTTTTTGTATAGAGGTTGAACGTAATGTGATTGACTGTCCTACATGTATATTATCTGGTATTGATAATATCGGTGAATTTACAATTGTAAGATGACCATTAATATTTAAATTATTTGGTAGTGTTGTAAATTGTCTACAGCCGATAAGTGTTATATTATTTTTCACTTTCAGACTACATGGTAATGATTTTATATTACATTCATTGATATACAATGAGCCATTAACATTCAATTTATGAGGTATTCTTTTTAAAAAACAACAATTATGAATAATAAGGTCTCCATCTACAACTAAATTATCAGGTAATTTATCTATTGATTGATTTATTATATATAAAGTCCCTTTATAATAGAGTTTAGTGTCTATTACTTGATAAAGTATACCATCTATGTTTTTTATTTCTTTATTCATTATTTTATAATTTATTTGTGTTCAACATTTTTAACTTGTTCATTATTATTGAACATATTATTTATTTTGAACAATTTGTTTTACATCTTTTCCATTATCACGATATATTCGTGATTCATTGTTGTTACTGTTTCTCCGACTTTATTTGTTGGACTATTTTTAGATGGCATTCTTTTACTTGGAATATTCCTAACTATAGTTTCTATATGTTTGCAATTATTCTGTTCAAACATCTCGGCTGTAAAATAGTCAAGAGGAATCTGTATACCTTTCACGGTTCTACATCCAACCACATAACATATTTTTCCTTTTGTTCTAACTTTCTTTGCAACATTTCTAATAGAGTTACTATAGTCATTAAGGAATGCTATTACATCTTTATATCTATTATAGTCTATATTTTTTATTTGGTCTAATTCTTCTCTAATTGATGTTGTGGTAAATGTTTCTTCCGTTTGTTTTACCCCTCCCATCAATAGTCTATCAATATTTTTTGTGTCATTGAAATTAAACCATTGGTTTGCCCAACTTGAAAATTGTCCATAAGCTACAGTTGTTTTACTATCCCCATAAGGCGGTGAAGTTACAACCATATCAATAGTTTCATCTTCTATAATATCATTTGGTATTTCGTATACACTATTGAAGTTACATATCTGTGCAGAACTCATACATCTATCATGTGAGATTTTTCCATTAAATTCTTTCAGCCCCTTAATATTCCGTGCGACTATTTTATAGAATAAACCAAACACATCTGGATTAAAATTAGCGATTTGTTTATCAGTCATTTTATAACGTTTAAATTCACTTTTTCTTGTGTAAGATACTTCTCTGACAAGTTCGGCTAAAATTAGCAAAAAGAATTTAGGTCTTGATGCACATACTTTTATAGTTTGTTCTATGTATGAAAGTTTTAATAAGACATCTTCTTTATACCAGTACAGATAGTTTATCAAACGAGAATAATCTTGTTTTACAGCTTTATTAATATCGTAAGATAATATTTCTTTATCTATTAATTTATAATCGTTAATAATCGCATTAATATCGTATGTGGTTGTCTTAATTTCACTAATAAATCTTGCAAGCGGATTAATATCTGTACCGATAGCATTAATGTTAGCAAGAAGTGATTCTACGAGAGTTGTACCACTTCCCATATATGGGTCAAGAATGGTTTTAATTTGACCATCTGGTCTATATTCTTCAATAAGTTTTCTTGCCACCTGTGGAATCATCATTGCTGGATATTTGTGATAGCAATGAGTGTATTCTTTTGTGTTGACATTGTTAAAGTCCCATTCTGTATTATATGTTCTCTTATATTGTTCCATTGTTAAAATATTTTAGAAGTATAGAGTAAAGTTTTAAACTTTCGAATAATGCAAATATTAAAGTATTTCTTAAGTTATTAAAATCAGAGAGTTTACTATTATAAGAGGAAAAAAATGTTTCAGTAAATAACTTTTCAAATTCTTTATCATCTTTTTTCGTGACATCTATTGTATACAACCAACACTTAAATAAATCTATATATTCTTTTATCTTGTCCAGTTCTTGTGAGTTTAAAGTTTCAGGACGATTATTAATACAATAAACGATACGTGCATTTTCTTCCAAAAAGCTAAGTATTTGTCTTGAAAGATATGTTATATTTTCTTTCGTTGAATCAATGGAAGTTATATCATTCCACTTATCATAATCTATTTTCTTATTGATTGTATTATAAATTCTTAGAATTTGGTCTATACTTTGTCCAGCACACTCTATAAAATTTTCTTTCTCAAAATTAGTAAGATATAAAACTATAGTAAGATTATTGAACTGGTTAGTATCACTAACCATCTGAAACATATCACTAAATATATAATATGGTATATTAACATTGTTATCTGGTGAAATAGATATACTCATTGATAAACTATTACAAATTTCAATATCTACAATAGGTGTATATTTATTTACCGATGTTACTGATAGATGTTCACTACATTTATATACATTCTTTTTTGCCTCTTCATATAATTCATTACATAATTCCACAATCTTAGAATCATGAGAGAAACTTGTAAATTCTGAAAGATTAAAATTATTATTATAACTTTGTACGTTCATATTCGTTTTTATTTTAGTTTGACATGCAATTTATTTTTTATAAAACATTTTAGAAATAAATGAGTAATATCTCAAGTAAAGCAAATACATGAATATTAACCTTTGTCTTAATTTTTCAAATTCAGAAATATCTACATTGAATGCTTTTGTGAAATGATTTTTAAAATCATTATCGTCCTTATTAATAACATCAATAGTATAAAACCATCTTTGTAAGAAATAGACTTCATCTTGAGTTTTCATTATCTTTTGAAATAGCATTTCATGGTCAGTGAAATGAAGCATTGTAATACCTGCATGGGACCAATGAGGAAATAATTTATAAATTTCAATAAGAATTGTCATATCACATGATAATGGGTCAAAAGATTGAATTTCACCCCATTGAATATTGTGGTACTTTTTGTATATCGTATTCCATAGAATATTTAGAAAATCTATTGTCATACCAAAATTCTCTACAAATTCCTTTTTATCAATACTATTCAAAAATAAAGTGACGGTTGGATTACTCAACTGATTAGTACCACTAACTACCTCATCATTATCAAATTGAATAATAGGCAAACGTTTATACATACGGTTTTGAATAATAACAACCCTAAGTGTTATTGTATCAATAAATTCAACAATGTTTTGCTTGTATTCAAATGTAAATTCTTTATCATCATTGTCATTTGTAAACATTAAGTCCCACTCAATTCTATTGTATAGTTCATTACATAATCTTACAAATTTAGAATTACTAGAGAATCTTGTAAAAATTGAAGAATCAAAATCCTTGTTATCAATTTGAAATACCATAAATTTTATTTTTAATGTACTACTATTTTTTTAATATGATACAAAGATAGTCATAATACTTTATATAGGCAAATATAAATCAGTTATTTATATATTTTTAACGAACTTTTTCTTATTATTCAAATTAAAAATTGTATCTTTGCAAAGTAATTTAAAAAATAAATGATATGATTTTATTAATTGGAGATATACACGGTCGGGATTTTTGGAAGAAGCCGATACAAGATGTGATTGATGGAAAGTTGGATGTAGAGAGAATTATCTTTATTGGTGATTATTTTGACCCTTATCCATCTGAGGGAATAACTGAAACGGATGCTATTAAAAACTTCTTAGATTTATATGATACCGTTACAAAGAATTTAAGTCCTAATCTATATAGATTCCTTGTAGGTAATCATGATTTTCATTATATTAGTGATTATTTTTATGATATTGCAGTAAGTACACGTTACAGTGATAAATTTGAAAATACAATTAAAGGAATTTTCAATGATGTAATGAAACCTCTTGATATGCGTTTTGCTTGTAGAGAAGAAATTGGTGGAGAAATTGTGTACTTCTCTCATGCTGGAATTAGTCATTCTTGGTATAAAGAACTTAAGAATAAGTATGACAAAGACGAATGGGATGTTTTATTCACTACCAAGGTATCTGATAAGGCAAACAAAAGAGATAAATTTGTAAGATTGCTTGGTCAGATTGGTGAAATGCGTGGTGGATATGATAAAACTGGTTCTTGTTTATGGTGTGACTTAAGAGAGTTCTATGATGACAAGAGAATTGGGGATTGCAAGATGCAAATCTTCGGTCACACGAATGTCGGTGAAGTTCCAGTTATGTATAAAGATTTTGCTTGTATAGATTGTTTTACAGCTTGTATATTAATGGATGATTTAAGTTTGTTTACTTATGACGAGTATTGTGATATGAATAAAGAAGAATAGAAAAAAGAAGTCACACAACCTATTTTTATAGTAGGAAGTGTGACTTTTCATATGAATAAATTGCGTTTAAATCGTATTTTGCTGACGTTCTTCTGCGCATGACAATTCTCCATTATTTGACCAACAATTCATTTGGTCGTTAATGTCTACGCCATTTCTTTGTAGATATTTACCAGTTACAATTTTGTAATCTTTTGGATTCAAATCGTTGTCTTTTAAATCTTGAAAGAAATAATCATTTTTAAAACTTTTCAATTCAGATGGTTCGTAATCTCTGTAATCCCAACCATAAACTATTAAACCAGTTCTTTTATTAACTGCGAAGTAATTATTTCCTTCCTTATCCACACCGCTTTCGGACATTTCTTTTATAATTCTATATGTGGCATTCTCTACCATGCGATGTATATCTGATTCGGTTAATCTAATAATTTTTTTTTGACATTATATTAATATTTTTTTTATATAATATAAATATAATGTTAATCAGCATTTGTTATTTTAGTGAATTATTATTTTCTTCTAATTTTTCTCTAAACAGTTTTGCTATTTCAGCATTTGTGCATATAACAAATTGTTTATAGTTCTTAGTTTTCTCGTTAAATGCTTTATCGTATGCAAGTATTTTTTCTATTAATTCTTCTTTTGCTGTCATGTGAATATATTTTAATATTTTTGCATCGTTTTAATAGTATATTAAAATGAAGCAGAATTTTTATTATTGCAAAGATATAGTTTATTTTTCATAATACCAAATAATAATATATAAATTTATTTAAAATATTTGGTAATATAATTTTTTATGTGTACTTTTGCTGAAAAAATATAAGATATGGAAATGAACGTAGAAAAAATGTATAATGACTGGTGTGAGCAGGCTAAGAAAGAGAGAGAAAATATAGGAAAAAAAATTTTATTAGGGAACTTTCTGTTAAAAGACTCAAGTATGTCAACTCCGAGAATAAAACAAGAAGAGAATGGTGAATATGCTATATCTTTAGTTTTCGATTATTGGAATAAAGATGAAATTAAGAAATTAAAGAATTATATTAATAATTATGGGAAAATTAGTGGAACAACTTGAAGAATATTTCAATAATACACCAAAAGATATTTTAGATAAAGATATGGAAGAATTTGACTATTTGAATGAAATAGGTCCATATGTTATTACAGATGAGAATGAAATTCATGAACAATATAAAGAGTCTATCTCTTCATTACTTAAAGAACTGAATGAGTTTTTAAATAATGCTTCCGAAGAAGAATTGAAAAGAAATTGGGAAGATTTGAAGGAATGGGAACATGTCGGCCCAAATGCTGCTGAATTTGTTAAAGAATTAGAAAAATATGTTTAAAACATTTTATTCCACTCGAAAGTGGCTAAATAGAGAAGATTCTCCATCTACAGGTTCTGTTGTATGTTATGATGGAGAATTTGAATCACAAGATAATATGTATCGCAATTTGTTTCTCGAAGTTAATGATTGCCACGGCTCTATTAGATTACATAAGAGTAAGGATGATAGCGTATACGATTTTTTAGAAAAAATGAAGTTATTAAGAAGTGAACTTAATAAATTTATAGACCATCTTGAAAATGAAACTATTTATAAAGAAAAAAAATAGTTTATGAATATTAGAAAAATCGTTAATGAAGAGATAAAAAGATTTTTAAAAGAAGACACTGAAGAAAATGGTAGCGTATCTTCACTTGTTCCAGATGAAATAAAGTCATGGAATCCTATAAAAGATTTCAAAGATGGATATTCTAATGGTTCAGATGCTGTTGATGGTAAAATGAATAATAATGGTGGAAATATTTCAAATAATTCCAACCTTCCTTCCACTAACTTATCTGGAAATGCTTTAGGTGGAAGTTCAGAAGGTTCTGCTGGTGGAATGGAAGGAATGGCAGGAGGTGCTGAAGGTCTTGCTGGTGGTATTGAAGGCGCTGCTGGAGGTGTGGAAATGGCTGCTGTAGCTGTTTAATTTTGTATTTATTCATTAATAAAATAATAATCGGTATTATTGCTAAAATCTGCAGTAATACCGATTTATAAATTGTATAATTACAATCTATTGCTCTATTGGTTTAATCATAGAAGTATAACTTGACCATCCAGAAGCTGTCTTATATGTTCGTACCGCATCTTGTGGAACATAGATACTTTGAATAGTAGGTATTTGTTGTAATATATTTAGAAATGTATCTTTTGGAGTATCCGAATTGAATATTATATTTTTTAAACTGGTACTATTCTTAAAAGAATAAGGAGAAATAGTGTTAATTTTATCTGAGAATGTGATTTTTTCTAAACTACTACAATCAGAGAAGCTGTTAAGTCCTATGCTGGAAATATTTTCAGTATTTATAACTTCTTCCAAGTTAGTACAACGGTTGAAAGCCCAATCTTCTATAGCAGTTATTTTATTAGATAGGTAAACTTTTCTTAAGTTAGTAAAACCTTCAAAAAGTGAACGTCCTACAGATGTCTCATTATAATCAAATAAATCTACTTCTTCAATGTACTCCTTTCCATTAGTAATTCCAAGTGGTAACGAATAATTCTGTTTCATATTTATAACATGTTCTCCAGGTTTAAGAGTAATACCTCCTTGTAATGTAGCATTTCCTCCATCTTTTACTGTAATTCTAATAATTGATATATTATTATATTTTACTTCATTACCCTCTTCTTCCAGACTTACGTATGGTTCTGTGTAGTTACTTGAGTCTTCATAATCACTTCTTAGTTGTTTTGTTGTAAATAATTTAACGTTTTTCATAATTTATATATTATAATATGTTTTTTTCATAATATCTCTTAGGTTTTGTATAGATTTTCGTATGCGTTGAGCATCTTTTGCAAGTCTATAAAATTTTCGTTTTGTGTAACCATTTTCTTGTCTGACTATATTCAGACCGTCTTCAATTGAATCAAAAACCATATCAACATGGTCAAGGCTTTTAATGATACCATTATATACTTGCCCACCATCTTTTTCTTGAGCAATGTTGTTTAACTCTTCATTTATTATCTTCTTTATATTAACCATATTTAATATTCGTTACTATGCTGCAATCTACCTATGAGTCTTTAGCTAATGGATAGCTCGCTATTAATAAATATCAATTAAAAATTGGATAACCACAAAATTCTCCACACATTATATAAATTGCATTTATTTATGACGGTGTTAATGTTCTGTCAAGCGTATATTCACCATCAGTACATACTAATTTACTACCACTTGGTATATCTGTTTCTTCTCTTTTTATACTTATCCATTCGTTACGTGTACCATTATAATTAATTCTTATTGGCTGTGTACAACCAAAGAATATACCATCATGTATAGACTTAATATTTTTAGACAAATTAAGTGTTGTTAACGATGTGCAGTTTCCAAACATCCTTGTATTTATTTCGATTACACCACTCGGTATTGTAAGTGCCGTTAATGAAGTGCAACCAAAAAAACAAAATTTACCAATATATTTTACACTATCAGGAATCGTTACTTCCGTTAGTTTTAAACAATTCCCAAATGCCTCATCACCAATATTTATCACTTTATTTGAAAGTGTCACACCTGTTAAATTACTGCATTATAAAAAACTCTTCTACTCAAGTTCTCAAAATCATCAGGTATTGTAATTTCAGTTAACGATTTACAATTTTCAAAAGCGCTATCTTCAATTATTCCACCTCGCATCATAAATGGTGGAAAGAATGGATTTTGTTCTTTTTCCCCCTCAACAAATATAACTTTTTTTAGAGATGTGCAGTTTGTAAATGTACTATTACTAATACTTCCTACTGTTTTTGGAATTGTTACTGTAGTTAATCCACTACACCATCCAAAACTGTAACTTCCTGTATTTTTAATTTTCTTAGGAAAAGTAACCTCTGTTAATGATTTACATTGATTAAAGCAACTCTGTCCAAGACCTTGTAAATTACTTGGTAAAGTTATTGATTTCAATTTTTGACAATTATCAAAACATTTATTGTTCATATAACTTAAACTATCAGGGAGATTAATTTCCTCCAAATTCGTACATTGACTAAATACCTCACTCCCAATACTCATAACACCTTCATTCAATGTAACTTTTTTAAGATTTGAGTTATAACAAAACGCCCCATCATTAATAACTTGAACACTACTGGGTACTACCACTTCTTTAAATTTTGACAACTTAAACCTATAATTACTAATATTAGTTACATAAGATGGTATTTCTAACTTTTCAATATAATTTCCATTAGCCCCTCCTCCCTCAATATAAAATTTAATTAAATATTCCTTATATTTTGTAAAATCATTATCAGCAAATCCACCCAAACAATTAATGGTTTCTTTTAATTCATTTTTTATGGTTGATATTTTTATTAATAATTCAGCTATTGTTTCCATATACTTTAATTAATTTTCTCATATTATTTCACTCGTATTTACATTATCTTTTTATATGTATAAATATATGTATAACTTTAATTATATACATAATTAATAATGCAAAATATTTATATTAAAATTACTTAAAAAGAATGATTAACGAGATTTTTGATTACAGGACTGGATATTACACCACCAACAAAGGTAAGAAAAAGCTAATGGCTTATATAGATTCTTCAAGTAGTGAGAATACCTTTCAATATAAAGATAAATTGAAGAATGAGTTTGGTGCTTCTTTTATGAGTGGAATTGGAAGAAGAGGTGCTTGGGTATGGTGGCTTAAAAGCCCTAATGACCCACGTATCGAAACACAAGTAAAACCAGCGATAGAGTTTTTAACATCCGTTGAACAACCTTCTGAGGAAAATGGTCAGAAAAGAGAATTTGTTGATGTTATTGACCAACTAATTAACGATATGAAGAATGCTTCCGAAGACACAGATATTGTTAATCAAGGTAGTGTTAAATGTATGTCTAAAAATGAAGTAACAGACAAGTTAACACAAATAAAAGAAGATATTATTTCAACAATGTCTTCTAAAGATTTCATTGATAAAATAGCACCTATACTTAAATTACGTGCATCTTGCGGTTATGCTTATTCTATACGTAATACTTTGTTGATTTATATTCAGGATGCAAAAGCTACTGATGTTAGGTCTGATACTAACTGGGGAGAACTTAATAGGAGTGTCAATCATGATGCTTTGAGAATATGTATGTTTAGACCGAATGGTTCTAAGTTATATAGAACAAAAGAAGAACGTGAAAGAACCACTTTAAAGTTCTTAGAGAGCGTTGAAAAAGAGTCCGTGGATGATTTAACACCTGGAGAAAAAGAACGCCTTAGAGTGCTTTTAAATACAAATGATGCAAGTCGTGGGTTCTCTTTTAGCCCTAATTGGTGTGATGTACGTTTTACAAAACAGATAGAATATAAAGAAGACATTTATGGCGACCCAAGTGCTATAAACAATCTTCCTTGGAATAGTTATGATGCCGAAGAAAATGAATATATGTCTGATTTAATTGATGCAGCTATCGCTGTAGCACAGAAAGCTGGTGTTAATATACAATATAAATCAGAAGAAGAGTTAGGAGGTGCTAAAGGAAACGCAACGTCTACTGGTGTTATTAATTTAATTCAGAATGCGCCAAGAAATGTCGGAATGTTAAATACAGTCATACATGAAACGGCTCATCAGTTATTACATTTTACTTATCTTAAGTCTAAGAATCCTGAAGTGAAAGACTATTTCGTTGGTACATCAGCTGGTCGTGCACTTGTTGAACAACAGGCGGAATTAACAGCATTGGTTGTATTAAAAGAATTAGATATAGAAGATGATACATCTTTGAATTATATAGCAGGATGGGGAGGCAATAGGAAAAATGCTGGTGTTGTATTTGATTCAATTGCAGGTGCTGCCACATATATAACAAATAATATTTTAGATTACTTTAAAGAAAATGATAAAGAAGAAAAGAATGATTAGAGAAACAATTAATTTAACTGGTTCTGACATAGCTAATATGCTTGGTGGAGATGCTGTTGATGCATATAAATCATCTAAAGCAAAAGAAAAAGAATTAGAAGAGACGATTGAAACACAGAAGAAAAACGTAATGGAAATGTTCAAACGTACTGGTCTTATCCTTTAATTAGTAAACAACAATAATATTATATGGGAAAAACACAAAGAACTATGAAAACTACTGAGTATTTTAAGTCATTACTTGATACACATTCATCAAATAGTACAAAGAACTTTGTCTTAATGTTATCAGCGATAATAAGTGCTCTTGTAAACTTAACTATTTGTTTTGTGCTTGTATATGATGTAACTGCAAATGGTTATATCAAGACAAGTCTATGGGATGCTGGGTTCTTTATTTTATGCACTGGTGGTTACATGGCAGGTTCTGGTTTAACTAAAGCATTAGTTGATAGAAGGCAGAATAAACGTAGTTTAGACGTTAATGAAGAAACAGAGGAAGAAAAGTAAAGCGGTCGAAAAAATCGACCGCTTTTTGTATTATTGGTATCAACATTCAGTTATCTTTCCATTTTCCATTGTATACCACACATTTGGATGAAATTCTTTTCTATCAATAGTGAAAACACACACAGTAGTATAATCTTTAGAATCAGTGTTACAATAATCTGAGAAAACTATTTTAGTTCCACATTCAGCTTGTACATGGTTATGTCTACCATATAGGAAAATAGTGTTATGACAGCTATTACATACAATACTATTATTTTCACCATTGCACATAATAATAGTGTTTCCACCTAATGATATAATTTTATTATTACTGCTATTAACATTTATATTATTATCATCTCCATAAGTAATAATTGTATTAAAATCACCATTTGAATTTATCTTATTGAAATCTCCGAATGATACAGCTGTATTATGATGAGAAGTCAAATTACATTTTATTTCATCTTCAATTAACAATGAATCATTAAATTGACTACAATTGTCAAATCTACCACATGCACTACGTAATAGGAATGTAGCTTTCACTTCGTCATAACATTTTGTATATTCATAGGAATCTTTATGAGAAATAAAGAGTTTATCAGTTTTTCTATATGCAATATTTGAAATGGTTTCGTAATGTCTTTTTACTTCTGTCAAAATATCTTCTAATGTAAGTTTGTGAAGAACTTTCATTCTTTTACATGTTAAAGTTAATAAATTATTTTTTTCAACATCATAACATATACATTCGAATACATCACTACTATATATAAAACAATATTTTAATGCATCTAATATTGTATCGTATACATGATAACCACCTGTGGTAAAATGTCCTTTATATTCTTTACCAACTTCGTAGTAAAATGAGCTATCTTTATCTTTGCTACCAACGAGATATGCTGTTTGTTTTTCTACCATATTTTTTTACTTTTTATAATATGAATTAACTTGATAAGAAATTATATTATCTACATCTTTCCATGATAATGGTGTAAAATCATTATTGTCTACACCGACATCATATTGTGTTGGAAATAGATATTTAAGTCGTTCATCATCTTTCCCTGTAGATTGCATTTTATTTCTCGAATGGACGTGTCCGAATAATTGATAATATTGGTCCTCAACATCCGAATACGTACCAGCGTAACATAAGAACGGATAATGATTTAAATAAACATATCGTTTATCAATTTTAATCAATAGTTGATTATAAACGTTTTCAAATAATATCTTTTCTTGAGTAGGTGATGATGCGTTATTTTTCCAATCGTGATTACCTTTGATGAGAATTATTTTACCATTCAGTTTATCTCTTATTTCTTTTGTTTCAACGAATTTACCATAGGCAAAATCTCCGAGATGGAATACTAAGGCATCTTTTGGAACTTTATTATTCCACTTCTCAATCATATCATTATTCATTTCTGCAACCGATTTATATGGTCGATTGCAGAATTTGATTATATTTTCGTGATTGAAATGTGTATCAGATGTGAAATAAATTTTTTCACCATCATTAAATTTCATATCATAGGTCTTCATATTTACAACAGATTTTTAAAATCTTCTATATTAAGAGGATTAGATATTACATCTGGTTTACGACCGTCATTCCATAGAATTGCAACTTTATATTTTCCGTCTTCAATAACAGGTTCTATTGTTGCTTCATTCTTAATATCAGGGTCATATCCAAAAGGTCTGTAATTAAAGAACTCTGGAGAAATCATCAATTTATCACATAAGTTAAATGCGTCTGATGTTTTTTCTTTCTTTAATAACTCCATTGTTTCATCTCTTAATTCTTTATTATGTTGATAATCATCAATGAAATTAGACCACTTATTCAATAATTCATCAAGTGTACCATCATTGAACAGTACGTTATTTCCGAACAGTTGCCAATTAAGAGATATTTCTGAGAGGTGATTTGATACATTAGAAATATCAGGTCTTACTATATACCAAGTATCACCGCCCATTTCTTCAATCATTCTTTTTTCGTTTGGAAAACGTACATCTTCTATAACGTAATCGGCAGGATGTAATTGGATATATTCCCTGATTTTCTCCATATGCCAATCAGGATTAATATATCGTATGATATTTGTACCTAAGAACTGAAGCAAATGACGTACATTTTTAATCATTACACCATTTATATTTTCTTTCTGAACAATATTCCAGATAACATCAGTCGGTACTTCAATACGTTTAGCAAAGTATTCACACGCATCTTTATCAAAGAGAATGTTCAATTCCTCATTAGTGTTTTTCATTTCGTTAAAAACGTCTATATTTGCAACGTTTAACCATTCCATACACATTTTCTTAAGAGGCTGTGCAAAATAAATGCTTTTATAACCTTTCTCAATGAGAAGTTTGGTAAGTTCAGACTTACCAGACATCATTCTTCCACTTAATCCTATAATCATATTAATTGTGTTTATTAATTAAATCTTGTAGAATATTACTATTAACACTACCACTTAACTTGTAAATGAGTTCATCATTCTCATCAAAGAATAACGAGGTAGGAATATTTCTTACATGATACTTCTCGGCTAACTCATTGCCTTCATCATCGTCTTCTACATCATAAGACACAAACTTAATATCTTTGTTTTCGTCTTTCTTAGATACCTCTTCAAAAACACTTGCATAAGCCTTACATGGTGCGCACCATACTGCTGATAATTTAACAATCTTCTTAACTTTACTCATTTTTTAATTCTCCTTATTATTCTTGTTTTTTTACTTTTCATTAAATTTCCAAATGCTTCAATAGCATTTTTAGGTTTATTTTTAGACTCTATAACAAATTCATTTTTAGTATCTGCTGTTTCACTAATTGTTGTTGCAGTTTCTATAATATGTCTTGCTTGGTCTATTGTTGTCACTTCGTTTCTCTTCTTATTATATAACTTATCAATAACAATCTGTTTTGATTTAAGAGAACGAATAGTTTCTGGGTTATATGCATCAAACTGTTTGAACTCACTTTCATCAAGAAAACCCAATATGTTCTTAGTACGTGTATATGCAACGTAAATAAGATTATTTTCTTGTTCTATCTCCCATGGTTGTTTTGCTGTCTTAGACGGCATGAGAGATTTGCAAGCTATATATACATTTGGAGACTCTAATCCTTTTGATTTGTGAATTGTTGACAGTATAATACCGCTATCTTTATTATTAGTAAAAATATCTTTGATACGGTCTTGTAATTCCTTAGCGGTCGTTAAGCCATCTGATAGAATCTCCAATACTTTAATTTCGTCAAGTTTTGATACGATAGATGCACTTGTTAACGCTTCCTCCTTTGATATATTCTGCTTACGCATTGTTGTTTCAAGGAAATCATAGAATACATCATATAATTTTGAGAAAACGCCTTGTTTATCAAGATTTACATTCAATATTTGTTCTTTTGTATTTCTTATCGTTTTTGATAAGTTGTTAGAATAATCTTTACCAAGTATTTTAGCCTTTATACCATTCTTTAATAGTTCAATATAAACTTGTGCAAGAGGGGCATTGTTACGGCATAAAATCATATCACCGTCTTTAACATCTGATAGATTTGCATTTTGTATGATTTCACCTTTTACTTTATTCTTTTTATCATACTCCATGGTTGGTACAAGATAGTGTACATACTCAACAATATTCTTAGGACAGCGATAACTAATAGAAAGGGGTAACTGAATAGTATCTTCCAACTCTTTTAGTTTGTCGAACGCTTCAGAATCTGCACCAGAGAAAGAATAAATAGCTTGCGCTTTGTCACCAAAGAACATCATTCGTGTGCCCATCCTTCGACAAGTAAACAACATGTCTTTTTCTACCATATTTAGGTCTTGACATTCATCTACGATTATCCAATCATACTTATAAAACTTACTATCAAGGTGAAGAATATTAGGCAACCAAACCATATCGCCATAATCAATTTCATCCAGATATGTTTTGCCCCATTCTAACACTTTAACAGCTACTTCTTTCTCATCACCTACACATACAATACCATATCTACTACAAACTTTTTCTAAATCTTCCACAGTTTCTGAAAGGTAACATCTACCAAAGTTTACAAGACTTTGAATGTTAGATAGATATTGAGAGAATTGTTTACCGAGACGGAATGTATTTATTGTTGCAAGTTTGGATATATTATTATTAATATACGATGAATACTTATACTCATTTGGTTCAGTATTCATAAAGCGTCTATTAAAATTAGCATTTAATATCTTATATCCTAAGCTATGAAATGTTTCAACTTGAACGTTTTTATGACCTGCAAGTGCTACTTTCTTTTTTATTTCTTGACGTATATCTCTATTAAAAGCAACAATAAGAACTTTTTTATCTTCTGGTATATAGTCTAAAGATTTAATAATAGTATATGTTTTGCCAGACCCTGCAGATGCTGAAATAACCGCATTACCGAGACCGTGTTCAACAAAGTCATATATAGCTAATTGATATTTGCTTGGCTTATATACTTTAATTTCTTCTTTTTTCTTTCTTCTCATATATTATAAAGATAAGAAGCTGAGCAACTTGCCCAACTTCTTTTAATTATTTACTCTGTTACATCATTAGTCGTTGGCTTGTCAATCACATAGTATTCATCTTCTGGGAATCCAGCCTCGCTAAATGTCTTGACATCCAAAACATATCCAGCATTTGACATAACAGTCGCAAATGTGGAAATGGAGCAATTCCCACTGACAAGTGCCTTAAATTCATCATCAGACAAACCGATATGCTTAGCATATTCCTTATCTGTCATATTTAGCTCTGCAGCACTATTTTCAAACTTTGTCATTGCATCTTCATTCATTTCCTTAACAATGACATTAATTACTTCTCTAAATCTTTCGTATTTCATATTTTCTTATTTATTAAAATTACAATGCAAAGATACTGATTAAATTAGTAATCCTGAAGAATTAATAGTTAATAATTCTAAAATATTAAATTCCAACTATACAATCATTTGTTTCTTTCTGATATTTTGCAGAATATCTTCGACCATTTGTACATCTATAGTTTCTGGAAGAGTAGAATTTTTCATTGCTTTGTCCATTTCTGCTTTCTTTTTATCAATCATATCCATAAGTTCATCATACTCATATTTATGATTTCTAATATTCATAAGCAAATCTCTATCTCCAATCTTATTTCTGTCAAGATTTACCCCTTCTCCACTTGCAATTTCAAGACCCATTTGAATTAAACGGAAACTATGCATCATATTTTTAGAATCATAGTTCTTTGTAAGATTGGATTGATATCTCTTCTCGTTACGCTTTTCTTCCCAATCTTTATAATGTTTATAGTCTGCACAATGAGCTGAATATCCGTTAGAATTGAAAGACATGTAGCATATTGGTTTCTCTCCCTTAGCTACTGGTGATAGGACCATTTCATTTGAATTTTCTCGCACAATGCCTTTATATCCTTTAGGTGTTTGATTTACACGAAACCACCACAGGAAATCATCCCAATCGTCAATATTGGTATAGTTCATGATAAACTGAGCCATATTTTGCATATAAGAGCGTTTAAGAAGACGGGTTTCTATTTCTATACCTGCTTGATTATTATTAGCTTGTGCTTCCTTTAAACGTGTAATAATATCTTTTGTGTTAAATAGACGTATATAACAACCCTCGAAATTTTTGTCTTCAACTCCTTCCCTTTGAAAGTGTTGTCCCCAGTCGTAATAAACGCCATAGATACCCTCCATATTAGGTATTTTAACAAGACCACAATATTCCTGTTTCATACCTCTATATTCCAGCCAATATTCCATTTTAGTACTACCTTGGTCTTTGAATGTATAACAGAAATCCATTGGCTTTAAACGCTTGGTAACTGGATTAACAATCTTCTTATTAAGTCCACGTGCTTTTCTAATTTGTTCTAAAGAATAAGCAACGAAAGGTTTAAAACACTGCTTGGTAATGAATTTATCTTTATTTGCAAATAACTCATCAAGAACAGGGGATGGCTTTAAAATCATTTTATCCTCTGGTATAAACAGAGTTTCAAGCACAGTTGCATTTGATTTAAGAAGCATTTGAAAATACTTGCCTAATTCATACCACGTTGTGTCATTTCTACTATCTGCAACCTGTGGAGAATAATTAAGTCCAAGTCCTGTTAAATCTGATGGATTACAGATAAACAATCCACCAGTATCTAAATCTGAGTCTTCATTATTCAATCCATAAAGATGACTACCTCTAACGTATTCAAATAATAATCTACTCTCTTTTCTAATATTTTCAAATGTTTCCATTTTTATACTCTTACAGTTAAAACATAAAAATATGTATCTTCATCTACACTTGTTCTTTCACTATCTTGACAGTAATCTACTGTATAACCCAATTCTCTAAGTTTACGGATAATATATGTTAGTTTAACAAAATTTATCTTATCTTGATTATATTTGATTTTAACACAACACTTTCCTAATATAAGTTCTTTTTCTAAATTTGATATTATATTTTCACAATAATTATAAATTCCGTTTTTTAGATTTGATACTTCGTTAACTACTTTTTCTTTTAGTTCTTCTGCTGACAATAATTTTTCATTCATAACTTTTATTTTTTAATGTTTATAACTTTTTGAAAATTTTCTTACGTTCTAATTCAGTTTCAATTTTATTTCTTAAGTATTGACATTGTTGCTGTACAACAAGTTTTTGAATCTGTTCATTTATCACATTCTTTGATTTCTCCATTTTCAATGATATACCACGTATCTGGTTTAACATTAGCTCCATCAACATAGATTGTTTTTACTGTCGCAGGTTCTTTCTCATTTTCGTTATTACGTTCGGAATATATGATAGTTGTTCCTACTGTAGCTTTTATTTTATTATTATTTCCATGCAGATAAACAATATTATTTTCTCCGTTACATATTATTCTATTTGTATCACTAATACATGAGATATTATTATTTTTACCAGTTGAAATAATATTATTAAACCCACCAGTTATGGATAAAGTATTATCTTCTTCACGTACAATGAATGTATTACCTGTATCAGATGCAATAATTTTATTTGATTTACCATTAGAAGTAACTATATTGTTATTACGGGTAAGATTACAAGTACACCTTGAACCATCAAGGTTAACCACACAAAATAAACCACTATTATTTACCGAACCTAATTCATTATGCATAGTCATTATACATCTATCTACAGAATTTGTTATCTGACCGTGAGCTACTTTATCAGATGTTATTACCAACTTCTCAACATATTCTTTTTGGTATTCAGAAGTGTCTTCTGCGATATCTTCAATAGCAATTTCTTTTATAACTTTAATGTGCTTACAAGTTATATGTAATGGGTCGCTATGTACTTTATCTATTTCACTGCATTCTACCATGAAATATGTATGAATGGAAATATCTGTTACAGCTATCAAATCGAACAAATTACGATAAACTGCATAACCATATCTGTAAAAATTGCTGTCTAAACAATTATGTTCTTTACCTTCTTTATATTCAGTCTTATATTACTTAAAATTAGGTGCTACGAGATAACCAATTTGTTTTTCTTCTTCCATAACCTTTATATTATTATTTTTGCAAAGATACAAATAAATTATGGTAATTACAAATTATTATATTATAAAAATGTGTTAAATATTTATAATTAAAAAGTAGTATATGAAACATTTAAAATTATTTGGTAATGCAAATGAATTGCAGACCTATGTAGATGGAACTGAATATTTGGAACCATTTGTAGGTACTGATGCTCAAGGGGGGGGGGTGTGAGGTATAACCGTGTCGTTGAGAATATAATTAGATTGTTTGTTGAGGGGAGTGATGATGTACCTATTTTAAAAGGAAATTTAGATATTATTGATTTTTCATCACCTAATTTATTATTTTTACATCCTGGATGGAATACTTTAGACATGAATGGTGAATTGAAAGATGGGTTCTTCATAGGTAATTGGGGAGATGTGGAAAAAAATCAGAAGATTACACAAGTAGATTTTTCTAAATTCAATGGAAGAAAATTATATATGGGTATGTTCTCCTATGCAGGTTTTAAAGAAATTATATTACCTGATACGATAGAAGACATTGGAGTTTCATGTTTTACATCTGATACCCTACTAACAAATATTATACTACCTAAAAACATCAAAACAATTTCAGATTCATTACTTGATAACTGTAAATCTTTGAAAGAAATTACTATACCTGAAGGTGTTTTAGAAATAGGTAATTATTCTTTTGGTCGTACAAATATTGAAAAAATAGTAATTCCTCATTCAGTAAAAAAAATAGGTTATAATTTTTATTCACTTGACAACGGTAAAAATGGTTCTGTACGTTTCCAAAGTCTGATTCCACCAGAATTTGAGTTGGATACTTTTGAAAGAATTGATAGAATAGAAGTTCCAATGGCAGCTGTTGAAACATATAAAAATATTGATATTCCAGGTTGGAAAGAGAATGTTGGTGATAAGATTGTTGGTTATTAAAATAAAAAAAGATGATAGAAAAAACTATCATCTTTTCTGTTATTTACATTTTTGACATTTGTTTCATAACTTTATGGTAATATGTATTAGGTAAACTTTTGATATTCTTTACATAAAAACCATGATTCCAGCATTTTGTAGCTTTTTCAAAGCTATGTTCTGGGTTAAAATGTTCTTGAAGGTGAATAAAGATTTCCTTAGACTTCTGAGGGTCTCTTCTATCTTCAAGAGTGTAACGTTTCTTAATTTTCTTCTTTTTCAGAATGTTGTTACATTCAGCTACGGCTGATGGCGTAATTTGAAGTACCCCTAATGATTTTCCATTTCTTGCATTGTTTTGACCTTTGCTTTCAATGTGAATCATTGCAGCAATCAGACGTGACCAATCAAATCCATGTGAACAACTTTGTGCGTTTACTGTAGTTGTGGACAGAATCGCAAAAAGAACCATTAGAAATAATTTTTTGTAATTTCTCATCATTTTTATTTTTAAGTGAGGTGTAAATCAAAACCTAAGTTATGTTTTACAATTTAGCACTGTGTGAGACTCCGTTCTGTGCTGTTTTGACCTCTTATTAATTAAAAGCCGTATTTAGTTAGAGTACCATATTTGGTAATCTTCTGACTGTACCAATCTTTTAATACTTGTATAATAAATTTATCTCTACCATGTTCTTTTGGTAGTATCGTTTTAAATTTATTTTGTAGGAGATAGAATAATTGTTGGTCAGTTAATGACTTTTTGGATGGTTGTCCATTTTCGTCCATTTGTATGACTATTGGTATATTAACAAGGATGCCATTATCATCTTCTCCTGTATATTTTGCACGAATAAAATTTTTATCTAAGAAACTTTGAATTACTGACACTTTATCAGAGTAACTCTCTCTTAATACTTCTTTTCTAAATTCTTCGTTAAGTTGTTTATTATATTGTTTTAACTTCATTTTTGTGTCATGCATATAAAGATAAATAGTTTATAAAACTGTTTTCTATTAATTTTTAACACGGTTGCAAAGATATGAAAAATATTTTTAACGCCCAAATCAATTAAATATTTTAACATAAATTTAATCAATAATTTTGGTGAGTAATTTAGTATATTTGTCTGAAATACAATATTTATATTAAAACTTAAATATCATGAAGAAATTATTTTCAAAAGTAGCATCTTTTTTCAAAAAGTATTGTAAAACTTATTTCTTTATCCAGACATGCCTGATTATATTCTTCTTTATAGTTGTGGCACTTGTAGGATGTGAGTATTAAGATTTTTATGAACGGGGTTTGATTGCCCCGTTCATTTTGTTTTACGAAATGATTAATTCGTTTTCGAAATCAAAATTAAATGTATGCTCATTTTCATAATCCCCAAGTAAGATTACATCTGTCAACTTATCTTCAAGTTCGTTTTGTACAAATCGAATAATTGGGCGAGCGCCATACTCTTTCTGTTTTACTGCTTTTTGATAGATGAAATCAACAACCTTTGGTGTATATGTTATATTATAACCAGCTTGTTTAACTCTATTGGAGAACTTCTTTATTTCTAATTCAGTAATACCTTTGAGGTTATCATCTGTTAAACTATTAAAGTAAACAATTTGGTCAATTCTATTAAGAAATTCTGGTGTAAATTTACTTTTCATTTCTTTTTCAATGATGGCTTTCTTATTATTACCAACATTTGTAGAAAAGCCAATGCTTTTTCCAAACTCAGATGCTTGCTTAGCACCGATATTTGATGTCATTAAAACAATAACGTTCTTAAAATTAACAAGTTGCCCAGATGAGTCTGTTAATCTACCATCATCGAATAATTGTAAAAACAGATTATAAACTTCTTGGTCAGCTTTTTCAATTTCATCTAAAAGTAAGACACAGTGTTGCTTATTTTTAATTGCCTCGGTTAATTGTCCACCATTTTCATATCCTACATAACCAGGAGATGCACCTGTAAGTTTTGAAATTGAATTTTTCTCAGAATATTCAGACATATCAATGCGTATTAATGATTTTTCATCACCGAATATTTCTTCTGCTAACTTCTTAGCAATCAACGTTTTACCACAACCTGAAGGGCCCATCATAAGAATATTTGACATTGTCTTTGTTTTATCACCAAGCCCTACTTTATTTCTTTTAATAACCTTACAGATTGCTTCTACGGCTTCATCTTGACCTATAATACTTTCCTTTAATATATTATCAATATGAGCGATTTTAGTTTTCTCATTACTTGACAATTTGGTTACTGGTACTCCAGTTATATCTGATATTACTTTTGCAATATCATTTTCAGTAATAGGTACTATATGTTTATTATCTTTCTTTTGTTCTCTCTTATAATCAGTTAATTTACGATTAAGTGCCTTCTCTTCTTTATTTAAGACTTCAACAAGTTCCCATTCACCATTATTCATGTACTTCTTTTTTTCATTTGCAATCTCATGCAGACGGCTTCTTGTAGAAGTAATCATTTCTGGTTCCGTTTTGGTTAGACATAATCCAGCACCAGCAAGGTCAATCACATCTATTGCAGAATCAGGCAAACATCTGTCGTTTATATACTTTTCAGAAAGTTCAACCGCTTTTTTGATTATTTCATCACTATAAATTGTGTTATGATAATCCTCGTAAAACTTTTTATTTTCTTTTATAATTTGTATTGTTTCAGAAGCATTGTTTGGTTCAATAACAATTTTCTGTAATTTACGAGATAGTTGTGTATTATTTTCAACACAATTACGATATTCCTTAAAAGGTAATGTACCTATGACTCTAACATTACCGTCTTCCAAAATCTTACCAATTTTATCAGAAATGTCTGTATCTCTATCTTTATTACCATTCTTAAGTACCATCTGCATATCGTCAATAACAAGGATATATTTGTCATTGTTTTCCAATTCGTCAAATAGTCCTTTAACTCGTTCTTCAAACATACCTCTTAAACTCGTTCCCGATACCATACTCATAATATTGAGTAGAAGTAATTCTTTGCCGTCTAATACACTTGGTACTTTATGTTCGTTAATTAACTTTGCAAGACCGTAAACAATTGAAGTCTTTCCGACACCTCCTTTACCTACAAGTACTACATTATTCTTTCTACGTCTTGAAAGTACCTGCATGATAATTTTAAGTTCTTTTTCTCGTCCGATTGTTTTATCAACTTTACCATCTTTTATAATTTGATTTAAATTGATAGTATATTGCTTTATAAAATTATCTTTTGGTGAAACTGATTTAATATTAATTTCACTTTTTGAAGGAATATTCATGTTATTATTTTTAGTCTTCGGTTTTTTAGTATGTCTATTTTTTGTTTCGCTTTGACATTTACTCAAAATATTGTTATAATCAATACCAGCACTTTTAAGAATTTTTCCGCTATTTAAATTCAATTCTGGATTTAGTAATGCTAAAAGGAAATGTTCAGTACCTAAAATTTTACTTTTCGTAATTTCTTTTTCATTCTCAGCATCTTCCATTAATTTATTCATTTCTTTACTGAAAGGAATTTCAATTATATTATTTGTTAGTCCACTTATCTCGTTATTACATGCCGTTAATGCGTTAGCAAACAACTCTCTTAAACTTACTATGTTGTTGTTCATTAAATAACTTTCAAGAATCATGTGTGCATGACAGTTTTTTGTATCTAACATTGCAAGAACGAAGTGTTCTGGTGTTAACTCTTTGGAGGGTATTTCATTAAGAATAGATGTTTCCATATATAATACAACTTCATCCAATTCTTTGCTATACATTAATCTTATTTCGTCCATTAATAAAATTGTCTTTTTTAAAAGATAATGTATTTTATACGCTTGTCAAGTGTGGCGTTTAAATAGAAAAAGATAACATTTGAATTATTTGGATATTTATATTAAAGTTTAATAAAAAATAATATTATATAAAAAATGAAAAAAATTGTAAGACTTACAGAAAGTGACCTTCATAGACTTGTAGAAAATTCCGTACGCAGAGCATTGACTGAGATTGGTGATACACAAAAGGGTCAATACATGCTTGGTCGTGTAGCTGGTCGTGCTAAAGCAAATAAGGATAAGGATACTTTTATGGCAGCTAAAAATCACCGTCCAGAGGACCCAGCAGCTGATGATAAGAAAGTAGCCGATAAGTTATTTAGACGACACGCTTTCAAGCAGGGTATGGAAGACCAAGAGGATTACCAGTATTACCGTGATAGAGAGAATGATGGTGAATACTATCGTGACGCTGCTGATACTTTGGGTCGTGGTATGAAACGTCAGTACAAGAAATTTAAGTAAGGTAAAGTCAATCAGATTTAAAGCTAACAATTTTTTTTTGTTAGCTTTTTTTATTTCGTTTTGTTGTTTTCTAAAAATATTGTATCTTTGCAGTAAGTTTAATTTTTAAAACATAGATAATATGAGTAAATTACTTAATGTTTATAGTGATAATATAGATAGAACATGGTATAAGAGTTCTAATATATTATATTCTGAGTGTATTGATAATGACAATAAACCTAAGACTTTAAAGGTCGTTTTCTCAAATGGTAGACAGTATCAATATAATGATGTTGATGTAAGAGATTACTTGTTCTTTAGAGATGGTGATTCGCAAGGTAAGGCACTTAATTCGTATATTAAAAAATATACATGTAACCGTTTAGAGGATGTTAACGTAGATGTTATTAACGAAGAATATATCTACCGTTCAAATAATGGTATGTACATGGATAATAATGATAAGTTTACAATTAAGGACCATGCAGGTATAATTTTGTATGAGTTGGATAAAACTTTAGACACTGATACATACGAGATGATTAATGACATTTTATTATCAGTAGGAGTTAAAATTAAAAAGTTGTAGTATATGGGGGTTATTGTTAGTGGTTTTCCTGGTTGTGGAAGACGATATTTGAAAACGAATTGTCGTGATGGAATAACAGTTGAAAACGTTAAAGTTTCTGATTATGATTCAGATGGGTTTCCAGACAATTATGTAGATTATGTTTTATCAATTGTAGATAAAACTGATATTGTTTTGATTTCTTCTCATCCTGCAATATGTGAAGAATTAAACTCACGTGGCGTTGATTTTAATCTATTTTATCCAGAACGTTCTCGTAGAAATGAATTTGTCGAAAATTTTGTAATGGCACACAAACCAGCAAAACAGATTCAAGAAATAGATAATAAGTGGACGGAGTGGATTGATTTGATTGAAGAACGTACTTTGGAACATTGCTTTAAACATAGTTTAAGTAAAGGACAATTCATCGGTAATTTTTCAATGATGAATGCGTATGTTTATAATTTATTGAATGGTAATAAAGGTGTTATAACAGCAGAACTAAAATCAGATTATATTGATGCTGCAGAATCAGGAATACAGATTAGAGAAGAAGAAATACAATTAACGAATTTTTTGTTTACTCCTAACGATTTACAAAATTTGTCTTATATCGTTAATGAGTGTAATGAAAAATTTGAAAAGTTTAAACCAGATTCTGTTGGTATTTTAATTGACAAAGATACGTTTGAAACATTGAATAAAATTAAAACATGGTTGGAAAAAAGAATTAAACATGAGCCACAAGACAAATGAAAATAGCGAAGATGTATTATTATACGTCGATTTAGGAAACGGGGTTAGTAGGCGGATACCTGCTGATAAAATTACTTACGTTACAGGATTTGATGATATTAAGAAAGAGTTTAAATATTATCAAAAAATCATTCATCCTCAATTATACCCTTCTAAGTTTGCAGATGTAATATTAAATAAAAATAGAGATAATGAATAATGTTGATAAACAATATCTTGATTTACTTCGAGATGTTTTAGAAAATGGTAGTGAACGTAAGACACGTAGTGGACTTGTAAAGTCTGTTTTTGGACGTATGATGCGTTTTAATTTAAAAGATGGACTACCTTTACTTACAACCAAAAAAGTAAGCACAAAAGGAATAATTCATGAGTTACTTTGGTTTATTTCAGGTTCTACGAATATTAAATATCTTGTAGATAATGGTGTTAATATTTGGAATGATGATGCGTTTCGTTATTTTAACGACATCGCTGTTAAGAATGACCAATGTATGAACGAACGTATGGTAAAAATGGGCTATCATATTTTATCTGGAATATCTAAAGAAGAGTTTTTAGAGAAAGTTAAAGCAGGAGAGAAAGTTAGGGTTGTACGTTGTGTTGATGATGAAAAGATAGAAAAAGAGTATAAGTATGGAGACCTTGGTGCTATGTATGGTAAGAACTGGAGGCATTTTGGTTCTTCTGGTAAAGACCAAATTAGGGAACTTGTCAATCTACTAAGGAATGACCCTACATCAAGACGTATTATTTTAACTTGTTATGACCCAGATACTGTAGATGAAGCTGCGTTATATCCTTGTCATATAATGTATCAATTCTATACAAAAGAACTTACATTGGGTGAACGTATAGATTTGTATAAAGAAAGTTTAAATGAAGGTGAACAATGTGATGTTACGGAAACATTTCTAAATTATATTGATATTCCAAAGTATAAATTAAGTTGCATGTTGAATATTAGAAGTAATGATTTACCTTTGGGTTGTCCTTATAATATTTGTTCAGCAGCTTTGTTAACGCACATGTTTGCGCATGTTTGTAATATGACCGTAGATGAGTTGGTTTATATTGGCGGTGATTGTCATATCTATGAGAACCAATTAAATGGCGTACAGGAGCAATTAAAACGTACTGGTAGTAATACTCTACCACAGCTCAGAATACAAGGCGAAATAAGAAGTATGGATGATTTTAAATATGATAGTTTCTTAATTTATAATTATCATCCAGATGCTTCAATTAAGTTTCCTTTAAGTGTCGGATGAGTGTATCTTATGTTGTAAAAAAAGAAACTAAACGATGTTTCGATGAGGGTATGAAAGCTGACTTATTTACACGTGATAAGATTGAAACATTATTAGGCGGTAAATGCTATCAATCAACAATAACAGAAGATACAAAGAAGCATGTTGATTTTTGGTGGGATGCACCTAATGGAAAAAGATATGGAGTAGATGTTAAAGATTCACGTAAGAATAAAAGAACTGACTCTAATAAAGATTATAGTATAACTTGGTTAGAGATACAGAATGTCAGTGGAAAGCCAGGATGGATTTATGGGGAAGAAGATTATATTGTTTTTAAAACAGATAATAAACTTCTTTTTGTAAAACGAGAACAATTAACGTATTTCGCTGAAACCAAATATAAAGAATATATTAGTAGTGGGAAAAATATTGTTTACGATACACCTCAAGAATGCTATGTACCTTATCAACGAGCTAAATGGGGACGGAAAGATATTGCTTTTAAAGCTTATATGAAAGATTTAGAAGATATATCTCACTTCTATATAAACTTTGTTACTAATGAAGTAGTTACATTTAATAAAAGCACCGCTAAATAGCAGTGCTTTTTTATTTTATAACCTATTTATTAAAAAAAGTATTAAACATGTTAGAACAAGAATATGATGGTTATGGTTTTAACGAACCAGAAAGATTTGAGACTATGGCAATGCAAACTCGTGTAGAGTATGAACCTGACAAGGATATTAAAGTCGGACCAGATAAGGATGGTTTGATGTTGGGTCAGGAAGATGCTGTACCAAGTGATTTGCTTGTATCTAAAGTAGAGAAACATAAAATTGATTTTAAGGGAGAAGGTAAGAATTTTCCGCCATCTAATCATTTATAATGATGAGTAAAAAGGTTTTCATTCCAAATAGTAAATTATCATTATTAAAAGAAAATAATAATGATTTCGTTTCTCAAGATAACTATAAGTTAAATACTGGTACTAGTCTTGAGTATGGTCATGTTGTGCAAGATAGTTTGGGGGAAAATGTTATTCCAGAAGTTGATGCAGAGGAAATTAGTTTAAGTTCTTTTAAAAAAGAAAAGACCCTTGTACCAGAAATATGGAAGGATGATAAACTTGATTCTAAAGTACGTTTACGTCTATTAGATATAGCTGATGATTTTTGGGACACTATGGGTGTTACATGGGTAAAACCTGAAGGTTATATTTTAACTGGTTCCATATGTAATTTTAATTGGTCTGAATATTCTGATATTGATTTACATATTGTAGTAGATTTTGAAAAAGTTGATAAACGTGTAGAGTTTGTTGAAGAATATTTTAAAGCTAAGAAGAATGCATGGAATAACGAACATGATTCACTCGAGATTTACGGATATAAAGTAGAACTTTACGTTGAAGATATTGATGCTGAAACTGAATCAGGCGGTATATATGATTTGGAAGGTAATGAATGGTTAAAAAAGCCAAATCCAGATGATATAGAAGAAATAGGTTTAGAGAAATATGAAATCAAGTCTATAGCAGCTGATTTCATGACTCAGATAGATGATTTAATAGACAGTGCAAAATCTACCGATGATAAACATGTCTTAGAGAAGATTTCAGAAGAAGCGGAAGATTTGTTATCAACAATTCAGGAAACAAGAAAGGAAGGTCTTGAAGACGGTGAAATGGGTGTTGGTAACATTGTGTATAAAGTTTTACGTAGAGCAGGTTATCTGGATAAATTGTGGGATTTAATTGCTTCCTTATATGACGATGTTAACTCTTTGAATGAAGAGGTGGTTGCTGACGGAAATGCCGACCATAATCCATTTGCAGAACGTTGGAGACATGAACGTGACACTCTTAAGAATTTTATCTTAAATAACGGCATCCTTATGACAAGTAAGGAAAATGGTAAAACTTATAAAGTTTACAATATTCCTCAATTATCTAATCTAATAGGTTATAATTATGCTATATGTCTTGAGTTTGACCCTTATACAATGGAAGAGGGTTCAACCGTTTACATAAGAGCGTTAGATAAGTTTACACGACGTTTATTCCAAGTACAGTTTGATACCAGAGGTAGAGATAACAAAGGTGGAACAGCCGATGATGTTAGATAATATCTTTATTATCAATTATTTTTTATTTGATAAAGATATTTATATTAAAATAATCAATCAATTATTATATCAATTATGAATAAAAAGGTAAATGTCAATGACCAGCTTTCTCGAATGAAAGGTTTGATGAATTATGGTCTTCAGACAGAATCTAAGAATAATACATACTCTTCTATTGAGTATCAGAAACTTGGTGCAGATGGAAATGTATATGGAATTATTAGAGAAGGTTCTAAGTATTACATTGAAACAGCACCTAACAAGAAGACTTTAGTAAAAGAGGACTTCAACTATATTGGTGGTTTTAAAAACAGAAAAGATAACGAATATTCAAGTTTTGCTGCTGCACAGAAGAATTTTGAACTTAAAATGATGTCAATTCGTGAGGCATATGCAAATGGTAAGAATATCATGATTGAGTCTTGGAATCCTGACAAGAAAGAAAACCTTACTCTTGAATCAACTGAGAAAATGCGTAAGGAGATTCTTCGTGAACGTCAGATTATGTATAATGCTGCTTGTATTAATGAATCTAAACCTCAGTCAATGACTATGGAGAGTGATAACTCATGTGGTGTTTGTGGTTCAAAAGAGTGCAAGGGTGAAGATGCTTCAAAATCAGCTGATGTTGAGGGTTATGAGAACTTAAAGGATGCTAATCCAAAGAATAGTTTCCGTAAATCTAAGCACCAGACAGGTAAGGCTAAAGATGCAAATGATTACAAGGCAGTTAAAGAGTCTGCTGAACCTTTAGCTTGGCATCAGGAAGGTCAGGATGCAAAGGGCAACATGGCTGATACATATATGGATAAATCTCATGGTACCGAGGTTGGTAGTTCAGCACCTTTTGATGAGGAAACAGTTGAAGAGGGAGTTGCTATGCATGATGCTGAGAATCAGAATACACCTAACGTAGGTGTTAATAAAGTTGGTGATTCAGCTCCTTTTGACAAGGAAACCAATGTAAATGAGGGACTTGATGAAATTCCTGATGAAAATCCTGAAAATTCTGAGGATGTTGAAGATAATGAAGTTGATACTGATTTAGAAAATACTGATGATGTCATGGACGATGCTGATGACACTATGGGTGATGAAGGTATAGAAGACGATACACTTGGTGACGAGGCTATTGATGCCGAGAATGACGAAGACGACTTCGAGGATGATGATGACTTCGGGGATGACGAAGATGAGTTTGATGAAGATGACTTGTCTGCACGTGTAGAAGCAATGGAAGATACTCTTGAACAAATCGCACAGAAATTAGGTATTGACACTAATGACTTTGATACTGAAGAGTTTGAAGACGATGATGACTTATATTCAGATGATGATGAATCTGAGGATGAGTTTGGCGACGGTATTGAAGATGACGAGAAAGAGGAAGATGAAATGCCTATGGAATCAAGAAATCGTAAAGGTTATCAGATTTTTGAATCAAGAGCATTTAAGAAAGCGAAACGTCGTATGAATGAAGGCGGTATGAAACCTTTCTCTAATGCTAATCGTGTACCTAATGGTAATATGAATGCACTTGATGAATTTGGTAAGCATCCATGCTTCAGAAAGCAGCCTATGACTACGCCAAATAAAAATCATCAAGAGTTTGATGGATATTATGACATGAATGATGAGTCTGCTAAAAATGACACACCATATGCAACTAATATCGGTAGTGGCGCACCATTTGATTTAGATGTAAAAACAGTTGAAAATTCAATCGCTGAATCAATTCGTAGAAATCTACGCAATTTAAAAAAAAAATCTAAACGAAAGTAGACCAACTAAACTAAAGTTGCCTGGTCGTATGGCTGCTGACCTAAATCCGCAGCCAGCACCATCGCCTATTCCGCCACAGATGAATGAGCCAAGTGGGTTTGATATGGGTAGTGACCCTATGTCTGATGACGTAAACGGAGGTGATAATCCAACAGATGATAATGATGAAGCAAATGCACCAGACTCTAATGGTGTTGATAATAAAGCGCAAAAGGCTGCTGGTGAGTTAAGCTATATTTTGCCAGATGCTTCAGAGGAAACTGTGGATTATGTCATGGGTATGTTAGCCCCAGCGGTAGGTAAGAATGAAAATGTTGGTGACGATGACGTTGATAAGTGGTCTGAGAAGATGAAAAGTGGTGATGATAAAAAGTCTGATGAAGATGAAAATAATGATAATGAGGAAACACCAGAGGGTGATAATGATGATATGACAATGGAATCAAGAAATTATATAGATAATCTCATTGCCGAAACACTACAAGAATATTTCAACGTTAATGACGAAAGAAAATATACACGTCAAGAGAAGAAATTAGATAAGACGTATATTGATGATGAAAATCCTTTTTCGTCACCTTTTTAAAAAAAAATGGTACTTTGTTAACTGGTCTAAAGAGGAAGTTCGCACTTCCTCTTTTTTTTATATCACTAATTATATATTTATAATTAAAGTTTAAGTCTATTATGAGAGTTTATACTAAAATAAATGGAATATTGCACGAGGGTATCGCATTCTCTAAGAAAAATATTCAGATTAAAGAAGTAACTAATACAGGTGGTGTATCAGCTTCTATTAGTAATTCTGCAAAGACACCAACCGATGCGGTCAATAACGCAGCAAGTACTCTTAATCAGAATCATAATGTAAATAATGTATCGTTTCAACCTAATCAAGTTGACGGACAACAGAATACAAATTCAGGAGAGGGTCAACAGATTAATGTTGATGTGTCAAACAAAGCAGAAGCAGTTAAACAGGTTACAGATGCTGCTAAAGACCCATCTAAGAAAGATGCTAAGATAGTTGCTTACAATAGTAAAACATCACAGTTAAATACTGTTGTTACTCCAAAAGGTTCAACGCCTAATGGTAGTATGGAAAATTCTTCCTATAAAAGAAATGGGAAATTAGTAGAAATGAGAAATAATTCTGTGCCTTTTAATAAAAAGGATTTGGATGAATTTTTAAAATTGTTATGATAAAACGAATATATTTAACAGAAGATAAAATTAATGTTATTAAGAAAAGGGTTATAAGTAAATTACCATCTTTTTTATATAAAGCACTTTCTTCACATAAGACATCTTTAGGTAATAATGCTGTATTTCCTTCTGATGATATATATCCATTTGATTATATTATAGCTAAAAAACGTTTTAATGATGTTTCTGATACACTTCAAAAATATGGTTATAATATTAATGATATTGATGTGTTATCAGATAGAGCTATTAAATGTTTATTGAAAATTAGAGATTTAGAAGAACCTTTACGTAATCATTTAGAAAAAGTATGTCATAATATTGTTTGTGATTTATTCTCTATTCCTAAAAACTCTATTAATTTTTCGTTAAATATAGTTGATAAGGTTGATTCAGAAAATGCAAGATTAACCCCTGAAGAGGATGATGAGGATAATAAATATGAGTTTGAGGATGTATTAGAAAAAGATAAAATAGATAATGAAATATCTAAAAGAAGAGTTATTGATTCATTAATTCAAGGTGCAAGTATTAGGTTATCTAATTTAAGTTTTATATCAGATGATTATTTTGATAATATTGATGAAGAGTTAATTACTCTATATAAAGAATTAATGGATTTAGGTGATTATCTGGCATTTGTTAAAAACGATAAAATAATAGACGGTAATACAAATCAAGGTTCTTATGTTTCTGTTAAATTAGGCGGAAAGTCAGAAAGACCTATTATAACAGTTCAAGCACTTAATTTCCCTTTACTTTTACGTGAAACTATACGTGGAATTTTTGAACTCGTATCTTCACATGGTTTGCCAAAAGATAGAAAGAAAGCAAATTATATTTTACGCAAAGCTGATTTTATCAAAGCTGAACCATGGGACATGCGACTTGGTGTTGGTTTATGGGATAAATTATATTCATTAATGAATGGATATGATACTGACGTAGTTCCTTTCATTTTCATGAAATTATGTGAAAATACGCCTGAAGAGTTTAATAAAATTATGAAAGAAATTCTTACACCGACTAAACTTGGTAGAAGATATATTAATAGTTTAACAGATTCTGTATTGCATAATATTGATTATCAAAGATTTAAAAAAGATATAGATACCAAGCAATCTGATATTTATGTTATAAATGATAGTTATTTTTCACCTGCTGAACTTGATACATTTAATATTGATAGTGAGGAAAATGAAAGCGGTGTTATAGAAGATGATAAAGAAATATAATTATTATGATAGATATACAAACGATTGCTGAAGAATACGCAAGAAGTTATGCTGATAAATCGAGAATTTATTTTATAGAAAAATACCTATCAACGTTTAATGCTAATGTTGGTAAAAAATCACAATTCCTATTATTCCCAAGACAGAAAGCATTTTTACAGAGTCTTGCTGACCATAAGGCTTCCATAGCCATTAAACACCGTCAGGCAGGTATTACTACAGTTTCTTCGGCATGGATATGTGCACAAATTGCACTTGCTGATTCTGATAAGCCAGAAACTATTTTGTGTATTGGTAACAAACTTGACCTTGCAAACCAATTGGTTACAAAAATTAGAGAGTTTTTGATGCAAGTTCCACGATGGTATTGGGGTGACGAATATTATTCTCCAGACCCAAAATCAGAGAAAAATAAGAAAGATATTTTCACCAAAAATAGTAAATCAGAATTACAATTATTCAATGGATGTTCTGTATACGCAAGGTCTTCTGGAGAAAATGCTGCACGTGGTATCTCAGCTGTTTCGATATTGATTTTTGACGAGGCAGCCTTTATTGAGAATGGTCCAGCCGTTTATTCTTCAGCGGTTGCTGCCACATCATCTTATGGTGATAAATCAAAGATAATAATGGTTTCAACACCTAATGGTAAAGATGAATTATATTACAATACTTATCGTCAAGCATTAAGCCATGAAAATAACTATAACGCAGTTGAATTTAAATGGTATCAAGATTTGCGTTATAACAGACATTTGAAGTGGTATAAGAAAGATGCTGAAACTGGAGAGAAAAAGTGGATTGTAGAGGAAATATTAGATGATACAGGAAGAATAGAATATAACGAAGAAAGATGGCGCAAATTGGAACAAGAGGGATGGATGCCGACTTCTCCTTGGTATGAAACAATGTGTCAATCTTTCAATAATGATTCTATGAAAATAGCCCAAGAGCTTGATGTGTCGTTCCTTGGTTCAGCTAACAACGTTGTTGCAAGTGAATTTGTAGAACTACAGAATAGAATTAATGTTAGAGACCCACTGCCAGATTTAAAAGACCCAATGGTTGATGATACTTGGTATTGGAAAGCACCTATTCCTGGTCATAGATATATATTAGGAATTGACCCATCACGAGGTGTGTCTGCCGATAGAACTGCTATAGAGGTTATAGATATGGATGGACGTGATGAAAACGGTCAACCAATCATAGAACAAGTAATGGAATATGTCGGAAAGAAGTTAGGCGACGATATTGGTTCTATGGCGGTTTATTATGCCAAGCAATATAATAATGCTTATGTTGTAGTAGATTGTACTGGTGGTCAAGGAGATGCTGCTATTTTAACAATGTTGAACCTTGGTTATACTAACCTACATTATGATGACTCTTCTCAGAAGACATACACAATGCAAAATCAATCTATGTCAGATGGTAATTATATGAATAGATTGCCTGGTTTTCACTTCCAAGGAAATAGATACCCTGTACTTGCTAACTTTGCAGGACTTGTTAGAAACAACGAATTTAAAATACGTTCTGCACGTGTTATTAATGAACTTGATACATGGATTTTTAAAGGCGAAACTGGACGTATGGACCACATGGAAGGTGCACATGATGACACAATTACATGTCTTGCAATGGCTCTCTTTGTGATGCAGTATTCTCTTAGTAAAATAGAAGCTGCCAAACGTAAAGATGAAGCAATATTAAGTTCTTACAGAATGACAAATGGTAGTAACTATAGAAGACCAGCTATAAGATACAGTCAACCTGTGACACCTAAATCTGGTCTTCCTATGATGAATAGTAATTCTTTATCATCAAAGCCGAATAAACATATAGGCGGAACTTATATGTGGTTATTTAGCGGTATGAAATAATTGAAACTATTTAGAAATCAACTAAAAATGTTATTTTTTAATAAAAATATATATGGCCAATAAATTAACTGTTTTTCAACAATTAGATAAAGCTATAACTGGTAACTGGAATACACAGGACACAATGGCAAGACATATCAATAACTATGATATGTCTGGTAATGGTGTTATATACCAAACCAACGATAAAGATAATTATGAAAAAGTAAAATTAGAATTACAACAAAATAAATATCTTGAAAATAGATGGGTTAAAGCTAACGTTGATTTAAATGTAAGTGCCTATTCAGGACTTAATAATGTTAAGTTGATGTATCGTGATGCCGATTTGATGGATTCATTTCCAGAAATAGGCGCTGCACTTGATATTGTTTCAGAAGAAAGCTGTTTACCTTCAGATACAGGAAATATAGTAAATGTATATTCTAAATCAGATAGAGTTAAAAGTATTCTTGAAGATTTATTTACTAATCGTTTAAATTTACAATTAACAGCACAAATGGTTATACGTGGCATGTGTAAATATGGAAATGATTATATGATGCTGGATATAGACCATAAGTTAGGTGTTAAAGGATGGAAACGTTTACCTGTATTTAATGTTGAACGTATAGAAAACGGTATTACTAATCCATATTCAACAGGATATTCCACTGTTGCAGCTAATAATACAGATACCAATTCTGATATGTCTACTAAATTTGTCTGGTTAGATGATAGCCAGTCGCAAGTTCCATTTAGAGATTGGCAGATTGCACATTTTAGACTGTTAACAAATTCTATGTATCTTCCTTATGGCGTTTCTTATTTAAATTCAGCTCGTAGACATTGGCGTATGCTTAGTTTAATGGAAGATATGATGCTTATCTATCGTCTGGAACGTTCTATTGAAAGACGTGTATATAAGATATTTGTAGGTGCTATTGACGATGCTGATGTACCAGCTTACGTTGAAGAAATTGCTAATAACTTTAAGAGAACGCCTATTATTGACCCAATGACAGGTCAAGTGGATTTGAGAAAGAATATTCTCCCAGTTCATAAAGATACGCCAATTCCTTTGCTGGATGGACGCACTATAACAATAGAGAATCTTGCAAAAGAGTATGAAAATGGTGAAGAAAATTTTGTATATTCTGTACAAGATGATACTCATAAAATTGTACCAGGAAAAGTTGTTTGGTGTGGTAAAAACTACACTGCAGATAAATTATATCGTATAACATTAGATGATGATACATATTTAGATTTAGCTGGTGAACACGAACTCATAATGCGTGATGGTTCTAAGAAGAGAGCAGATGAAGTTAGTGTGGGTGAAAGTGTAATGCCTTTCTACAGAGATGATACTGATTACGATAGAGTATTAGATATTTCTTCTAAATCATATAGAAAAGTAACTCTTAATGATTCAAGTAAAAACGAATCAGACCCTGTAGAAGTTATGAAATTACGCTTTATAAGAAAAGTTGATATCATAGGTGGAGACGATGTGTATTGTATGACCGTACAAGGTCCTAATAGTGAAGAAGATAGACACAACTTTGCTATACGTTCAATCAATTCCGATAAAACTTGGTGTGAAAATGGATGTTTTGTTAGCAACTGTGTAGACCAAGATATCTTTATCCCTGTAAGAGACCAGAATGCGCCAACACCTATTGATACCTTGTCAGCAGCGCAGAATTTGACAGCGATGGATGATATCAAGTTTGTTCAGAATAAGGTTTTGACGGCATTGAGAATACCTAAAACATTCCTTAATTTTGAAGAGACTGCTGGTGACGGAAAGAATCTTGCTTTAATGGATATACGTTTCACAAGAACAGTTAATAGAGTTCAGCAGGCGTTCTTAATGGAGTTAACTAAGGTTGCATCCATTCACTTATTCTTACTTGGTTTTAGTGATGAATTAACTAATTTCTCACTTACAATGAATAACCCATCAACTCAAGCAGAGTCACTTGAGATTGATAATATAGAGAAGAAGATTACTGCTGTTAGAGATGCCGTTTCAGACCCTGGTGGTGGTATTCCTGTTATGTCTCAAGCAAAGGCATTAAAGACTATTATGAAGTGGTCTGACAAAGAGATTAAAGAAAATCTTGAAGAGATACGTCTTGAGAAAGGTATTTCCGCAGAACTTGAAAAGACAACTCAAATCATCAAGCGTACTGGTTTATTTGATACAGTCGATAGAATATATGGAGAACCAGGAGCAGAATACATGGATGACCAACCACAACAAGGAGGTCCTGATAGTGGCATGGGAGGTGGCTCTATGGGTGGCGGAGGAGACTTCGGTGGAGGTCTTGATTCACTCGGTGCACCTGGGTCTGATGATATGGGTGATATTGGAGGAGAAGAAGGTTCAATGCCTACAGGAGACATGGGTGGTGATGCTGGTGCACCTCCAGGAGGCGAAGCACCAGGAAGTAGCGGTCCAGAATCAGGAGGCACTCCAATGGAATCTGTAAATAAGAAAAAACCTCTTATTACTGAAAATACATTAAAGGCGATGAAGAAAAATAGTGATAAAAAATTAGATACACTATTTGAAGAATATCTTAATTGTATTGATAGAAAGGAAAAGAAGGCTGAAGAAATTTCTTATGAAAGAGCAAATATCTATGATAAATCTTTATTGATTAATGAAGAATTTGATAAGATGATATCTTCTTTGGATAATTTAGTGAACGATAATGAATAAATTTTAAAAAGATGATGTTTTTATAGCATCATCTTTTTGTTTATTTATACTATTTATTTAGGTAAAACATGTTATACAAATGAAAAAATCAGAATACAATAAAAAGGTAGATAATTTTATAAAAATTATAAAGGAATCTTTAGATAAAAAGGATTTTGAAACTTATAATCATGCTGTGGAATTATTTGAAGATACTGTATCTGTAGCTTTGAAACAGCAGGAAATGGAAAATGAGTATAAAGGTAATAATTTTGGTATTTTAAATCATATTTTTGAAAGTGAACTTCCAGAATTATTTAAGAAAGATAGAAAACTGGTTGGACGTGTTATGCGTACCATTAAAGAAGATAAGAATCTGCTTTCTCAATTCCAATTTTATAATGCTTTGCGTGGTTATAATGGTGTTACAGACAGTACATCTTTTGTAAGAACGGCATTAAATCTCACGGAAGGTAAACTGGATAAAAAGACAATTAAAGAGTCAAATGCTAAATTAGCGAAACTTTTGAAAGATAATGAAATATATCCTTCTGATAAATTATCTTATGAAAAAAGACGTTTCTTTGAGAGTTGTAATACTTTGTTAACCAAACGTGAAAACTTATCCAATATTAATAAATTATCTGATAGTTTAATGACTGTTAGTAACTACATTAACGAACATCGTGCGACTAATCCAGATAAGATTGATTTGGATGAAATGTTTAATAACTTCAACAATACTTTTAAAGATAAACTTAATGAAGACGAAAGAAGCCTTGTTATGGATATAACTAATATACGTAATAAGAATGCTGATACCAAGCGTGAAAAGTTGTTAGATAAGTTTAAGAATGAAAGTTTAACGGAGATTGGTAAATTGTTATCAGTTACAGAGGATTCTGAAGAATTAGATAACTTAAAACGTTTAGAGGAACAAATACAGGGTATGCAGTATTCTTCTGAAACAATAGTCCGTGATTTGGCTAAACTGATAGAAATTTGTGATGTTTTAAAAGACAAAGATTAATTTCTAATTTGACTTTCTTATTTTTTACTTTACCTTTTAATAAAGGGATATAGTTTATGAAAAAGATGGTCAAAGAAATTAAATTAAATGTTTCTGACAAGGTTACATTGAAATACGGCACAATGAATAGGGAAAATCCGAAAGTTGTATATATTAATGGAAGAACATGGATTACTCCTATGTATGAGGGGAATTATGATGATGCTATGTCTTTTATTCTTAACAAATATAAAAAAGAATTTAAAAATCGACTTATATCAACAGGAAGATTTGAAAGAGGAATGATTTTTGAGTTTGATATAAATCCAAGTGCTATGAAGTATGGACATAAGAAGTTTCTTTCATTCGATATTTTTGCTAAGCAGACAGATTGTGTTAATTTAAAAGAATTAAATGACGAACTTTCTGAATGTATTGGTAACGTATCTGATAATCTTGTAGAATGTTTAGAAAATAATGATTTTTCTGTTTCAAAAGTAAAATAGATTATGACAAAAAGAATAGTTAAATTAACCGAAGATGATTTACAAAGTTTGGTTAAGAATGTAGTTAAAGAAGTTATTGAAAATGATGAGAATTTTGATGATGTTTTAAATAACTACGAGCCATTTGGAGATGATGATGATAATGAAGTATAATAAAAATAGCGAGACAATTAAATCTCGCTATTTTTTATGTTATGTGTTGGAAATTTGTGTTAAAGTACTTCTTCCACCTTCAATAAATGCCGAAGCTAAGTCACCTCTTTGATGATAAACATCCAGCACTTTGTTAATTAAAACTATAACTTTCTCTGGTGGCATTGACGAATCATATTCTTTCAAATGATTGTAAATAGGTTTTAGACCAAAATCACTCCATGCATCAGAACCATCGGGAAGCTTCAACCAGTCATACAAACCCATTTCCTCAAGTTTATCATATATATTATGTTCACCGATATCTGTAATATCAACACCATTACATTCTGTTTTACCTAATTCTTCAACCATATAATCAAATTCTTCAGAAAGATATACATATGGATTAGATTGTGTATGACCAGCTAAAATTGTATTATAATCTAACTGCATTGTATTTCTTAACAAAATTCCTACCCACTGATAAAGAAGTTTTGTTGGGAAGTTAATAAATTGTCCATATTTAGTAAATTCTTGCAATGCTTGTTTGTAAGAATTTGCATCAATCAGCGGTGTCCATGACTGTACTCCATTAGGATTATCTAAGAAATTCTGAAATACATTTTCTACGTCAAAATTTTCGGTATAATCGTAATACATATCTTCGAAAGTTCTTTCTTGCAAAATATGTTTAGAAAGATTAGATAATTGATTTTCAGTTAAAACAATTTTTTTCATAAATTACTCTGATAAAATTTTATTAATTCTATTAATCTTTTCTGAAACAATCTTTTTATTGAGAGGATTATTATTTTTACTTTCAATATAAGTCTCTAATCCTTCAGGACCGTCTGTAGAAATATATGCCATAGGTGTTGAAGGGTCTGAAACAACATCCCAACAAATCAATTCAAAATCATCTCCAACAATGTATTGACCAAGTTTTTCCTCAACAGAACCAACACCTCTTGATGATACGCCAAGTTTATAACCATTAAGTAACATATTTGCTATAGTATCACCAAAAGATGTACACATACCATGTCTACGGAAACCCTCAGTTATATTTAACTCCATCTTTCCTACAAGAGTATGACCTTCCCAATGTAGTTCTATAATATTATGAGATATACGACCAAGGTCGATAGTACTTTCAGTAGGGTGATTACATTCTCCATATGCACGATGTTCTTCTATTTTTTTCTGGTAGATTTCCACTTGTTTCTTTAGCACCTTTTCTGGATAAATTCTTCCATTAGCATTCTTGATGTCATATTTTTGAAATACAGCATCTACAATGAAAGGATAAGGACAATGCCATTCATTTCCGTCTTTACTTTCATTAACTGTTTTTGTGAAATCTTTTTTATTTAATTGTACAAAACCATCTTGTTCTATCAATAGACCTGTTCCTGTTTTGTCTTTTTTAATTTCAACTAATTCTGTCTTCTTATTCATAATTTACATTATTTAATAATATAATAATAAATATTATATTAATCTCTTAATTTATTTAATGTACCTTAAAATCCATAATTCTTAAGTTTATGGAATGTAAGACATTATATTTATTGTAATTTTTTTTGTATTTTACAATATTTATTATTGTATTTATAAGTGAAATGAGAAAGATTAATAGGACATATAGGTTTAAACTGCTACCGAATAAGGGGCAAATCGAATTGCTGACAAAGCACTTCGGATGTACTCGCTATGTTTACAACACCTTTCTCAATGAGCGTAAAGAACAATATAGACTAACTGGTAAGAGTGATAATTACTACGAACAAGCAAAGCGTCTTACTGAAATGAAGAAACAGGAAGAAACTGCATGGCTGAATGAAGTAAATTCCCAATCCTTGCAGTTTGCTCTTCGTTCACTTGATACAGCCTATAAAAACTTCTTTAAGAAGCGTGCAAAGTTTCCCAAATTCAAATCTAAGCATTCCAAGGATAGTTTTACCGTACCACAATTCGCTTCTATCGCAGAAAACAGGATTTTCATACCCAAGTTCAAGGAGGGTATTAAGTGCCGTATTCACCGTGAGATAAAAGGTAAAATAGGGAAGGTAACTATTTCCAAGACACCAAGCGACAAGTATTTCGTTTCCGTATTCATGGAAGAGGAATACATTACACCAATTGAAAAATCGGGCAAGTCTGTAGGTGTTGATTTGGGTTTGAAGGACTTGCTTATCACTTCTGAAGGAGAAACTTTTAAAAATAACCGATACACGAAGAAATATGAACGCAGACTTGCTAAGGCGCAGCAGCATCTTTCTCGCAAGAAGAAAGGCAGCCGAGGGTTTGAAAACCAAAAACTCAAAGTTGCCAGACTTTATGAGAAGATTAGCAATAGTCGTGCCGACTATCTGCATAAGTGTTCTATTTCTCTTGTAAGAAGATATGACACTATCTGCATAGAGGATTTGAATGTTAAGGGTATGACAAAAAATCATCGTCTTGCCAAGTCCATTACTGATGCAAGTTGGGGTAAATTTGTTTCCATGCTTACCTATAAGGCAGAATGGAATGACAAGAAGGTTGTTAAGGTAGACCGATACTTCCCATCCTCTCAGACTTGCAATGTCTGTGGGTATGTAAACAAAGATATAAAAGATTTGTCAGTTCGAGAATGGGAATGTCCAGTTTGTCACACGCATCATGACCGTGATGTGAATGCAGCAATTAACATTCTTCGTATCGGATTAAATAATAACATATCGGCAGGGACTGTCGATTACACGGGTGGAGAGGAAGTAAGAGTCAATCTTTCGAAAGACCATTCCTCTGTGAAGCCCGAAGCACATAATTTTTTAAAAAAAGTGTAGTTCACTGTATGTAATACCTTACTTTACAGATAATTTTTAAAAAGATTGATATATTTATAATAAAAATAACGTATTAATTTCGTTTTGATAGAATGAAGAAAACTAATAACATTAGAGGCAAAGCTGTTAAAGACTCTTTAGAGAGTTATAACAATCTTGCACAAACTCTGAAAGAAAATACGGAAAATGCTGTGAAGGATATTCTTTCTGAAACAGTACGTGATACATACGCAAGAATCCTCGCTGAGGAAGATGAGGATGAGTATGATAAAGAGGAAGTGGAAGATACTGCAGCTCTGGCAGCAGATGATGCTGAGGATGATTCTGATACTGAGGAAACTCAAGTTGAAGATGACACAGAAAGTTCTTCTGATACCGATGATGACGATACAACTGTAGATGTTACTGTAACACCAGAGGGTGCTGGTGATGAGGTTGAGAAAGTTGAAAACGGTACAGATGAAGATGGTGACGAATGGGCATCATTTGAAAAGTATAAGGTCGGAGATGATGAGTATGACTTCTCAGAAGCGGATGACGATGAAATCGTAAAAGTTTACAAATTGCTGTCTGACGATGACCAGGTTATGGTTAATAAGGGTGATGATAACAAGGTTAGTCTGAAAGATAATGAGACTGGCGCTGAATACCTTATTGACATGGGTAATGAATCTGGTGTAAATGAGTCAAATGAAACTATCTATGAACTTGCTTTAAATGAGTATGATTCACATGCAGGTTACACTGACAATTACCAGAAGAATGATGTACTTGATACTAAAGGTCTTCCTGTCGCAGATGAAAAGGATTCTAAAGATTGGGGTTCTGAGGGACTGAAATCTAAAGGTTCAGAGAAACCTTGGTCTGGTAAGAAGAATAGTAAATCAGAGAATCAACCATTTGCAGAGGGATGCAAGAAGTCAAAAGATGAAACAATTTTTGAAATTTATGCTGATGATATTGAGGAAGCTACAAACGTAGGTGGGTTCGTTCAGCAAAATTCAACTTCTAAATCTCACGTACCAAATTCAAGTGGTAGAAAAGCTCGTAACTCTGGTAAAGGTACTGTTGTACCACGTTACAGCGCAGAATCTGAATCTCGTGAAACTAACGAATCAATTATTCGTAAAGCTAATAAGATTTTCAACGAGAATAAAGAACTTAAGAAAACTCTTGTTAAGTTCAAGAAAGTTCTGCAGGAAGCAGCAGTTACAAATGTCAACCTTGGACAAATTATTAAGTTGATTTCTGAAAATACAACATCTCAAGATGAGAAAAAGGAAATCATTGCACGATTTGGCAAGGAGGCAAAAACAATCGAACAATCTAAGAACTTGTATGAGAATATTTCTCGTAACTTGAAAAAGGCTAACAAGATGAACATCACAGAGTCAGCTAATATCAGTGCAACAAGTTCTAAGCAGATTAATGAGACACCAATTTATAAGTCAGCAGACCTTTTGGAATCTCTTGATTTAATGCACAGATTAAGTAGAGTATAAAATCAAATATATAATCTGAGGATGATGAGTTATCCCATTGAGTTTTACTCATAAAGATTTAATCTTTTGATTATTTCAAACTCTTTTAAAAGAAATAAATTAAATAATTATTAATAATTCATTTAACTAATGAAAGAATTTTTAACAAGCGGTCAGGTCGGCAATATCGAGCTGAACATGCAAAAGAAGATACGTGAAGACATTCAGAAGCGTTGGGACTCACTCGGCTTTACAGAGGGTCTTGAGGGTGCAATCAAAGAGAATGTTGCTACGTTGTATGAAAATGAGGCTAAGCACCTTATTAGCGAGGCTACTGCTTCAGATAACTCTGGTTCATTTGAAACTGTAGTTTTCCCAATTATTCGTCGTGTATTCAGCAAGTTACTTGCTAACGATGTTGTATCAGTTCAGGCTATGAACCTCCCAGTAGGTAAGCTCTTCTTCTTGCTTCCTGTAACATCACAGAGAGAGTTTGAACTTCCTACAGGTGCACAGCAGTTGGACCCAGCAGATATCGTAGATGGTACTACTGGTCGTCATAAGGGTCTTATGGGCTATGACCGTGTTAATCGCAATAGAGAAGGACGTGTTGAGCCACGTTACTACTTGCCAGATGAGGTTGTATCACAGTTGGATAAAGAGAAGTGGTATGTACCACAGTTGGGCGAGGATTATACACAGGGTACAACTTATGCAGCTGCACTTGCAAAAGCAAAGGCTGCTAAACTTGGTGTTGAGGCACTTCGTCAGGCTGGTCCAGAGGTAACTGAGTACTTCGAGAAGTCTCTTTACGACTTGTTCTACAATGACTTCCTTTATGATAATTCTAAGGGTAAGGTAACTCTTAAGGTTGGTAATGCACTCCCTGTAGTTCGCACTGCAGCTGGTATGCGTCCATTCACAGGTACAAACGTTAAAGAGTATGAGAGAAGTGGTTTTGACGGTACAATCCGTAACCTTATTCTTCAGATTGACGGTTTCTCAGCTTTCAATGCAGCTCGTTTAACTGGTCCTGATGGTAACGAGATGGATACAGAAGGCTTCCTCGCATCTCTCAAGGTTATCACAACTAAAGAGATTGCTTCTAAGCAGATTGCTGGTGGTAACGTAAAGACTGCAGCTTTCAAGAAGTATGAGTCTGTTCCTTTCCGTGTTGCTACACAGAAGTATGGTAAGGGTATTGTAGAGTACGGTTCTATCTGTGATGCTGAAGGTAAGATGTATATTGAGATTGACCTCGCTAAGACATGTGCACAGCAGGCTGGTACAATTGACGGCTATGTAGGTGTTGATGCTGATGAGTTAGACGCTGCTATCGTAGCTAATGATGAAACTCAGAGCAAAGCAAATATGGCACAGCTATTTAAGGTAGCTTGGGCACAGTATGATTCACTCGAACTTGAGACTGAAATTGGTGAGGTTTCATTCAAGATGGATGCAGTTACTGTATCAGTTGAGGAGCGTAAACTCCGTGCAACATGGTCTCCAGAGTTGGCACAGGACGTTTCTGCATTCCACAATATTGATGCTGAGGCTGAGTTGACAGCTATCCTTTCAGAGCAGATTGCTGCTGAGATTGACCGTGAGATTCTTCGTGACCTCCGTAAGGGTGCACCTTGGCAGGCACGTTGGGATGTTAACGGCTGGAGACGTATGGCTGCATTCTCAACTAACTATACACAGAAAGACTGGAATCAGGAGTTGATGACTAAGGTAAATCAGATTTCTGCACAGATTCACAAGTCAACACTTCGTGGTGGTGCTAACTTTATCGTAGTTTCTTCTGAGATTTCTGCACTCTTCGACAACCTTGAGTACTTCCACGTTTCAGACGCAAGTGCTGAGTCTGACCAGTACAACATGGGTATCGAGCGCATCGGTGCTTTGAGTGGTCGTTATCAGGTATATCGTGACCCATATGCACCTCACTGGAGTATCATAATCGGTCATAAGGGTAAGTCATTGCTTGACACTGGTTACATTTATGCACCATATGTACCAATGAGTTTGACGCCTACAATGTTCAACCCATTCAACTTTGCACCTGTTAAGGGTATCATGACCCGTTATGCTAAGAAGATGGTTAACAACCGTTACTACGGTCACATTCGTGTTGACGGTCTCGTACACTGGCCAATTTCTGAGTTCCGCTAAGCCGAAAGGTTTACGAAATATTAAGAGAGGAATCAAAAGTTCCTCTCTTTTTTGTTTCTTTTATTTTTTATTTGTATCTTTGCAAACATGAAAAAGATTACTTTAACATCCGAACAAGAAAAAGAGATTTGCAATATATATACATCAACAAATCATGGTGTCAATTATATTGCCGATAAATTTCATATTGGAAAAGTTAAAGTTAAAAATATTCTGTTGAATAATTCTATCCCTATGAAGAAGATAGGGAAACAGAGTAATATAGAACAGATTAAAATCATTCACACAAACTCACCTCATGCTGGTGGTAGAAAGAAAAAAACAACGGAAGAATTTATTTCTGAAGCAATTTCTGTTCATGGAGATAAGTATGATTATTCAGAAGCATGTTATAAGGATGCTAAGACAAAAGTAAAAATAATATGCAAGAATTGTAGTAATGTATTCTACCAACTTCCTAATAGTCATTTAGCTGGACATGGATGTTCTTGTTATAGTAAGTTCTGTAAGACTTATGATACTGAATCATGGATTCAAGAAGCTAAGACAATTCATGGAGATAAGTATGATTACACTAAAGTTAATTATGTTAACGCAAGGACAAAGATTGCTATAATTTGTAAAGAACATGGTCTTTTTTATCAGTTACCAATATTACATTTAAAAGGTCATGGATGTCCACTATGTAAGGTTGAGAATAACAAATTAAATGAAGTTGAAAAGAGTAAATTATCTTTATTAAAAAGAACAGATGATTTTATTAATCAAGCTAATATTATTCATAACGATAAGTATTCTTATGAAAATATTGGATATATCAATAGAAAGAATTTAGTAAATATCGTTTGTCCTACACATGGTTTATTTACTCAAGACCCACGCAATCATTTAAGAGGAAGTGGTTGTCCTAAATGTGCTAATTTAGTTTCAAAAGCAGAAACTGAAATCTATAATTTTTTGGAAGAACATTTATCTGTTGAATTTATTAGACATGATAGAAAAGTACTTAATGGAAAAGAATTAGATATTTATATACCGTCTTTGAATATTGCAATAGAATATAATGGAATTAGATGGCATTCGGAATTATGTGGTGTTGATAAGACATATCATCTTGATAAATTACAGAGATGTAATGATAAAGGAATTAATTTGATAACAATCTTTGAAGATGAATTTATAAATAATAAAGAATTAGTTTTAAACAAAATTTTACATATAGTTAAATGTAATAAGGATTTTCCTAAGATTTACGGTAGAAAGTGTTATATTAATGAGATTGATAAGAATGTAGCGGAAACATTTTTGAATAATAACCATATACAAGGGTTTGTTTCATCATCAATTTATTTAGGATGTTTCTTTAATGAGAAATTAGTTGGTGTTATGTCTTTTTTGAAAGAGAATGATAATGCTTGGAATTTAACCAGATTTGCAAGTGATATTCAATATAATTGTTCTGGTATCGGTGGAAAGATGTTTAAATATTTCTTTAATTCATATAACCCTACTTTTATCAAGACATTTGCAGATAGAAGATGGACATTAATGCCTGATAGTAATTTATATACATTACTTGGATTTAAGTTAGATAAAACATTACCGCCAGATTATCGTTATTATATGCCGTCAGTCAGTTCTACACATAGATTACATAAATTCAATTTTAGAAAAAGTAAATTACATAAGAAATACGGTTTACCTTTATCATTAACAGAGAATGAAATGACGAAAGAAATTGGTGCATATAAAATATGGGACTGCGGTTTGTTTAGATATATATGGAAAAAGGAGGTGTGAAAACCTCCTTTTAACTTTTGCTACCGAAATAATTGTCGTGAGTAAACTATAATCTTCTTATTTACAATAACTTATGCTATCATAAAACTATAATTCCCAAATTATATCAAAGCGTTTAGCCGATTTTTCGGTTTCTTCTTTCTGTTTCTTCTCTTCTTCAGTTAGCTCACCACGCATCCTTCTATACAATTCTTCTTTAATGCGTTTGTATTCTTCGTAACTAATATACATAACTATTTAAAATCTATAAAACTATCTTTATTGTGAATTGTATCAATAGATAAAATATAATAAGCACAAAACACATTAACATGAATGCCGTAGGAGAAATCATACACGAAATAAAATCTTTTATCTTTTCCATATCTATTTATGTGAATATTTGATTTGCAAAAGTATATAAATTTTTTATTATATGCAAATTTAAACCGTTAATTAATTAAAATTTACGTACTATTTTAATGTAACCATTTAATTTAAATGGTGTAACAAAGTCCCAGTCTTCTATATAGTTACTATCTACGGGTTTACCACCATTATGAGTAAACAGTGTGATATGTTTTATTTGATTAAGCGATGGACAATCTGTTTTTATACTAACAGCACACGCTTTATTACTTAAACCTATCTTGTTGACAATTATTTCATATTCTTCCCCTTCATGTTCTTCCGCCCACTCTAAAAGTCCTTGACTTATGTTATTTTTAAAAGCAATGGTCATGTGATGACAGAATATTTTAGCATCTTTAATTGCACAATTTCCGACTACACTTTCTGTAATATTTAATAGTCTATCTTTTGATTTGTCATCAAGTAACAAACCAATATATAATATATTATGTCCAGATATTTCTGTTATAATATTTTTAATAATACATTCTGTTAAATGTTTCATAATATCTTTTTAAATATATCTTTTTCTTCTGGTGTACATATATCATAGAACTTTTGGTAATTTATTTGTAAAGTGAATTTTGTTATATCTTTAAATTCTTGAAACATTTTACCATAATATTTCTTGAACCAGATGTAGCCTTTTTTATCAACTTTGTCAAATATAGCCATATCACCACATTTTCTATTAATGATGTAATCTCCTTCTTGAAATTTAATTTTCTCCATTTTGATTAAATTGGCACGTTTTACCTATTATATAAATATTTATATGTAATAAATATTATAAACAACGTATACATAATGGCTTTAAATTATTGGGCATATAGAGAAAGCAATCTACTTAATCCTTTTTCTTTCGGTTGTGGTTGCAGTGTTAATCATAACACTGATGATAGACAGGATAAAGAAATTGGTGACTTGAACGGAAAGTTTGGTCAAGTAGAAACAGCTATTACGGCAACTATTGATTCTGTTAATAATAACACTAATAAGATTGCTGATTTAGGTGATAAGGTACAACATAATACCAATGATATTGATTCTATAAAAGAAAAAATAGATGCACTTGCAGGTGAGGGTAAATTATCTGACACTATTTCTGAATTGTCAAAAAAAGTAGACGGATTCCCTGACAAGTACTATACTAAAGAAGAAAGTGATGGTAAGTACGCACCACTTGAATCAGTAAAAACGATTAATGATGTTGTAAATGGTATTTACGATGTTATTGATGATATTAATCAGAATGTTTGCACATTTGGTGATTTGAAAGATACTGTTGCTAAGAATAGCAAGGGTATTATAGATTTATTCTCTGATAAGGCAGATAAGTTGGCTCTATCAGAAGAGATTGAACGTGCAAAAGGTGCAGAGAAAGTAAATACAGACGCACTTCAGGAAGAAGTGACAAGAGCAACTACTAAAGAAAATGAACTTAAGGGTAGTATTGATACTCTTTCTGCAACGGTAGACACCAAAGAGAAAGGACTAAGTGATAGAATAGATGCACTTGGTAATGATGTTACATCTCGTTTTGTTGATACTGAAGGTAAAATACAGGCGCAGAAAGAAAATCTTGATAATGAAAAATTAGTACGTAAAGAGGAAGATGATAAACTCAAAGCTCTTATTGATACTAATGCTGAGGATTTACGTGGCGTACATACTGAGTTAACACGTTTGGATAACGTAAAAGCTAACAAAACAGATATTGAGGATTCTTTACGTAATCTTAATAGAGGTATAGATGATAAGAATAATGAGTTATCAACTAAAATCAGCGGTAATACAGTAAATATAGATGTTCAAAGACAGCAACTTAACGCATTAAAGGTAGTTGTAGACGGTAAACTTGATAAAAATGAATTTGCTAACTACAGTGGCGCAACGGAAGTAACTTTAAACACTTTAAACCGCAATAAAGCTGATTTAACGGCTTTAACTGAGGCTAATGATACAATAGCAGCATTAAGGAATGATGTCGCTTCTAAAGCCACTAAAGACAATCTTGATAACACAAATGCAAGAGTTGATGCTTTAGAAAACTTATCACCTACATTATTAACCAAGACGGAAGCAGCTAATAAGTATATGCCTTTACTTAGCGGTGCAACTCGTGACGAAGTTACTGCTGTTGATAATAAAGTTAGAGTTTTAAATGATAAACTTGCTGGCAAAGTAGATGAATCACAACTTGATGAGAAACTTAGTCCACTTACATCTTTATTGAAAGATAAATGGAAATCTAACATTAAAGCTAAAGAACTAAATGTGGACGACCTCGTTCGTGATATTAATAAACTTGATGGGGATAAAGCTAACAAAGAAGATGTATATTCTAAACCAGAAGTAGAAGCTAAATTACTTCAACTGAAAAACGATTTAAAACGAGAGTATGATGCTAAACTTATTGAAGCAACTGAGAAGATTACTAAGTTGACGAAAGACATAGGTTATATATCAGAGTTGAAGAATGTTGAAACAGGCATTGCTAACTATGATAACTCTGGTAACGGTATTCTCGATGTACTTCACAAGCGTATGCATGAAGCATTTGCAGATTATGACTTCCAAAATGAATTAGTAAGATTAATTCATAAGATGGATGAAAGAATTAAAACTTTAGAAAGTAGATAAATATTTAATATATGGCTAAAAGAAAAATTAATCCGTTAATAGCATACGATTATCGAGAACAGGACGAATTTAAAGGACTAAGTATCGGCTCTTACACGGAAAATAAAGATTACACCGCAGACATAAACAGTATTAAATATAAAAATACTGAACAAGATAATAAAGAACAATCATTAGAGAATAAGAATAAGGAACAAGATGCAGCTATTGCAGCTTTAAGTGCAAATACCGCTTCTACTATCTCTTTATTAGATGGAGTTGCACCTACTGGTGTATCTAAACGCTATGTTGTAAAACAAGGCGAAAATGAAATAGGAAATATTGATATACCTACAAATAATGTTATACAATCAGCTTCCTATAATCCTATAACGAAGAAAATAACATTCGTTGTTACAGGCGGAAGTAATTTAGAGGTTGATGTACAAGATATTATCGGTGATGTTGTTCAGAAATCGGTTTATGATGCTAAAGTTCAGGAACTTAATAGTGATATTCAATCTTTAAAAAACATTGTAGATGATTTAAAAGATACTTTGGATATCGAGGGTAAACCTGAAAAAGACACTTATTAATAACAAATAAATAATTTATTATAATTATATGACTTTAAATAAACATATTCAGTTATTCAGAAACTTAATACCCTCTAATACAAGAGAGGAAGCTATCGCTAAATTGGATGAATTTGCAACTAACAAGAGTGTCAAGGACGGTGTTCCTGTTCTTGGACGATATAAAGAAGGTGCAGAAGTGAAAACACTTCTGGCACTTTTCCACACAACTGATGAAAAATCTTCTTATACACTTTTAACAGACGGTTCTGCAGGTTCTGTAACTGATTTGGCACTGAATGAATTGAAAGCTAAATTAGGTGACGGTTTTTCAGCAACTGATACTGTAGCAAAAGCTATAGCTGCACTTAAAGGTGATACCGCTAATGACACCAAGGATAGTGAGTCTGTATTAGGTGCTAAAAAATATGCTGATAATGCAGTTTCAGAATTAAAAGGCGCAGCTACTAAGACTGTGAAAGAGTTAGAAGATGAACTTGCAACTTTAAATGGTGATGATTCTACTGCTGGTTCAGTTGACAAGAAAATTAAAGATGCAACTACAGGTATGACACTTGCTGCTGTAGCTGAAGAAGGTTCTATTATTACTTCTGTAGCACAGGAAAATGGTAAAGTAGCTGCTGTAAAAACCCCTGTTAAAGATGTGAAACTGAAAGGTTTTGCTAAAGGTACAGAAGAGGGTGCAATATCAGAAGATGATACCATTGCCCAGGCTTTGTCTAAAATTGAGAATAATGCTGCTAAGGCAAGCGTTAGTATTAATGCGGACGATAAGATTCTTGCTAAGGATAAAAATAATGCTTTATATGCTTATGTAACTTTCTCAACTGTAACTCCAACAGATACATCCGTTAAAGAGGAGTACACAATCGTAGGTAAAGACGGTGTAGACCTTGCAGAAGGTCAACATATTAAAATTTACAAAGACAGTTCTTTAAAATCTCTTGAACTTGTTGCTGAAAATGAAGCACACACAGCTGGTCAATTCTTAAAATATGTTTATGTTGATGTAAACGGTGTTGACCAAACAGTATATGTTGATTGTTCAACCCTTTTAGCTCAGTCAGAGTTTAAATCTGGTCTTCAGGTAAGTCTGGCTGGAGAAGTTTCTGTTAAATTAGCTACTGATTCAGAAGAATATCTTACTGTAGATGAGAATGGTATTAAGTTAACAGGTGTTAAGACTGCTATTGAAAATGCTAAGAAAAATGCAGCCGTAACTGTTTCTGCTGATACTAATCAACACGTATCTGTAGTAGAAAGTGCTGGTACTGATGGCGGTAAAGTATTTACAGTATCTGATAATGTTGCTGGTGATAATGTTAAATTAAAAGGCTTTACAGCCGATACAAAGGGTTTCACTGGTATAACCGAAAATAGTACTGTAACTCAGGCTGTTAAAAATATAGAGGAAGAAATCATGAAGAATGAGGAAGTAGTTGCTGCTTCTTTGAATGATTTAAAAGATACTAAACTTGATAAGATTCTTTTGAATGATTCAGAAGTATCTGTGACTAAAAATTCTGATAAGATTTCTACCGCTAAGTTAGTTATAGATGGTAGTACTATTACATTGAAGAACTACGCAACAGCAACCGCTGCTGAACCTGCTGAGGGTGATACTATCAATGCTGCTATTGCTAAACTTTACGCAACAATAGACAGCAAGAGTTCTTCTGTAAAGGCTGGAGATGGTATCAAGGTTGCTACTGACGACCCTTCTAAGGTTTCTGTTAAAGCAGCTGATGTAGTAACAGAGGAGAACATAGCTAACTTTGGTTTTGCTGCTGATGGCACACTTATATTAAAGAGTGTTGATGGAGGTACTTATTAAAAACTAATTATTTTTCAAGAGGTGTGCTTCCTATAAAGTGCACCTCTTTTGTTTAAATAACGTTTAAACAAATATTTATAACATATAACAGAACATTATTTTTTATAAAAAGATTGAATATATAAATAAACGATTATGGGAAAGATTCTTCATTTAAAATCAAAAGATACGAACACGGCTGCTGGTGGAGTAGTTACGCCAAAACTGCCAGATTCTTCAGTACTGGATTATGGAGAGATTGCTGTTAACTATGCTGACGGATATGAAACATTAACTATAAAAAACAGTGCTGATAAAGTAGTTTCATTTTCATCTACAGTCCAAATGATTAAATATGCTGATTCATTGGTAGCTGATGAAAGTGCTTTAGCTAAAAGAGTTAAGGCTTTAGAAGATAAATTAGCAGGTCTTGATGAAGCACTTAAGAAAATAGTAGGAAAGGAATAATAATGAAAAAATTAGCGAAACTTTTCACTTGGATAGTAAATAATGTAGAGAAAGATAAGTTAATACATAAAGAAGTAGGTTCTTTAGTGTTTTTTTTAGCTTGTGTTGCATTATTAGTATTAGGAGTGGGTGTTTACTCATCTTTAACAATATCAACGCTTATAACGGCTTTTTTTGCCTTTGGTAAAGAGTATTGGTTTGACCCAAGATACTTTAAAGGAAATATACCAGATAAAAAGGATGCATTATGGACTATGTATGGTGCTATAGAAATGATTATTATAATCTTATTTGTGAAAATGATTTTTAATTAAATAAAAAAAATAACAGCATATTAAAAATATATGCTGTTATTTTTTATGACCCTGATATTAAATAATTTTTAATTCGCTTTTTATCTTTCAACAATTGATATGATAACATTATATATACTTGTTATTTAAATCATCAACAATTTTGAAATGTAATGAATCGTGATGAATAATTGTTTGCATACCGTAATTAACTTTGATGTCTACATAATAATTTTGAGGAATCAACATATTAGTATTTACTAATACATAATTTTCGGTATTTGTTTTATTGACATTTTCAAATGGTATTATATCAAGCTCTCTTTCACCGTCTTTAGTATATAAGCGCCATTGCATTCCATCAATTAATGCTGTGTCAGCTTTCTTATAATCAACTTTAGCTACGATTACTAATTTTCTTACATCGCCTCTTTTAATTTTTTCATTAGCTTTTATACCGCTAAGAGAAGGTGTAAAATTTTGTGATTCTGTTATACTGGAACCAATATTAAAGAATGAACGTGGATTTTTTGTAGTAAAATCAAGTTCAACCGCATCAAACTCAGTTCCTTTATATACGATATTATTCCATGTATCATAAAACATGGTATCTGCTTCGTATTTTGCTTTTGGTAAATTAAGTTCAATATAATAAACTCCATTACTATATTGTTTACTTTCTATATTCTCACATAGTTTACCAGACTTATCTGTTATAACTTCCTCATTTCCGTCTTTTATTGTTACGGTTGGTTTTTTATCCAAGTTAGTTAATGTACCACCCATAGAACAATAAAGATATAATTTATTATCTTTATTTAAAACAAAATTAGACCTATCATCAGAAATATAGTCATTGTATACTGTTTCTATAAATGGCTCGAAGAACGTATTAGTTTTGTCAGTTAAAAATCCTACATATTCTTCAGTAGTAGATTTAGCAAAACCAGTATTTTCTCCTGTTCTTTCAAGTTGTGGTGAAAATGCTATACCGATACCGTTATTATCTATTTCACCGTCTATCATTTGATTTATTATATTTGTCACATCGAGTGAAATATTCTCATTTCCAATATCAAAGTGTTGTCTTCCGATTATGATACTACTACCAGCAATTGTTCCATATTTATCATATTCTTTTGAAAGTGTTTCGTTACTATATACACCCTCTTCATCCCATTTAACACCATTTCTCGCTTGATACCAATTACAACCATCTGTTGATATTAATCTATCAGGGTCAGTTTGTTTTCCGCTATAGAAATCAATATTAAATGAACTTGTTGAATAATCAAATCCTTTACCTCTATCCCATCTTTTTGGAATTAAGAAAAATATAACATCAAAAGACGTTGCACGATGTCTATTACAGTCGTGAATAGTACTTGTTTCTTTGTTATGAAGTTGTGTAAAATCAATAGACCCTGCATTAGTAATACGCAAGGTATGTTTCATTTTACTTCTATCTGGCATAATTCCATCTTTAATAAGATGAGAAATTTTATCAATGTCGAAGTAACATAAAATACGTGTTGTACTTAATCCGTAGCATAATTCTGCAATAGGATTAAGACCAGTGTTGAATTTTTTACCTTTAATTATGGTATTGAATTTTGATAAATATGTACGTTCTAACATTGTTTTTAAGGGTTTAATATATAAATAGTTTATGAAATACGAATATCTTGAGAAATGATTTCATTGATAGAATAATCTTTCAACTTATTTATTGCACCAGCCCAGTCACCACACTGTTCCATACCAGCCCAAGGATGAACATGACGTAAAATAGATTCACGCATAATTTCTAATAACTCCATTAGTTTATCACCTTTCACAGCTGGGTGTAATGAAGACATAAGATTTGAAAGATTCTTATCTTCTATTAATTTCTCATTATCATGGATATATATGCTTGCATCATTATCTTTGTTACTTACCAAATTAATTTTATCAGCAACTACATTGACGATACTATTAGCATGTTGAGGTATACCTGTTTTTGTATCATATCCACTAACAAGGTTCTTTTTATATTTTAATTGTATATACGTTGGGTCAACTGAGTTAAATATAATATTGCCAAACTTAGAAGGGTCATCATCATTAACTGGTTTTTGTCTTATACCAGCACGTAAATCAACTTCACTTGTTTCTGTATCTTTATCAAATTTTAATACTATATCTTCTTGTCCACGTCCTACTACGGCAACATCATTAGGTTCAGGGAAAGAACCTTTAGTGTAATTATCATTAGTTATTTTCTTTAAAGGCTTACTTATGTTCTCTTGAGTTAAACTTAACGCTTTAGCTTTAGTATTGCTTAATTCAAAATCCTGTGGTTGAGAGATAATTGGACCAATATAATATCTCTGACTACCCGTATTACCTATTTCAGTAAGAAAAATTAATACATATTCCCCTACTTTTGGAACTGACTGAAAAACTTTTGGAAGTAAAGGAAATGCCCATGGAACGATACCAAGCGTATTATCAGAAGTGGTACGTGCTTTTACACGTAGTCCATCAGCACCATTAGGAGTGGTCCTATCTTCAACTTCCTCAACTTTACCTAAAAGAAACATTGTTGTATTCATTCTATAAATTCTTTGCGTCCTTTATTTAATTCTTCAGTCAATTTAATATATTCTTCATCCAGTTCAGACAATTCATTTATTAATTTTATCACTTTTGCTTTTTTAATTTCATATTCGTTTTCAAGTGATTTAATTTTCAATTTTATTTCTTCGTTAGATAATTTCATAAACATTCAGTTTTTAAGATATTAATCCATACCCAGGGCTTGCATTGGTATTTACTCCTTCTACTACTACAGGACCACCAGCATTAGCACCAGTACCTGTGAAGCTAACTCCACCTGGTATACTTGATGTTTGTATTTTTGCATCTTCATGGAAAGTTCTAACTATTTCTTTCCATCGTGCATATTCAACGCCTATAGTTAAATTTGGGCTACCGTCTGGCATATCACCAATTGGTATACCCATTTTATTTAAGTCTTCGACAACATTTGCTGTTGAGTTTATTACAGATAGTCCTTTTCTTTTTGCGATAGCACATACTATTAGAATATTTGATATTTCAGGTGCAGGTTTTCTAATTCTTTCAAAGAAACCTTTTATAGTATTACATATTTGTTCGATTCCCATATTTCTTTATTTAACAATTGTTAGTTGTGGGTTGGTCATTTATAGTTTCACTCTTATCAATATCTGCGTAATCGACGTTTCCAGTAGAAGTATTTTCAAAATGGTTTTTAAACCAAGGTAGATTTAGACTGAAACTACATTCTTTCATTATTTGCAGCATTAAATCTCTATAATAACCAAGAGTTTCTTGCAATAACATATCCCCCATTAATTTAACGATAGGAGATAGTTTATCTAATAGTAATCTCAATAATTCTTGTAATATAGCGTCTTTTACTTCCTTGACAATAGCAACTATTAACGAGCGCATTGATTTGATTATATCTTGGAAAGATATTAATCCTATATCACTTCCCATTATCTTCTTATTCACCATGATTACCATTAATACCTTTGGTGTTAAGAGTGCATTTACAAGACTTGTTATTAAGTTTTCAATTAAATTGTTAACGAAATTAAATTCAAGTTTTGGTCTATTTACAGGTTTTGCTGGCTCTGATATAGTTACTGATGCTTTAGTTATAATACGTTTAAGTAATTCTCTTTGTTCGTGAAGTGTTGCATTATTATCGAACTTATCAATAAGTTCTTTTACTTCAGTAAAGTCACCATACTTTATTTGATTATCTCTAAATGATGCATGATTGTGATACGCTTCTTCTGAACGTCGTAACATAGCATCGTATGTGTCATTAGAAAAAGAGAAATAACAATCCTTTAACTCTGTATCGTCAGATTCTATTATTTCTTTAACTACCTGAGTAATTTTTTCAAGTTCTATTTTTTTCTCAAAAGATAATTTAACAGACCCACCAAATTTAGCACCTAACGTACTTTCTAAAAGATTTGTTATTATATTTTTTGCATCGAAAAGTTTCATACCCATAACCCAATCGTAGTTAAACTCATAGATTGTTAAACCTTTATAAACTTCCTGTAAGTAAGGAAGAATATCTTGGGTAGGATTTTTAGTATTTATAACTTCATATGCACCTGTGGACTTATTGATACTTATACCTATCTTTTGAGGATTTCTATCTAAACAATATTCTACTGTACTATTCTTTTTGACAGAATCACTCTTAATAGTTTTAATGAAAAGTTTACCGTCTGAAAGATTAGGCGGTACAGTATTTTTCTTATCTCCGTTTACAGGTGACGGACTTATGACGAAATAAATATTATATTTATTATCTTTATCTAATTTGTAATATTTGTTATGAAACGCTTTAATATTGACTTTTTTTACAAGTGTTTCATCTTTATTATTTTCCACTGAAAATATTTCTACAGTAGTTGGATATGGATTACCATTGGTAACTTCTATCCAATTATAAGCAACTACTGGACTACTTGTTCTTAAACCGTTAGTTATTTTTTCATATTTTTCAGCTGTTTTTATCTTTGTTGTTTCTGTAACTTCTTTTCTGATTTTTTCAAATTTTCCAGGGTGGATAGAGTATTTACCATCTTTATCTGGTTCTCCTTTTTCGTTAAATAAAATACGTTGGAATCTCCAAATAGGTTCTCCTTTTTCAGGAACATGTAAAAGAGGACGTGGAAGTATTGTTAATCGTATTTGATTATCTACAATACCATTGATTTGTCCAACACTTGAAGATTGGTTAAAGAACTGTAAATTACATATTGGTTTTTCCTGTGCGTAGTTTCTACTGTCAGTCAATTTTTTCTTTCCTGAGAAAGCATCTATTCCTAAATTCTGATAAAAATATCTCTTTGGATTAACATACCAATTAGCACTTGTCCAATCATCTGATACTGGAACTATTTCACTTCTTGAAATATATTTAGTTGCTATTTTCTGACTTTCTTCTGGATTTGTACTTGTGATATTGTTAACATCGGATGTATACTTTACAGATTCTTCTGCGGTAACACATAAACTTATGACACTTCCATATTTCCCATCTTTCTTTTGAACGAAAGTATTGCCAGGCATAATACATGTAGTTTGCCCAGTAACCGATAAAGGCTCTGGGTAATCTATAACAATGTCTTGGAATAAAGATGTAACACCACTGTTAATATTATTCTTAGTATCTCTATAACCTATTTTAATAGGGTCTACAGTATTATTTAATCTAAGATTTTCTTTATATCTACTTTTAATCCAAGTATCAAGTTTTTCATCGTTAACAATTGAAGGACTTGGAAATTTAGCCTTATGTATTACAAACCATAGAAAGGCATCAAAGTCATTAGCTCTTGCTAATTGATAAGCATTAGTAGTTGCTTCTGGGTTGATACCAAAATATAGATTTTTACCATCACCGAATGGAGATTTAGAGAGTTTACCTATTAGGTCAATAGACTCTACACCTATATCTATACCTCTTCTATTCGTTTCTGTTGCGTTTTCTCCTCGTGGGTTATACTTTCTAAGGTTCTCAGGTATTCGAGGGTCATACGAGCAGGAAATCATGCCTTTCAGGTTAGTTAGTAATAATGTTTTAACACCAACTTCCAATGCAGGCATTAAGTAGGTAAGGTATTTGGTTAAGAAGTCAATCATGTCTTCCTTTGAAACACCTACTAAAGTTAACAATTCGATTAATAATTGTATGGCATTATCATTTTTTACACTTAATTCAGTTTTACCATTTGAGCTATTAGCGTTCATAGAAATACCAAGGCTATCGGTGGTTTTTTTGATTGTACCAACGACTCCTTTAGCAGTAGCAATAGATGTCTTTACCTTATCGCTTAATTTCTTTTTCTTATAACTTAAATTGGTATTATTAAGTGCTTCTACCATATATTATTTTTTTAATTCAATAGTTTTAGTTTTCTCTTTTTTACTATATTCTTCGTCTATTGTTTTACGGATTGCTTTTATATCGAAACTACCCATTACACTTGCGTTTTCATCACTAAGTGCACCCTTAACGTCACCGTTATGCTGATATATATCAGTAAGAAGTTTTGCAATATCTAATTTTTTTGCGATTGCTTTATCTTTGATACCCATAAAATCATTCATTGCCTTTGCATATTTACCTTTAGCATCCATTACCTCGTTTTGAAGTTGTGTTGCATTTGCGAGTTTGTTTATCTCGTTTTGTGCCTGTGTAATTTGTTCATCGGCTAAACGATATGTTTCTTGTAATAAATCTTTAATATTCTGTACGTTATTGATTTCAATCTTGAGTTTTCCCATAAAATATTGTTTACATATAAATAGTATCAATCATCTTTTTCTTGGTATCGTAATATATTGCTTTATAACGTTTCATCCCATCTCTAATTTCTTTTGTACCAAGGTTAGTAGTTTCCTTTAAAAACAAAAGTATAGAACTCTTATTAAACTTATCACTACCCATTTGGATAAACAAATCTTCCCAATTAGTCATTAGGTTAATAAGTGCTTTTCCTACTTTAGTTTCATTCTCATTCAATCTTAACTTTTCTTTATCATCAATAATTCTTCCGATTTTGAGTACAGTATCACCCATTAATTCATTTAGATATGTTAATTTTGAATTTCCATCTTGATAAGAATGCTTTAAACTATCTGTTAGGTCAGCGTTGAAATAATCGTAGTGGTCAACTCTTTTTTGATTCTTGATATCCTGATTAATTCTACCCATTAAGTAGTTTTTACAAATTGTTCCACAATATGAATAAGCTTTTTTATTTTGTTCAGGTTTAAAGTTATATATCTTTGTCATCAAGAAAGATATAGTATCATTAAACGTATCACTAAACTCTTCATCAGCAGGATATAAATTATATCTTCTAATAATAGATTCTATCATTTTGGTAAATGCTGGTAAAAGAATTGTATTAAAGATTTGATTTTTTTCTTTGTTACTATTTGAGTTAATATAATTAACCACCGCTTCTTCCTGTTCTTCGTAAAAATATCCTTTTCTCTTAGCGGATGGTTTTCTTCCTCTTTTTGCCATCTTATTAGTTGTAGGAAATGTCTTATTATATTTTTGAGAGCATATTTTTTGTACGTAATGCACACTTCCTAACACATTTCTTTATGAAATCTTCGTGTCGCTCTTTAAACATAAGTGGTGTCATTTCCACAAACAACACCACTTACTTTTAAAAATTATAGAAAATTAGTCTTTGTTTTCTTCTTCTACATTATCTTCGGCTTCAGTTTGGTTATCAAAAGTTTTATTTCTATCTTCTTTGAAGAAATACTCTTTCTTAGCTAACTTAAACCAAAACTCTTGTTCTTCCTTAGACATATTTTCACGATAGTTCTCAGTTAAACTATCCTTTCTTCCCATATAATGATTGTAACCCACCTTTGGTACAACAAAAATCTTCTGGTCTTTATTTGTCGCACGAAGCATATACTCATACCAGAAAGTTAATTTGATTGACGGCTTAAGTCCACCTACCTCGTTCCAATCGTCAGTATTAAACACTGAACCAGTCATGTAGAAATCAAAGAAATTCTGCAAACAATCATTGTCAATAAAACCAATATTATTTGAGAAAGCTGATGCCCAAGGTGCTTCATTACCACAACCGCTAAACTTCTTTGTATTAAAGTCAACAATATCAGTTAATGGGATAAATACGCTTACATCTGGCATAGTTTCAATATACTTCTCTACATTGTTAAACCAGATTGGAGTATATTCGTCATCATATTCAAGAATTGAAAAATATTTTGAATTTTTAATACCATTGTTTATAAGTGAAGCAAAATCACTTTTCTCATTCGTAATAATCTTAATATCTGACCAATCTTTTAAATACTTCTTAATCTTACTCTCAAGACCTTTTTTACATGAAACACGTACTTCAATATTCTCTTGTACTGAATTAATTGCATTAGTAAGCAATTTACCTACTTCATCGTTAAACTCATGTACAGGGATTACAACAACTAAATTCTCCATATTTTTATTTATTCTTATCCTTATTTTCTTTACTATTAAGTTGAATTAACAATTCTTCCATTTCTTTCTTTCTATTCTCGATAACTCCCTTTGTATATTCTACAAACTCTTTCTCAGTTGTTTCATACTTGTAATTTTCTCCAACTTTAGACGCTTCTTTGTAAATTACCTCTGGTACCTTATCAGTAGTCCATGAACGTACTACGCTTGCAATCTGCTTATGCACATTGTTAAAATCATCAAACCATACGCAACAGTTCTTGAACTCACCATTTTCGTCTGTCATCCATTCCAACTTATTATCTGGAATCTTTGCAATAACGATAGCACCGCTTTGCATTGCCTCAATCGCTGAATAACCAAAGCTGGTAGAATCATCAACCCAGATAGTAATTGCTGCCTCTCTGAGCGATTCTGCGAAGCGTTCACGGCTAAATCCTCTTAGGTCTCTAAATGAAACCCATTTAAATGCAGGATACTTCCAATAGAATGGTTTTACAATCTTATTAATATCTTCTTGATTACGTGAAACGATATTAACAATCATCTTCTTAGGTTCATCCGTAGCACCAAATATATTTTCAATATATGGTTTAATAGTTGTAGTTTTTACATAAGGGAATACGCTTTTAACCAAACCAGCATTTTCATTTGTGTTTACTACACACTCCATAATACCAAAGTCACCCCATTGTCCTCCAAATGGCATTTGTTCAACCATATAATCATAATTCTGTAGAATGGCGATACGCTTACAAGGTAGTTTCTTTGTCTGATTCATAACTTGTGCAAAAATCTCTGGAATGAAAAGAATATCACTTGGTGCTACTTCAATATCATCTTTAGAGATATTGTAATGAGGTAACTCTGTATACTCTACTGGCATCCATTCTCCAACACCAACAAACTCTTCCTCTTGATGCAACATAGAAACGTTATAACCATTTTTATGGAGAATCATAGCCAAGTTATATACATAAGATAAACTTCCGCTTGGATTACCCTTTGTATCAATTACAAATAAAAATATTTTATTCTCATTCTTATTAATTCTTTCAATTTCAGAATTAATTTTTTCAATTGCCTTTGTCTGTTTTTCGTTCATAACTTTTATTTTATATATGCTACTAATTTTATGTAGATATTATGCTTTTGATGTAATTGTTTTTAAGAAATTTTCATCATTGAACATTTCTTCCAATGAATTATATGAAATACTGTTTTCATCAATATCTTTTTCGGTTAGACCATTACTTTTGATTAAAACACATTTCTTATCACTTGGACATTTTGTGCTATATTCTTTATTTGAAGTAACTATAACATCTGCAATATTATAAACTTCTTTAATATCAGATGGGAACATAACCATTCTTACTCTTGCGCCAATTTTACTAAGGAAGAAATAAGTTGATTGAATGGTTAAAGCGTCCTCATTCATACTATAATAAATCACATTAATTTCTTCATCTTCAAAATTAGTAAGATTATACATCCAGTTATTTATTTTAGTTGGCAAATTTCTTTCTATTGGGTTTGCACAGCCAAATATTTCATAAGGATAGTCTTCATAAATGAATTGTAGAAATTCTTGTTTACTATCAAAGTGAATGTACTTTTCAATTACGTTTTCCTTAACTTCATCAATGTTTTCATCATCTAACGAATTATCAAAGTTACGCTTATAATATTTTATCAACTGTTTGTTAATATTTCTCACTACGTGATTTAATTCTATTGCTATAGTTTTCATATTAAAAATATAGAATTTATTTTATTTAAATCAATTATTATTTTCCTGTTTTTTCAAACAATCATTGCATATTACTTGTCCATTATCAAATATTTTAGCTTCATTACCATCCATTTGGCAAACCTTACCACATACAGAACACTTTACAACACGTAAAATTGCACGAAGATTTTTAGATGCTTCTTTAGCCTCATTATTTTGATATTGCTTTTCTCTTTCTTCTGAATAATACTTTTCACTTAGATTAAGTGCCTTACGCATATATTCTTCCCATTCAAACGTTAAGATAATTTCTGTATCAACTTCTTTAACGGCTACTAATTTTGGATTTAAGAAACTATAGTTTGTAAAATCATACTCTTCATCAACTTTAAGACATACAAATGAAAGAGTCATCATAGAACTTGCAATTTCATTTCTTGATACAGCATATTCGTTGTCTAATGGTAAATCTTTAAGTTTCTTTAATTCATTAATAAACGGCATTGAATTACCATCATATACATTTGGTATAGTAATAAAGTGTAAAGAAGTCTTTTTGATATTCTTGCTATCGTCAATATTAACGTCTACAGATGAAATATACTTTTCAATTTTAAAGCGAGTAATATATTCTGTTTGAATTTCCATGGTGAATTTTTCGTTATCATATTCATCCAATCTATTCAATTCATCTGCGATACCTGCGGTTAACTTCTTGTTTAATATATTAAATTTATATTTTCCATTAATTACCTTGGGTTTATTTTTCTTAACCGCTGTTCCATCCAAATTGACTTTATAATCATTTGATTTCTCATCAATTTTATACATTGAATATCTTAATTTCTCAACTTCTTGAGTGATTTTCTCTTTTAACAAATCATCAGCCAACTTATTTTTAGATATTGTTTGAGTGATACTTATACTACTATCATTTGTATTTTCTATATTCATCATTTTCTCACCAGCTTTCATTGAGAAAAAAATATTCCTAAACCAATTACCTAACGCTTTAAACATAATATTCCTTTATTATTTTGTTATTGATTATTTCTTTTACTTTGCTTAATAAATTTTGAAATTGTATGAGTTTTCTATATTCTTTACTATTTTCTTCACTCATATTTTTGAAATCAAAACCAGTATGCATCATAGCATATTCAGTTAAGTTATTTGACATTTCTACAACACTTTCATTAATAATTGTTTTTAACTCAAATAACTTATTGAGCGGTAACTTTTCTATTTTCTCTACGTTTATTTCCATTGAGTATGAACTTTTATTTTATTATGATTGGAAATTTATCTTCATATTTCTGTATGATGTACTCTTTGTTATCATCCCATTCTGGCTTTGTTTCGTCATTGGAATTATGACATAAGCGTATATTAGTTGTCACTCCTACTTTTGTTTCATTGGTCAAATAATTAGCAAGACAAAAATCATTATCATACAATACACACCCTTTAATATTTTCATCAAAATATTCCTTGATTCTTGATTTATCTACTGCCATAAAAACTCCATCAACGACACATACTTCCTGTAAATCTTTCTTAAGTAACTTAGAATAGGCTGCAATCCATTCCTTACCTTCGCTTCTATATAAGATTTGACCATAACGTTCTGGATAATTCCACCATACACATTCTTCATCGAATTGACCAGAACCAGCTACGCCTATAATTCCGTAATCTTTATGTTCATTGAATAATCTTAGAATTTCTTTTCCCCATCCTTTCTTTAACATTTCAATGTCATCATGCATGAATACGATTATATTTCCATTGATATGCTCGCTATCTAATATATCGTTATACAAGACACTTAAACTCTCTCCTACGGGGTTTTCTATCCAAAAAACAAATATATCACATTCACTTGTTTCTTTTAGGTTTTCAACAAAGTCATACTTTTCACTTATTGGCAACCTTGATGGTATAACAACATTTATTTTATCATACATTTCTTTTTTTATAAAAAATAAACTTATTTATCTATTAGTCAAGAAAAAACGTGATAGGAAAATCCTACCACGTTAATTTATTTTTATTATTTCTTCTTATCTGTTGAACCGAATCCATTTTCACCTCGTTCGCTATCAGAAAGTTTATCAACTTCGTTGAATCTAACTTTATCAAAGTTAAGAATAACAATCTGTCCAACGGCTTTCGATAAATCTCTATAAGGAGCAAACTCAAGATTCTTAATACGTTCTTTCATCTTCTCTTCAGCATTTTTCTTCTCTACCAAAGCCTTTTCTAATGTTGAATATGACATTGTTTCAAAGAAAGCTTCGTAACCAGCATGTCTAATTCTATCCTCAGAAGATGTTCTATCTTTAAAGCAAAGCATTATTTCGCCTCTATAAATCATGATATCAGCGATACCGACACTATTGGCAAGATAACAATTTGTTTTACGATTTGAACTGCGTGGAAAAAGAAAACCGCCAACTCTGTTTAAAGCCTCCATCTTGAGACCTGTATGATATACGTAAAAATCGTTTTCCTCATCCCATTCGTAAGAAACTGCATATAAATCCATACCTACATCACCATCATGTGCATATTCTGGTGTTACAGCGTTAGGATGAATCTTTGTAAATTTTACTTCCATTTCATCTTTCTGAACTTGTCCGCTTGATGTATTTCTTAAAAAATTCTGAACTTCCTTAAAAGCTTCCTGACTACTTTTTGTTTTCTCCATTTTTCTGTTTTTTACTTTCTCTTGAAATTAGATAAGTTTTACTATTAGCGATTCTGACAACTTCCGTTAGAATTGATGAAAATAAATAACTTTGAGTATCATTACAATCTTTATCTATGATTGTCATCGCTTCAATTTCATCTGGTGATAATTGAATATTACATTCAGACATTAACGCTACACTATGTAAACCTGTCTTAATTGAAGGATTATCTTCTCTATATTTGTACACAAAACCTCTATTCTCAATTTCCCATTTATTGTTATTGGGAACCATTCTTACAGCTTTAGAAACATGTTGAAGTAAACATACCTTAATGAGTTTATTCTTATCAACTTTAAAATTCTTAAATGTTTCATTTTCTTCCAAAGCAATTGGTGTAAGCATATATAAGACAGTTTTAAGCAATGAACCATCGTATGCTAAATCTTCAAAAGAATTATTGGAATATGAAGCATTTTTCAACAATTCACCGTACTTCTCTTGAAGAGTATGAATGTTAACACCCAATTCTTCTAATTTAGTAAAAAATAATTTTAAATTTTTACTTTTAATTTCTTCTGTAAGCATTGACTTGAACTTTATTAGTTAAACTTGCTGCAAAGATACAGAATTTTTCACTGACTTCCAAATTTTTTCTAAAAAAATAATTATATAATATATTTTATTTTTAATTTATATATTAATTTTTTATAATATATTTTTTAATATATAATTTATATATTTATATTATATATTTATTTTATATATATAATATTATTATAGGCCTATATATTATTATTATATTATATATATTAATTATATATTTAATATATTATAGATTAGGCCAGTTATAGAGAAAAAATTAAATAGGTAAAAAGTTTATTATGAAAAAAACTATTAAGTTAACAGAAGAAGAGTTGCATCAGCTCATCGAAAATACTGTTTATGATATTCTCAACGAAGGTGAGAAATGGGATAAATTTAAGAAAAATGCAAAGAAAGTTGGAAAAGAAACTGGAAAACTTGCACTGCAAACAGCAGTTGGTGGAACTATTTTAGGTGGTGCACTTTTAGGTAGAGAATATTTAAATCAAAATAATACTCATTCCAATAGAGATAATAGTTCTATTGTTGATAAACATGAACGTGAAGCAAATAAGGAAATTGATAAGAAAACCAAACAGTTAGGACGTGCTTTAACTAAAATGGAAATTGATGATATTTATAACTCTTATCACTCAATGGACGAGGCAATTATCAAACAAATTTCAAATATAATTAAAGAGAATTTAAAGAAAAATTTACGATAATAAAAAAAGAGAGATTACGAATCTCTCTTTTTGTTTTTCATTATTTCTTTATAAAATTTTACTCTATCTTCACAGACCTTATCCATTGAATATTTATCAACTACAAGTGAATGAATATTATCTTTCAATTTTTCAATCATTTCTGGATTGGTAGCTAACTTATTAATATATTTAACCCAATCCTTATGGTCTTTTCTTGGGTCTACTAATAATGCTGTACCATTTTCATTCACAGTTCCACCAAAACCTATCATTGAAGTTAAATTAATAGTATATGGTCCTAAATTTTCAGCAATTAATGCTGTTTTTGTAAATCCGCATTCTATTTCTTTCAATTCGGACTTCATTTTATTAAATTCAGTATCTTTCAACGGAGCTAATAAAACGTCAATGTTCTGATAATGAGTAGCGTAAGAGTTAATATTCCTTGTCCACATACGTCTGTAAGGTTCATTATCAAATGGGTCATCAACTCCTGGTACAAATTTCATTAAAAAGTTTTTATGTTCTTGAGAACAATACTTATAATCATCGGTTATAATTCTTTCATACTCAAACCACATTGATTCTTGTGGAAGAATTTTTCTTCTATATACTTGACCTGTTTTTTCATCATAAATTGTCCTTGTTCCATTGGTGTCGAAACCGCAAAGAACTAACTGAACATTATTATCAGGTCTTGCACATTCTGAAATACCCTTAAGAAGTTGAATATCATGAAGATGTGATGAACCGCATAATATTCCAAAGCGAATTTTATCACTTTCGTTCTTTTGATAAGAATATTGTTTTTCATCTGGATTTATAGCATTAGGAAATACTGAAACTTCTTTATTATATTGCTTCAACGTCTTAGCATAAATATCCGTTGTTGTTGTTACATAATCAGCCTTTCTGATATGATTAATTATTTTTTCATGCCATTTTTCCTTTCGAGCGGTAATTACCATTGGATGAAAATCACTCAAATGAAAATAATCATCTATATCTAAAACAACAGGTATAGATAATTCTTTAAGCATATTCATTAAAAGCATATCATTATCAAGCTGTTTATGAATATGTACAAGGTCATATTGTGCAAAAAAGTTTTTAGTATTTTCAGTAGGAATTTGGTCGATATAACAAATATCAATATCAAATTCATCTGCATAATGTTCAGCTATATAAACATGAGGGTCTACAGACCTAAACTTACCAACTCCCATACGGTCACTTGGAATAACAAGCATTTTAATTTTATCCATTATACTTATTTTTTTTAACTAAAATATAAAAATATAATTGATGCTATCAATATATTTATTATAAAACAAATTTTCAATGGAAAAGAAATTTACTAAAAAACAAATAGATATATTAATTCAAGAAAATATAGATGACTTAACCTTACAAGAAGGTGTGTATGGTTCAACAAAGGGATTTTTTAAAGGTTTAGGTGGTGCTTTTAAAAACGGATGGAGACATATGATGGAGTCAAGAAGACTTGGTAGTGATATCGAGGACTTAAAAAATGCTATAACGGTCGTAAAAAAGATGAGGAGTATAGTTGGTCGTCAAATTGGAAATAAGGTCTTAGAAGCGATGAATAGTGGCTTAAATGAACTCGAAAGAGCATATCAGAGTCAGAGAAATAGTAATTTCAGGGGAAGAGAACAATTTTATCGTGATAATAACTTCTCAAATCAAGAAAGAAGTTATGACCGAACAAACGATTCAAATCAATACCGAGATGATAGTAGAATGAACAACTCAAATCAAGATAGAGATGAAGATTTAGTAGGCAGTTTGAGAGATGTTTTTGGAAATAATAACCAGACTAATCAAAACACAAATGCAAATTCAGAAATTAAAGATGGTATAAAACCTGAAGACGAAGAAAAGAAACAAAACCAAATACAGGATATATACGATGCTTTAAAAGTTTTAGGAATAAATGGTAGTGAAAAATCTATTAAGAATGAAATAGAAGAAATGATAAATAAAAATCCTAATGATGAAACTCAAGAAATTATCAAGAAAATTCTAAGAAATAGAAAGATTTAAATAAAATAAAAAAGCGTAGGAATTGACCTACGCTTTATTTCTTTTTTATATTTTTAACAAATTCTAAAGAAGCTGTATATAAATCACCACTCTCTGTAACAAAACTAAATTTATCACCAAATTGAACTGCCTTTATAGTATCATTTGATGAAAGATTTTGTTTATTTTCATTCATCATCTTTTTCATATAAGCACCCATATATTTCTTCACAGCACTCTCAACTATATCTTTGATAAGTGAATAATCAACGTTAGAAGAACCTTGATATACAGGTTGATGAACATTGCTATTTTCAGTAATAACTCGTTTAGGTGCTTTAGGAACAACAGGCTGTTGGAAATTTTCAGTAACTATTCCCAAATCATCTAAAACAGAAGAAGAAGCACCCATACCTCCAGCTGGAACATTAATAGGGTTATCTCTAAAAGACTCCAATATTTCTTTTGGCATTGATGAATTTCTTCTTGGCTCAGAGAAATTCTGATAAACTGGCTGATAATTGGTTTGATTAACAGATGGAATTGCATCGGTGTCATTATAATTCATTTTACCACTATTTCTTGCATTTTCAGCAATCATATTGATTTGTCCGCTTGCATCCATATCTGTTAAACGTTTTGCTCTTTGTAAAACATTTTTTAAATTACTTGCATCCATTATGTGTAATATTATATAAATTCATTTTTTTTATAAGAAGTAATATCTTTGTCAAAATCATTATGAGGTGTGTTAAGCCATGCTTCCATATCTTCCTCATCATTATTTTTAATTGGACCAGATTTAACTTTTTGATTCTTATTATTCCAATTGTTATAATCTTGCTTCATCTTTTCAGAATTAGCTTTATCCCATAAAGAATTATCAAATCTATCTTGAGTTTTAGTAAGTTCTATATTTTTAGCAACCATGTTATCACGTTTACTATTCTTATAAGTTTTACCAGCAACTCTTTTACGTTGATTCAAAACATTTGTCTGACCTATATTACCGTTAGATACTTTAGGTGCAAGCATATCGCTTTGAGACTGTTGTTTTATAGCACCAGGTCTATTGATAGCTTGGGTATATTCATCAGGATTTCGTTCGTAATTACTAAATTTAACTTGTACGTCAACCTTATTTAAAGTTTTATCTCCATTTTCATTATAACCCTCTGCAGGATAACTGAAAGTTTTAGAAAGTATAGGTTCCCAAGATAAAATTCTATCAAGTCTGAATAAATCCCAACGTGGACCTCCTCGTCTACTCTCTGGACTTATTTGATAGGCTCTTAAAACTTTTCTACGTTTCTTTTTACCAGTTTTAGAATTAACTGAAATATATTCTCCCAACGCATAAGGTTGAATAATTCTGACTCCAAGTCTATTTCCTACAGGTTCTGGAAGTTTATCAGAATGAGGATTATCTAAAGTATCATCATATGTTATACGAACATAGTGATAGAAGAGGTTGCCATTTTTATCTACATTCTTAGCTTTTCCGTTACTATCTACACCATCAATAGAACCATCTAAAACCTTACGAACCGCCTTTGTGGAAACCCCCTCATTTAACACATTCTTCAATATTTCATATAAATTCAGATTCATCTATTACGAATGTTTTAAAGTCTGACCTACAAAATATTGTCCATCGCTTCTATTAATAGAAGTATCAACCAATGTTGGACCATACATATTTTCTTTGTTATACATTGAGATAGCAAGTGCTCTCTTACGACCGCTGATATTGTTACGTCCTTCGATGTCATATTGACCACCACCATGGTCTGTATCAAAATTGCTATAGTCTATAGTACCAGTAGGTTTTGTACAGTCTGGTAAATAATGAGTATGACCACCATGACCTGTACCTTTACCTTGAGGGTCGCCATCACTTAAGGCATCTTTATGTGTTGGACCGTACTGGTCTTCAATGTTATAATCACTTCGTGTAATTTCTTTATGTCTTTCTTCTATACCTCTTTTTTCAAGACATGTTTGTCCATTTTGAACTGTTGTAGCCATATGTTATTTAAAATTTAATATCATTATTTTCTTTATAAATAGTTAATCTACTTTAAAGTCGGTTTGTATTGCATATTCTGCATCTACTAAAACTTTAGTGTATTCTATTTTATTCTTTGTAGAAGGCATAACTGGATTACCCCAATCATTCCTTTGCAAATGAACCTTTCTTGCCTCAAGACCAAATTTCTCAAGACACGTTTGACCATTTTTATACATTTCTATTTTCTTTTAATATATTTAATTGTTTTCCATTAATAAAAATTGTTTTACGTGATTCGTTCTTTAAAAAAGAAACACTTCCTCCATCTGGAGTAGTATCAGATTTTATATTAACAGAAGATGGCTTAGTTGAAGATGATGCAGACGCAGGTTTAACTTGCTTAACAGAATTAACCGATGGAACGGACCTGTTTTTACTAAGTAAATTCCTGTATATCTCAAGACCTTTCTCACCGCCATATAATTCAAAACTTTTTGAATTACGTGGTACCTGTTCCATAGCATGAACAATACCCTTTAAACGGCTATGTTGAATAACACCAACAGATGATTTCTTTTCTTTACCATTCTTACTATCTGATGTAGAACCTTTAGTGTTATATTGGGTCTTAGAAATTTGTCCTTTCAAGACCTTACCACCAGGAACAGTTTCAAGATAATCTTTATTAAGAGCTGCTGTTTTAAATCTCTCTTTCATAAAATCAGCAGGCAGAACACTTACTTTATTTTGTACTTCCTGTCTGTCTTCATAAATAAAAATAGGCATACTTATAATCCCCTTCCATTACTTCCAACATAGCCAAATTTTTGAGAACTTGACATTGTGTTAGAAATCTTTTTACCTGTTATCGGTTGCGCTAACTCATCATCAGTTTGTCCTTGATTTATTTCATTTCCGTCTATATCATGTATGATTGCTGCATTAGGTGAAGTGGCTGCTTGTTCAGCACCAGGCAGACTTAAATTACTTTCACCAGCAGTTTGAACGAATGAACTTGTTTCAAATAACTTTTCAAACTGAGATTCATTTATTTTAACTATCTTCATTTGAATATACAATTTATTATAAATAAATATTTATTATTGTGAAATAAGGTATGTAATGGCTAATTTAAAAGAAAATAACTTCCATAATTTACGAATGAATATAAACAAAGATGAATATTATGATTTTTTTGTTTATAAAGATTCGTATGGTTCATATAGATTCAATAATCAAGTTACAAGTGACGGAATTATATCGCATATAGATATGTGTGATAAAGAATGTCATGATGAAAATGGGTGGATTTATGGAAAAAAGAACGAAGTGTGGAACAAAGCTGTAGCTATTGAAAATACTTTGTATAATATCACATATACTGGTTTTGATAACGGACTTTTTAAATTTAGAAAAGATAGAATATCAAATAAAGATTTCTTTGAATTATTCCAAAAACAAAAATATAATATCAAAGAAGGTGATTATAGACTTAAATTACATCAAGTAACAGGAAGTACATTATTGTACGATTATCCGATTACATTTGAAGAATGTCAAGTAAAATTAAACGGTGGATTCTTTCAAGGCTTTTTCCAGACAGAATGTGACAAATATAAAGTTCTTCCAAACAAAATAGATAATGGTGATGTATGGGGTTTTGAATTTCAATTAAAAAAATGTGATATTGAAAAAGAAAGTGATAAAACACTTAATGACAAATATCCAAACAATAAAGGTATATTCTTTTTCATGGGTACAAGGGCGGAAAACAAATGGACCTATCTTTATGATAAAGATGATAAGTATAAACTTGAAGAAAGTAATCCTTTATCCCCAGATGATTATGTAGAAGGTGGAGAAATCAATAAATCAGATTATATAATTGGAAATTTCTATGATTTAGATATAGAATTTCCAGGTCCAGAAACAAAGATTAAATTCGATGATTTAGATGACTACATTAATTTCAATTATTATGACCCAAAATTATATGAAGAAAAACCTTGTAATTTAGATGGTCTTGATGTAATGGATTATTATATAGAAAGTAATACCAAAGCAAAATTAATAGATGAAAATCAACCTCATGAAACATTAAAAGGGTGGTGTTGTAATAATAAAGATGACGAAAAAGACACCGAAGAAACTAATGATAACAATCATAAAAAAGTAGAATATATAGAAAGAGACCCTGATTATGATTATAATGACCCATTCGGTGATGATTATATAGAAGATTTAGATAATATAAACGATGGAGAAGATTTCGACTATTTAGAACCAGAAATGAATATTTCAGATTTTGAATACGAAACAGAAAATGGATTTAAATTTTCAGAAGCAAATCACAAATATTTAATGAGTGATAATAAATTTCTACTCTTCAACAGAACATGTACAGGTTATACAACAAATAATTGGATAGAGGGAAATAAAGTAATGTTCACTTACCGAAACAATAATTTTAAAGGTAACTTATTCATTTTAATGAATAGAACATGTACTGGATATACGGTAGATAATATTGATACACTCAGAAATAAAGATATTAACAATCATAATCCTTACAAAGACATATATAATAACGCATTTGCTTTGCGTATAAAGGACGATGGGTCTATTGGGTATAGAATACTCACAAAGGACTGTGATATAAACGGAGAAAACAAAACAAAGATAATTGAAGGGTATTCTAATCCAAACATAATTCCAAACTGTGAGTGGTGTAGTGTATTCGTTAAAATTTACGGTACTTCTGGTGGTATGAAAATATATTTCTATGTAAATGGAAAACTTGTTTATATAACAAAGGAATTACCGAGAATAGATTTACGTAAATTAGATGAATTATACGAAAAACAGGAAGGCGTACCATATAATATATCTATAGGTGGTGGAACACAAGGATTAAGTGAAACAATATTGCAAAATTATATGCTTAACCCAACACGTGTATACCCACTTGAAGAATATTTTGCTGGTAGCTTTATTGGATATATGAAAGATTTTAAATTTTATAATAGAGATTTAGAATACATGGAAATTTTGAATAACTACAAATACAAAAGTCTATGAATTTGTCATAGGCTTTTTTAATATTGAATATAATTGGTAATGAAGAAATCATCAATTATACCAAGTTTTAACGCAGCACGATAAGCGGTTTGATTTTTCTTAAAAAATTCTGTTTTTGTTTTATACTTCATAGATTCTTTTTCAATCTCTTTATATGTCCAAAAGCCTTTCTTATGTTGTTTTTGTTTAACCAACCAATACATTTCATCAATATAGCCATATTTGTAGGCAGCTAAGAAAGCAGTTAAATTGTTATTTTTAAATTCTTCCTTAGAAGTATATTTTTTGGCTTCACGAAACATATTTTCCTTATTTTTCCAATAACCTTTAGAGTGTGACATAAAAATTGTAAGGTTTATATTCATTATTAACGATAAATAATGTATAAAGAAAAATTTTTTCATATTTATTTAAAAGAATATAAAGAATAACTAATATAAAAATAATATGGCTAAAGGATTATATTTTTACAAGCTTGTTTCACCTTACAAAGAGGATGTTACCAAGAATTGTAAGTTAACCGTAAATGAAGTCGATAGTAATCTTCTTAACTTAAAGGACGAAGATATAGCTAATGGTGAATTTGACAAGAAAACCAATACATTAAAATTAACAAGAAACAATGGCGATGTTATTGGAATTGACCTTGCTTCTTTAATGAATAATGGTATTACGTTAGATGATTATCATTTTGCTGGAACTGGTAGCTGTACTGGTGATTGCACTGATAAAAACAGCTTTGGTTTTAAATATACTACCAATGACAAAGACGAAAATGGAAACCCAGTAGAGAAGAAATTCAAAATTGAATTTAGTGACGTTGATGGCAAATTATGGGTAACTGATAGCGACAACAATAAACATCTAATCGGTACATTTGAAACAGATAAAACAAAGAAAGCCGAGAAAGTTGAAAATAAATACCTAAGAGAAGTAATAACAGACGGTAGCATTCTTGGTAATGGCAAGAGTGGCGACCCTGTACGTCTTAACCCTACAGAAAAATCAGGTTATTACTCTCCAGCTAAGTCACTTATTGACACAAGAGATGATAACGGAAGTGGTTTACCTGTAAATCCTTGTAAGGGTGATAGATATGTTACTTTAAGTTGTAGTTCAAATGCTGGAAGACTTTACACTATGGATGGTGTAAAGGAGATTGAAAGTAAACTAAAAGCAGGGTGGCGTATTCCAACAAAACAGGATTGGGATAATATGCTTAATGCAATAGAGCCATGTCAGTATCAGAACCATAACGATATTCATTGCCATGTACAATTAGGAAAACTTGCTGGTAAACAATTAAAATCAACAGAGTGTTGGAATAAAACTGCAACAAGTGGTACACCAAGCGATGATACATATCTGTATGATGATAAAGTAGCTGAGGAAAAACCTATTTCTCCAGAGGGAACTGATAAATATGGTTTTAATGTATTTGCTGGCGGATATGGTGTTGATAAGAATGAAGATATTATTAAATTTAATAAAGAAGCGAAATATTGGACAAGTTCTCAAACAATTAAAGGTGAAGGATTTGACTATTATGTAAAACAATTCCAATTTAATAAATCAGGCGTTATTCAGATAACAGAATGTCCAGAACACTTCTTGTCACTTAGATTAGTAAAATATTTTAACGGGTCTAATAATTATGGTGCGGAAGTAATTGGTGGTAATACATATAAAACAGTTCTACTTCCTTCATTGAATACAGAACATGGTTTTACTGTTTGGACAGCTGCTAATATAAATGAAGATGTAAAGGACGAGAACGAGTTAATATACAATGAGTTCTATAAAGATTGTGCAGGGTGCAAACCAACATACATACTTCATGAATGGGACGGAAATATGTGGACCCACAAGGTAATGGTAGAGGGTGACACAATTGTAATACATGACCCAATTAGCAAAGATGATTTTGTTGATTCTGAATATAGAATTGTTGACGGAAAATTAATTAATACTAATCAACAGACTTACAATGATATTCTTTCAAGAACAACACCTTTAATAAATCTCGTAAAAAGTGCTCTTGAAACTGAGACAGAGGAAAGAAAAAATGCCGATGAAGCATTAAAAGAGAAGAGTGATACCTTAGAAAAGAAACTCGACAAAGAAATATCAGATAGAGAAGATGGTATTAAAGATGTACGTAAAGATTTAGAAGCGGTTGCAGAACATGTTATTAATGAAACAGATGACTTAAAAGATGCACTTGCTAAAGAAATAACAAAACGTACTGAAGGTGATAAAACTCTTACCGATGCTATAACAGAGGAACGAGATAGAGCTAAAGCTGTAGAAGAAGAGTTACGCACTGGTCTTGCAGAAAAATGGGAGAACAGAGATAAAATAGAGGGAAGTATTCTAAAAGGCGGTGACTACATTGTTTATTCTAACGGAAAAACAGAAATTCCTTCAAAAGACCAAACTGATGAAAAGAAAGGTAGCAACAATGTCACGTTAACTTTCAACGCTAATTTTGGTAAATTCTAATAAAAATTAAAAAGTTATTACAAGATGATAAATAGATTACAATTCGTACATCACGGAGATGGTAACGAAGGAATATTTAAGACAAGAGAAGAGGCAATTGCTTATGTAACTGGTAATAGCGTTGTTAATACTGCATTCAAGATAACTGGTGATACTGGTGCTGACAATGCAATAGATTGGCTTCCTTTGTATGCAGAACCTATGGTTTTAGAATATGGTGATAAAGAAAATCCAAACGTTATCTTAGCCATTGGTTCAAAGGGAGACGGAAGAACACCAAGTACTCAAAATAAAGTATTCTTCATTGACATCGAAGGTGTTAATGAACGAGTTGATAATGCTTACAAAGAGATAGCTGATGCTGTTAAGAAGTTTGCTTTTGTCACAAAGAATAGTAATACACTTGAATTAACAAAGACTACATCAACTGACGGTACTGAAAATATTTTATCAGGTAGTGTTAAAATCGCTGATAATGTTATTCTCAATAGAAAAGAAGTAGGGAACATCATTAAAGAAAATAAGGATGGACTTTACTCTTATGTTGGTATGACATATGATAATGATAAAAAAGTACTCAAATTCCAAGTTAATGATAATGAGACAGATATATCATTACCAACTATAGAAGATGGTTATTATGATATTACAAAGGAAGCATTGATTTTCAAATATGCTGATGGACGTGAACTAAAGGTTGATATGGATGACCTTATTGATGAATGGACTACAGAAGGAGAATCAAGTAAAACTCCTATTGTACTTACAAGAGACCGCCATTCAGATACTGGTGTTGTAGACAATGACAGACGTAGTGGTAAATGGAAAGATGTATTAAAAGCTGATGTTAGAATTGCACCTAAAGAAATGGGTGTAGATAACATCTTAAAGACTATAGGTGACGGTAAGTATCTTTATGTATCTGGTCAAGCTAAGAATATCAGCTACTATGACAAAACAGGTAAAAAGACTAACGTACAAGACGCTTTAGATTCTTTAAAAACACCAATTTCTAATGACCCTACAAACTTATTACAGTGGAAGTATGGTTCAGATAATGTAATTGATGGTTTATATGCTGGTATAGATATCGAATATGATGATAAAACTAATACCATCACATTTATCAATACATCTTCTGATAGTAAAAATAAAAAGCAGAGTTTTAAATTAAACAGTGCTTCTTTTATTAATAGAATATATACAGATACTGTAAATGAGAAAGTTATATTAGAGTATTATAACCAAAAAAGTGAATTACAAACAGCCGATATTGATTTAAGTCATTTAGTTGACGAATGGGTCGTAAATAACGAGGCACATTCTGTAGAATTAAAGAAACAAACTAACTATCCTGGTGCTGATATATTAACCGCTGATGTTAAAATTTATAATGACATAAATGATAACAACGCCATTAAAGAAGTCGGCTCAGAACATGGTCTGTTTGTTGATAGAAGAGCATCTAATATCAAGTACAACAAAGACGGTGTTAATACAGACGCACAGAAAGAGCTTGATAGTATCAATAAGACATTAAATAAGTTAAATAAGAACGCTAACGTCAATGTAGGTGAAACAAGTACCGTTCAATTAACAAAGAATGAGACTGTAGACGGTTTTAAAATTACAGGTGATGTTAAACTTAATCGAGATAACAACCTTGTAATTGAAACTAATACAGGTTTGTTAGCTACTATTGATTATGATGCGACTAAGAACGAGTTAATTGTATCAGATTCAACTAATGCTTCACGTGTACGTAGAATACCTCTTGCTACATCTAAGATTGTTAAAAAGGCTGAATATAAAGCTGAGACAGAGGAGTTAGTACTTGTTTTTGATGATATTGAAAGCAAGAACGGAGAAACTGTAAGTATTCCTATGAGCGGTTTAATTACCGAATGGGAAACATCTCAAACAGAAAACCAGAATCATACTGTTGAACTTAACAGAACAAGAGTTATCAATGGTAAAGACGTATTAACTGCTGATGTACACATTGTTCGTCATAAGGATGATAATATCCTTACACAGGTAGAGGAAGATGGTGTACAAAAACTTTATGTTTCAAGTCAGAAGATTAAGGAAAATAAGGATGCTATTGATGGTTTAAAGAACGAGTTAGCGGTTGTTAAAACTAAGGGTGAAAGCAATGGTAATAACATAGATACTTTAAGAGGAAAAGTAGAAAGTAATACCAATGAAATAGCTTCATTAAAGAATAAATTAACAAATGCAACGAATGCAAGTGAGACTAATTCTAATAGCATACGTACATTAGAGAGTAAAATTGATGTTAACAAGAATGACATTACGAATTTAAAGAGTAAAACAAATGATAATAGTGAACAAATTACTCAATTAAAAGCAAATGATGAAAAATTAGATACTAAAATTACTAAAGTATCTGATGATTTAAAAGATGCAATTAAAAATGGTAAGTACACATTCAAAAGTGAGAACTCTACTATAAAATTCAATGTTGTGAAAGACAATATTGATACTACTACTAATGTCGTTAATGCACAGGTTTTACCATCGACTGCTTCAGATAACATTATTAAGATTTCTAATAATGCTGACGGTGCAGGTGTATACGCTTCTATCAATTTAAGATATGATAGCGGTACGAATAGCCTTAAATGGAAGACATCTGCAATGAACGAAGAACAGACCATTACATTGAATGCTGGTTCTGTTATTAAAGGTATGGTATATGATAAGGATATCAAGAGTCTTGTCATAACATACGAGGTTGATGTTGAAGGACGTAAAACAACCAACAATATTACAGTACCAGTAATGGACTTGTTCAATGAGTGGGATGTTAAAAACTACGAAACTAATTCAGCTATTAAACTTGTTAGAAATGACAGAGATATGGTTAGTGCTGATAACCATACCGACATATTATCAGCAAGGGTTATTTTAGCTGGAGAGGGTAATGATGTAGACCATGCAGACAACTTGTTAACAATAAGTAATAATGGTTTGTATGTTGGCGGAGATAAAGTAAGAAACTTCATTAAAAAAGAAACAAATGATGTTTCAGAAACTCTTAAGAATAACATTAAAATAATAGGTAAAATCGTTACTGGAAAAGATAATGTTACTGATGGAGAGAATTATCAAGGACTAAATGGTGGTACAACTAATGAAATTTTACAGAATGCAACAAGTTTAATAGATGCAGACCGTAAATTAGCCGATGAATTAAAAATTGTTAAAGACAATATTGATAATCTTTATAATGGTTCAGATACTTATTCAAGTAGAATTTCTGCTAAGAAAGATAATGGCAGTAACGTAAATAAATTAGCTGTAGATGTACGTTTAGCACATTACAATGGTACACATGGTTCAGAAGGACAAAGTGACACTGGTAATGAGAATATAGAAGTACAAAATACAAGTGAAATAGGACACGATTACAACCTTATTAAAATAGTACATGTAAAAGATTCTAAAGAAAATGCAGAATCTAATGGACTTTACTTTGACGGTTCTATTGATTACGGAACATTCTAAAAAAAAATAAATCTTACTGTAAGTAATTAAAAACCTATGGTAAGATTATATATAATAATAAAAATAATTAATTTTATATATAATGAGACATTTACAACTTCGGAGAAGCAACAACATCTATAATACAATAGATGAAGCTAAAGCAGCTCTTACTGGTCAAAGCGCAAATCTTTTAGATGGTGAACCAATTGTAGTAAGCTACAAAGATGCAACAGCAACTGAATCGAACGGTGTTGCACAGATTATTGGTTTTAAAATTAAGAAGAATAACGTAGATACCATTTACACATTAAATCTTCAGGATATTATTAAGAAATCCAAACGAGGTGAAACTATCAAAGAAATTAAACGTTTGGAAGATGCTGATGGACAATATTCTAAGACAGCTGAGGATTCAAATCCTACAAGTGGTGACACCGTTTCATCTGACAAGTACGTTATAACAAAAGAGACGGTTAAACCAGATGGTCAGATAGAAACAACAAAGGATGCATTTAAATTGATGTATACAAACGTATCACCAGTTAACCTGAAAGTTCCAGAAACTATCGGTGATATTGAAGCTGGTACTACAGCTGGTTCTTTGAACAACTATACATTATCAGAGATAATTGATAAATTAATTTTCAAAACTATTTATCCAACAGTTACTGAACCTACCGCAACTATTGCTACTAATAAGTATTCTAATGGTGCATCTGTTAAAATTGGCTCTGAGGCACTAGAAGATAGTAATTTATCAGTAACTCTTAATCAAGGTAATGTACATGTGGAAGACAAAGTAACTGCTGATATTAGATATGTAGGTGCAAAAACAACTGAAACATATACAAATAACAATGGTGCTATGACAACTGGTACAAAAGTTAATAGAGATAACAACAAAACTGTATATGCTACATTAGGTGCTTTTGTTTACAATGGTACAGCTAATTATGCAGCTGGTGCAACTATCCGTACATCAAAGGGTGATAGTCCAAATCCAATTAAGACTACTAATGGTGGTAATGTTGCAAACCCACACCCAGCAGGTAGCGTAGCGACAAGTAACAATATTACAATTAATGTAACAGCACCTGTTTCTGCAAATACTGGTAGTACTTTTTCAACTAACCTTGTAGAACTTCCTTTACAGGCGTGGACAAAGGCATGGACATATCAGGTTCAATTCCCTAATACCGACAACGCTAACCCTCTTGTTATTAAGACTCCTAAGAAATTAACAGCTGCAAATGCATTTAATACTATTAGTGGTAAATATGATGTAAATAAATTGAGCGGTTTTGGAACTCCTGTTGAAAGTGATGAAACAATATTCACTGATTCAGATGGAAATGCTGTTAAAGTTAAGTATTATACATATACTTGGAATGGTGGTGCTTTAGCATCTGTTAAATTTGAACTAAAAATGAATTAATAGTAAGAAACAATGGCTGAAAAAAATTTCGTATTACATAGTAATAGTATTGCATTACCAGCACCAATGATGGCTGGCTCATCAGACCCTGTTGATGCAAGATATATTGTTAAAACAAAGGCTAACTTAACAGCTGGTGCAAGTACATGGAATACATCTGGTAATTACGCTCTCATTCATATCGGTATGACAGTTTATGTTGCTGATGAAAAAACACAGTATATGTATGTTGGACCAGAGGATACACAGAATGGTGTACTACTGTCTGAAACACAAAAATTAGAAAACTGGAGACCAACTTCAACACCAGACTTTAATCCTAACAGTACAATTAAGAATGTTAGTGTAAATGGTACAGCTGGTACAGTTAACAATGGTGTCGCTAATGTAACAATAAATCCAAATACATTAACTCTTGGTAATGATTATGACACAACAAATTTAAATGCATTAGAGCCGTTAACTATAAGTGGTACAGATACTGTAAACAAGGCATTTAAGAAGGTTAATAAAATTATTACCGACAATGAAAAAGTAGTAGCTGCTGCACTTAATGACCTTAATACAAGAACAAAGGAATTAAGCGGTAAAACTGTTACTGAAATAACAAGTTCAGATAACACTATTGGTTTTACTCGCACTAAAAAATCTGATGGAACTATTAATTACGACTTGAAAGTAATAGGTGGTGGTAGTGCTACTAATTCGAAAGAATATGATTTTGATAATATAACAGATGACGCTCATAATGTTAAATTTGAAAAACAAGTCACTGGAAATTTAACTGAAGTTAAAGCAAATATTGACGTTTATGATTGCGGTGAATATTAATAAAAATATGTGATAAAATAAAAAAGAGTATAGTATTAATTCTATACTCTTTTTTTGTGTTAATACGAAACGTCAACTTCTTGTGGTACTGAAATATCATCAAATACATAACCGCCTGTTGAAGGCTTTTTATCTGGAATATTGTTAAAATAGAAGTGCAAATCAGAACCCATTGTAACAATAGATGTAATATAAGAAGGTATAACACCGTCTTCCTCAAATGCTTCTACATCTTCTGGCGTAATCTTTTCTAATGCTTCCAAATAACGAGTATTTTCCAATTTATAAGTTTCATTATCTTCTTGAGAACGTTCCTCGTAATACTTATTAACTAAACTATCCCAATCTATTCCACACTCATCAACAAAAGGTGGACGTTCATTAATCTTCAACCAGAACTCAATTTCTTTCCTCTCAGGGGTCATAAGTGCCTCATAGGTATCTTGGTCGGTAGGCTTATTTGGATAGCCGTGAACAAGCTTAGATTCAGCCTCAGTGAAAAATTTTCTATCCTTTGGATTAGTTATAAGAATTTCATTTCTAATATCTGGTGAAAAACATACTAAAAGCGGACGTATTCTATTATTAAACTGTGATATATACTTGTCAACATTATATTCAATAGGTTCATAACCTAAATCTTCTATTTCACTACATAAAATATCATCTTCACTATTAATAATATCTGAAGGAACAATTTGACAATTTAATATAATCTCATCTTCTTCACGTTTAACGAAAGGCTTAAGCATTTCCTTTTTATCTTTCGTCTTAAGATTCTTATAAAGTACACCTTGTTTCTCGCAAATAGGAGATAATAATTGTCTTATAATCTTAGCTGTCAGTTCTATTTCTTCACCATTTATAATAGTATATTGATGAGTAATACGCTTAACATCTGATTGACTTTTCTTAACACCAGTATTGATATAATATATTGTATCACTTACTTTTACAGGTATATTCTCTTTAAGAGCTAATTCATACCATGCTTGACGTGATTTTTTACTACCACTCTTTGTAAGAGTTTTTGAATCAGCAATATACTCTTCCATGGTCTTTTTAATATTACCCTTAGAAGCAATATCTCTAACTGGAATTTGATAATTGTAAATTTGCTCGATATAATTGTAATAGTTCTCAAGGAACTTATAGCCGTTGTCATGAAGAAGTAAATCAATACCTGTATCAATAAACTTCTCAAGATAACCAGACATCTTACGTGATTTAATAGTGTTACCTACTTTCTTCGTCTTACCATCTGGCATGAGGTCAGCATAGTTCTTACGTGCAAACTGAATACAAGCATCACAATACTCATCTATTCCAAGACCCATTTTATTAACTCCACCATTCCATGCATGGGTAAAATAAGTATCTTCAAATTCTGCCACATCAGCATCAACACGTGTGTATGCTTTACCTTTCACACTATTACGTCCACCACCAGTACTTATATATGGATGTTCGTTATTATATCTAAATTTATCTTCTTCTGGCATTTGGAAGTTAAAACCATCAGTATCTCCTACAACAGGTGTATAACCAATATTGGTAAAGTGAGAAATCATAAGTCGTAAAGACATACGACCAATACAAGTTGTTTTCTCTGCTGCATCAATATCTCCAAATGGGAAAACCATAGGACATCCATAAGAACCAAAGAAACCGTTACCTAACACCTTTAGAGGAAGCTGTTTTTTATCGTTACCAATCTTTTCAGCTTTCCAATATCTAACGGCTTCTAACATTTTGTTAATTTCATCTTCGGATAGACCTGTAGCGTTAGCAATCTCATCTTTAATTTCATCGGCTTTTGAACCAGCTTGATTCTTTAAATCCTTATATTTCTCTCTTTGTGTAAGAATATACTCAAGGAGATATAACATAATATTCATTACATCAAGAGAAGTAGAAATATTCCATGTAAGAATAATAGAAGGATAAAGGGAATTAAAATCCAACTTTACAATACGTGAAACATATCCTGTTATAAGAAGACGTGAAAGACCACCTGTAAACTTTCTATTAGAAGTTGTAGATGGAATCGCTAAGTCATTCTCGTAACACCATGCAAGCATTATAAGTTTCCACACACCAGCAGTACCCATAGTACAAGTACGTGAAAACGAAGTCGGAATCATCTTTCCAACAAGGAAATTAGACTCATTTAATTTAAGTTCTACTTTATCTGTTTCCCATAAGTCATCATACAAATAACGTTCAACGATATATTTACCAGATTTTAAAACATATCCTTCTCTTAATGGTTTACTATCTGTAACCTTGTACCAATCACCATTATCATCATTAAATGCATATACTTCATCAGTTACCGCCCATGTTTGGTTAATAATATCTCCAGGAACATATACACGATTTTGCTTATTTAATCCAAGATATTTAGTAACATACTTCAAATTAGATGACTTCATACTTGAATCAAGTGCTTGCGCTCTACGTGCAGCATGCATAGAATCAATGATATTAGTACCCCACATAATAGTCGGATAATAATACTCCATTTCACCACCAAGTTTCAAGACAGTCTGCTTCTTCTTCTTGAAAATAGGGTGTCTATTGAGGTACTTCTCAGAAAGTTCAGAGAAATCTACTCCGTGTTCTTTACATCTATTAATAATAAAATCCCAGTCGAAGTTTTCAGAGTTATGACCTGCAACATTATCTGGTTTATCTTCGGAAAGAATCCTAACAAATTCCTCAATAGCTGCTATTTCGGATTTCCACTTTTCCTCTTTATTACCTGTTATATTAATAATTTTCTGAAAACCCTTATTATTACGATAACCAATTTGACTAATCATATGATACTTCGCATTAAGACCTTCAGTTTCAAGGTCAAAAGTAGTTCTCTTTAAGTCATCATAATTATCATAACCTTTAAAAAGTCTTTTACCAGTGGAAATCATAAACTGTTCCACAGGACTACAGGTCATAAATTCTTTACTACCACCTATTGCATCATCGTTTTTCTTTTTCCTTTCATATATAGGCACACCAGATTCCTGAAAGAACATCATAAAGACTTTATATGACATCTTTCTGTACGAATAAAAAAGGAATTTATAACCTTCATCAAGACGTGAACTAACACTTCCATCATCTCCCTGAGTTTGAAGAGCTTTGATTTTGATTCCGTATTGGCGAAGTTTTCTAACAAATAAACTCCTATCTCCACCAAACATTCTTTGACAAGCACTATTTTTAACCCAAACAAAGGGATAAAAATTTTCACGTTTAACACGCTTGTCACCATTTTCATTAACATAGATAATACTTGCTGTATTATCATCATAACCGCACTCTATGGATATAATTCTTTCCATAGGGTCATGACCATTGAGAAACCTCTCAACGTCTTCAGGTGTAATTTGCTTCATAAATTATTGTTTAAAAATTATATTCTTAAAGCCACATCAACAATGGCATCAGAAACGTTGCAAAGATACAATATCTTTATAAAAAAAACAAATGTAAAAAGATAAATAAATAAAAAATAAATGATATTTATATTAAAAATATAAATAAATTATGAAACAAGTTATAAGACTAACAGAGGCTGATTTACATAATATTATAGAAAATTCAGTAAGAACCGCTTTACAAGAGAATATGACAAATGAAGGCGTTTGGGATAATGTAAAGGCTGGTGCTAATGCGTTTTTCGGTAGAGGTGTAGGAAATGCATCACAAAGACATAACGCACCAAATGATACAGAAGTAAACTATAATTTGGGTAAACGTTGGCAGGCAGCAAAAACAAATTATAAAGAGCAGGGTGCATACGACAAGAAACAAGAGATGATTAAACAATTACAATCGTTTGCACAGAAATATGGTGACAAAATGACTATTGGTGATTTAATTAAGAGAATCAACTATAGTGCAATGAACAATAGAAGTAATCAGAGCTACGCAATCAACCAAATATACAAATAGAATTAAAACAACTTATTTAATAAGTAATTAAGTGCTGATAAGAAAATATTGTGTGTTTTTTTATTAGCATTTTTTTGTTGTAAACCTTCGTCAGTAAGCGATATAAAAGAACCGTCTAAGGGTACATTAACACCAAACTTGGTATTAATATTCACACAAACCTCTTTAAAACGTTTACCATGCTTAGAGTCTGCTTTTCTATTTGAAGAATATAAAAAAATATGAACCATTTCATGTAACATAATTCTTTCAAGATAATCTTCATTCCACTCATACATATCACTAAAATAAATCACAGTGTTTATTTTATTATTTTTAGTGGAGAAATAACATCCTGCTACATTATGAATAGAATGGTCTATTCTAAACGATAAACCAGTTTTAGGAAGTTCATCATTAAAGAACTTATGATTACAACTCTTATATAATTCTTTTAAATAAGTTTTATTAAGCATCATAAATACAATTTTAATTCTATGCAAAAATAAAACATATTTCCTAAACTAACAAATTATTATCGTTAAATATTTATAACTATAATTTTAAAAATTATGAAACAAGAAAATTTAGAAAAAATAGATAAAAGTATAGAACTTTTAAAAGAAGTCTATGAGAATGAATTAATGAATGGTGGAAATAGACACGACTTTAGATTGACAAATTTACTTGATATAATAAAAAAAGTTGCATCTTGGAGGAAAAGATGCAACCTATCAACTAACTATGGTTCCCGATTGGTAAGATGGTGATAACCAAATCTTCTCTAATAGGCATCCACAAATTACCTGTCGGATAAGATGTTTCATCTGATTTTATTTCACCAAAGGTTATTTCAAAATAACCATTAAATGTGCCGACATCTTGTGTGTCACGTTTTTTCCAGTCATAACAGATAACATATTGCTCCACACATCCATCACCCTCTTTTTTCTTTATATAACAAGGTGCTTTAGCTATTTTTGTGACATTAGTATCTGCATTTACCATTGTAAATGTAATGACGGCATTCTGTATCATGTCATGGAATTTATTAAAGTCATGTCTTCCATCCTCAATCAATTCCATTCTTAATTGAGGAAGAAGACTATTCTGACGTAAATAGAAATATTGCATATCTTTTTACTATAAATATTAATATTAACCAATTAGAATACTTTTCATTGCAAGTTTTGATTCAACATTAAAATATGATTCACCAAAATTAAATACCAATCTTCCGTCATCTGGATAAGATTCGTAATCATCAATGTTCTCATAAGCAAGTGCGACTATTCCATCCATACAATCTTGCATACCAAAACAACAACATTGTTGTACAAGGTCAAATTTAATCTTAGTTCTTACCACGTGTGTTTCAGTCTTATATTGTTCATCAACCATTAAGTTATTAATAAGACCTGCTGGTTTCTCATCAAAATTCTCTCCCCATACATTATCTATATCGTCGGTAAAAATAAATTCATAACGATACTTACCGTCTTCTTCCATTCCTACGACATTAACGAAACATAGTTTCAAATCTTCATTATTTTCCATCATATATTATTTTTCATTTTCAGTAACAATTATATTATCAATAATACTTTGTTTACCTCTTACTTTATCTAACATCTCCTCATAGAAAGTATCAGAGAATACTTGATAATAAACGGTACATTTCTTTGTTTGATTCAAACGATGTATTCTATCTTCAGCTTGCAAATTATCACCAGAAACCCAAGAGAAACTATTGAATATAGCTACATCGGATGCTACAAGCGTTAAACCTACACCAGCTGAATTAATATTTCCTACAAATACTTTGATATTTGGGTCATTTTGGAAAGATTCTACTGATTTATCCTTATATTTATTAATCATCTTGCCATTATGTTTAACCGCAATATCACCAAATTCTTTCATAAGTGTATTAATTTCATCGTCGAAAGAACAGAAGACTACAACTTTATGACCAAGTTCTACACATTTTCTTGTAAGAGAAATTGTTCTATCCAACATTTCATGTGCCAACCATTGTCTTAAAAGAACGCCCTCAGTAATCTTCTTATACTTCTCAGCATCCACCATTGCCTTCATTCCATCCTCGAATGTGTCAGCAGATTCAATTTTAGCATCTCGATATTCGCACCATACTCTATCATATTCCTCACGTTGTTCAGAAGTAAGATTATAATGTAATACTTTAACGGTTTTTGGAACCATATTACCAAATTCCTCTTTCATTCTACGCAAATAGTACGGCTTAAGTAATTCCTGTAATTCTTCTAAATTAGATGAACCACCAGTTTTCCATATCTTCTTACATTTTTTAGAAAGAATATTTTTTAATTCTTCTTTTTGTTTCTCAGATAAATCATACCAACTACTTTTTTTAACCTTTTTAAGATAAAGTGCTGTGTGTGCATCTCTTTCATTCTTTTTATAGAATGCCTTACCGTCACAATATCTTTCAACATAATAAGTCCAATCTTCAGCAAGCGGACAATTAATAATCTTCAACAGATTGAAGAAGTTAATTGGTCTATTAGTTATTGGAGTTCCAGTTAATTCGTAAACACCAGTCGGTCTTGCTCTTTTCACAAAGTCTGAAATGATTTTATAACGTCCAGAAGTTGTATTGGACAATCTATGTGCCTCATCAATAATAATGAGGTCGAATTTTGACTGAAACAACTGAGATTCAGACATTGCATCACAAATTATCCGACGATTTCTTGAAATAATCTCTTTTTCTTTATATTCTGAAACAACTTCACCCTTATCATCAACGTTCATTTCTTTAACATATATTTTCTGTTTAGGGATAGTATAAAAGTTCTTAAGAATATCGTAATTAATAATAGTGAATCTTGCATCAACCCATGTTGAACCATTCACGATTGTAATATCTTCTTTTGGAACAAGAAGAGACAATTCCTTTTCCCATGTTTTTTTAACAGATGCAGGTGCAATAATCAATATATGCTTATAACCTCCATGAAGAGCTGCTACTATAGCCGAAAAAGTCTTACCACTACCCATAGCGGATGCAAGAATTGCTTTAGGATGTGCAGTAAGAAACTTAACTGCCTCTTCTTGATAAGGCATCATTGTACGTCCACTCTTTTGATTATATGGTGTAAAGTCAATTTCCATTGTATTATGGTCTGGAGTAAGGAAATCTGTAAGTATTGCCTTTTTAGGGGCAAAACACATCACAGCCTTATCTTGATTCTGACGATAAAAACAATAGAAACAATAATAATCTTTTGTTTCTCCTAAATAATAAGTAATTTTAAGCTTAGATGGGGTAAATTCAAGTTCCCAATCTTCTTGCTTCTTCTTGCCCCACCAATTTATAATAGAAACAATTTTATTAACTAACAGTGGTTCTTTATTATAATTGTTTAAGATAAACTCACATTCAAAATTGTTGAGAGTCTTTGTCTTATATGCGTACACTGAATTTTTAAGAGAAATAATATATGGGTTTTCACCATCATATTCTCTTAATAACCTATGTGAGTGATTTATTTCATCTAAAGACAATGCCATTGTAATTATATTTTATATTTATATAAAATATAAAACTTTTTTTGATAAAGTCAAATGGTATATATGATTTATATGTTAATATTTATATAAAAAGTAAAAATAATGAAAAATATTATTATAAACGAAAGCCAAAATAAACTTTTTGAAGCCGTTAAGAGTGGATTTAGTTTAGATAAACTCAATGGACTTAGCTACAACAAAAAAGTAGCATATTGCAAAAGTTTTTTAGGTAATCCAGTTGGTAGTGGTTCAAGTAGAATGGTTTTCCAATTGGATGACGAGCGTGTGTTGAAGTTGGCTAAGAATGTTAAAGGTATTGCGCAGAACGAGGCAGAATGTTCAACATTAAATGATTATTATAAAAACAATTATAGTCTTTTTCCTAAAATATTCATGTATGATGGAGAACACACAACAATGTATTCATATAATGGAGAAAAAGAACCTTCATTTCAGTGGATTGTAAGTGAGTATGTGCTACCTGCAAAAGCACAAGACTTTAAAAAAGTAATAGGTTTTACATGGAAACAAATTCAAGCGTTTATTTTGTCAGCTGGAAGAATTGCAAACCCATCCAGATTCAAAACACGTCAGATACTTTCAGATGATAATTTAAGGGATATGTTAGATTATGATGAAGAAAATTCTTATATCCTTAATGAATTGTATGATTATATAATGAATTATAGACCACCAGTAGGTGATTTCTGTAGATTAGCAAATTGGGGAATGACGATAAGAGACGGAGAACCTCATATGGTAATTTTAGATGATGGTTTTAATGAAGAAGTAGCTGATAAATATTATAGTTAAGAAATGGCAGAAATTACATTCAATCAAGGAACAAAGAGAAGAGTTCCTATAAATAGAAATAATCTATTCTACGATAAAGAATCTTTTGATTTTGAATTACAGGTTGGGAAAGATTATATAGAACAGGATATGAATCAAACAGTAGTTCTGTATCAAGTTAAATTAAGTACTACAAACACCGATGCTGTTTATGGTGAAGCTGATGTCAATAACATAGAATATGAAACACCTGTAGAAATACATTGTGTTTATAAAATAGAACAACCAGAGTTAAAATCATATGATAAAACAAAACAATTAGGTACATATGTAAAAACTGGTAAACTTACCGTAAGTGTATATCAGGAAACACTTCAAGAATTAGACGTTGATATTAAAAATGGTGATTATATTGGTGTACAGGTAAAACCAGATTTAATGATATATTTTGTTGTTAATAATGACGGTAAGAACAATTATGATAATGGTCATACACTATGGGGTACAATACCACTTTACCGTACAATTCAAGCAAGCCCTGTAGATACATCCGAATTTAAAGCGTAAAGTTATGATTAAGGAAGATTCAAAATATTATTTCAAACAAAAAACAAGTAATGAAATATCTTCATTGCTAAGACAATATGGTTGGGGTACGTTTCCACCTAAGATTATTGATAAATTCTTATATTCTAAAGGATTTGTTAAAAATCAGTATTATAGGTGGTCAGAAGCTGCTTTTGAAGAAGTTTACAGAAATAGATATACTCTTAACCAAATGATACAACAAGAAAAAGAGAAACAAAAAACAAAAAGGGTAGTTAAACATAAAGAAAAAACCTTAGACCCTAAATATAGCGGTTGGAATAAGGGTATTTCAAGGGCTTCTCAGGACTTATTAGATAGTGATAATCCAAATACATTAAAGTATGAAAATAAAGCCTCTAAACGCAATTTAAAAGAACGTTTAAATACTATAAATGTATTGATTGAGAACTTAAATAATGAAGTTAACTTAATGCATGGTAGTTTCAAGGATTTTGATAAATTTGATTTGAAATATCTTAATAGCGGATGGGGAAATCAAGCATTTGGTTATGGACTGTATTTCACAACATCTGAAGAATGTGCCAAGGAATATGCAAGAGGTGGTATTATTTATCATGCTGAAATTTCTGGTAATAAATTCCTGACATATGACAAAACTCCTTCTAAAAGAGAAAGTATGAGTATTGCAAGAAAGTTCTTCAAGTATTATACAACAGAGGATGAGTATGGAAAAGAAGCATATCAAGGATGCGAACAAGAATTTTGGGATGAGGAATGCATATATATAACACAATGTCAGGATGAAGGTAGCATCTATGGTACAATTTCAAGTATATTAGGTAGTGATAAAGAAGCAAGTGCTTTTTTAAACAAAATAGGGTACACAGGACTAATAGCACATGATGAACAAGGCTTCGACATATATGTTATCTTCAATGACAAAGATATTAACATTACAAAAAAGGAGAAAAAATAATGGCACTTATACAACCTAAACCATTTATTAATAAAATGAAACTTAGACATAATTCATATGGTGTTGAAAAGCGCAGGAATATGTCTAAAGTGATTCTTGAACATGGAACTCCATTGCCAAAGCCAGTGGGATATGAAGATATAGACCAAGAATTTTTTGAATGGGTTGACAAAAAATTAGATATAGTTTATGATGGTAAGAAATTACCAACATATAAGTTATATAGTAGCCAAAGAATAAGTGAATATTCACAAACATGGAAATATTTAGATGAATCTGGTAGTATTGTACTTAATTTCAAAACTATAACACGTGCTCCTAACCCACAGAAGGGTGAGAGTCAAGGACCTTATATGAATATACCAGGGCATAGAGATTATGCAGTTTTCTATGAACCAGTACTTCAGGAAAATGGAACTGAAGCCTATGATATGTATACGATGAAACAACCGTTTGCAGTTAACTTTGATTATATGGTCGGAATAGTATGTAACAAGTATGAACTTCTTAACCGTATGAATGAATTAATACATTATGAATTTCAAAGTATACAGAGTTATATTTTTCCAAATGGTCATCCTATGCCAATAACACTTGAAGATATATCTGATGAGTCAGAATACACTATAGATGATAGAAAGTATTATTCACAGACGTTTAAAATAAAATTAAAAGCGTATATCATTCGTTCAGAGGACTTTGATGTTAAACATTTACCATCAAGATTCATTATGCGTTCATTCGATGATGTAGCGGTAAGTAATACTGGCGGTGGTATTATTGACACCTTTGATGAAAACATATCCAAAATAAAATCATCAAGAATGTCAGATAGCGAAATGGACAATAGACCTAATTCAGATAATTCATCTAATGGTTTTTCACATGCCATGAAAGATGATAATACACGTATGACAGATAGAGAGAGAATTATAACATATGATGACTCAGAAACAAATGGAATAACGTGTGAACCAGAAATACCTACTAATAAATTTAAAGATATAAATACTTGTGTAAAAATTTGTAATACAGAAGATGAATGTTGCGACAAGGAAGAAGAAATAGAGAAGTATTATAATAAGAAACTAAGTTTTGTAATCAATATTGATGCATGTGATAGTTCTGAAAGTTTTACCATTGATACAGACATGATATTAGACACTGTAGAAACAGAAAACGTATATGATATGGTATTGAAGATAAATGGTGAAACTATGGCTTTAGACGGTAAAGAAATTAACTTTTATAAAGAGGATGAAATTACTGTAGAGATAACAAGGGATGACCTTTATCAAGATTCTAAAGTTATATTACATGGTTTTGACCCTGATACAGTGATTGATGGTGATAGTTCTCCAGAAAGTCCGCTTGATGAAATTGCAGACGAAGAAATAATTGTTATAGAAAGATAGATTATATGATTGTTACGATAAAAGATGCTATCAAATTAGAAAAAACACTATTAGAAATAGAAGATAGCTATAAATTTGTTTTGGATTTTAATGATATGATAACTCTAAAGGGGTTAATTAAAGAAATCGGAGAAATTACTGAATTGTTTTTTAATTTGCAAATAGAATACGGAGAGAAATATCATGATACTAAATTACTTAGTGAATATAAAGATAAATTATCGAAGAATAAATTTGAATTAAATGTACAAAAATATATCAATTTTTTAAATTTAATAGAATTAAAAACCAAAAAGGATAAAGCGAATTAGATTATAAATATAACGATTCATATTTTTTCTCTTATATAATGTACTATTGAATGAAATACAATATTTATATAAAAGAACAATAATGACACTTTTTAATAAAATAGTGGTTGAAAAAATAAAATAATTTTTAAAATAGATATAATATTATGGCAGATAATGCAAGAGGTATACACGTTTCTCCTGGTATTTATGGTCGTGAAATAGATATGACCTATGCTGTTAAGAGTCTTGGTATCACAAAGTTAGGACTCGTAGGAGAATCTTTGCGTGGTCCTGCTTTCCAAGCAATTGATACACCAAACTGGAGAGAATACAAAGAGGTATTTGGTGGTACAAGTACAGAGAAATTTAAGGGAAGTCAATACCCTAAGTACGAAGCACCATATATTGCAAAATCATATTTATCAGAATCAGAGAATCTGAAATTCGTGCGTGTATTGGGTCTTAGTGGATACAATGCTGGTCCAGCATGGTTAATTACAGCTGATAGAGAAATCGTAAATGATGCAGAAAGAGGAAGCAAGATGGTAGTTGCTGTTCTTCGCTCTCGTGGTTCATATCATCCATATATGAAGTCAACATCAAATGATGATACTTGTGTTTGTTCATCAAATTCTTATGATGTTTTGACATATAATGTTGGTGAAACAGCAGCTACACAGGCTGATGATTGTAAAGCACCAAGAAAGTATAATATGGATGCACTTAGAATATTACCATATGTGCCTCTTTATTCACTTGGTAACGAATGTTCAGGTTTTGGTTTAAGTCCAGATACTTCAAGTTTCCAAGTTAACACCTTAAATTATGGACGTTTTAAAATAGCAGGTTTCTTAGGCGCACATACAGAGGAACAATTGACTACTTTATGGGGAGAAGTTGAGAAAGGTAAACATCCTGACGGATATTTTGAATATCCAGTTTCATTGAATCCTTCTGATAAAGAGTATATTCTGAACGTATTAGGCAACAAGGCACAAGACGGTGATGCACCTGTATTTGTAGAGACACTTTACGATGTATCTTTACAGCAGGGTATTGTAGAGGGTACTATCAGTGCTATTTCAAACTCTCTTGAGGCTTATCAGGTATATTACACCAACGATTATAATGGTCTTGAGGCGGTATCTGGTTTAATCGAACTTCAGGAGGAGGGTCTGACAAGACGACATGTTGGTTTGAGATATTTGGCTGATAAGAGAGCAAGCGTTGCAGCTAAAGATGGCACAAGACAGGCTATCCATGCACATCCTTATAACTATATAACTGGTCAGCCTATTACATATGAACAGTTAGCCTCAAAGAAACTTGAAAAAGATGGACTTTCAGTTGCCATTGCAAGTATTCCTGATAATAGAATTGTAGGTAAACCAGATGAAACTAAATTCGACAAAACTACAGAAGCTGGTAAAGCTGCATATGCTGCAGCAATGCAAGAGCCTGTAAAAGTAATTGTTGAACCTGGACAGATTTACACTGTAGCACAATATACTGGTACTGATGGTAAGAGACATTACTTCTATGCTTACAATTTAGCTGAGTCAGTTGAACTTTATGAGAAAGATTGGAAAGCAAAACGTACAGCAAAGGGTGAGAAAGGTGGAGATTTAAACACAGCACCTATGTACGATAAGTTAAGAAATCCAGAAGAGGGTGCAACAACTCAGGTAACAAAGAGAACACTTGTAAAGAATAGTTCAGATGGTATGTATTGGCGTATGAATACAGCCAATGATGATATAACATTTGCAGCATGCGATATGAATGATTATAAGTCAGCTTATCGTTATGCATCAACACCTTGGATTGTTTCTAACTTGAAAGGTGATTACAACAAAATGGAAGTAAACAAGTTGTTTAGATTCCACACTATCTCTGACGGTGACAGTTCTAACAACGAAGTTAAAGTTTCTATTGAGAATATCCGTCCAGACGAGGGTCGATTCGATGTTGTAATTAGAGATATTAATGATACCGATGAAGCACCACGAGTTTACGAACGCTTTGGTAGATGTTCTATGATTCCTGGTCAGAGCGACTACGTTGCTTACAGAATTGGTTCATTTGATGGTGTTTATGAAACAAAGTCTAAATATGTGACTATTGAGGTAAATGAGACAACAGCAGCAAGAACTTCAGTACCTGCTGGTTTCCTTGGGTATCCTCAGCAAGCTTACTCAGGTGTACAAATTGTAGATGGTGACGCTCATGATGACATAGAGCAGCCTAAACTCAGATACAACCTTGACTATGATGAGGAAGTTAAGAATAGAAAACAGTACTTCGGTCTTTCAAGCTGGGTAGGTGTAGATATTGACATGTTTACATTTAAAGGTAATGCAGCTTATGTTGATGGTGTACCTGCACTCTTAACAAAGGGTTTCCACCTCGACTCTCGTATCAATTCAAAAGCATTCGATGATAAAGAACACGTTGTTAATGTAACTGTAGATGGTGAAAAAGGTTATAAGTTTGATGCTGTTAGCACAAATGCAAGAACAAGAAACTTACCTGAGACACCAGTCATCGGTACAGAGGAACAAATGGCAGGTTCAATTTATGAAAATGCTAATATGAGAAAGTTCACCACTTATTTCTATGGTGGTTTCGACGGATGGGATGTTTATCGTGATAAGAGAACTAATACCAATGAGTTTAAATTATCAAGATATAAAGGTACTTATGATGCAAATAGTGGCGCAGGTTATGCATTTGACAAGATACAGAATCCTAAGTCACTGAAATTGAATCAGAATGGTATAACATCAGACTGGTATGCTTACTTATCTGCAATTAGACAGTTTGCTAATCCAGAGGAAACAGATATCAATATATTTGCAACTCCTGGTATTGACTATGTTAATCAGAAGTTATTAGTAGAGGAAGCAATTGATATGATTGAGGAAGAGAGAGCTGACTCAATCTATGTGATTACAACTCCTGATAAACCATCTGGCGCAAGTGACTTTACAGACGAAATGTACAGCGCAGAGGAAGCAGTATATAATCTTGAGGATATGGAGATTGACTCAAATTATGCTTGTACATATTATCCTTGGATTAAGTACTTTGACCAAGATAATAATCAGTACATATACCTCCCTGCAACAAAAGACGCTGTAAGAAACTTCGCTCAGACAGATAATCAGTATCAGCCTTGGTTTGCACCAGCAGGTATTAACCGTGGTAATGTTGAATGTGTAAGAGCAAGAACTATTACTAAGAATGGTGATGAGGATAAACTGTACGAAGGTAGAATTAACCCTGTTAAGACATTCGCAACAGACGGTGTTAAGATTTGGGGTCAGAAGAACCTTCAGAAGCGTGAATCTCAGCTCAACAGAATCGCTGTTAGACGTTTATTGTTAAGATTAAGAAAGCTTATCTCTATATCATGTATAGGTCTTATTTTCGACCCTAATGATACAACAAGTAAGAATACTTTCTTGTCAACAGTAACTCCAATTCTGGATAATATTAGAAACAACAGAGGTATTTCTGATTATCGTATCGAGGTAAATGATACCGTAGAATCACGTGAAAGAAGAGAGTTGCCTGCTAAGATATTCTTCAAACCTTATGGTGCATTAGAGTATATCACAATAGACTTTATCCTCACTCCAGAGGGCGCATCATTTGATGATATCTAAACATATTATATTAATAGAGAAGGAGAATCGTATTGGTTCTCCTTTTTTATTTTTTATTGATATTTATAATAAACTGCATTTTAATATGAAAAAAAATAAAACAACTTTTTTAGAAAGAACATTACGTGACTTGAATAAGTCAGCTAAAATACTTCAGGAAGCATTTGATTTTAGTGACGAAGAACAGTTTAATGATGAAGAAATCCCAGCTCAGGAAGAATTTGAAGGAGAAGAGGGAAATGCACAAAATGATGATATGAATGGACAAGATTTGTCACAACAAGATGACAGAATCGCAAGAATACGTGAAGTAGCATTAGAAGGCTTACAAGAGTATGCTGAAAATGTAGATTCTGAATTATACCAATTCTATAAGAAAATATGGTTGATGTGTGACAAGGCAGTTTCTGAAAAAGATAATGCAAGTGTTGGCTAAAATAAAGAAAGCAGAAGACAATTAAACATCTTCTGCTTTTATTAATTTATAGACTTTGGTGCCAGCTGTAGGGGAAACAAAAAACTTATGTGACATCAAAGATTCTTGCATTTCTTTATACTTTGATGGGTTCCTCATTTGGGATGTTATTTTATTTGAATTAACATATACAAATCCACTTTTCCACGAAACAAGAGAAAATCCTAAACAATCTAACGTACTTCCATTATTATGGTCGGCATCAACATAATAAATGATAGAATCAGTATTAATTAATTTATTTTTGACTTTTATTACTGAATAATTTTTAAAGAAGTGTTTCATTAGTTTACTTGCGCCACCATTAATGTGATAATCAATAAGTGTGGAAGCCCGTATAACTTCTACATTCTGTTTATCAGATGTACTACTAAAGTAATTAACACCAAAGGTATAAACCATTACAAGTGTTCCTTTTTTAAGCGTGCCTTTATCACGTTTCAAATATAATCCAAGGTTCACCGATGACGATTTATAACCAAGTAATGAGTTCTTTTCTAAGAATACTTTTAGTTCTTGATTACTTACTTCATGTACTTCACAATCACGTGCATATAATGTATTAGGACATTCATTAACACTATATTTAATGTAAGATTTTATTACTTCCCATTTACGATGATAATCATAATGATATTTTCCATTATCATCTTTTAAAGTACTACTATCATTTAGCTCATAATCTTTTATCCATATACATTTTATTCCGTCTTTTTCGTATTTCTTTGATTCATTTATAAAATAGTCTTGTGAGATACCCTCATTATAATTATATTTTGCAAAACGTTTACGGTGGTCATAACTATTCACATAGATTATCATCAATTTATTTTCCTCAGAATAGAATCTATCCTGTATGGTTATAAAATCATCTGAATGATGAATTTTATTGATTGAATAAGTGAAGTTACACTTTAATGTAGCAAGAAAATTCTTAACAATGTTTAAATTTTTATCTTTGAAAACACAATTACCAGTAATATCATTAAATAGTTCTGATATATTCGTATATACATCCATATTATACTTTTCGGAAGCAAAATAGTATAAGTATACTTTATTCTTCTTACACAACAAGTATTTTGTCTTATCTAATGCCTGAATACTCTCTAATGTTACACCAAAATATCCTTCTTTATAATGTTGTTCGCCCTGACATTCTATGGCACAATTGTATTGGGGTAAAAAGAAATCCAAAGATTGACGCTTTAACCAATTAGTATGATAATATTGCTTAAATTCTATAGAGTTCTCTTCTAAGAATGCTCTAACAGTTTCCTCAAGTTTACTTTCTATACATTTAGGACAACCTTTGCCTTGTAAATGATTATGAGGGAGTTGATTAAAAGAACCATGTTGAGGACAAACTATTTCAACTGGAGTAGAATTGTTTATATAGATAATTTTAGAGTAATCATACTTATTTCCATGTATAAGTTTAGCCTTTCTTATAAATTCTTCTTTATTGGATGAGAACGTAGAAGAAAGTTTATCAGATTTACATTTCGGACAACCATATCCAGAGAGATGATTTGTCGCATTAGTATACCATATACCATGTTCATTACCATATTTATCTTTATTATGACAGTAAACGGGTATATTCTTCTCTTTTGCATTTTTATACACAAACTCACCATAAGTGTATTTGGAATTATGGACTTTATTAAACTTATCAATAAGTTCCTCCCTTGTATGTTTCTTTTTTTCAGACATACAAAGAGGTTTCCTATGTGCTAAATGATGTTTAGGTCGCTGAGTAAACTTAACACCATTATACCATAGGACAACAGGAGTAGACGTGTTAACATATACGACATCTCGATAATCAAACATATTATCACCCCATACTAATTTCGACCTTTTTATAAATTCTTCTCTATCCACTATTCTTGTTTTTATAAAATATATGCAAAAATAATTATTTTAGAAATATATCACAAGTTATTTTAGTTAAAAAACACGAATCATAATATTTATATTAAAAAAATAAATAATAATATTATTAATTTATATTTCGATGAGTGATTTATTGCTTAAAATGCCTCTTAATTATGAGCCATTAAGAAAAAACCGATGGTTGCTTAGATTTCCTGCAGATTTAGGTATACAAGAGTGGTGGATTGCTTCTGCGAAACGTCCTTCAATTAAGCAGAATGAGAAAGAAATTCAGTTCCTCAACACATCAACATGGGTAATCGGACATTACACATGGGATAACATGCAGGTAAAATTACGTGACCCTATTGGTCCGTCAGCTTCACAGGCTGTAATGGAGTGGGTTCGTTTGCACTCTGAGTCAGTTAGTGGACGACAGGGCTATGCAGCAGGTTATAAACGTGATGTAGAGTTAGAGATGCTTGACCCGACTGGTGTTGTTGTATCTAAGTGGATTCTGAAAAACACTATGGTAACAGATTGCGATTTTGGTGATTTGGATTACAGTCAGGATGACCTTGCGGATATTTCAATGACATTAAGATTTGATTACGCAATTCTCGCATACTAAAAGAAATTTAAGAGTTTGATATAGTTTTTTAATCTAATCAAACTCTTTTATCATTTTTATAGTTGACATAATCGTATTTTTTGCTATATTTTATATAAAATATATTGTTATGTTTACAGCTGACGAATTAAAAAAAGAAATGAATATTAAAGAAAATAGTTTAAAGATGTACAATAAGACCAGAATGGATATGCTTTTGCGTGGTGCAGATAGAGAGGACTGTTCTGAAATTGAACATCAAATAGAAATGTTGCGTAAGGAAATTGAAATTTTAAATAGACTTTCAACATGGAAAGATAAAGAATTTGTGCGTGATATATCTTCTGAAAAAATTATGTCTAATGCATATCAAGTCAAGTTTCCTAATACAATCAAAATAGATTCTGACTATATAAAAGATATTGAAGCTGATACGATATTTAAACATCTACATTTAGGTGTGAGTGATTATGTTAAACGTAAAAATGGTTATATTGAAATACTTGGACGTGAAATAGAAAAATATATTAATACGCCATTTGATTTTGATATAGAATGGTATGATAAACGAGGTTCACTTGCCTATATAGAACACTATACAGGGTGTAAAATTACCAATTATTATGGTAATAAATGTACAGCAGATAGTACTAAAGAACGAGAGTTTAATATTACTATAGGTTATGAAAAGTTAGAATATAAAGCACCAGTATTAGAAATTAATAAGATGTCATCTAATTTGGATTTGTTTGGTAATAACAAACGTTCAGATAATATTTCTATCTCAGCTAAAGATGTCCAAGACCCATTCAAGACAAGAATATATTGGTAAAAATGAAACAACCAATTAGAAAGACAGATAATAAGAGTCGAAAAAAAACCAAAACAAGGATGAGAAAATCTAATGGGAAACCATTAAGAACTCATCCTAAATTTGGTACAAGTAAATTAGAAAAATATTTTGAAACAGAATTTCTAAAGAAGCTTAAAATCAAATATCAGTGGCAGTTTGAAGCAAAAGACATACAAAGGAGTTATGATTTTTATCTACCAGACCATAATCTACTAATCGAAGTCGATGGTGATTATTATCACGTCAATCCAGAGATTTATGAAGGTAAAAAATTGACACCAACACAGAAGCATGATTTATGGGTGGATAAAAAGAAAAATGAGTGGGCTTTAATGCATGGTATACCTCTTTTGAGAATATGGGAGAGTGATATTAGAAAACGACCTGAAGAAGTCATGAAAACACTCAAAAGTAGACTCAAAATACAAGGACAAAAAATACGCCTTGAAGAAAATAAGAATAAAAGACATGTAAATAAAATTCGATGAATGTTACGTTTTATATGCCGTACCTTGATTACAATGATGATTCTTTTAGTGTGGATAATAATTACTATAAAGATAATGACTACACGAACAAACTTGTAAGCGAGTACGAGAAATACAAAGATATAATTTATGAAACAATGAGTGATAGTACTGGGTCACATAGTGGATTCAATGGTAACACTTATATGATGGGTCAAAAATCACCTTATAAAGAAGATAAAATTAGTTATGCCCAGTGTCAAGGTTTATTATATGATATGGACAATAATCCAGAAACTGTAGACAATCTAATTACGTATTTCTCTCAACAAGAAATGTTTATTACTCGTTTTAGACTGGATTTTAACTCTTCTGACGAAGAATTTGAAACAGAGTTTGGTGTATGGAATAGAGGACATGACGAAATACATACATATGAGTCATATGGAGAAGATTGGGTATTACAGAATGAACCAAAGAGAAATGTAAAAATATGCTTTAAAAATAATGCTAATAAGGATATTTATGCAGAGTTGGTTAATTGTAAAATTATAGAAAGAGTAAAAGTCGGAGAGTATATTATTCTCGTGGAAAAAATAAATTTAATTGATAAATTCATATAATATGTCAAAGAAAAAACTAAGTGAGGAACAACTTAAAGAAATAAAGATTCTTCAAGCTAATAACCAAATGTTAGAAAATAGTATACAACAGGCTAAGGAAAGAGGTAAAGAGGAATCTGTTAAACGCATTAAGAAAGCGCAAAAAGAGGTTCAAGACCATATTAAAAAGATTGACCCAGAAGCAGACGTAAATATCAATCTTAATCAAACAGTAAAAAAAGATAAAACAAATGACGACTTATTCGATGACTATGATGTATTTTCAATACTTAAACATGAGGATAAAACTACTCAAAAAGTTAGTAGTGATACTTATAGAGAACATAGCATTAAAGATGAATATATGGACGACATTAGTGATGATGAAGATGAAGACGATTATATAGACTTGAGTTCAGATAACATGGATAGTGTACCAACAGCTGTAAAAACACAGAATGATAAACTTTACAACAATGTTGACCCAGAGGTACAATATGATATCATTCAATTGCCAAGTAACGGAGAATGTTATCCTGACAAGCTGGATAGAATCCCAGTAGGTTATTTAACCGCTTATGATGAGAACTTCATTACTTCACCAAATCTTTATGAAGACGGATTAGTCATTGATTATCTTTTAAAACATAAGATAATGAATAGTGGTATTGATGCTGACTCTTTAGTTAGTGGTGATGTGGATGCTATCATGGTATGGTTACGTGCAACAAGTTACGGACCAGAGTTTCCTATTGTAGTTGCAGACCCAGAAACAGGTGAAAGAATTGAAACAATAGTTGACTTAACAACTATTAAACCAAAGGAGTTTAAACTTGTATCTGACGAAAACGGACACTTTGAATACACTCTTCCAATTACAAAGAAGAAGGTAAAGTTTAAGTATCTCACAAGAAAAGAAGAAAAACAACTTTCACTCATTACCAAAATAGAGAACTACGGTACAAAGGCAGAACTATTGACAGAGATGGGTAGAAATCTGATGAGAATGGCATCTACCGATGAGTTAATTACAACTCAAGAGAAAAATGATGTTGATAAGACCGTTAAATTACTTAGACGTTGGACAGAACGTTTGAAGAAGAAGAGTGATAAACCGTTTACACGAATGATTACAAATATTCTTCAGTTACAAGTTGTGTCTATTGACGGAAATACAGATAGAAAGTATATTAATAAGTTCATCAATACAATGCCTGCACGTGATTCATTGATGTTGAGAAGATATATTAACGATAACACGCCTGGTATGAACTTTAACATTACTGTTGAAAGACCAGAGTCAATGGGAGGTGGCTCATTTGAGACCTTTCTTAACTGGGACGATTCTGTTTTCCTCAATATCTCCGAATTACGAGAAAAATCTTAAAGAAGAATTATTTGGTTGTTTTAAACATATCGGTATACCTTTTGCGACATTAGATAAGATGCCTATCAGAGATAGAAAATATTATATACATCAATATAATGAATATATGGAAGAAAAGGCAAAGAGTTATGAAGGCGGAGGTAGTAGTTCGGCAAATATAGATGCAGCTACTGATATGGCCCAAAATGATTTAGAATTATAAATAAAGCCTTGGTTAATCCAAGGCTTTATTTATTTTCTGATTTGTTTGAAATTTGCATTTTCAATACCACTATAACGTAGGTTATTGGCTACTGTAATTAACTTATAACAACTTTTAATTTCAGTATTAATATATGTAGCATATCGAGCGAGTTGTTTCTGTAAGTTCTTATCTGACGTAAAGCGGTTAGCAAAATCTTGAACTTGACCATTAAATTTTGACAAAATAGAATCAAGGATGTTTTTCAAATTAGCAGAACGCATCATATATGCATTATCCTGCGTTTTCATATCTTTACTATTAGTACGGTTGTTTTGTGAACCATTTTTACCAAAAGTTTTTTCAACGGCATTCATACCCTTTTTAGCACCGACAGCAAAATCTCTTACAGGATTCCAATTACGTAATTGTGATGGAATTAAAGATGGAATAGAAGGACTTTCAAAAATATGTGATTCCTTTACATTTTTGCCATAATTAATAGATGCTTGAATTTGTTTTAATGTTGCCATTAGTTGATTAGCTAAAGTATGACCAGCATTAAAAATAGAAGCCATTTCAATATATTCTTGAGGGACATTGGTAGCATTAATATTTTCTATTTGAGGATAGAATAAACAGCTCTCAAGATTCATTATAGCTGAGTTAACGAGATTGGAGTATTTATTCTTATTAAACAACTCATTGATTAAAAATTCGTTAATACTTTCCTTTATGATATTATCTAAATTCATTATATTGTTCTTTTAGAATAAATATCAATTAAACAGAAAAAACGATTAACTCTCAAGCCATAATTGAATAGAGTGCATTCCATTCATAATATGACCTTCTGGGTCTTCCAAGAACCATCCAATAAACAAACTAAATAGAATAATTACAATTGCCCAAAAGAAAATAAGTGCAATAAAATAACCAATAATATCCAAACACCCTGAAAATGTAAGAATTGTATTACCTTTAATCTTTGAAATAATCATAATCGTAAATTTTATTTGTTTATTAATTTAATTGTGATGCAAAGGTAAGTAAAAATATTGATATAGCCAAATATAATATTTTAAAAAACGTTAATAAGCTATTTATTTATAATAAAATAAGAATTAAACTACATAAAATATGGCACCTATTGCTGTTATAGGAAGTATACTTGGTTTTGCTGGAAAAAATTTTGCTAAAATAGTCGTTGGTGGTGCTACTGGTGCTTCTAACGTATTGTTGAATGGTGCGAAAAAAGTCGTTGGCTCATTTTTCTCACTCATAAACCCGATAGCCATGATTAAAAGTGGCTTAACTGAACTACAGAAATTTGACGAAATGGGTGTTAAAACATCCCGTCAAATTGGTTTAAATTACGGGTCAAGTGTTGCTTACACTGGTACTTTAATACGTCGTACCAAAGATTTAGCTGCCGTATATGGTGTTACAAGTGAAGCTATCGGACAAATTCAAGAGAATTTATCCAAAGCCACTGGTAAAGCTATAATGTTTAATGATGCACAAGCAGAGATAGCTGTTGCTGCTAATAGAACTATTGGCGAGTCAGCTATGTCCCAATTCTATGAAGAGTATCAGAAATTTGGTGGTAGTGTTCAGGGGGCAATGGATTTAGCCATTGATAGTTATACCCAAGCAACAAGAATGGGTTTATCAGCTCAGGAGTACTCAGCTAAAGTTGCACAAAACATCAAAATGGCAAACCAATATAAGTTTGCTGACGGTGTTAATGGCATTATGAAGATGACAGCACTTTCAGAGAAACTCGGTTTCAACCTACAGTCAATGGGAAGTGTTATAGATAAATTTAGCTCTATACAAGGGTCTATAGAATCTTCAGCAAATCTTCAGATGTTAGGTGGTATGGGTGCTACATACGGCTCTAATCCAATGACTATGTTATATGAGTCATTGAATGACCCAGAGGCTCTTACAAAGAGAATGACTGATATATTTGGCAGCTTAGGTACATTCAACACTAAAACTGGTATGAGTGAACTTACTGGGTATAACATGGCTTTAATTAAGGAACAGGCAAAGGCTATGGGTATGAATCCAGAGGAAGCTGTACAGATAGCAAAATCATCCGCAAAAGTTAAATTCGTAGACCAACAAGCAGGCGGTGCTTTGAGTCATTTAACAGAAGAACAAAAAGCGTTCGTTGAAAATAAAGCACAATACGATACTAAGACAGGTCAGTTTACCATTACAGATGTTTCTGGTAAAACTAAGGAGATTAGTCAAATGACACCAGAAGAAGTCATGGCTCTTCAAAAGCAGGAAAGCATGACGGATAGAGAAGCATTTATGAGCGGTGCACAACAGATAGTCAGTGTCAGTGAGAGAATTGAAGGTATACAGGCTATGATAGGTGCACAATTGGCAGAAACTTTATTCCCTATGCTTGATGGATTTAAGAGCTTAATAAGTAAATTAGTGCCTACTATAACAAATCTTGTTGCAAATGGTATTAGTGTGTCTGTTGGCTTATTAAAGATGTTAGTTAGTGGAATAAGAATCCTTGTAAATCCACGCTTTTGGACAGGTCTTGCAAAGGTCTTAATTCAAGGTATAGCTGCTGGTGCTGCTGTAGTTGCGCAATGGTCTGTAATGGCATTATTGGGATGGTTTGGTGTAGCTATTCAAGGTATATTATCATCACTTGCTGTTATTGGAAGATTATTTGGTGCTGATAAAGGTACTCAAAACACATTAGACAATATTTCTAAATTGGCTTCTGGTATTACATTAGGAAAAGAAGTATATAATGGTGTGGGTACCTTATTGGATAGAATGGGTCTGAAAGGATGGGATTCTAAAGATGCAAGAGGTGAAGAGTTAAGAAGTGACTTTAGTACTATAAAAGACGAAACAAGACAAACCTTCAAAGCTGCAACTGGATTGGTTGGGAATGCCATAACAATCGGTAAAGAAGTTATGGTGTTTGGAAAACAGGCTGTAGACAAAATGGGTGCAACTGGAGAAGAAAGAAAAGAAGGCTTTAATAAAGCAATTGCAGATGCACAAAAGAAAGATGAATCTAAAGTTAAAGTCGTTTATGATAATGTAGGTGCAATGCAGTCAGCGGATTCATCTGGAAACACCATGAGAAGAAGAGGACTTGGTACCTACAATAGTTCATATAGTACAAATTATAACAGTACAGCATGGACAGATGCAAGTATGTCTGAAAGTTCACGCACTGGAGGTACAAATAACACCTATAATAGTAACGAAGATAAAGCAACAACAGCTGTTAGAGAAGATATTAAAACAGGTAGTAGTAGTGTTGTAGATGCTATTAATAGACAAACTACAGTTATTGAGAACTTAAATGACCGTACAACTGTTATCAAAAATGGTACAGCAGGAGTGAGACATACTAAGATTACTGTTAAACCAGTCGGTGAACCAACTTATTTTGCTGACCCAAGAAGGAAAGAAGATACAGTACCAGTTAATTCTGGTAAAATGGAATTTGGTAATATCAATGTAAATGTTAGCGGTGATATTAACCTTAGAGGTTCAGATGGAAAAATAAGCAATATTGATATGGATGCTATTAAGAAAGAATTAGAACGTTCACTTACGGCAAGTATCAGAGAAAATATGAATAAGCAAGCTAACATGGGTATGAAGAATAGGAATGTTAGTTATGACAGAGGAGTAGGTATTGATTCTGGACACAGAACAGCTTAATATATCTATTCATAAACCAAAGAAAAATGTTATTATTTAATAGGTAATATGTATTAACGAAATGGCGAAGAAAGGATTAAATATAGTTAAAGAAATAGGTAAATCAGGAATAAAAAATGTTCTCGAAAATGGAGATTTAATCAATCGTTCTATTGGAGAAAGAAATTCTTATGATTCAATCACAACGGTATTAAAAGGTCTTGGACATAAACCTGTCAGTTTGATGGGTTTTGATTATACATATATATTTGACCATGTAAGAAGAATATATAATAATAAGAGATTTACTTTCTATGGTGATAAACCAACGGTACATTTTGCTGATGTAGATAGAGATGTTGAAAATCTAAAGGATTGGGCAATGTCTTTTACTGGAACATCTACAAACACTCAAGATACCAATACATATTATTCAGAATCTGAGGACGATGTTACTCAGAATAGGGCTATTGTGGCAACTCAAGCAAATGCTGGTGTTTGGCATAGTGGGCTTGTTGAAAGTTTTAATGGCAGAAGTAACAAATTATCTCAAAACGAACTTTTAAAGAAAACTAATGATAATTTCACCGCTGGTAAGTATAGGACGTTGGTTGCAAGATTTCACACAAATTCCGAAGATTCTAAAGATGACAGTAATCCAGTTCAGACTGCTATATCAAAGAAATATGGTATGTCACATGGACGAAATCTTTTAAAAAGAATCCCAACAAGTTCGTATGGTTATGATAATCCTTATTGCCGTGTTTGGACATATCATCATCAATATCATACTTTAATTGATGGTATACGTCCATTTGTAGAGGATGATGACGCTGAGAATACATCTAAAATAAGTCAAGCAACACTTGAAAGCGATTATAACTGGGGTGCATTTAGAAGTCCGTCTTATAAATTCAATAATGGGTCTGATGACAAGTTTGGAACTGGCGGAGAAAGATTGGATAAGTATGGAACAATGAACCGCTTAAATGGTCTGCCTAATATTGCACCAGTTGTAAGTGTATCAGATTATAGAGATGGTATAAGCACCGCTGCCAACAAAGTTAGATTAGAACAATGTATGTTTTCAATAGAAAATCTCGCTTGGAAAGATACATTCAAAATGAGTGACACAAAGAAGTTTGAAGATAATGGGTTATCTCCAGAACAAAAAGGACCTTTTGGCGGTAGAATTATGTGGTTCCCTCCATATAATATTAAGTTTGATGAAAGTGTTAATGTAGATTGGGGAGAAACTTCATTTATAGGACGTGGTGAGAAAATATATACATATGCTAATACAGAGAGAACTGGTAATTTGTCATTTACTTTATTAATTGACCATCCATCAATAATTGATTATTGGGAACATGGTTTGAGAGGTGACGGTAATAAAACAGAAGATTCATCAAACTCTGGCGTTGATAATATTGAAAGTAATGAACAGCAAATTTTAAGATTCTTTGCAGGCTGTGAAGTATTAAAGGCTGGTAAATTTAGAATGCCTGAACCAGACCATGTTCAAGATACACCACCAGTTGCTTCTCCCTCACCAGATACCCCTCCTAACCCTGAAGATAAAAAACTATATTGTTTAATATATTATCCTAATAACTATTCTGGTGTAAGTGATGCACCAGGAACAAATAGTATTGTAAACGCATACGATTATTTGATTAATGGTCTTGGAACACAAATGTTTAAGACTAAAAACACATCAAATCCAACCAGACCATTTGAGGGTTTACCTTCAGATGTAGCTGTAGATGTCTTATCAGAGTATGGTGTTGGATATGAAATGAATAAACCAAGAAGAGCTGGTTTAAATAGTGGAAGAAGTACGGGTATAAGTATTTTTGGTAAGAATATTGAACCAAGAACACCTCAGAATTTCAAGAACTCTGAGGATATGTTGTTTGATACCGCAAACTATAAAAATAGTGTTGCCGATAGTGAAAATGCTTTTATTGATTACAAAGTAAAAGGTGATGATAAGACCTATTATGCAGCAATGGAAGTACTTTCTAACTCTAAAGCAAACAAAGTAAAATGGGGTGATAAAGAATACGGATATGATAAGGGAATTATTTCAAGTACAATTATGAAATCCCAGAATTATGTTCGTGCTGATATAAGTAATTTTCCATTAGACACAGAAAATGAATGTACAGTTGAAATAAACGGTAATAAGACATTCAAATTTACATTAGGTGATGTTGGAGACGGAAGTAAATTACAATATCACTATGGAGGAAATACTGTAGAAGAATCTTCTTTCAACGCAACAGTATTCCCTAAAGAAAAGACTTTAGTTATTGCATATATTGAACCAATCACCAGTGCTGTTGTGACATGTAAAGGATTACGTCATGAATTTACACCAGAAGAAATTAATGGATTAGGTGGAAAACATATCTTAGGCGGAGTATTAGATAGTACTAAATTACCAAAAGTTAATAGATTCTCTATTGTATTTAATAGCAAAAGATATGACAATATTACTATTAAGACAAATAATAATGGTAAAAAATACCTAATTACTCCAGATGGAAAAGCAAGAGTTTACCTTGATAATGGAAAAATATTTGTTAAAAAAGGTGAAATATTAACACAGTTTAATGTCATTCCAATAAAGTACGAAAAGGGAATTGGTAGTAGTATATTAGAATGGCAGCATAGAAGATGGTGGTATCGTGTTGACAAAACCGACGATGTTATCAACCAGAGATTAGTAGACATAGAGACAGGTGTTTCTATGTGGGATAACTATGTAGATAAGAAATCTCATTCATTAAACAGTATTGGTTACAAAAAAACTCCAGAAGCAGGACTGTTTGGTCTTAAAGAAACTGACGAAATAGTTAGTTTTGCTGATATGTATGTAGGTTTACATAATAATGAAGAAATAACTAATTTCTATAAAGATTGTGTGGACGAAGAAGGTTTATCAAAAGTTAAAGATTTACTTAAAGGTAAATATAATATAACTAAGATAGAATATCGTGGACATGCATCTATACATGGTGATAATAAAAGTGATAGTGTAAACGTAGAACGAAATACAAAGTTGGCGATGCAAAGAGCTGATACAGCTAAAGCATGGTTTTCTTCTTTTAAATCACCGTTCCAAGATTTAGCAAAATCAGGTGAAAATAATACAAGAACAAATATTCAAACAACACCTAAAAGAATTGCTAATAATGACGTGGATGACATACTTATCAAGCAATGGAGAAGTGCTGCTATTATCATTCATTATAGAGACGCTTTGACTGTGGATAGTCAAGACAGTATGACTAATACACCTAAGATTCTGCAAGACCCTAAATTGCCACAACTTGACAATGAAGAAGGAAAAGATTGGACTATATTAGGTTCAAAGGATAATGATGGAAATATAACAGGATATACTTGTAATGATATTTTCATTATGCGTTGTGGTGCACATTATTGGAACAAGTTCTATTCACGTCCTAAGAACGCTTATAACCGCTTAAGTGTGGACATGTGGATGAATGACAGTAGTACACAAAAAGAACTCCTTAAACTGTACGGAAATGGCATTCAGGGCAAAGAGTGTACTGGTGAAATAGATGGATTCAGTGATAGTAATAGAGAAAAGATACGTGGATGGATAAGAGATGCTTACAGAACTGCAAGTTTATCTTCCAATGATTCATCAAGTGTTTATTCAAGAGAAACTACATCTACATCAGATGAAACTTCAACATCAAATTCAGAAACACGTGAAAAAGTAATAGGAAATGGTGTTCCAGAAGTGAATGTGACTGACCAACAGTCATTTAACAAGGCTATGGCATATCGTTATTTCTATGATTATAATTTCTATCCAGATGAAACAACCAGAAGACCTGTTGTATTCGACTTTGATAACATTTATAAATGGGGTAATGCACATAGATTAGAATTTGAAGAAGAATATAAGAATCAATATGTTTATTATGAACCATGGTTTTTAGAAAGTGTTGATTTATTCTACAAAACAAATGGTAATCCATCCTTGTTAAACGATGATAAAGAGTTTAGTAAAGTAATCAAACAAGTATATTTAAACGAAGAAACATCTATAAGTTTATATACTAAATATGATTATGATAAACTTCGTGATTATGCAATCCAATACTGTAGCTATCCTCGTATTTATGACAGAGTCAGAAAAGAACTTAGTAAATCTGTAGGGCTGAAATATCTTGAAGATTATGGTAAACAGAAACAAGATATAGGCGATAAGTTTGTTTATTCAACTTTAGCACTAAAAATAGTTGACGACTTAAAGAGTAATCGTGATGGTGTTTATATAGCTAAACAGTATAATATAGAAGAAGTTAAGGGAATTGTCAATATATACAAGAAAGGTATCGAAGGAATACCTTGTGGTGATACAGACCCCTATTTAGATACACTTTTAAGTGCTATTAGCTTATTGGAAAATCCGACATTCAGTAAAGATAATGGTAATGGTACAGAAAAAATCTTTACAACAATGTCAGAAGTTACGAGTCGTATGACAGATGATGAGTGTAAAGCGAAAGTTATGTCTGTTGTAGAGAAAGGTAGTATAACGCCAGACCAAGCATGGAAGTTGTATGAAAAATGTATTGGTGAGAAAAATGTAAATGATAATGATAAAGCAAAGAATAAAACAGAATTAGGAAATTATCCAAGATATGATAATGAGGGTGAGTTCTTTAAATTACTCAAACTTAATGACCCTACATTGCATAACTTAGTTACCGAAAAAGTAAAATACTTTGACCCTGCATTCCATTCTGTATCACCTGAAGGTTTTAATGCACGCTTAACATTCTTACATCAGTGTACACGTCAAGGTCCTACAATTGGTGCAAGCGATGTTAATCAGAATAATCGTATAGCTAATAACCTTGCATTCGGTAGACCGCCAGTATGTATTCTTAGAATAGGTGATTTCTATTATACAAAGATTGCAATTAAATCTATTAGTATTCAATATGACCCTGTTCAGTGGGATTTAAATCAAGAGGGTATAGGTATAATGCCAATGTTTGCTGATATTAGTATTAGCTTTAGCTTCTTAGGTGGTAGCGGTCTATCTGGACCTATTGCTCGTCTTCAAAATGCTGTATCATTCAATTACTATGCCAATACAGAGGTATATGATAATAGGTCTGAACAGGCAGAATATAGTAATGGTAAACTTACCTACTTTAAGCCGTTTGAAGTAAATTATAATTTGCCAGAGTCAGAAGCAGTACCAATAAGTGATGCTAATGATGAAGTTGGTGCAAAAGATACAAATGTTGCTAATAAAGTAGAATCTCAACCAAAGGCAGTAAATGCTAAAGCTGTAGATGCCAAGGCTGTTAATGCTAAGTCTACTGGACATAGAAGAAACAAGTCATCAAGAACTCAATCTTCAGTACCAACACCGACTCCAAACCGAAGTGGTACTACAAACGAAACAGCGGAAGTTATTAAAGAGGGTGTTACAACCAGTCAGCAGGAACCTCTTAAGGTTAAAGCACCTGTTCGTTCGGGTATCTCTAACAACAATAGTAAGAGGGTTATATGTAAGTATATTAGGTTTGGTATTTCACGTTTCAGTGGACAAGGTAATAAATTGATGGAGGCAACAGATGGTGTAACCCCATTTGAAGAAACTATACCAACAGGTCCTTTTGACTTTTATGAAATGATTAAAAATTATCTGGATAGAAGAAAAACTAATTTTATGTTTATTGCTTACATATATTATTATGATAAGAATACAAAACAAGTTGTGGATGCGAAATGTTGGGGATGTAGAAGTAGACGTAAAAATAATACAAAAAATGATGAAGCCGAATGGTTTATATATGGAAGTAAACCAGTAAAAACTATTCGTTCAGGTTTAACCCCACCTTTAATAGAAGATAAACAGGATAATTATCGTGAAGGTTTTTACTTTGCTGATTATAAGTTTGTTAATGAAAAAAATACAAGACAAACAGTATCACAAGATATCCTTAAGAAAGGTCTATATGTTGATACCAAAGGTCGAGGTAGAATTTATAAAAAATAGTAAATATGGTTACATTTGATAGATATCAGCAGTTTAGAATGAGTGGGACTATTAAACAAGTCCCATTCATTAAAATTCCAGTTAAAGATACGGATATGTATACTTATTATGAAGCTGGAAATACAAGGTTTGATTTATTATCTTACCAATATTATGATAATCCTAATTATGGGTGGTTAATTCTGCAAGCGAATCCTGAAATTGGCTCTTTAGAGTATAATATACCTGATGGAACTAAGTTACGTATTCCTTACCCTTTGGAAACGGTTATTAAAGATTATCAATCTGATGTAGAAGAATATATCAGATTATATGGAATCGAATAAAAAATAATTTAAATTTTAAAGAAAAGTTGATGGCAAGTGTTAGTAATATAACAGATAGTGTTGCATATGTTGAACCTAACAACACACTTAATTTTCATTCTGGTGTAACGACAGACCATGGAGACCACTTCAAGGCACCTGACCTTGAAGACTATTGTATTGCGCTTAACATGGAGGTAGAGGTCGTTGGCAGAAATTTCGATGCAAAGAAGAATCCACATGATAAAAGTGTGATAATAATGTCATGGACTGACCAAGGTGGTAAATCTTCCGTAAACTTTATGGAGGGTAAAAAGTTCTACCGTAGAGATTCTGATAGACAATATGATGAATCTTTCTTTAAATCTGTTAGAGAGGGTAAAGAGGATATTAAGAATCATAAAACAGCAAAGGTAGGAAGTGATTATTGGGGTTATTCTAATGGTTTATCTACCGATTATACTGATAGTTTTTATTATGATTTAAAGGACCACGGAACAACAGAAATGTTTGGAATATCATCTGTTGATATTACTTATCAGCAATGGATGGTCCCACAGGTTACTATAGAGTTCGTTGATATACGTGGTGGTTCATTAATGGCACCTACTGAAATGCGTAATGGTGATGGATTTAATGGGTTAAGGGGTTTTTCTGAAAAAGACATAGCTTCGTCTTTCTTTCAGTGTTTCTTTACGTTTCCATATCCAAGATTTAATATCACAGTAAAAGGATTCTATGGGCAGCCTGTATCTTATGAAATTACATGTAATGATTTTAGAGTAAAGTTTGATTCCACGACAGGTAACTTTAATGCTACCGCTAAGTTTGTTGGTTATTCATTCTCATTCATGAATGACGTTTCTCTTCTTGCGTGTATGGCAGCACCTTATTGCAACAATCTGGATGGGTCTAATTATTGGGAAAGAAAAGTTGAAGAGGGAGAATTTGTTATACCAGATTCTTCTGGGCAGCTTACACCTATGCCTAAATTGAGTGAATTGTGTGCTAACTATGGTTTTGTTCTTCATAAAGCCGAAGAGTTAGGACAAGACAATCCTATTATTTCACGTTATAATAAGAAGAATACAACAGTTAATGATAGAACACAACTTTATGCTGCATATAATGATTTCTTTACAAATTTAATAAATATTCTTGATAACGAATCTTCAGTTAACGGTAAATATGGTGTTGTAATGCGTGAAGATGGTACTACTTACAAATCTGTAATCGTATTAGTATCAGAAGAAGCAATAAAGGGTGGGTCAGTTACTAATTTTGGTACTATATCTTATCTTAAAGATGGCGAAAATATTAGTATATTTGATTCTCTAACAAATCTTATAGCAGCAGCTAACAGAGTAGAGGAAAGTACAGGTGAAGTATACCCAGTTCCAGCTCAAAACTTTACAGATATTTTACCTGTAAAGATTATCAATAGACTTGGTACACCATTTACAAATAGCGAATTTACCAATGTACGAGGTTTAACTGCTGATGAGGTTAGAAATGCTTTTGCAGGTAAGAAGATTAATCCTTTTGAAAATGGAAGACACTATAGTTATGCTTTTATTTTTAATTTTGGTGATTACTCTGTATTACAAGAAAGTATTAACGCTGAAAGTGAAGATATTGAAGAAATTGAAGAAGAAGTTAGACGTGAGAAACAAAAAGTATTAATACAAGCTCTTGGTTTTAACCCAACAATATCTAATATGTCAAAGATTTATATGGCTCATTTTGAAACATTTATGTATTTGATGTATCAAGTTGTTGAATCTATACAGAGCGAACAGCGTACCATTAATGACTTAGGTATAAGCAACATAAATATACCAGATGTTTCTGTTAGAACAAAAATAGTACCACCATTCCCAAGATTCACAAAGGATATTACAGAAAATGGTGTTACAAAAAGAGAAGATTCTTGGGTCGGAGAATTTGGACGTTCTAAGAAGTTTAGAGAAGCAGACCTTGTTAATGAAATTTTCAATGGTATCAATCAGGTAGCTTATATTATTGCTAATGCACAGCATATTCAAGAACGTTTAGATGAGAATGATGTGTTAACAGCTAATGGTGCTAATAATATCTTAGAAAGCGGTAATTCAAGAATACATTTCCCTGTAGCCAATTTTGACTTTATTACTAAGTCTAATCCTTATGGTGATTATAAAGATGCATTGCCTGTAAATGACAAAAGAGAATTTGCAGGTAGAGTTTTTATGCGTATGATTCAAATACTTGGTTTTGGTTTAAATGGACGAGATTTGAAGAACGAAACTATTAAAACTATTGCTGAAACTGAAGCTAAGAATTTTACATATATTTTCTTACAACCAGGAAATGTAATCAGAAGATTATTACAATCAAACGCAAATGAACAAGGTGGTATAAATTCAGATGATGTTTTATCAATTGTAACTGAGTCTAACAAATCTAATTCATGGGGAAATCAACCACTTGCAACAAAAGTAGGAAGTGATTTTTCTCCTTTCCTTAATATATTCAAGGTTAGTAATAGTAATTTCCTAACGAATAGTGGAAATGGCTATTCATATTTTTCACCGTTAGGTAAATACACAATTAGTGAGGCGGTAAGCATAGCTAATAATGGAGATTTTGGTGAGGGGTATGATGAAATTATCTCTAATTTTGCACCAATAAAGAAAGGAAGTAGCATTATAAATTCAGATGATGTTACTAACGAATGTGTTGTTTATTTTGATAAAAATATAGACAGAGTTAATACAATAATTCAGAAATCTTTAGGAAGTGGTTCTTCACCAGAGGGATATTCTGATTTTGTTAATAACGTAGATGGATTCAATGTGTCATATAGTCCTGAAACGTTTAGTAGTTATTTCGGAACTAACAATTCCAAAATTGAACCTCTTGTTCAAAAAGCAGTAGATGTACCCTATCAAGAAAAAGATAGAAAGAACATTCGTTTTTATGATAAAGTTAAGAATACAAATACTTATGCAACCAAATATGTTAAATTAGAGAGATTACATAACGGTACAGATTATACAAACATAGGTACTAATCCTGAAACTTATGCAATAACTCAATTCTGTGGTATTAATACAGGAAAGGGGTCAAAGCGTTTAGGTTTACATATGGATTATTCTATATTCTCTCAAAATTTTTTCAGAGAAGAAAGAAGTATTAGAAAAAGATGTGCGTGGGTTCTATACTCTTTATTACCTATGTATGATTTTAACAAAATATTAGGTGATATATCACAAAAGAGACAGATTATAGTTCCTTATTCTGCAATACTTCAAATAGGTGCTATATTATATCTAAACACATCCAATAACGGCTGGCTTGATTTTAAGAATTTAAATTCAATGATGGAAAGTAATAAATATTTAAGTAACTTACGTCATTTGAAATTTATGAACTCTGCCATGGTAGCACGCTATATTAAAGAGTTTACTAATTGGGCTGACACAAAATATAATAAATTATTTGCGCCATATGATATAAATTTGGATGCAGCTACAGGTAATTTCAAGAGTAATACTGTTAATGTGTATAGAGAGGCTTTTGCTAATTATGATGATTTATTGAGACTATTCAACAATGAGACATCACAATCAATGAATATGCTGATGAAAGAGTTGATGTTACCTGTAAGAATCATCAAGGGTGCTACTATTGACAATGATTTTGAAACAAATCAGAACAATATAGGTAACGATTACCAGCTCATCACAGAGGGTATGGCTAAAATCTATTTAGACACATTCCTGAATGCTTTAGCAAAAGAATATAGTGTATCAAGAAAAATAGATACTTCAGATTCAGTTAGCGCACCGTCTTTTGCACCATCCGCTGACAAAGCTACCGATGACATGAAGATTGCATTTTATAACTACTTAAAACTTCTTTATGATAAGTGGGTTGCTTCATCAAATTTTGAAGAATGGAAAATGTATAAATTCTTCAGTGATGAAACAGGTAGTGATAAACAAACAGACGGACATAATTTCTATTTTATTGATTCTTATTACAACAAGATAGGTGATAAATTATTTGTAGACGTTGGTGACATGGTTAACAAATTACTAATGGTAACTGACCAGAACAACTATTTATCAAGTTTGGTAAGTTTCATGTCAGATATGTTTGCTACAAATAGATGTATAATGTTATCTGTTCAGAATTTTATGGATTTAAGTGATAAACGTAATATGGAAAGTATGTTTACACCAGTTCCATTTAATTCAATGCGTACACCTAAAAGGCATCCAGACTTTGTAGTTCTATATTCGTATGAACATTCAAGTAAAATAAACACAGGTGGAAGAGGTGATTATGAAGATGATGGTTTTTCTTTGAATCCAGAAGAAATATCTAAGAACCCTCAATTAGCACCAATAGCTATAACATCAAGAAATTTATCAGAGGTTAATAAGAAAAATTGGTATAAGATACCTGCCTTTGGTGTTGGATATGGAATGCAGTACCAGAGTTTCTTTAACAATATTGAGATTGGAATGGAAAACCCTATGATGACAGAACAGTCATTACAGGCTACATTTGCTATTGCCTCAGCTGCCGTAGGAGATGGTAAAAATGGTGACAAAAAGATAGTATCAACAGGTCAGGATTTATTTACCATTTATTCAAATAATTCATATTCATGCACTGTTACCATGTTAGGGTGTGCATGGGTACAGCCTTTAATGTATTTTACATTGAACAATGTACCTATGTTTAGAGGGTCGTACTTGATAGAGGAAGTTAGTCACAAAATAGAACCAGGAAAATTCCAAACAACCTTTACAGGTGTTCGTATGGCTAATGTACAAACACGATTGAATAAATCACCACTCCTTTTAGCAAACAATACTTCTGAAAGTGGCTCTGAATTTACGGCTGCAAATAGAGTTGCTGACGTGGATAATGATTGTGAATATAAGATTTACCCTGTTGGTACTGATATTGGCGGAGAAGGTGTAGAATTGACTGGTGATGAAAGTAAGAAATCCGCTACTATGATTAGTAAAGTTATTAGTATCTGGAATAGAACTATTGGTGGAGAGTTCGGTACTATATCAGTAGCACAAGCAGCTGGTATTGTTGGAAATATTGCTATTGAATCTCCAGGGTTTGACCCATATAAAGTTATTAAAGACTCGAATGGTTATTATTCTGGTGGTTTATTCATGCTTAATAAATCTGCATTAAGTATGATGATGAATAATGATAACCCTAAGATGGCTTTCAATTCACCAAATGGTACTTCTTATCCAAATAGCGGTCCAGCACCAGTAATACCTAAATCAATGAATATTGATAAACAGTTAGAATATGTCTTTATTTCATTAACAGGACCTTATAGAAAGAATAGTACAAAGTCTGCACAAAGACTTTTAGCTACAAATACTCCTTCTGATGCTGCTGCAGCATGGGATGCTTATTTTGAACAAAGTAGTGGTGCTGCACGTAGAGATAGACAGAATAAGGCTGTTGCTTACTACAACTATTATATCAATAATGGTAATACTACTACGGTGCAACCATCTACAAGTAGTACTAATGATGATTCTTTTACAAGTTCATTATTTAATGCCGTACAGAAAACCTTTGGAGATTATAATGTTAAGTTAACTTGTGGATTTAATAAGGAGATAAAAGGTAATTATCTAATCTTTAAACAATCAGATGGAGGAAATAGTCACATGACACAATTATTTGATGTACTTTTAAATGGTTATCATGATTATGTGTCAGAGATATATTGGAATGCGAAAGATGGTAATTCTTTTGGTTTAAAACCTATATCTATTGGTGTTACTGTATCTCAAACAAATAGCGGTGGCGCAACACGTTGCCGTATTGTAACAGGTTTGAAAATAGTTAATAATAATTTTAATTATTCAAATTATCCAATAAATGAATCTTTACCTAATGATTTCTTTTTATCATTGTTAAAGAAATATGGTAGAAAACCATCTGAAGTTTTGGCTAATAAGAATTTCAAGTCTGATTGGATTAATTCAAGACCAGATGGTGTAAAAGCTTCATGGTTCAAGAATGTGGAACTTATTGCTTGTGAAACATTAACAGCCAATCTAACTGGTGGTAACATAATAAATGGTAAAATATGTGATTGGAATGTAGAGGTAGCTGCCTCATATATAAAATCTAATAGTTTGCCATTAGGTCAAGTAGCAACAAATGGAGAGTGTACGAAATCCGTAAGAGCAGCACTTATCGCTTCTGGATTAATAAGTAAATCAACGGGCATGGGAAAAGGTACTTATGGATACCCATGGGAGTGGACTGAATCTCTTGAGAAATTAGGTTTTGTCAAAATTTATGAGGGTGTTAATCAAGCAACCGATGGAAGCTTAAATGGAACACACGTCAACCTACAGATTGGTGATATTTCTTGTTTGTGGACTTCTAATAAGCCTAATCCGTCACGTAATGGAAATGAACCAGAGCGTTTCCACGTTGCTATGTGGGATGGAAGTACATGGGCTGCAGAGGGAAAAGCAAGTAACGTTGTACCTTATAGAAGTGGAAGTTTCATTGTTAAGGTATACCGTTATCAAGGCTCTTGTGGTAATGCAGGTTATATTAACAATACCTCAACAACTAATAATACACAAGTATCACCAAAGAGGTTATTGGTAATTGGAGATTCAATTGCAGCTGGTGCAAAAAATTCTGGCTTATATCAAAATGCAGACTTCGTTTGCGAACCAGGAATTTCAATTGGAGAATTTGCTGGTATTAGTCAGCCACGCAGATATGTCAATGGAAAGAGAGTTGAAGTTAATCCAAAATCTTTCTATTATGATAGCGTGAAGAGTAAGTTGAATAGTGTTGATACTGTGATTGTATTCTTAGGAACGAATGATGCACCTAATATCCACAATAATAATACTAATCAAACTGTAGAGGGTTTAAAGAAAATGAAAGCACTATTACAGGGAAAGAAAGTTATTTGGGTAGGTTGTGTCTATGCACCTAACTATACTTACAATAATATTCATGCTTGGGATTCAAATACACGAGTAAAAGTTGATAAATTAATTAGAGATAATGGTTTTAACTGTGTAAATCTTTCTGATAATCAATGGCTTGAAGTTAAACGTGCAAAAGATGGATTACATCCAAATAGTGACGGACATAGAAAATTAAAACAATTTATTATTGGATAATTTTGTTTTTATTAAAAAAATCCGTATCTTTGCGAAAAAAATAACGATGAGCAAACTTGGCTATATTATTTCAGATAGAAAGATTAGTGATTTACGAGACTTTGTGGGGAATGTGAAAGATATATCTCAAGCAGACCTCACAAAGCCTATTTTGTATATAGGATATAAAAATGCAAAAAAAGTTAAAGGTTATAAAAATATATTAGAAAAGAAAATAGATGATAAAACTTTCTGGACTTTTAAAAAAACAGAATCACGTTCTGATTATGAAATTGATTTAGAAAATTTCTATAAATATATTATTATTAATATATTATTTAATATAAAATATTATTATATTAATATTATATATATAAAATATAATAAAATAAAAAGATTATATAATATATTATTTAATAATACAAAAATAAATTATATTTATATTAGTAAAAATATGATATATTTTCAATATGAAAATAATACTTACGGATTATCGTTAAGTTTACTTGAGTATTGTGGTATAAAGAAAGAAAAAATAATTTCAAGAATCAGAATGAACAAAAACAACAAAATTGTTTATGACAATAATGAAAAAGTTCATAAGATTCTTAAAGAGATAGGGTATGAAAATAAATACGCTGTGCCTTATCTTATGGAAAATATAGATTAAGAGATGACATCAAAGAAAGAAGTTTTAATCGGTACCTTTGTAAATAAACACAAAATACTTTCGTTTATTGAGAAAGTTAAGAATCTGACAAAAATGAATACTGACAAAATTTATGTGTTCATAATTGAAGGGAATAGCAATGAATATCTTGTAACCTTTAAGTCTTATAGCAATAAAGGACTTATTAATAAATTATATAATTCTACTGTTCTTCATGTAAAGAACGGATGCTTATTTTCAATTAACGCCTTAAATGAATTGATTAAAGAAGAAAATGGTGATACTATTCAAAATCATAAAGAATATGTGATTGATTGGTCAAAATTCAAGAATAAACTTATGATTATGACATCTGGAAAATTAAGGTTATATAATATTAGTAAGATTGAAGATATAACAGTCTTTTTAAACTCATAAACTATTTATATGTAATAAATTACAGTTTCATGGTACGTTTTATACAAAAGCAATCACAATCAAGAAGAATATCAAGAATGGATATTAATCAAAATAATATAGTTTTTAATAACAAAGAAGAAAAAAAAGAAGTTATGAATACAGCAGAAAAAGTAGCTATGGCACAGGAGATTCTTTCAACAGAAGATAATAAGAAACAGAACGTTAAAAGAATCAGAAAAGATAAAGGACTTATAGAGAGAACTGAGAGTTCTAAAACGATACTTACCGAAGATAACAAAGAATTATTGGTTGATTAATAATGACAAATATAAAATATCTGAAAGAAAACGGTTTATTGGAAGCACATAAGCAATTCTTAAGGATGTGTAATGAAACATACATTTCACCAATAGAAGAACTCGATGAAGCTGACAATAACGAACAAGGCATGCCTGAACAAGGTTCAGACCCTATGAATGACAATGGCATGAATGATGGGGCTGAACAAGATAATGCACCTATGGGTAATGAAAATCCTATGGGTGGAGAGAATCCACAAGGAATGGATAATCAAGACATGGGTGGCATGGGAAACGAAACTATGGGTGATGATAGGATGAGTGGAATGGAAGCACCTTCTATAGATGATTCCGAAGACCCATTTGGTGATGGTAACGACGAAGAAACCAATGATGAAGGTGATACAATTTATATCGGTGATTTGACAGACGCACAAGAGAAGTTGAATTATAAAACAAATAAAATTGGTATTGGTTTAGGAAAAGTAGATAATAGAATTGAAAGACTCATGGCTTTTCTCGAAAAAATGGAAACAATGATTGATTCAAATAATGAAGAAATCATGAACCTTAGAAAAGAGTTCGAGAAAAGGAATCCAACACAGATTGAACGTTTGGATATGAGACGTAAATTTGATTCCCCAGGTTTTTCAGAAACACCAGAAGAAGCTATAGAGAAAAGAATACAGAATAGAAACAACTATAGTGTAACAGATGGAGGTGAAAAGACAGATGAAAAACAATACACTTTAACACAAGATGATATCAAGAATGCTAATACATCTCAAATTGCGGATTCTTTCTACAATATAGATGATGATGATATACAAGATATCAATAAAATTTTTGGTATTTAATAAAAATATAGTACATAATCTCTGCTAAATATAGATAATAAAGATATTTATATATTAGCAGAGATTTTATTTGGTAATATATATTTTTCTCTGTATCTTTGCAATGTAATTTAGTTTAAGTGAGTATATAGACTCACAAATCAATTTTTTAATATTTTAATTTTTTATTTTATGACACAATTTAATGTAAACATTAATTCAGACGCTGTTGAAAAACAGTACAACGATGTATTAAGAGATTCTCAGCCTAAGAATCAAAATTCATCCTTCGATACCAAGAATTATTTACAGGCTCGCTTGGAAGAGGGGGAAAATGAAAAAACACTTACTATTAGATTACTACCATTCTCTCCAGAAGGCGGTTCTCCATTTAAGAAAGTATGGATTCATACTATCCGTGTAAATAGAGAAGTTTCTAAGAGTGGATGGAAGATGATTCCTTGCCCAGAAAAGAATGCAAAAGACGGTAAGGGGTGCGAATGTCCTATTTGTAAGGTATCACGTCATGCACAGGAACAACAGAGAGAAGCTACTGATGAAGTTACAAAGAAGAAACTTGGAGAAGTCGCTTTCATGGATAAAGCAAAGGAAGCATGGGTTGTTAGATGTATTGATAGAGACCATGAAGAGGATGGTGTTAAATTCTGGTTGTTTAATAGTTCAAATAAACAGCAAGGTATTTATGACCATATGATGAATTTCTATAAACTTAGAAATGAATCAGGAAAGAAGAAAGGTAATGATTATAATATCTTTGACCTCAATAATGGTGAAGATTTTATCATTACAATTACACGTGGAAAGGACAATAAGACATCTTATAAAGTAGCCGATGAGGGCTTCCCAAGTCCATTAACAACCGATTTCGAGAAAGGACTTAGTTGGATTAAGGATGAGAAGAAGTGGACAGAGGTGTTCCCTACTAAGAGTTCTGAGTATATGAGAATCTTAGTTGAGGGTGGTGTACCTGTTTACGACAAGGAGAAACAAATGTACGTTGACAAGAATGCAAAGGTACAAGAGGATGATGCACGTGAACAGAGTGAATTGGAGAACAATTTAACTCCAGATACAAGTAGTAAGTTTGAAGCTAATCCAGAAACTGCGAACACGGGAAATTCAGTAGAAACTCCATCAACACAGGTATCTAATGAGATTTTCTCAAATGACAATGATGACGATGTTGATTTACCATTTTAAATAATAAGTAAATGGCAAAATTATATTTTAATTATGGTGCAATGGGCAGTTCCAAGTCACTTAGACTTCTTGCCCTTGCGCATAACTTAGAAGAGAAGAATATTCCTACAATAATTATTAAACCAAATGTTGATACAAGAGATGGTGATAATAAAATTGTTTCCAGAGCTGGTTTATCAAAAGATTGTATTAGTGTAGGTGTAAATGTTAATCTTTATGAAAAAGTAAAAGAGATTAACAATGTTATGAAAACTCATTTCAGTGAATTATCTTGGGTACTGGTAGATGAAGCGCAATTTCTCACCGAGAAACAGGTTAATCAGTTAAGTGATATCGTTGATTTTTTAAATATTAACGTTTATTGTTATGGTTTAAGAACTGATTTTGAATCGAGAACTTTTGATGGTTCAAAAAGATTATTTGAACTTGCTGACGAGATTGAGGAAGTCAAGTCATATTGTGAGTGTGGTGGGAAAGCGTCTATCAATGCAAGGTTTGATGAGAATGGTAAGATTATTACTGAGGGAAATCAAATTTTGGTTGGTGGTAATGACATTTACAAACCCTTATGTAGAAAATGTTGGAAAAAAGAAATAAGAAAGAAGAACTTAGAAAATGAGACAGGCTATTAAAAAGAAAAGTTTTGCAAAACCTTCAGTTAATGATATTAGAGCGATTGCAGGTTTTACCGATGAAGTGAAGGTATCACGAGAATCAAGTGCTGAAAAGCCAATGGATTTCATATATCTACCAAAGGCATTTGAAGAAGCCACACAGTTACCAGGACTTCCTTTAGGTTATTTAAGTATTGTAGGCGGATGGTCGAATACTGGTAAATCAACATTGGTCAATTGCGTTGTTGCAGCATGTCAGAGGCAGGGTATTCTTCCTGTCATTTTTGATACAGAAAATAACTTTGATTTCAGTTACGCTAAAGACTGCGGTATGGAATTTGAGGAAATTTACGGAGAAATTGTTGACGAAGATACTGGAGAAGTGAAAGAAGGTATCGTTGACTACAGAGGTCTGTTCCTTTATTACAATAGCGTTATTCTTGCCGAGAAATGTGGTATGAATGATTATTCCACAGGTAAGCAAACAAAGACCAAACGTAAACAGGCTGTATTAGAGGATATATCTTATATCATCAATGACTTGCTTGACAAACAAGACGAAGGTAAACTACAAATGCCTATTTGCTTCATTTGGGACTCAATTGGTTCAATTGGTTCATTCAAGTCTTATGCAAGTAAGAGCGGTAATAATATGTTTGATGCAGGTGCAATTTCACAAGCATTTAGTAATATTATTAACAACCGAATACCAGCTTCTAAGAGTGTAGGGTGTGAATTTACAAACACTATGTTCTGTGTAAATAAGATATGGAACGACTCAATGAACTCAATGGGCGGTGCTGCATCAATAGAGTTTAAGGGTGGTAAGACTTTCGTGTATGGTGCACGACTCATTCTTCATGTTGGTGGTGTTGCAAAAGCAGCTACAAAGCGTTTAACTTGTACTTATAAGGGAGAAACTGTTAATTACGGTATTATCACTAAAATCAAGAGTACAAAAAACCAACTTCCAAGCCCATGGAATATTATGAGAGAAAGTACTTTCTGTTGTGTTCATAATGGTATTATTAGTGAGGACGAACTTGATAATTACAAGAAAACAGATTTAAAGGATTTGTTGAAAAAACTTGAAGAATATAAGAATAATAGTGATAGCACTAATGAAAATATTACTGATAAAGATTTAACTTTCAGTGAAGAAGAAGTTAGTGAAGAATAAATAATTAGGAGTGGTTTAAGACCGCTCCTTTTTTTATTTAACAACTATTTATATCAAAAGTATATAATAATGAATATAACACCAGAAGTAAAAAAATTATTTAAGACCGTAAGAACTAAATTAGGTGCACCAGTTAGAACTATACAATTAGATGATAATCAATTATGTGACTTACTTGAAGTTGCAATTGGTGATTATTCTGAGAAAGTACAAAACTGGGTTATCAAGTCACAATGGTTAAATCTGATGGGCAACAAGACACTGTTGAAAGACCCTGCCGATGTAGCCTATGCATTAACCGTGCGTACTATGGACTGGTCAAGAGATTTTTCTTACTGGTTCTCAAGAGAAGTTGGTCTACAGCAACGTGGTAGTTATGAGTTAAAGAAAGATTTTTTTCAAATAGAGAAAGGTAAACAAGTTTATGTAATTCCAGCAGGACGAGAAATTAACAAAGTATTATATATAACACCATCAACGACTAAAGCTGCTTTATATGGCAATCTTGGAACTCTTGACACTGGTATTGGTGGTGGATATGGACAATATGGAAACATGGGTAATGGAATGGGTATTACAGGATTCTATGTTGGCTCTGCATATGATACAGCACTTATGGCTGCGGATTTGAAGTATAAAAATTCACTTTTAAGAGGAGACCTTGCTTACAAAGTAACAGCAGGACCTAATGGCACACATCTTGTACATCTTCTATCAACTCCAGGTTCATCAAATATGGTTGGCGGATTAGCAGCTGACGATACTTGGGGATGGAATAGATATAGTAAGTGTTATTGTTGGTATACTTATTACGATATAGGTGATGGTGGTGAAGATGCAGCCAATGAATGCCGATTAGAAAATAAAGATGATGTTTTAATAACACCAGACCAAGTACCGTTAAATGAAATGCATTACGAGTTCCTTAATAATCCAGCCCAGCAAACTGTCCGACAATTACTTGTTGCTGAAGCAATGATAACGTTAGGTTTGATACGTGGTACATATTCAGGTAGTGTGAAAATTCCAGAAGCAGAAATGCAAATGGATTATAACATGCTTTTAGAATTAGGAAAACAGGATAAGCAGAATGCACTTGAAGAGTTAAATAAACGCTTAGACGAAATGTTACCTTGGAATATTTTAGAAAAACAATCTAATTTAACTGATAATTTAATAAAAGTATTACAACAAAAGCCTCTCGGAGGTTTTTATGTTCGGTAAGAGTGGTTTTAGCCACTCTTATTTTGTTTTTAAACAAAAATAATGTATCTTTGCAAAAAAATATATACAATGAAACAAGTAGTCAGAAAAAGTGTTGCGATAGCAAATAATATAGTCCAAACAAAACCAATATATACTTTAATTGTAGACGGAAACAATCTTCTTAAAATATCGTTAGTAAATAAAACATTATTAAATGATAAAGGAGAGGAATATGGTGCCGTATACAACTTCTTACGTATCTTAGGACAGATATTGCAAATGCGTGATTTTGAAACATGTACAGTATGTTGGGATGGCTATATGAGTGGTATATTAAGATATAACATTTATCCTGAATATAAAGCGAATAGAGGTAAGAATTATGAAGTAGGTGAAAACCAAACCGATTATGACAAATATATTTCTAATTATTGCAAAAATATTCTTAAACATAATAACAAGAAACAAGCTACTGTACGAGGAGAATCAGAAGATGAATCATTCCAAAGACAAAGAGGAATAATTCAAGAAATATTAGACGAATTATTCGTAAGACAATATATGTTTGATAACGTGGAAGGTGATGATATTATTGCTTATAGATGTATTAATAGAAAACCTAACGAAAAAATTGTAGTTGTATCAGCCGATAAAGATATTACCCAGTTAATAAATGAAGATGTTTGTATCTATAATCCAAGAAAGAAAAAAGCAATAAGTACAAAGAACTCTGTAGAAGAACTTGGTATCACACATGAAAACATCGTATTAGAAAAAACATTATGTGGTGATGTGTCTGATAACATAAAGGGTGTTAAAGGACTTGGAGAAACATCATTCCTTAAACTATTCCCAGAGTTTAAGACCCGTAGAGGTACTTTAAATGACGTTATAGAGCGTTCCAAAGAACTTCTGGTTAGTAGAAAGTCAGAGAAGAAAAAACCGCTTAAATCGCTTGAAAACATCATTAATCAGATAACTGATGGATGTCAAGGTAATAAGTTGTTTGAAATAAATTGGAAAATAGTTGATTTAAGTAAACCATTACTAACGGAAGAAGCAGAAATGGAATTAAAAGAAACAATAGATGCACCTATTGACCCAGAGGGTAGACAAACTACTAATGTATATAAAATAATTCAACGAAATTCTATGAATTTATTATTAGATGAAAATAAATTTGGGTCATTATTTGGTATGTTTGAGCGTTTAATTAGTTCTGAAAAAAAATATTATAAAAAAAGTAGTTAGAAAATTTTGTTATAAATCTTTTTCCATGTATCTTTGCATTAACAAAAAAAATACAGTCATGTGGAAAGAAAAGAAATTAGTTCCGTTTGTGGTAAAATACCTTGCTAAAAAAGAAAATTATCACGCTACAACAAGAGAACTTAAAGAATATCTATCATCAACATTAGTACTTGATGATTATGATAAGGAATATACATCCTCAACAAAGAAAGGTACTAAGACTAACAGATTTAATAAGACTGTTGGTAATATTGTTTCTCACAACAAACTTGGTAAACTAAGATTGGGAGAATCAATTAAAAATAGTAACGGAAAGTGGGGTGTAAGACTCTACGAAGAAGTAGGAAGAATTGTTAAAATTGTAGATATTTAGTTTTTATTTTTATATTTTGTCAAACATTTTAAATTAAAAAGATTAATGGACAACAAACAAGATTACAAGGAGTATCGTTTTGATTATACTATCTATGTAAACGATTTTATTATTTGTAAGCGTAATTTTAAAATTCCTAATTACATTGAGGGTTCAATGAACACTGTGGAGTTTAAGGAAACAGTAGATGACATTGTAAGAATGATTGATGATGACTTGAAGGATAAGAGTAGTATTTATACTACCTATTACTACAATCCATCTGATGTCGCTGAAGAATTTACTGCCCCACTTAGCGAGCCATGGGAATGCACATTTAAGATTGTGATTAGTGATAACAAGAAGCCTGTTATTACACGTATCTGGGATGGTTATAGCTATCCACGTATGATTAGGGATAGAGTTGACCTTACTAATAAGAAGGTTAGAATTACAAATAAGAATGGACAAGTGTTTACATACGATAAAGAAGACTTCTTTAAGGATAATAATCGTCTTTCTTTAGAATTGTCTGCTTTAAAAGAGATGATTTATGATAAGCAGGACATTTTGATGGCTATCATAAATACAATCTGTAATCAGTGTTCTACACATGGAGAAGTTTCTCCTAAAGAAGCTATTGAAAACTTCTCAACTTCTGATGAATATTATTATGATTCAGATTCAAGTAAGTACAAGACTTATAATTTCAATATTGGTTATGAGAATTATAAGAGAATGCGTAAGCTTGAAAAGAAGTATGCGAAGAAGACAAAGGATTATTTCAACACATTGTATTAATTTTATCGCCCACGTGGATAAGACTGCGTGGGCGAATTTTCACAACATTCATGATTTTTATCATGAATAAATTATTTTATTTGAAATGAATAATAATAACGATGCTACTTTAGGATTTCTTGGTGAAACTTATCAATATAAACTTGTACATGAGTTTATGGCAGACAAAGAATTTTTCTGTGAATTAAACCCTATTATCGAGCAGAATAAGTTCACTGACCCACATCTAAAGATATTTGTTGGACTTCTAAAAGAGTATTACGATAAAAACGACATACACCCATCTTATGAGATAATGGAGATGCTTTTAAGAGATAAAGCATATAATGATATCCAAAGAGAAGAGTATGTTGCTTTAGTTGATAAAATCAAAAACACCCCTTCAGACGGTTCTCAATTCGTTCAAGAAAGAGCACAAAAGTTCTTTCGTCAACAACAAATGCTAATAACCGCTCGTAAAATAGAGAAGTTAGCAAGTAATGGAGAAGTTGATAATTACGATGAAATTTATGAACTTTTCAATAACGCTATGACTCTTGGTACCGCTACCGATATGGGATATGGTGTTTTTGATAACCTTAACGAAACACTTTCAGACGATTATCGTGTTACAATACCTACTGGTATTGATATGATTGATGAAGTTTTGGAAGGTGGTATTGCAAAAGGAGAACTTGGTGTTATTATTGGACCTTCTTCATTCGGTAAAGTACAGCCATATCATTCAAAAGTGTTTACTCCATATGGTGTAAAACATATGGGTGATATAAAGGTAGGTGATGATGTGTTAGGAGAAGATGGTCTTCCGCATAAGGTAACAAATGTATTTCCTCATAAGAATTGGCAATTTTATAAAGTTACATTCAGCGATGGAAGTTTTACAGAGTGTGGTAAGGAACATTTATGGAGTGTAAGTGAAAATGGTGGGGAATACAACGTCCTATCTTTAGATGAAATATTAGGAAAAGGACTGTATAAAGGAAATGAACCTATGTTTTCAATTCCTCTTACCTCTCCTGTTGATTTTTATCCTCATGAAATACCTGTAAAACCTTACGAAATGGGTTTATACTTGGGAAATGAAGGTGATAGAATACTCAAAGATGTTGGTGAATTTAAAGCAACAGGAATTAGATATGAGTATCTCTACAATATACTACCTGTACGTGTTTCATTGCTGAATGGAATGATGGACGGAGGTGGATATGTAGATGAAGATGGTAAAACATGGTTTACTACACGTCACAAAGAGTTATTGAATGATTTTGAATTGTTGGTTAACTCATTAGGTGGAATTACAACTTATGAAAGAGACGATAATGACGTATATAAAGTTCTTGTTAAAATATATTCAACAGATATTAAAATATTTGGTAGAGAAGAAGAACAAAGTAAAGTAATATATCCGTCAAAAGAGGAATGCAGAAGATACATCACTTCTGTAACTCCGTATTCTATTTGTGATGGACAATGCATCATGGTTGACTCAGAATCTCATCTTTATTTGACAGATTACTTCATTGTTACACATAATACTTCAATGACAACCGCAATTGCTGGTCATGCAGCTGCAAATGGCAAGAAGGTCTTACAAATTGTATTCGAGGATAGAATTAAGCAGATACAGCGCAAGCATTTGGCTCGTATTACTGAGATAGAAGCAAAAGATTTAAGTAAACCAGACTATGTTGATAGTGTAAAACATCAGTTGTCGCATTATAAAGAAGATTATCCTGAACTCATCAAGAATCTAAGGATAAATCGTTTCCCAAGTGGTGAGAAAACAGCGTGGGATATTGAACGCTATATTAAAAAGCAAATCAACAATGGTTTTAGACCAGACCTTGTTATAGTTGACTACTTTGAATGTCTTGAACACAAAGGAGATGCAAATACTCAAAGTGAGTGGGAAAAAGAAGGAAAGACTATGAGAAAATTTGAAGCAATGGCTGGTGAAATGGATATGGCTTTCTGGATTCCTCTACAAGGTACTAAGGATTCTGTTAATGCAGAACTTGTTACAATGGATAAAGCAGGTGGTTCATTTAAGAAGATTCAGGTCGCACACGTTGTTATGTCAATCGCAAGAACTATTGAAGATATTGAAGACAATAAAGCTACAATAGCAATTCTTAAGAACCGAGCAGGTAAGGCTGGTAAAGTCTTTGATGGTATTGAGTTTAATAATGGTACGTGTAGAATCTCATGTGATAATGTCAGTGTTGTTGATAGTTTGTCTCAATGGGATAAAGATAAACAAGTGAAAAAACAAGATTTTGCTAATAGTATAGCCAAACGAGTTTTTGAAAATAACGGATAAAAATGATTTGAAAAAATTTCAAAAATTAATCTGACTGATTATCTGCATATTGCGTGATAATGGTCAGATTTTTTTAATCGAAACATAAAATATATCATATTTATTCTTACAACGTTGTTAAATTAATGATATCAATAATAAGAAATAAATAAATTTTTAAAAGACATATAATGTTAGTTCGTAAAAGAGATAATACTGTAGAAAAATTCCATTTTGGAAAAATAGAAAAAGCCATTGATAGTGCTTTTGATTCTTGTAGAAAACATATTGAAAGTACAAAAACTGGTAGTTTTGAAGATATCAAGAAAAATGCTGTTGAAAATATTATAGCATGTTTAAAGAACGTTTATAATGAAGAAAGTGAAACAACTGTAGATGTTGAAGATATACAGGATAATGTAGAAAGATGCCTTATGTCATCTGATTATCAGGATGTTGCAAAATCTTATATCATCTATAGATATATGCATAAATTGGTACGTGATAATCAAAGCAAACTGACTAAGAGTTTAAAGAAGAAACTTTTGGCAGAAGATGTACAGAACCAAAATGCAAATGTTGATGAATACTCATTTGGTGGAAGAATGGGTGAAGCAAGTAGACTCGTAACAAAGAAGTATGCACTTGACTTCTGTATGAGTAGAAAAGCAAGAAGAAATCATGAAAACAATGAGATTTATATCCACGACCTTGATTCATACGCTGTAGGTATGACTAACTGTCTAACCAGTCCATTGGATGATTTGCTTAATAATGGGTTCAATACAAGACAGACCGATGTAAGACCTGCAAATTCACTTAACACAGCATTCCAATTAGTAGCTGTAATTTTCCAGTTACAATCATTACAGCAGTTTGGTGGTGTTAGTGGTAGTCATTTAGATTGGACAATGGTTAAGTTCTTTAGAAAGAGCTTTATGAAGCATTATATAAATGCATATATCAAACAGAGTGATAAATTCTATAATTCAGATATAATCAATATTGCTTCAGAATTTTATAAAGACAAAAACGGTTTAGAAAGAACATCACTTGATAAATTTACCAAAGATTACAAGAACGAGTTCTTCAAAGAAACAGGTTTATCTGAAGAAGATTTTACACTTGATAATAAAGATAAGTTAGATGCAAAACTTTATCAAAGTGCTTTATTTGACACACTTAATGAACTCAATCAAGCAGTAGAGGGTCTATACCACAACTTAAACACACTACAAAGTAGAAGTGGTAATCAGTTACCATTTACATCTATCAACTATGGTACTTGTACACTTCCAGAGGGAAGATTAGTTATTCAAGCTCTTTTACAAGGTTCTATTAAGGGTGTAGGTAAATTCCATAAGACAGCTATATTCCCTTGTAGTATCTTCCAGTGCATGAAGGGTATTAATAGAAAAGAAGGCGACCCTAACTATGACCTTTACAAGTTGGCACTCAAATCAACATCTATGCGTATATATCCTAATTATGTTAATGTTGACTGGTCTGTTAATGAAGGTTATGATAAGAATGACCCACGTACCTATACTTCCACGATGGGATGTCATGCAAAAGACACACCAATAGTAATGGCAGACGGAACAAGAAAAATGGTTCAAGATGTTAAGGTAGGTGATAAGTTAATGGGTGTTAACGGTCAAACAAGAGTTGTTGAATCATTGATAAGAGGAAATGATAAACTTTTTAAAGTTAATCAGAGTAGAGCTGAATCTTATGTTGTAAATGAAGGTCATGTTTTATCACTTATTTATGTCGGTGGCGAAACTTATAAAGATATAGAATATGGTATGACTGTCAATATAACTGTTCATGATTTTATGAATCTTAACGAAGAAATGAAATCTAAATTTAACGGCTATAAAGAAGATGGTACACTTTCAACTATAACAATTACAGAAGATGAAGTAGGTGATTTTTACGGATTTGAGTTAGATGGTGATAGACTCTATTTAATGGATGACGGTACGGTAACTCACAATTGTCGCACATATAATGGTAAAGACGTTAATGCCGATGAGGGTCAGAATCCTCAGATTAAAGACGGACGTGGTAATCTTGCACCAGTTACTGTAATTATGCCAACATTAGCTATGGAGGTTAAGGAATCACTGAAGGTCACTGAATACACAAAGGAGGATATAACAAAAGCCTTTATGAAACTTCTTGACAAGAAGATAAGTGAATCTAAGGATATGCTTCTTGAAAGATTCGAGTGGATGTGTAAACAAAGTCCTGCTTCAGCTAAGTTTATGTGGGAAAATAACACAATGCTTGGATATAAGGAAGAAGAAGGAATACGTTCAGCATTAAAGCATGGAACATTGGCTATCGGTCAGTTAGGTCTTGCTGAAACACTTCAAATACTGATAGGTAAGAATCATGTTTCAGAAGAGGGTATGGCTCTTGCAAAGGAGATAGAAGGTCTGTTCAACAAGAGAGCAGCTGAATACAAGAATAAGTATAAACTTAACTTTGGTGTATACTACACTCCTGCTGAGAATCTATGCTATACAGCGATGAAGAAATTCAAAGACATGTATGGTGATGTTGAGAATGTAACATATATCAATTTGCCAGAGAAAGATGAACATGGTAATATCATGTACGATGAGAACAGAAGAATTAAGTTCAAACGTCATGACAAGTGTTACTTTACTAATTCTATACATGTTCCTGTTTGGGAAGAGATGACACCGTTTGAGAAGATTGACATTGAAGCACAATTAGTTAATTTCTCTAATGCTGGTTGTATCACTTATGTTGAGTTACCTTCTTCAACAAAGAATAATATAGAGGCTCTTGAAACTATTGTCAATTATGCAATGGATAATGATATCCCATACTTTGCAATCAATGTACCTATTGACACTTGCGACGATTGTGGATATTGTGGAGATATAGGCGACGTTTGTCCTATTTGTGGTAGTACACATATCTCTCATCTTAGACGTGTAACTGGATATCTTACAGGTGATTATAAATCTGCTTTTAATCCAGGCAAACAAGAAGAATCAGATGATAGAGTTAAACATATAAAGAAGTTTTAAATTATGTGGTGGTGGCTAATAACCACCACCATCTAAAAGGTTAAAGTTATGAATATAAGTGGGATAAGTTATCCAGATATTAACAACGGATTAGGATGCCGTGTAACCTTATGGGTTTCTGGGTGTAATCATCAGTGTGTGGGATGTCAGAATCAAAATACTTGGAACAAAGATAGTGGAAGAGTATTTAGTGATGAAGACAAAGAGATAATATTCAGGGTGCTGTCAAAACCTTATATCAAAGGACTGACTTTATCAGGAGGAGACCCGTTAGGCTTCTACTTTAAAGAGGTATTGAAGTTTTGTGAGACTATAAAAGAGAGGTTTCCAGACAAGGATATATGGTGTTACACAGGTTACACCCTGAAAGAAATTAAAGAATGTTACAGAAAGGAAATACTTCCTTATATAGATGTTTTGGTAGACGGACGCTATATAGAAGACAAGAGAGATACAACTCTATCTTTTAGAGGGTCTAAAAATCAAATTATATGGGAAAAAGATAAAATAGGAGAATTTCACCAAAGCAATCTAAATTAATGAAAAACACATGGCACGTAAAGAAATTTACGTGCCTTTTTTATTATTATATACAGATATCAAATTAAAAAGTTATTTTTTATATAATAAAAAATAGTATTATTACTTAAAAAATTAAGACCCAACTAATTATAGTTATCAAAGGTTAAAAAGAATATGGCTAATAAACAATATTTTGGTATACGTTATCCTATCACATCTCAGGATTATCAAAAATTTTACGTGGATTTAAACAATTCATTAAAGGGTAAGGTAAAAAGCCAATTAATGCATGTTATATTCACTCCAAAAGGTCAACGTTTAAGAAACCCTGAGTTTGGTACAGATTTGATTAAATATATTTTCGACCCAAACGATACAACTACATGGGAATCAGTTAAGAACGAAGTAAAAGATTCTGTTGGTAGATGGGTAAACAATGTAAAGATAAACGATATACAGGTTGTTAAGAATGTAGAAAACGACTTAGAAATTTACGTAAGAGTAGATTACGAAATAAGTGTAGGAAATAAGAGTACTACAGATAGCATGGTTGTACAATTATAATTTATGGAAAAGAAAATTAATTATTTAGCAAGAAATTTCGAGGATATCAAAAGCGAACTAATAAATTTTAGTAATAAATATTATCCAGAAGTTTCCGATGACTTTAATGATTCAAGTGTAGGTGCTTGGTTTATAGACTTAATGAGTGCTGTAGGTGATGATTTATCTTATCACACGGATAGAATGTATCAAGAAACCAATATTAATAGCGCAAATTTAAAAAGCACTTTATTGAATATTGCAAGAACCAATGGTATAAAAATACCAGGCAGAAAACCATCTATGTGTGAGGTTGAAATTAGTGTTGTTCTTCCATTAAGTCCTCAAAATATATCACAACCAAATTGGGATTACGCACCTATTCTAACCATGGGAAGTATTGTTTCTGCTGGTAATTATAATTTTGAAATCATAGAGGATGTAAACTTTGCTGAACAGTTTAATAAAAAGGGTGTTTCTAATAGAAAAATGATAGCTAATAGAGATACCAATGGTAATGTTGCAAGTTATACAATTAAGAAAACAGCCATAGTTAGAAATGGTAGTACTCGTGTTTATAAGAAAGTTATTACACGTTCAGATTTACAGCCATTTATGGAGTTTGTTTTACCAGAAACAAATGTAATGAATGTTGAATCTATAATTTTCAAAGAAACTTCTGATTATACGGATAATCCTAAAATGTCAGAGTATTATATTGATGCGGAAGAGTATCGTTTAAGTAAAGAAGCTACAACTACATATCGTTTCTTTGAATGTGATTCTCTTGCAGAACAATATAGATGGGGTACTAAAGTAAATTACAGCGGTCATACAGATATTATACAGGATAGATATAATCCAGAGATTTATGATGATTATACTGAAACGACTTACAATGGTACGGTCAGAACAAGTAGATATTATCGTGGAGAATGGAAACCATTGTCGCAGAAATTTATTACAGAATATACTGATAATGGATATATGAAAGTTATTTTTGGTGCTGGTATTAAATACGATGAAGTTCCAACGCTTCAAACTACCTATGCTGATTACGAAGCATCTAAAATTATCAATAATGACATGCTTGGTGTACTACCTAAAGAGGGATGGACTATGTTTATTATGTACCGTGTAGGTGGCGGTTCTGAAACTAATTTAGGTCCAGGTTCTATCAATGCAGCAACAACTGTTAATTTTGACTTTGGTAATGTTAGTAGTTTAGATGGTAAAGTAAAGGCAAGTGTAATACAATCTCTGTCAGTAACTAATGTTAGTACGGCTGTTTCAGGAAAAGATGCACCGTCAGCACAAGAAATTAAATACCTTATTAAATATAGTAGCGGTGCACAAGGTAGATGTGTAACATTAAAAGACTATAAGGCAAGATTATCAGAGATGCCAGCCAAATATGGTGCACCATTCAGGTCTATGGTTATAGAGAATAACAATAAGATAGAAATGAGTTTCCTTGGAATGAATGCTGATAGAAAGTTAGATTCAGCATTACCACAGACACTTGTAGAAAATGTTATGAATTATTTAGAAGGTTATAAATCTCTTAATGATTATATTGAAATCAAAAGCGGTAAGATTTATGATGTTGGTTTTTCAGTTGATGTATTTGTAGATAAAAATTATAATACATCTGAAGTTGTTTCAACAATTATCAATATGATAGCTGATTATATGGATATTGAAAAACACGATATGGGAGAAGATATTTTTATTGGAGATTTAGAAAAATCTATTAGTCAGCTTGATGGGGTTATAAACTTAATAGACTTGAGGGTTTGGAATATATATAATGGTATCTATAGTTCTGATAAATGTCCGCTTCCTCGATATACTGAAACAACAGTGTGTGGTCAGTCTAATAGATTAGGATTTAAATTGAATGCAGAAGGTTCATTTGCGGAAGAGTTAGATTTAAATGCTTCGGATAAGGTTTTATATGGAGATTATAATTCAATGTATGAAATTTTAGATATGGCTACTGATATACAGGTAAGAGCAAAGATTAAATAATAATGTTTTAAAAAGGGAATATATGTCGTGCAATTGTAAGGGTGCAAGAAAAATGCAAGAAATTTATGGTGAAGCACCAAATAATGAGAATAGTCTTGATAAGTTAATAAGATATACTAAGCGTTTGATAATGACATTAATAACAATAGTTATTAGTATTATAAGCTTACCTATCGTATTGATGGTAGTAATATACAACTTTATTTTCAATGGTGCAGCTTATTTTAGAATGTCTGATAATTTTTTAAAAACAACCCTCGGTATTAAGGATGGAGAAGAAGTATAGAGTTAAAACAAACATAAATAGTGATACTGTATTGCAGGTGAACATGAAGCAAGACTTCGAGATGATGGAAGTCTTAACCATGTCAATGACACAGGAGAATGCATACAGAATACACTCGTCTAACTATGGTGTTATAGTTGGGCGAGTATTAGCTAATGATGCCTTTGGTATACCAAATGCTAAAGTTTCTATCTTTATACCAAAAGAAGATGGTGAAGACAGCGAATTAGCATCAATATATCCTTACTCATCAAAACAAACAAGAGATAAAGAAGGAAGACGTTATAATATATTACCGAACGAAGGTGATAATGATTGCTATAGAGTAGTTGGTACATTTCCAAATAAAACTTATCTTTTAGATAATGATATACAACTTGAGATTTATGATAAATACTGGAAGTATACTACGGTAACTAATCAAGCTGGTGACTATATGTTATTTGGCGTACCTGTAGGAACACAACAGATTCATATTGACATTGATTTGTCAGATATTGGTATATTATCACAAAAACCAAGAGATTTCGAGTATAAAGGTTATAATATAACCCAATTCGATAATGCTTCTCAGTTTAAGAGTAGTACCAATCTTGACAACCTTGTTCAGATTTTTTCTCAAGATAAAAGTGTTTATGTTCATCCATTCTGGGGTGATAAAGACAATGGTATAGTAGCGATAACACGTGCAGATATTCAAATACAATATAAGTTTGAACCAACTTGTGTATTTATGGGTTCTGTTGTAAGTGACAACTCTAATAACTCTATTGAACATAGATGTACTCCAGCGATTTTTAACGGCTATAATGAGCAGTTGATTCCTGGTGACGGAACAATAGAAATGATACGCAAGACCAACGATGGTCTTACAGAGGAAATACAAATACAAGGAAATCGTTTGATTGATTCAGACGGAGTATTCTGTTATCAAATTCCAATGAATCTTGACTATATTGGTACTGACGAGTATGGTAATATTATTCCGACAAATAATCCAAGTAAAGGCATACCAACAAGAACAAGGGTACGTTTTAGATTTAGTAAACATGAATCAGGTGACGAAGGATTCTCAAGACATACTGCAAAATATTTAGTACCGAATAATCCCGAAATTTTAGAGGGCAGTGAGTATACTATCCCAACAGTAAAAAACGGTGTTGATTTAGATAAATATTTTGAGTTCGGTTCATCTACGCCCGATAATTGCTTTAGAGATATGTATTGGAATAAGGTGTATAGTGTAAAAAATTATATACCACGTATACAAACAGCTCGACGTAATACATCAAAACATTATAGTGGTATTAAAGCTACTAATGTGGTGAAGAATCAAAATCCAGCGCCTTTTAATACGTTAAGATTTGATTTACACTTTACATATATGGTATTGTGTACTATTATAGCGGTACTTGTTGCGGTTATTAGTGCAATAAATACAGTGCTTGTAGCTTTAATTGATTATATCCTTATTGTAAGAATACCAATATTAAAAGTTAAACTTTTTGATTTATCATGGTTATTTCCAGTAGGATGTATATCCTTTGGCGCAGGTTTAGCTGGTGAAGGAAATACAGCATACTATCCAGGTTGTAATTGTGGTAAAAGTAGACACGTTGCTTGTGATAAGGCTAAATGTCCAGATAGTATTCCTAATTGTAAGAAGGAATCAGATAACCATACTATGATAGATACTATCCAGCAGAATCTTGCTGGTGAATACGAGATTGCAAAAATGGATTTCTATAATGATTGGTTAAATGGAACTTTGTACATGCCTTTATGGAGATGGCGTAAAAGAAAGAAAAAATCGTTCTTATTTGGTCTTTTCCATTCTCGTGCTAAAAATGAGTTCTGTTCATGTTCTACATATTACAAGAGACTTAAGTTAACAAACGCTTGTAAGTTATCTTATCCATCTATAAAATCTCAGAAGACTCCTTCTACAAGTACATTAAGACATTTAGAGGGTCCATATAGTATGCGTATGCATAAAAATAGTGACACAGTGTGGTTAAATAGTGGTATTATAAAAAATGTTTTAAATAAAGATAATTTAGACATTTATTACTATACTCCTGGTACTCCAAGAGATAGAGTGAATAAGCCAAATGAGGTAACTACGCCTTTACAGTACGTTAGATTATATGCTACTGATATTATATTACTTGGAAGTTTAGATGAAAATGATTTACATGGTATACCTCAATTGTTTAAATATCTTCCATCTACTACGAGTAATATACCACCTATTGCAACTACCACAGAAGCTAAAGGTGATGATGCCGAAAGAGACAAAAAAGATATAAATGACGGTGCTGCGGAAGATGTTGGTTCATACATTACAACTGGTATGGATTGGGGATATGGTGCTAAGAAAGACGGAGAGGTACAATATAAAGGTGGACTTTTTATGGACCTTGAATGCCAGAGTGTATCATCTTCTCCAAAATCTTGTATCAATGCTGAGAGAATGTGTGAATTAGGCGTTTCTAACGATATGTTGTATCGTGTACAATATGGTGTAAACGAAAACACATGGGGAGAGTTTAGACCTGATGGTATGATTACAAAATTAGAAATAGATGATTATGAATCAAGAGCGATGTTTGCAACATTAAACCATATTGGCTTTGTCCCTAAATTAGAAAACTATATAATGGATTCAAATACAGGATATTATTTCAATAAATTAAAATATCTTTATCCTGTAAACTTTGATGGAAAAATGCAAACGTCAATTGATAATTTCGTTAGAAGAAATACATTCAAGCAGGGTGAATATGATAATTTTGATAAATCCTACATGGAGTTTAGATATGGTTCTGGAAATCCATCTTTGTGGCACTTCTACTCATCAAATAGTAGTAGAGTTAGTTTTCCATTGTATAATAACTCTTTTTATTTCTATTTTGGCGCAAAGGCAGGAAGTACAGCATTGGATAAATTTAATAAGCAATTCTTTGCAGAGTGCTTTAGTGACAAGAAATTTCCATTTAGTAGTGATGTGAAATATAAATCTTTAAGTAGTTGTCCTACAAAACCAGAAGATTTTGCTTACATTATCATTGACGTAAATAATATTGCAATGCCTTATTCATATGAGGTATATGATTATTACGGAAACTTAGTTGGTGATATTATAGAAGAGCAGAATGATAGGTATATCGGTATAGGTTGTGAAGTTAAAGATGATGGTACCCCTATTTTCTCAAATAAAGCGAAAGGAAATGGTTTTATTAAAGATTCATTGATAAAGAATAATTTATATAAAATCAAAATCACGGATGCTAATGGACGTACTGTTACTAAGTCTGTTAGACTTTCAAATGATGGCATCAACTTAGTTTACGAAGCATCGGAATTAGGTGGAAGATACATAAGTTCAGAAGCCACATCTACCGATAGTCATAAAAGGCAAGAAGAAGCTGCAAGAATAAACGAGAGTAGTAAAAATAATATAATTAGTAACGATTTAAATGGCTCTATAAAAGTAAGTGCTATAATGATTGATGGTGATGAATATGTTTTAACAAGTGAAAGTAATATCAAATTGTTAACTGAAATTGAAATTCCCGATGTTGTTAAAAAAGCATTTAAGGTAAACGAAAAATCACATTTAATGTGTTATGAAATAAGGGTAAACCACTTCATAAGTAAAAATGAAAATATAGAAAAGGTTGTTTATTTAACGATAGAACCTGTTAACGGAAGTGGTCTGGCAGAACTTTCATATAAAGAAACAACATCTAATACTGGAAATACCTATGTATCGTTTGAACAACGTGATTACACGGTTGATTACGTAGATAAGAATGGAGTAAATAAATCTGAGAAAATTGATAGCGTTTTGGAATTTGATTTCAATATGTTTTATCCAGATGTATATAATATTGGTTTAATTCAGTCTTGTAACAGTAATTACGTACAAGAAAAAGAAGATGAAGACCATATTGGTTATACATATTCCATGACACCAATAACTATTGAAAATGGAGAAACTTTTGATGTTTTATTAAATGATGTTCCATTAAGAACTCTCTTAGGAAGACACGAGTTAGTTACTACTGCATCAGGTTATAGAAGTAATTTCTATTACGAAGATAGTATATTTCCTATGAATAAGAATGGTTTTCTTATTATTTCAAACGATAATAAAAATGGGTGGATTTATTCATTTGACCCATCTGTATATTTATACCCTTCAAGTAATTTAGAATGGGAAGATTACATAAATCTTTCAGGTGATGCAACTATTACTAATCTTAATAAGGTTAGTTATAAGTTGAATAATATGTTTAAGTTACTACATACTCAATATTTCAATGATGAGAGTTTAAAAACTCTTTCAATTGAAACAATTGGCGGTAAGAAACCTACTACCGTAAGAACTTTATCTCCTATGTATGAAGATGATGAGGACTTAAATGATAATGGTAGAATCAACAATTATGCTTTGGGTAATATATACTCTATTGTGTTTGCTAAGTCTTTACCTAACATTGTTAGTAGTAATTATAATGATAAAGAAATAAGAAAGAGTAATGATAAATTCACTGGTCAGTTAAACCCTAAGTTAGGTGGCGGTGCATATAGTGGCAACTATATAGCTGCGTTCACAAATAATGCAGGTATAAAGAAAAGTAGTAATAGTAAGTCTTTTAATTCTTATCAAAGAATACCAGCTATGTCATATCCTTTTAATGGACAAATAAATAATGTACCTGTAATAAATGTTAATACTAATTATATTGTTCAAAATGATGTTTTAGATAGCAGTGATAATACACATGGTGGTTTAGCTGTGGTACCATCTAATTATTCAAAGCCATACTTTAGATATATGACGGTGGATAGAAGATTGGATTATAAATACTATTTTGTAACTCCGTCTTTATATCATTCAGATGGACTAATAAACGGTTCTAAGGACTGGCAAAAAGGATTTATATGTGGTACAATATATAATGGTATAGTTTTAAATTATGATAAAAATTATAATATTGTTGATAACGATAATAAGTTAGAATATAGCTATGATAAATATGGAAATCTAAAATGGAATGGTGCTACAAATGGAAATACACGTAGATTCTACGAAGTTTCAATTAATGGAGTAGATAAAACGAATGATTTTACTTTTACCAATGATGAAAGTTTTCCTATATCTTATCCCTCTAAAAGAGAGTTCACTTTAAATGATATCGAAGTAAACGATATTAATTTATCTTTTACAAGTTGCTCATATGACATAAAGTCAGAAGTGAATACAGAAAATAACGACTCACCGATAGTAAGTGCAATTACAAAAAGAGGTGAGGAATGTACTTTTAAGGGTAATTTCGCTAATATCGTAACACCTGTTATAGGTTCTACAAATGAAGATGACTATAGTATCTTATTTAGAGTACCAGATGGACGTGGTGGAAGAGCTGGCCTAAGAGCTCAAAAATTTACACTTAGTTTCTCAACTTCTTCAGATTCTGAAAGTGATATCTATCCAATGGTACCATTTGTTTTTGGTGTAAACGAAGGTGTTTATGCTGGTGTAAAATCTTCCAAAGCGGGACTTAATAAAATGATAGAAACATATGATGAAGTTGCTAAATTCGCATTAATTAACAGTCTTGATATACCTAATTTTATTAAAAAGCAGAGATTACGTGATGAATTGAGAAATAAAGCAATGACAAAATTATTAACTTTATTTAGAGATAAAGATAATAAGACTATGTACTTTTATCAAACTCATAAAATGTATCTAAAGGGTGATGGAGGAGGTACCAGCCTTCTTTTAACAGATAAAGATTTGTTATCAGCACAGTTTGTGTGTGATTATGACTTCGGTAACAAGGTATCTACCATTGTAACACCTCTTAATTGCGTAGAGTCAAATACAAATAACATAACGAGAAGTGCTGAGGTTTATTCATTCAGTGAACCTATTGATACAAGAGATTTTGATGTTACTTTTGATTTTGAAAATGACGAAACTCTTGTAATACGTTTAAGTACTAAGATAAATCTTTCACTCATGTATAAAGAAGGTTTAGATTTCAATATTCGTTATTATACGGAGGAATATTCTGTTGATGAATATAATATGCCTGTAGTAACAGCAATATTGTCTGATTTTATACATTTAGATTATGAATATAGTAAATCTAATTCTGGTGATGTTGTATTAACGCTTAGAATGACTAAGGACGTTAAAAAAATAACTAAGAGTAGACCATTTTTCGTTTATATGACCACACCAAATGGTTTTGTTTATAAGATTTATACTGATAAGTTTATTTAGGAAATTTATGCAAGCATTTTTAGAAAAATTTAGAAGTAAAGAAAGTGTTAATAAAAGCGTAGGTTCAGATATTTTCATTGGTGGTAGGAGAAAACTCTTACCACCAAGTGAAATGACTGGTGTATTGGACACTTTACAACTGTATCAAGACGAACGTAGCTCTTGTCAACGTTATAGACTCACATTTCAAGTCAACACTTTATGTACCAATGTGTTAAATAATAGTATGACAGAGATTGTAGGAAATGAGGGCAGTGATGATGTATATCTTTTGAACTATGGAGACCAAGGTAATTTAGGTAAGAGAAAAATTGATAATGTTTTATATAAAAGTACAAACTTATCAAGCTGGTATAGTAAAGATTATAATACATTAGAAGCAATCAGAGATACACAATTGTCAGGCTACTTAACTTATCATTGCGGAAAGGATATTTTTAATAATCATTTATTAAGAAGTAAGACATTTAAAACAATATGTCAGATAGATACTAAGAATAGTAAAGATTATTCTAATTTTAATACAATATCTGACAGAATGAGAACATGGAGCGGAGAAGAAATAATTGACGATATTATGTATCCTGTTTCAGCCAATATTGCTGGCGGAAGAAAGAAGAAAAAACTTCATGTATATACATATGATGATATATCTTCTTATGACACAACGCTTGATACAAAATTAAGAAAAACTTACAATGGGTGGTTTGGTTTCAATAATGGTGCTAAGATTAATACCTTTTGTGATAATAGTGATAAATGTAATGGGTTAAATATCAATAGAACATTAATAAATTACAATGCAGGTGATTTTATTGATATGTATCCAGGTCGTGACCTATATAGCTTTGTTCCAAAATTTAATCCTCATAAGAACCGTATCGAGAAGAATTGGGAATATTGTTTAACTTATCCAAGCAGTTCTACAATAGAAGGCATAGATTTCTTAGGACAAGGAGAGAAAAATGATGGGTATTGCAAGGGAGCAATCAAAATTGTCCTATTTGATGAAAATACCAAGTCTGACAATGGTTCTGGACAAATCAATTTCTATAGTTCAGCGAAACATGGTTTATCAGAAGGTGATAGAGTAAACATCTATAATGGAGATGAGTTAATCATACCTTCAGTGGAAGTTAAAAAAGTATTTGATAGTTTCATATTTATCACCGAGAATGGTAATACGCGGATTGGTAAAGAGTGGGTACAGATTAGTGATTTAGATAGAACTCAATACAGAATAACCAATCACGGAAATACTGTAAGTAGAATATTAGATGGAAAAGAATATAGAATAGTTAATAAACGTGTTAACTTAGATGATAGTTCACAAAACATATCATTTAAGAAGGTAAACTATGGAATAGAATGTGATTATTATGTAAGAATATTTTCACGTTTACCTAACTTTAGATTTGCCGAAACGACCGCAGCAGAAGAAGATATATATAAAGATGATGGCAAACTTATTAAGGAGTATCAAAAACCGCAATATGATTTTGAAAATCATTGTTCTAAGTTAGCTTTTGCTAAAAATATTTATTCAGACCAAATAGGAGAAATTGTATATACAGATGATATTGATATTACTGGCTTAAAAGATAATCTCGGAAGACCTTTAACTTCTATTTATCTTACAATTTTAAAGAATAATAGTGGGTATAAGTATTGGTATGGTGCGTATGAGAATGAATTAAATATCATTCACGATAGTATTGAGTATTCTCATTGTTTTGGCAAATTATCGGCTCAATTTCATAAAAGTGAAGAAGCTATTAATTTTAACTACACAAGTATTACGAATGTAAACAATATAGATAATAAAACAGGTTTACCAATCAAAAATATCAATAAAAGAGGTGCAGGTGCAGTTTCAATAGCAGAGGAGGATGAAATAGATGTTAAGAATGATATTCATTTTTATGGTGATTTTGTGTGTTACGACAATCATTCTTGTACAGAGTCTATTGTAGACGATGCACTTTTCCGTTTTAACACAGCACAACGAGAACTTGTGAAAAAGCGTGACAGAGCTTATACATACTTTAACAAGTATTACTATGACGAAATTGTAAGTGACGATTATGATTTAGAAGATAAGAGTAATGAAGGTGGTTATCCTAATTCATTTGTAATAGATACGAAGAGTAAAAATGAAGTTTGTCAAAAAAAAGAAGGATATTTCTATAAACCTCATTATGAAATAAAACTGAGAAGTTTTGGAAGTTTACAAGAGATACACCCTGAAATTATAAGAATACGTACACTTGTTACAAACAACGATGAATGTACTTTTAAAACATTACAGGAACATAGATTAAAACAAGGTGACAGCATCGTTATGTATGATGTAGACAAGCGGATTATTTATAGAGGTGTTGTTCAAAAAGTAATGGATAATTACATTTTTTCATGTATATTTTATAAGGAAGATAACGGGAAACAAATTAAGGTAGTTAATAATGAAATACCAATAATAACCGCTGGTGATTCTCTACTTAAAATGAGATATCGTTTATTCAACGTTAGTAATCTATTAATACCAAGCTATTATACGATAGCGAAAGATGGTTCATGTGCTATTAGGTGGAGAGAAATCATCCAAGATGGTTTTGATAATAAGAATAGTGATAGTATTAATCCATTTACAAATGGTGCTATTTATATTAATACATCAATTAACTTAAAATTGAGAAGACAAGACCCATTCGATAATGTTGGAATGTGGGCTTCTCAAGCACCTTACGACCCAGCAGGTTCAGTTATTTCTGATGAAGATAAAAATAATTACGTTAAAGCTGATGATATAGTATGTTAAGATATTCTTGTCGTTTAGGAAAGGGAGATACATTGACCAAAATACCTTTTAAAGAACTTTTTGTATCTCATGACTTAACTTATATAACTGGTACTACCAACTCTAATATAACAGTCGGTAGTACTAATACTGTTATATTAAAAAATTCTTACGAGACTTCAGAATGTAATATTAAGTGGAGTGAACATCTACGACAAGGATTATGTTTCGTTGATACAACATTTAAGGTAGAAACTTATAATAAAGATAGTATCAATATACAGTACGTTTATTATAATAATGATTTTTGTTACGTTCAACAAGACGATAATGGTAAATATATAGTATTACCTTATTATAACGATATAGTTGTTGATGAAGAAAGTGAACTAAAACCCTATAAGTATATAGAAAATTATAAAGTTTACTTAACTAATGATACTACTATAAATATAAAAGTACCATTCTGGATTGAAGATGGAACAATAGAGTATAATGGTGTAAAATATCTGATTGAAACAGATAGCGACAAAAATAGCTATGTTGTTAAAGGTGATGATACGGGGTATTTTTCAGATGTAAGTGTACATTTTTTTAAGAAAGAAGAGTTTTTTAAAGTTAAAAAATTTAGAATAGAACGCCCAGAGAATCAGTTTTTACAACTTGAAACTATAACTGGTGGTGAATATTCATTATTTTGTGCATATGAAAATAACAAATACTATATTACTAAAATAGATGATAACGGTACGAGTAAAATAGGGTGCTATGTTAATCTAATGCGCATGGATAATAATGGGCAGAAAACATTTATCAAAACTTGGGTGGATGCTTTTCTGGTAAATTATACAGATTCTAATAATAGTAGGATTCCTCTTACTGGAGATACAGCAACTAATACTGATATTAATAAATTACGTGCAAGAGATATTTTCATAGAATTAGACGGAACCGTTTATCCATTTCATGAACAGTTAATAAATTCACACAATACAGAACAAGTAATTGTGTACGTTTATAATGATAGACATAGTTTAAATATAAACGACGCTTATTTCTTATCATTTTCATCTGATAGAGAATTTGATTTACCTTTATTTGAATCTACATCTGGAAAAAGATATGTGTTATATGAGAATGAAAAATATTGGATAGATAATAGGTGTTGTGATACAGCCATTATCAATGGAGAAGAATTTAACATATATTATCCCAACGGATATGAAGATGGGAGTATTGCATATGTAGATGTATACGATGTTAAATTAGAGGGAGAAATAACTGATAATGGTACTACGTTTAAACGTTTATATAATATACCAAATGGACGAGAATATAGTAATATATCATATCATATAAAACATTATGATGGGGTTGTAATAGGTAATGAAAGGTATGTAATTGATAAAACTGGTCAGAGAACTACTATTAAAATGAATGGTAGAGGAAGAATAAGAATGAGAGTTATTGATAAAGCTGGTTCCTCTGCATTAGTCTGTATACCTGATTTAGATAAAGATGTATTTTCTAAAGAAGAATATGATACGATAATCAACTATCTTAATCACTTACTTATAGAGAATAAGCATACTTATTTAATTGAAACAGAAAGTAAAATTTTTGGTGATAGAAAAATAACGGTAGAACTTCCATGGGTTGCTTCTAACATTAACGATATTATTAATACTTCCCAAGATTATTATAATTTAAACGATAAACTCAGTATCTTTGGACATAGTTCTTTTTGTAGACTAACTTTACCATTAACATATACTAATGGTGGTAATCCACTACACGATGATATTAGTGAAAATCAATTCTTCACGAGTGAAAGAAGAAATGTCATCACCAACATAGTTGATATGGAAAAAGAGGTATATTACCCCGTATATCCATTAATAGGAGAGAATGGTAATATACAATTAGATAAGAATGGTTTTCAGATGTTTAAAAGTGTTCGTACAATGGAGTTTAACCTACATTTCAGAACACGAGATGAGGAAAGTTGGAAGATAATTGAAGATGAAGGAGTAAATTCTATTAACCATGATAATTCTAATTGGTTTATAACGGATTACGAGCCATATAAACATTTATTAGAATCAGATGGGGAGAAGTTGCAAGAATCATCTGACTTGTTAGGGCTTATGTACTTTACAAATAATGATGTGTATTATCAGAAAGATAAATTAGCTAAAAGTTTTCTAAGATTATCTTTTTACGATAGTATTAATCCATTAACACAAAATTTATTGGCTACATCTACAATTTTCTTTGATGAAAGTAAGGCATTTAAAAAGTACATGAATAATATGACAAAAATTAGTAAAGATATCATGTATGATAATGTTGATAAAGACGTAAATAGCTTTACTAATAATATTAGTGTTAAAACTGAGGTTTGCTATAGCGAAAATAAAGATAAACTTACGTATAAATGGGACGATGAGGGAAGATTGAGTTCTCGTTTCTCGGTGTACAATAAGCATGAAAACGACAATTCATCTGAAGGATTCTATATATACATGTTTAGAGATTATGCTACATCATTACATCCAGAGAAGATATTTATGAAAGTAGAGTTTAATCATGCAGGTTTAGGTAAAACCCTGACTTTTAATATTCCAACATCTTTGGATGGTCATGTATTACGATTAAACAATGAAAATGATTTGAATGAACTAAAGAGCGGTGTATCTTTAAAGGATGTTTATAAACAAACATACATTCCATTAACCGCAGTTTATGATAATATAAATAAACGTTATTCATATTATGTAAATACTAACTATATATCACCAGAAGTAATTAAAAGTAAAGGTGACAAATTACAGTTTAATCTTTTTGAAATGAAAATTAAGAACGAGGATTAGAGAAAATGAAAAAATTACATACAACCGTTTCTTTGGAAACATTTACATCACGAATACCTGGTATAATACCTGCATTTGATAAAAATGGTATATATCATGTATTCACTAAAGATGCTATTGCAGCAAGAAATTATCAGAAATCTAACAATTATGGTATGATACCTATGAATGTTAGTTTAGCTGACTTTTTCAAGAAAAATCCAGATGTAAGTGTAACAGAAAATAATATAACTTTCAAATTTGATTGTATGGTTTCTTATCGTCGTTTAGATGATTGGTTTTTCTTCTTTACTAAATATTATGACTTATTGAATAATCATGGTTCATGTGGTCATGCTTATAAGTCAGCTGTAGAATATTACGATTCAGAGGTTAGCGGAAAGTATTCTGATAAATTACTTTATGGTAATAAAAGAAGTACATATGAAGAAATGGATAAATTCTTCGTTAGCCATGCTGGAAAAGTAGTTCTTAAAGATAATAATTTAATACATGGTTATAACACAGAAGAATTGAATATATCAAAAGTAGCTGTAGATGACGGACTTTTTAAATATTTAAAAGAAAACTTCTTTCTTCAATTCTATATCCCAACTGAATTTAAAGATTTTTGGAATACATCATTTCTTTGGTTTGGTGATGCTATCAAGTGGAATCAATGGTTTTCTTCAAAAAGAAGATTATATCGTGATTATACTTCACATGAAGAATGTGTGGATAGTTCAAACTGTTGCGAATGCGAAGAGTATTTTAAAAGAGGTGGTAATAATGTAGCTACACTTCTTCAGGAGTGGGTAAATATTGCAAATGATAAAGCTGAAAAATTAGCTCAGTTATATGAATTATATCCTAATCTTTCCCCAATTTCAATACATTCAATTCCAATACTACAAAGTATTGAAAATATGGGAGAAATGTCTATTTTTTCTAATGATTGGGTTGCTGGAGTAGATTATAGAAATACACAGAACGACACAAAACATGGTACAGTTGTCATACGTGATGGTATACCTTATATACTTAATCCAAATAATAAGATTAAAGAATATACACAAAACACAGCAAGGGAAAAGAAAGGAAAAAATGCACTATATGGTTTTAAATTTGATGAAAAATATTTAGAACGTGTATGGGGTAATGATAATGTTAATTTATGGGATGAAAAAAGTAACAATTATATAACGGCAAATAATGATATACAATGGATTAATTATACCGATTATTATATAGAAGCTAATAGTAAAGATTTCCATTTTGAAAACACTTATCTTGTAAAAGATTATAAAGGGGAATATAAGAAAATAACCTCAACAAAAATAGATGAAATAAAATTATTAGCAGACCACCTAAATACAGAATTTGTACCTTATTCATCAAAGGAGTGTGTTTGTATTAATAATATTATTTATCCAGTTTTTTCATCAAGATATGTAAAGATGGAAACTACAAGTAATTCATTAATAAGAAATAAAGTTTTCTTAGTTGAAAAATATAGAGGGACTGGAACTGAATACATAAAAATAGGTGGGTCAGATTCTTTCGCTAAAAATGGAGAAATTAGCGGTAATACAATAAATGAGGGTAAACTTATTAACTATAATGGAGAATATATTATTGTTGATAATAATGAAGTTAAAGTCAAAGATGCTAACATATCATATACATACCCTTTATTTGATACACACACTACTTTGAATGGCATAGATTTATTTGTTAAGGATGGAAAAATATATACAATTCAAAATGGTTTAAATGGAGATATTGATAATGGGTTTACCCAGAATATTCAAGAATCTAAAGAATTGATAAAAGACAAAATATCATGTAAAGACATTTTAATTTTGGAGAATGGTTTGAATATTGTTCATACATATGAGTTAGAAGATGCTGGCTATATTACGGGTTATACCGATTCTAAAATAGACTTATTGAAACCGTCTGTATTATACTATGATGATATAGGAAATGAAATGCATGGTTTGAATCCACTAAAGGAAACTAAATGGAGTAATGGTGAGGAAATTAATGATAATAATGGAACAAACCCACTCTATGCACAACCTGTAGAAGGAACAGTATTAACACCATATTACAATATCAATAGTGTAACAAATCTGACAGTCCTTAAAGGTGAGAAATATGAATTTGCCGATAAGATGTTTAATGGTAATATAATATCAAATATGGTATTCTATTGTACTGATAATAATGGTAAAATAATAAGTAAAAAATATACCGACAAGCAAAGTATAAATGCTATAAATAAAGTATTGGAAGAAGTCGGAGAAATAAATGATGACAAACATATCATGTGTGATATAACATATCATATAAATGCAACATTAATGATAGATAATGGAACGTATGTGATACCAGAAAATTATTCAGATGGAGTAACATTTAAAGAAACTGTAGAATTTGTCAAGAAGCAAGAGTTTTTCAATACATCTACGACAACTAAGATTTTAGTATGGTATTATGACATAGTACGTAAAGAGGAACTTAATAAGTCTGATTTATATGGTAGAGAATGGTCAAGTCCAAAAGCACAATTCTCATTACCAAATGCGAGAATGGGACGAGTGATGACATACGTAGACATGGATACTTATAATGATGCTGTTGTTCTACCTCTTTTTAGAGAAGAATATCGTTTTGGAAGTGCAGCACCGCAAAGTACAAAAAGTAATATTTATATAGATAGAGGAATAAATTATGCTTTTGATAAGCATATTAAATTAGGAGAAGTTTCTTCTTTTGAAGCTTTAGAAAATTATTCAAATGGCTTTTTTAATATAATAGATAGTTAAAATATATACAATGGCAATAGGAACTTATGGTTTAACAATACCAATGCAATTTAAAAGTGATGAAATATCTAATATGGTAGATATTTATTACACTTTTCATCCATCACGTGCTTATGATGATTTTGAAAATAGAAAATTTATTAAGTTAGATTCTTCTATTTTAAAACCAGCTGTAAGAGAAATGAATGATGGAGAACAGGACGATGTTGTAGAAGGAATGTACAATATTCATTTACCGTTATCTGAATTTGGAAGAAAAGGTTTCTATACCGTTTATATTAAACCTAAAGAAATCAAGGCAATTATTACCGATGTTGGTTCTCTTTCCGCTTTTCCTAATGTAAGAGGAATTGTGTTAGATTCGACTAAACTTAACGAAAGTATTCGACAAAAAGCGGTATCTAATAATAGTCTTGTTGGATATCGTGTAATCTTTATGGATGATTCAAATGAAAGACGTAATGAGTACCGTATAATCACTTCTAATAATAAATGTGAACCGCTTGTGCAAGTTCCTAACACATCCAGTGATAAAAGCTACTCTTATCGTTATAATGAAAGTTCAAGCCTCGTATTTTTAACTTTATCACCATCAAGTGCACCAAGTTTTAAATCAAACGCTACACCTTTTATAGGAAAACCAACTCAAGAGATTATATTGGTAAATACGTTTTTTGAACCTATTGCGTTAGAGATTGAAATGGTTGAACATGATATGGACACAATTTCTATGATGATAGAGAACTCTCAATTAAGAGACCTTGATAATGGACTTGTATCAACATTTAATCAAAATAACGAGATATATCATCAAGCAGAACATTTTACTCTCAAAGACCAATATACAGGTAAACCTGTTTATGAAGTTAAACATAAAAGAGAAAATAATATTGATTTCACTCAAACAATAAACGATAAAATATCTTAAAGATGGGATATATTAAAAGTCACTCTAATTACGTTTTGAAAACACGGCACCAATTGGTAAATGATGGTATCGTGAATGAAAGAGACATAACAACTATAGGTGGATTAAATCAATTCGCTAAAGGACAAACACCCATTTATAAGAGTGGTAACTTTATTATTACTGTTAATGATGATAAAACAACTACACGCACCGTAGAAAATGGTAAATGGGTTAGTAATTCAGATGGAGAAATATGGACATTAAATAACCTTAATAAGATTGTCAATAATTCTCATGTAGAGTCTTCTCCAGAGAATACCATAGTTTTAAAACAAGATTTCTATGATTTGAGAGAATTTGCTTATTATGGTTCTTGTTCAGAATTGATACGCACATCATTAATTGACATATTAAAACGTTTTCCTGGTGAGTTATTTGCACCAAGTAGAAAAGGTTATACTAACGATGAAGCACCTATTGTAGGTATTAAAGTGAATTATCATGACGAAAATGTACAGAATGACGGTTCTCCTTTACAACTTAAAATAGGTGAAAAACTTGCTGTTAATTATAACAATCAAGTTGAATACGATTTGGAAATACTTGATACCGACCCTAAAAGTCCAGAGTATAATAAAACTTATCATACAAATTCATTCAGTAAGACAAGATTAACTGAGTATGATTACGATGATAATGGTGAACCAAATCCTAAAGAAATTATTGATGCAAATTGTGAATATAAAGAAATAATTGGCGCAACACCGTTGTATGATGGAGAAGGATTGTTCTTACTCGACAACCCTTTCAATATTAATATACATTCTACATATGTTAGTAATGATGAGTTACAAAATCCTCTGAAATATTTTTGTAATGGTGGTGCTTCTAATTACGAATTAGTAATAGGTGATTACAATTCTACAAAAGAAATTGATTCTGTAGTAAGTGAAATTACTGAAGAGTCAATAGTAGGTGCATGTCCTGGTGATAAATTAGGAGATGTTGTTATAACATTTGAAGGAGGCATTAAATTAACCGTGCAAGTATATTTAGGAAATAACGATGAAATTTACTATATGCTTGATAAAGAAAACTTTTTATTAATGGCGGAAAATGAATATCATATACGTCCAAAGAAAAAGTGGTTTAACAAGTTTTATAACGAATGCGATTCTTTTGAGAAAATTCTCATAAATCCTAATAGTACACCAAAGTATACAGCTTCTTTTCAGATAATTAAAGAAAATGACTTTGGATATTATACTGAGATAGAATCATTTACTTTTCCAACGACTTACGGTGGGTACAACATCATTGGTATGACATCCTTATATGATGATTATACATCTCGTTTAGCCGATATTGCTGCATTCTATGACGAGCGTTTTTGTGATAACTTATACCGTTCAATGACTCATGAAGCAATTAAGAACTTTGACTGGTCACGTTCTTCAGATACAGAAGATAACGAAAATAGAAATGGTGATAAATTATCTAAAGTTCTTAGAATTATATCAAGAGAGTTCGATGAAATAAAATCATATATTGATTCTATACATAATATAAATTCTGTAACCTATGACCAGATTTCAAATATACCCGATTATTTCCTCTCTGACGTGTTAGAATTGGACGGGTGGGATGTTAATAGTATAAAGCCATTTAAGCTGTCAGAATACGAAATAAAGAACGGTAAAAAGACTTTATTGCCATCAACTACTAATAACGAATCGGCTGAAAAGTTTAATCATTCTAATAACAATGTTCCTATAGAAAGAGTTTTTAGTCATGACGAAGAACTTTTAGTAAATGCTTATGGTAGTTATAAAAATTCTACTAAGAATGGATATGCATTGTTGTGTACAAAAGATGGTTGGGTAAGAGATTGTAAGAATCCTAATAATATCCATAGAGATGCTTTTATTAGAGATTATAGAGATGATAGAAAATACTCAATGGACGAACTTAATAACGAGTTCATGCGTCGCTTGAAAATAAATTCTAAACATATCTTACGACATAAGGGTACGGTTCAAGGTGTTGAAATGTTATTAAGCCTATTTGGATTAAGAAGTAAGAACTGGTACGATAAAACTCTCTTATTTGAAAATGGAGAACGTTGTAGTGGAAAAACAGGGCGTGAAAGAATGAATAGTTTAGTTCCGTATGACTACGAAATAGAAGAATATACTTCATTTGCTCACCCTATAGAAGAAGAGTGGGATGATGTAAACAAAATGTATAAAATAGATTGGTATAATTCTACTAAAATCATAGATTATAATCAATATACTACTAATACACATTCCACAGGTATTTCTGATTATGTATCTTACCAAGGTCTACCTGTTAGTTATTTGGATGTAGAAGAAGAAAATGGTACAAAGACTTACCTTAAACGTGGTGGGGGAGTAACTTCTAAAATCAAAGAAGCATATATTAATTCTGATGGCAAACCAGTACTAAAAAGAAAACTTTATCCATATTTTAGTAAAAATGAATCTATGGATGGAGATTTTTACTTCCAAATGAATGGTGGTTGGTTAAGCAGCCGTATAGAAAGTTTTAATTCTGAACCATTTAGTTTCTTAATGGATAAAGATGATAATATATATTCCAATAACACAGAGGGTTTAAAAACGTACTATGAAACGTTGAGAACGATTAAATCTGTAGATAGTATTCAAGAACTTGTAAACATTCATCAAGATAAACTTGAAAGCGGTGATGTATATTACGTTAAGAATATTAGTGGAAATTATGCTATCATAAATGGTTATGTAAATGAAGTATATAGTGAAAAAATAAAAGAAGATGAATATCACTATGTTTTGTTCACTGTTAATCAAGGTACAATAAAAGTAGGTGATAATACTATAAGAGATTACGTTGTAACTTATATTTCAAATTTACAGCAAATATCATATAACCTATATGACATGCAGGATGGTGAAACTATTAAATGTTATATTAATACTTCAGATAAAAACAAAGATGAGTTTATTTTGTTACAAGGAAATGTGAATAACGTTGTAACATTCTCTTTATTGCAAGATAATACAGAAGCAAATAATAAGTTAACAAACTATTTCAAATTAGATTTACCAGAAAATTCAAGAACAATAACAGCATATGACAAAACAAACCAAGCGTGGTCTTCTGGTTGGAGACGATTAACAACTGGTGATGCTGAATATTTTGTACTTAATGCAATAACAGATTATTTTAAAGGTAATAATCCTCATTGCGGTAATATGAAATATGATTGTGGACATGAGTATTTTAAATATTTCAAGAATTTATTTAAATATGCTTATGAAAACAATTTATTTGATGATAGATGTTATCGTGATGGTTTGAATGATATTGCAACTAATGTTTATCCTATCGGCTTTACAGGACTCGTTGATAGTAACGATAGTGTAGTGAATTACGATAAGTATTTATTTGCTGATAAAAAGGTACATTACTTCGGTAATTACTTATCACCTGATGGGCATTATCATATATACACAGATGACCAGAACGTTGTTAAAAACAATGTTAAACGTCATGGTACGAATCTTATTGAATCATACGCTCTCAATCAAATATTAAATGGAGAAAGAGGAAATGTGGATGAAACATATAAGAGTAAAAAGGTAACTTCTATTTCATCTATTGGTTTTGACGGAGATAGTGTAACTAATCAGATTGTTAATAACAAACGTCTTTTAATTCGTTTCCATTTACATAGTGATTGGTATACAAGAGAAGGACTATGTGAAATTAAATATCTAAAAGAAGCCGTAATTCCATATATGGAACAGATGATTCCTGCAGGAACTATTCTTGAAGTGGTGTTTAGTGATAATAACATAAATAAAGAAACACTGGTTATTGGTTAACCAGTGTTTCTTTGTCTTCATCCAAATCTTGTATATTATTAATTTCTATTTTATAGAAACCATAATCTGTATCAACATTAACAAACTTATGTGTCATTTTCTCTATTTCCCATACCGCAAAACCATGCTTACTAATTGTTTCTCCGTAGTCCTGCTGTATTAATGAACCAGGGTAGACAATTTCAGTATTCTTCCTCTTTAGAACTTGTCTCATGTGGATGTGTCCAGCCATTACAGCATCACATGTAGAGAAGATATCACCATCGTTTCCGATTTCCATAATTCTACCACTATTAGTTTGACTGCCAACTACAGTTCCGTGGTACAAACCAATAACCTTTAAATCTTTAACATCTTTGGGTATTTCAGGTTTTGAATAATCGGAATATATAGAATATAATGCCCATAAGATATTATCATCTTTATATACCCCACTACAATAATCTAATTCTCTATCAAGAAAAATAGTATTTTGGAAACATGCTGTGGTAAATAAAGCGGACATAGTGTCTTCTCTATTAATGTTATTAACAACTAAGTCGTGATTACCGCTTATAACAATAACTTTAGCAATTTCTTCAAGTGCTCTAATGAATGTACTTGTAAAACTAAACAACTCATTACTGATGTTATTTTTCTGATGTACCAAATCACCAGCTATTACAATTCTAACTTCATCTTTATCGTAATTAGAAGCTATTTCTTTACTTTTCTCAATGAATCTCATAAGTTGTTCAGAATATTCTTCATGGCGCATCACATTGCGTATGTGAATATCTGCGGTGTGAATAACACATTTAATCATACTATATACGTTTTTAATTTTGGCAAAAATACAAAAAAAAATTTTATTAAACAAATAATTTAGTATTTATTATAAAAAAAATACAATGAAGATTTTAGTAAAAAGAGTAGGTAAAAAGGAAAAGTATACAATTGGAAAATTGTATGTTGATGATGTTTATGTATGTGACACAATAGAAGATAAAGATAGAGGTTTAACACAGAATACACCATTAAGCGAAATTAAGAAAAAGAAAGTTTATGGACAGACAGCTATACCGTCAGGTACTTATGATGTAACACTTAATGTAGTTAGCACTAAATTCGGTCAGAAACCATATTTTAAAGCATTGTGTGACGGTAAAGTACCACGTCTATTAAATGTACCTGGGTTTGATGGTGTTTTAATACACACAGGTAATGATGAGAATGATTCATATGGTTGTATTATAGTTGGCTATAATAAAGTTGTTGGTAAAGTGATAGAAAGCAAAAAAGCATTTGAGAAACTTTACCCGATACTTAAGAAAGCAAGTTCTAAAGGTGAAAAAATAACAATTCAAATTGTGTAAAAAAAATGAGAGCAAATGCTCTCATTTTTCATATATTCTCTCTTAATTTTGTAGCTGCTCTTAAATATTGTATGATTGCTTTCTCTCCACCTAATTGGTATATTAAAGAGGGGTCATAAATGCCTTGAGTTGGTATATAACGTATTTTATTATATAGTCGTCCGTGATTAAGAGTAGAGTAAAGTTTTTGAACAGTCTCAAATGCATCTCCATCAAGGAATATATTAATATTACCTTTAGCGTGTTTAATTATCTCCCAATACAAGTCAAAGTTTTCGTTTAATGCCTTTCCAAGTAAAGGAATGGAGTTTGGTACTACTATATGGTCAAAAGGACCTTCTACAAGCGTTATATCAGCATCCCATTGAATAAGTTCCTCATTGAATATAATACTCTTTCTATCTACTTTAGGATTATAATATTTTTGCTTATTAGGTTTATTTGTATAATCACGTCCTGCCCAGTAATTCAATTCTCCATACTTATCATAAGACGGTATGATAATTCGATTACTCATAAGCCAATTATCTTTTTCATATTGGCTAAACCCGATATGATATTTTTCAATTATATCCCATTTAATATTTCTTTTTGAAAGATAATCAATAACTGCAGGAGGATACCACTTATCTTTTATTAGAGGACGAAATGTTGATGGTAATGATAATTCTTTATTTTCATCTGATTTATCCTTAATATTGAAATCATCCTCATTATAGTTCAAGCGATACATTCGGCTCTCTCTAAGAGAATTGATAGCACGCTTATAATCTTTTAAGATAACTTCGTTTCCATACAACTTTATAAGCTTTACGATAGAGCCTTTCATATCTTCATCTTGAGAAGCACACTTCCAACATTGAAAGACTTGTTTTTGAAGATTAACCTCTAAATTATGTTTTGCAATCTCGCCATTACCATCTCGTTCTATACAACGAGGGCAAGGGAATTGTAATTGCATATTATCCCCATCAAATCCATTTTTACACTCTCCGAGGAAAGATGAAAGAATATGATATATATCGTATAATTCTGGTAGCATATATTTTTTGGCGCAAAAATACAATATTTTAGTTGAATAAACAAATTTGAAATACTATTTATTGTTAAATTTCAAAAAACATTATGGGTAAGAGAATATACAAAGAAAATGATTTATATCGTGCTATGGTACAAAATATTGATGAAGAAGCAGTAGCATATGGTGCTAACGGTCATTACGCTGTAGGTGCTTATTATGATATTACTAAAATCAATAGTGCGATAGCAGGCGATAAAGATTATAATAATAAAGCAAATTTTGAAAATAATAAAGAAAAGGAATCTGTTAAACAATTCTTGAAGACCGATGAACATAACGATGAATTAAAAAAAGATATATATCACTATTAACAAAAAAGAGAACACAAAATGTTCTCTTTTATTTTTTATCACAATATGTAATTCTGGATAAACGTTTATTCCAATAAACTACATCATATTTAATGCCCTTATCTATTTCTTGGATATTTTCAACCCTCATATCCAATTCTCCGTATTTCTCTTTATTTAAATAACCAAGACAAGCTACGTAAGCATCGGATGCATCAAAGTTTTCTTTCTTTAATTCTCCCTTTTTATTATAAATCCAAGGTACATCTGGGAAAAGTTCAGATACATTGCCTTGAATAACAGTTTTCTTATCAATAGTCCATGGATAATCACCAAAAAGGACCATCTTACACTGTTGGATTTCTTTTTTTATTTTTTTATAATCATATTGTTTTTCATCTTTTCCATACTTTCTTATACTCATAAGAGTTGGGAAAGAATACTTTCTTGCATCATAAGAAGAAATATAGTGTGGGACTATACCCAAGATATTGTATACACAGTCTGAAATCATTCCATTGAAACGTAACAGCGTACCGACAGTATTAACGTTATTACTTCTCAATAGAGGTTCTTCTATAACAACTTCATCAATACCAAAATCTTTAAATTTTACAATAAATTCTTCAAAAATCTTTTTCTTGATAAATAATGATTCAATTCCTTTAATTTTACTTGAAATTTTAGGACTAATATGAGTCAGTTCTAAAATTTTTCCATAATCAGAGCCATCGTCAAGTACAATACACACACCTATGGTTGATGTTGAAACATCTAATCCCATAGCTATTTTATTTCCTGTTTTGTCCATATATTATATTATATATATTAATATATTATATATACTAGATATATAATCTAGAATATAATATTATAATTTATTATATATAAAATATATATTAATTAATATAATATATAAATATTATTTATAAAATATTTTGTTTTTAAATTAAAATTTTGTATCTTTGCAAAAAATATGGATGATAAATTAATTAAAGAGATTACAGAATTTTGTTATCTAAACGATATTGAAGACGTTGAGAAGCAGATTAATGCTTGCTTACGTAAAGGTTTTGATATACTAAAATACGGTACATCTCCAATTGATAATTATAAAATTGAGAAGAATATCTATGGAACAGAAAACAGAAAGAGAGATTCTCCTAACGAAGACAAAGAACTTCACACCATTGACAAAGGATGCTCAGATAATGAGAAGAAAAGTGATGGAAAGAATGGGGAAGCAGACAAAAAAGTAGTTAGACGTAAAGTGCGAATTATTAAGAGAAAGAAAAATGATGAAAGTCAATAAGAACGCAAAAGTACAGATTCATTGGAGGGTTAGTCCATATGATTATTCACCAGAAATGGAGAATAATATTATTGCTAAAGCAAGTAAAAAATATGGAATCCCAAAGGATAAAATCAAAGTTTTACCAAATTACATCATGTTAGATGAAAGTGGTAAAAAGATTAGTCTTACAAATGATGTGATTCAAAATATTCAAAATCCATCATTCCAAGTAGAATTATTCAAAAAATATCTTAATATCAATAAAATTAATGGTTATGATTTTGATTTAATCAGAAAGATTGATGCTGATATTAATACGAACATAGATTATAATGTTTATGATAAGTATAAGAGATATTCTGTAAAATGGATTAGATGGAGTAATTTCTTGTCATATGGAGAAGATAATTACTTTGATTTCACTTCAATGAAGGATATTGTACTTCTTAATGGTGAACCAGCAAATCAGAGTGGCAAGACTACATTTGCTATTGACTTGCTTCATTTTCTTTTATTTGGTAAGACAGAGAAAGTCCCAACACAGAACCTTATCTTCAATAAACATCTATCTAAAGAAACTAATGTTGTTGTAGAGGGTTGTTTAAATATAGATGGCGAAGATTATGTTATAAAGCGTACATTAAGCAGACCTGCGTTAGAAAAGAGAACAGCCAAGAGTAAGGTTACTCAAAAGGTAGACTATTACAGAATCATTGGAACAAACAAGGAAGAGTTAACAGAGTACGTTGACAATGAACAGGAAGAGAATAGCATTCAAACAAATAAAGCTATTAAAGAAGCCATCGGTAGAGAAGATGATTTTGATTTAATTATTTCTGTTACAGAGTCAAATCTGGACGACTTGATTAAGAAGAAAGAAACTGAACGAGGAAGATTATTATCAAGGTGGATAGGTCTTTTACCTCTGGAAGAAAAAGATAGATTGGCAAGAGAAAAGTTTAATAGTGATATTAAGCCATTCCTACTATCAAATAGATATAATAGAGAAACTTTAAAGTTAGAATGTGATGCTTTTGATTTGGAAATCAAGAATCTTACATCTAAAAATAAAGAAATAAAAAATGCCAACAAAAAGGTAGAAGAAGAAATAGAAAACCTTGAAAAAAGTAAAAACAATCTTCTTCAATCAAAACAAAGTATTGATACCAACTTGATTAACGTTGATATTATTACTCTAAAATATCAGTTAGAAGAAATTACCAAAAAGGGAAAAGAGAAGAAAAGTAATCTTATTGAAATTGAAAATGAAATTAAATCTATCGGAGAAATAGAGTTTTCAATTAATGAATATGATGAATTGATTGAGAAGAGAACTAATGAAATCTCTCAAAAAGGAATAATTAGTGAACAATATAAGAATATTAAACATAATATTGAACACCTTCAAAAATCAGAATTTTGCCCTACTTGCGGTAAGAAATTTGATAACATTGATAACTCAGCTAAAATCAAAGAACTTCAAGACGAAGAGAAAATACTAATCGAAAAAGGTAAGAAAAGTGCTGCACTAATCGAAGAGTATAATACTAAGATTGAGTCATTAAAGACGAAGAGAGACCTTTATAACAAAAGAAATGAACTTAATGTAAAAAAGAGTGCAATAGAGGTAAATCTTAGTAATCTCAGAAGTGATTTGATAGAAAAAAAGAATATTCTTGATAATTATAACAAAAATAGTGAAGCAATTGATAAAAACAACAAACTGGATATTGAGATAAGAAATACTGAACAGCATATCAAAGCTAAACGCCAAGAAAAGGAAAACAATAATTGGCAGTTAACAAGTAATGAAGCTACTATAAAGAGAGATGCTGATGAAATTGTTCAGAGAAAAAATCTTATTAAACAGTTAGAAGAAGAAGATATTAATTTACGTAACTGGAAAATATATCTTCAACTTGTTGGAAAAGATGGTATTTCAAAAATGGTATTGCGTGATGTTTTACCTATTATAAATGCCAAAATTAATATGCTATTATCTGACGTATGTGATTTTGATGTTGTTGTTGAAATAAATGAGAAGAATGACATTAATTTCTGTATGATTAAAGATAATGTGAAATCAGATTTGGCAAGTGGGTCTGGTTTTGAAAAGACAGCTTCATCTATGGCTTTAAGAGCCGTTCTTGGTAGTTTGTCAACAATGCCAAAACCAAACTTTATAGTTTTAGATGAGGTCTATGGTCGTGTCGCAAAAGAGAACTTAGAAAACATCCATAAACTTATAAATAAAGTTTGCGAGGATTACGATTTCGTGATAACAGTTTCACATCTTGATATAGTCAAAGATTGGGCTAACACGACTATTACTGTTGTTAAAGAAAACAATGTAAGTAGACTTTATGTAACGTCCTCAACGAAATAAGAAGTTAATGTTTAACCTATTTAATGAACAGTTATGTTAATGATTTCAACGAAGCAGTAATTAATTACTACGAAAGTTTAAAGAAATGCAAACCAGTTTCACGAGAAGAAGAAAGAAAACTCGTGAAACTGGCAAAGCAAGGAGATATTTCCGCAAAGAATAGAATCCTTGAATCTAATTTGAGATTTGTGTTCAATGTTGCTAAAAACTATAAAGGATGTGGTGTTTCATTGAATGAACTTATCTCAGAAGGAAATATGGGACTAATTAAAGCCATTGAAAAATTCGATTTAACAAAGGAAGTTAAATTTATTTCTTATGCCGTTTGGTGGATTCGTCAAGGTATACAAGCATACATCAAAACAAAAGGTTGTGGTCGTTCAGTAAATACCGTGGATGAAGAATCTATGAAAGACGAAGTTACTACTAATGATATTATTGACGAGGAAGATGAAATAATTAATAAGAATGAAACTATTTTATCAAACGAAGAAGATGAATTTAACAAAGAAATTAAATTTAACCAAGATATTGTAGTATCAAAATTACTCTCTAAATTAGAACCACGAGAAAAATATATTATTGAACAATATTATGGGTTAAATGGTGGTAAATCAAAAAATCTTGAAGAAATAGGCAAAGACCTTAAATTAAGTAAGGAACGTGTACGGCAAATTAAGCTTACATGCTTTAAAACACTCAGAACTGAAGTTATGATGATGCCAGAAACAGTTTGCCTATTTAATTAATAAGTAAAATAATATTTATATATAAAAAAGTTATAATAATGGCTAAGAAAACAAAGAAAACAGAAGAAGTTCTTAACGAGAATAATGTTAATGTAACTGAGGAAGTAGTTAACGAAAATGCTACAGAAGAAACAAATGAAACACCAGAGGAGACAGTTGCTGAGGAAACTGTAACTGAGGCAACAAATGAAGTTGCTGAAGAGAGTAACGAAACACCAGAGGAAACCGTACCAGAGGAAGCTAATGAAGTTCCCGAGGAGGTAAATACAGAGGAAACTAACGAGGTTACAGAAGAGACTGTTCCAGAGGAAAGTAATGAGTCTACAGAGGAGACAACTCCAGAGGAAACTGTTGTTAAGGAAGAGCCACAACCTGTACGTAGACAGCGTTTGACTTTAGAGTGGAATGGAATGCTATATGATTATTAAAAATATTCATTTTTACTAAAGATAATCTTCAATACATCCACAGATGGGATGTATTGAAGATGAAAATAGAGTACTTGTAACTGTGTTACGAGAATCGCTCTTTAAATAATTTGGTAATGGTACTGTTTATCCTAAGAAACTTAAATGTTGAAAGGCGAATAAAGTATTATTATCGTTTCGAAGAAACTTGTAAAAGAATTACAAGGAGTGAATGTATAGGAAGTGGTTTATCTACTTTTGAGTAAATTTAATTCTTCGAATGATTGCTGACTTTTAACTTATAAAGTTATGGGTACAGATGCTTAAAAAATATGGAAATGGATATAATTAGAAAAATGACGATTAAAAATATGGAAATGGATATAATTAAAAAAATGACTAACCGCATTAAAGATATCCAGTTTGAAGAACGTAAGGAAAGAGCTACTGCTAAACCCTTATTTGAAGAGAGCGAGGATAAATCTAATGCAGGACATGCAAATAGTTTCCCGATAAAGAAGTCTACCCCACAATTCGGTGATGTACGTGTTACGCAAGAAGAAACTCTACGTAAAACAATAGCTGAGAATATTAAACTTTCTGAAGATGCATTAAAATATTATCCTGATGCTGATGATTTAACATTGGACGGTGAGATAGGTGCTTTGAATTTGCGTTTTCAATTTAGATATAATGACCCGTCAGGAGATGGTTGCTATATTTGGACAGATGGACTTCAGTTGACAGAAACCAATGCAAGAACACTTGGTAAAATACGTGATGCATTTGCAAATTGGAAAGATTCTTTGACTCAAAATGGAGATTTAATGGAAAAGTTGAAGAATGCTTCTAAAAAAGCGAAATACGAGTAAAAAGATAACAAAAAACCTCCTTAATAAAAGGGGGTTTTTAATTTTTATATATATTTATATAAAACGAAATTTCACAATGATTAGCGATAAAAAGTTACATAAAATCATACAGGAAGAACTATCTAAAACAGAAGTTAATTCTATGATTGACAAAAAGATTAATGGTTCATTAGATTCAAACGATTTTAAAAAAGCCGTTAAAAAAATAAGTGCTGCTGTTATAAGTGAATTATTTAAAACATTATGGCAAAGAAATAGCACATGGGTTAGTACAATATCAAGGTAATGAGAATTTATATACCTCAAAATAAAGTACAAGTATTAAAAGAAAGTATCACAAAAGAAGTAACTTTCTTTGAGTTCTTTAGAGATATAAAGAAATTTCTAAAAGAATTACTTGAAGACCCATTCAATGCTGAAGTAACAGGTGTTTTAAAAGAGAACGGAATTGATAAAAATGTTTTAAAAAATACGTTACTCAACAGAGGAGTTATAAAGAAAAAGGAAAAGATTGACGAACCTTATGATGAAGTTAGTAAGAAAAAGAAATCAATGTTCCATGTAACTTATAATGTTCCCAAAAAGAACTTTGAACGTAAAATACAAAGATTATACACATATTATTTTGAACGATAAACTATCCACAAACTAAAGATTTGCGGACTTTAGACGTGAAATTATTATCATTTATATAACAAGACAATAATTCCCATCTTTCATGGGTGTTTACATACCCCCATGTAGCAATATTCTTAGCAGCATTAACATCTGCATCTAAAACATTACCACAGTGTGTACAACGGAAGTGTTTACCATTACGAATGCCAATGTGACCACACTCATTACAAGTCTGTGACGTATAAGCTGGAGGAACAGCAACAATCTTGATGCCAGTAATCTTACATTTGTATTCAAGGAAAGAACGGAGTTGATAGAAAGACCAAGAGTTGCTTCTTCTGCGAAATGTTTTATTACGTTTCTTAGTGTTCATACCCCAGCGGATATTCTTCAAATCCTCAATGGCAATGCCCTTGTGTTCTTTTTTTGCTTTAGCTACAATTTGTTTGCTTATACGGTGATTGGTAATAGTGGCAAATCTTCTTTCACGCCCTTTTAACCGTTTCAGTAACTTATGACAGTTACGTGTGCCTTTAGACTGAACAGAAGCTCTCACTTTGTTGTATTTATTTCTTATGATTTTGACTTCTTTGGAAGATATATTAGTTCCATCAGATAGAGAAACGATATCGGTAAGACCCATGTCAACACCAATAAATTCATCTGCAATTTCTTCTTTCTCATCAGGGATGTCTATTGTCTGGTGCAAATAGAACTTCCCTCTGATAAGCACGAGGTCAGCTTCACCTTTAGCATACTGCATGAGTTGTGGACGGTAGCAAGTATATGCTATCTTTTCACGACTCCCAACAAGTGACATGGAACATACAGTTTTGGTGGTCTTATATGATAGTACACGACTATCATAAGTGATAGCACCAAACTCTCTAAAGTGTCGTTTCTTTTTCCTGTCAAGTTTGTATGTATCGGCAACCTTGCTGATAGCACGTACAACAAGTTGGGAAGACAGGTGATATGTTTCTTTAGTTTGATAATATACTTCCTTATGCAGGCTAAATTGCTGGAATACATGACGTTCCCACGCTATCTGCGAAATAGCGTTACAAGCCTCATTGAAAACGCTGAAAGTATTTTTCAGCATTATAGCTTGTTTGTCAGTCGGAAGCAGTTTAATCTGCAAAGTCAATTTCATACTGCAAAGATACAAAATAAATTTGAATAAATAAAATATTTGAAAGAAATATTTATATTTATATTAAGATAACTAAAAGAGGGAATAGTGGTTCAATTCCTCCCAAAATCTAAAGACTTTTGGGTTTCTATGAACCAAATTTTATGAAAAAGTTATATACTTTAACCGAAAATGACCTACATAGATTAATCAAACGTGTAACAAGACGTATGATGAATGAAATGGATGGTGGTATTGGTGGTGGCGCTACAAGTACCATGACAGTAGGTGTAAGTTCTGGTAACGGTAACGGAAATGGGTACGAATACGATGCACCTGTTAATAGTGGACAACCACTGAGAAGAAACTTTTGGACTGCTGGAAACGAAGAAGATACATGTGAAACAGCTGGTAGTAAAAAAGAAAAAAAGAACACAAATCAGAAATGGAAATAAACTACAATGACTATTACTCAAACAATGATGTTGTTAAAAAAATACAAGACATTGATAAACAAATAAAAGAGGAAATAGCAAATGGTGAAGATAACGAAAAATATACCAAACTTATGTTTGAACAAATGTTGAGAGGTCTTCACCTAAATAGTGTGAATATAATTTAAATAAAAGATATTTTATGAAAACATTTAAAGTAGGCGAGTTAAGACGTGCCATCAGGGAAAGTGCAGGAGAGAAGAATGAATTTAAGCCTGTTTTTGGTGACAACGTATCAAACGAAGATAAGAAAATTAATGACAAGGCTTACAAGGACATCATGAAAGATACAGAGAACTTCAACAGTAAGGTATCTAAAAAAGAAAGAACGAACTATGATGGTGGACGTTCCAATGATGATAATGCAAGTATGAGTGATTTACGTTACGATAATATATCAGAACCTTTCTCTAAAAGAGTAAAAGCACAGATGAAAGGTTATGCTTCAGAAGAAGCTGAAAAACTCCATAAAAATGATGAGTTTGGAAATGCTACTTTTGGAACAGATGATGATGAGAAGAAACGTAAAGAACATGCTGATAAATTAAAGAAAGGTAAGACTACTGCTACTGAAATAGGTCTTACTGGAAGCAAACTCGATAAAAAAGAAGTAGAGAATCTACAAAAAACTGTTCACGAAAATAAAATTAAAAGATTAACGTTCCATAGAGCATTCTTATCAGAAAACCACATGTTATCAAATATTCCTGATAGCATGAAAACTGAAAACAATCGCTTCATTATGAGAGATTCTAATAATACTGAATATCTTGTAGAATGGCATAATGAAGGTGCTGATGTTAAGAAGAAAATGGGTGATAAGATTATCAATGAAGAAATGAATCATATTAAACATTTGTTTAATTATAAGTGTTCCGATTATAATAAGAAAAGTACTCCTAATAATAGGATGAACGAAAATACAGAGTTTGATACGATGTTAGACAAAGCTCGCAAACTCATGAAATAATCTGAACATAAAACAATGTTTTTTTTAAAATGAACAAAAATGAAACTGGAACATTGGGTAAGTGGGACAGTATAGTAAATTATATTGTCAAAACTATCCAATGGGTTGGACATGCAAAAGTTAGTGAACTTGCAAAAATATTATCTTTCTTTACAATCGTAATACTTTTATCAGGTGTAGGTTGGTGGGTATATAAAATAGGTAATGACCAGAATACTCTTAATAAAATGCTAAATGAAATTGTAAGGAAAGAGAAAGAAGATGAAGCTAATATGAAAATTCGTGATGCGGTAACGCCACGGATAAATAACGAATTAAAAAAAATTCTATACACAAGTAATGCTTCAAGAGTTGCTATATTTGAAGTACATAACGGTAAGGAAAATGCAACTAATTTACCATTTAGATATGTAGACATGTCTTATGAAGCAATAAACGAGAATGATAAAGATATAAATTTTGTAAGTGATAGATTTCAAAATATACCTTTAACTCATTATCAAATGCCTTATTATGTTGCTAAGAATGGTATGTTTATCGGTACTACAGAAGACGCAAGAATGATAGATTCAAGGTTTGCTGGGGTAGTAGATAGTATTGGTGGTAAATATATATCAAGTGTTATACTTAAAAGTGGTGGGCGTACTATTGGTTTTCTTTGCCTATTTTTTGATAAAAATTTACCATTAAGAAATAAACCAGAAATGAGACAATCTTTAGAAAAATTATCAGATATAGTAAGTCCATTACTTGATTTAAAAGTTTTAAAATTAGAAAAAGATAGATATAAGACATGGTAAATAAAATAAAAGCCTTGATAAAAAAATATTGGTATATTATTGGTGTCTTAACAATAACATGTATTTTAATAGTTTTAGCCTCTAAGTGTGATAACAATATATCAAAACGAGACAAAATATTAACTAATGTTGAATATACAGATAGTAACGGCACATACCATAAAATATATCAAGAAAAGAAATTTAAAGATTTAAAGAAAGAGAATAAAACTCTATATGATTCTTTAAAAGCATATAAAGAGCAAATATCATACTTGACACAATTCAAATATCAAAAAACTTATAATACAGGTAAAATTACTAACAAACCAGTTAGAGAAGATGTAGAAAAAGTTATTAATAAGAAAGATACTATTAAAGTATATGAATATAAAAGTCAAGATAATGATAGCTTATCTTATACTTTAAAAATAGGAAGTGTATCAAGACCAGAATGGTATGAACTTAAAACTACCATCAAAGAAAAATTTACCTTGGTAAATAAAACAGCAAGTGACGGTACTAATCACCTAACAATGGATACGTCTAATAAAGGTAATATTACAGATGTAACCACTTATAAAAAGAAAGAGAAAAAAGGTTTTTGGAAACGTTTTAAAGCTGGACCGAGTGTAAGTGTAGGATATGACCCAATTCATAAAAATATGGGTATGACTATTGGAGTCGGAGTTATGTTTGACTTAACAAAATAATTTTTACGTAAAATCCTTAGATTATTTATTTAAAATCTGAGGATTTTTTTTATTTTTTATAAAAATTATTTATGGTATTAAACGGTTTAATGTATTTAGAAGTCTTTGTGTTCATACTTTCATTTTTGGAAGTATTCAGAGAAATATTTGGTGTTATAAAAGTAATAAAAATGAGAAGTGGTAAAGTTGAAATTACAGGCTGGAGATTAACATATTTAGGATTTTCTATCTCATATATACTAACCATGATTATTCTTGGATTTTAAACAAAATATAGATAATGTTACAAATAGAAGAACATATTAAAGAATTAGGAGACTATTTTGAGGGTATTGAACGTTACAATAAAGCCTTAATAGTTAAAGTACTTTTCCCAAATAAATGGGGAGTATATGCAAGTGAAGATGGACGTATCAAACCAGCACAATCGGAAACTAATCAGAACGAATATTTCTATTATGCTGATTCAGATAACGTTAAATTAGAAGAGATTTTTCAACTCATTATAGAGACGAAAAATATGAATGAAAGCGTGGTAAATAAAGTTCAACTATTAAAGACAAAAATAGAAGAACTAAAAGATTTCTTTAAAGATAAAACAATTGAAGAATTGGAAACATTGAAATTTGTAACCACAAAACCAAAGAAGAAAAGAAAAAAAACATCAAAGAAAATAGATAAGAAAGAAGAAACAAATAAAGTTAATGATTTTGTAGAAACAAACGAAAATGAAGAAACAGTAATTAATAACACTGATTCAGATGTTATTAGTGGTAATAATAATTTAGAAATAACTGAAGATAAAGAAACAGAATAATGACACTTATAATTTATATTTTATTTGCATACGGTCTATCCAATATGCTTGTGTATGCAAGTGGACCACTTGATATTATTGATATATTTAGAACGGCAACAAAACGTTATTTAGGACCAATAGGTAATGTTTTTGATTGCATGATGTGTACAAGCGCAAATGTAGGTTGGGTAACATCATTACTCAATATTTTTATTTTCCCAACAATACCGTTTACAGCAGGAAATATCATCTTTGGTGATAGCTTACCATGGTATATTATTATTTTCATTGACTTATGCTTTACATCTGGTATTGTATGGCTTTTAAATAGCGTACAGGAGGCGTTAGAAGGTAATGACTAACAACAGTAGCTACGAACTAAATAAAGAGCTTAGAGGACTTAAAAACGACCAAAAAATGACTGAAAGAAATATTGCCCAACAGCAGGAAAATATAGCTAATAAATTAAATGGTGCAATGGGCAAAGATATGATGGAAGTTATAAGTGGTAAGAAAAAAATAACCATTTCTAAATTGGAAAAAGTTAAGTACTCTTTGAAAAGAATAACTGATAAAATTTTTGATTTTTTTTAATCATGGAACTTACATTAAATAGTTACAAAATATTTGAATTAGGTAATCATATTTCAACATTTCTTCATGATTGTGGCATAACAAAAGGTGGCGTACTCAATATAAAAGTTAATAAAGAAGAACTGAGAAAAATAGATGAAGACTTATATTATAGACAAAATCCAAAAGGAGAAGATTTTATTCCATCAGATAATGAAATTCAAATCTCTTTTCCAAACGTTTCAATAATTATACAATGTGCCGTAAAACCCACAAGTCTTTAGCTTATGGGATGTAAGGTACTATTTTTTTCTAAAAAAATGCAATAAAAATGTTGTAGTTTAAAAATTTCTTTGTATCTTTACAAAGTAATAGCAATTACATCGGCAGGGACTGTCGATTACACGGGTGGAGAGGAAGTAAGAACTAACAATTAGGAAAGTCATTCCTCCGTGAAGCCCGAAGCACATAAGTCTTTAGACTGAGTGTAGTTCACACAAACAGAAAGCGACAACCATTTAGTTCGTCGCTTTTTTAATTTCTCGTCTTTGTTCTTTTAACTTTTTCTCTATCCCAACCAGTTTTCTCTTCAATCTTATTTATCCAATCACCCTTTAACTTGCTTTTATTTAAATCTCCACAAAAAGCAATATAACGAAATTTCTCGTTCTCACATTTATCCTGTATAGTATTATATAAACGTATACAGTCTTTTTTATTCTTTGTAAGAACTATTTCAATATTCCCATTGGTATCAATAAGTAATTTATTGTTGTAAACTAATATTTGTTTGAAATTATACTTATTCTTTTTATCCCTATAAATCAAATTGTCAAATACCCATTTAAAATCTTTACGTTCAAATAAAGGGTGATAACCATATATCCAAAAAGTTTCTTCTTTGTCGTAATCAGCTTTATCAAATACTCTCCATGAATTATGATTTGTTTCGTATTTTATAAACTTTCCGTACTCATCTCTTAACCTTACGATATCATTAGTATTAGAATCATTATACTCTATAATGAATAATTCATATTTTGTTTCAACAAGTTTTTTATTTTGATGAGTCCAACGAACTGGAAAAAGAACTTTATTACTTTTATCCTTTAACGCTTCAAAACGACTGTAAACTCTCTCGATATTACCACACCAGTATATATCATCTATTTGTTTACCGTTCTTAGTTAATATAATGTGATATTTATTCTTCTTGGGTTTCATGCTATAAAAAATAAGAAAAAAATAATATTTTCGATAAATATTTTGCTAATATTAAAAAAAATATGTATCTTTGCATTGTTAATTTAAAATTTTAAGCAATATGGGCAAGAAAATTTTTGCTACAAGTTCAGACATCGTAGAGATTGCTGAAAAGAAATTCCAAGAGACTGGTCTTGCATCAGTAGGTGTTAGACTCAATGTCATGTCAACAACTAATGCTAATAGTGTTGTAGAAGTACGACAGATTGGTGCAACAGAGAAGTTTAAGACAAAGAGTGAGTCAGGTATTAATATGATTATCTATGAGGATGCATTGGATAGACTTTCAGATAAGATGAAAGAAGACCTTATTGAGGGTGCTTTATCAAAGGTAAGTTATGATTCAGAGAAAGACCGCCTTTCAGTAGATAATAGTCAATATGGAGAAGTACTCCGTATGAGAATTAAACATGATGACTATTTGGACACTATTGAGACTTCTTTAATCACGATTGAAGATATTGCCGAAGAGGAGAAAGAGCGTAAGCGTGAAGAGAAAGAAGCAAAGAAGAACAAAAAGAATATGCAAGCTTAAAGATTATGGAACTGTTATAGATATTTTGTAGCAGTTCCTTTTATTCATTTTACCAATACAGAATACAATGGAAAAGAAGTATAAACTTTTAAAAGATGATTATATTGACATTCATTTATACTATGATAGTGAAGATGAAAGTGAAATGCAAGAAGAATATAGACTGTATAGAATACAAGCATTACGTGATTTTGGAGATGTAAAGAAAGGTGATTTAGGAGGGTATATCCAATCTCAAAAAAATCTAAGCCATAGTGGAAATTGTTGGATATATGATAAATCTATAGCTGGAGATGACTCTAAAGTTAAAAATAATGCTAAAGTGATGGATGGAGCTATTTTGAGAGGAGCAGCTGTTGTATCTAAGAACGCAGTGTTGACAAACAATGCTAAACTTGCGTCTTCTGCTATTGTTACTGATAACGCTGTCGTTGAATTTACTGATATTTATGGAGAAAACGTAATTAAAGATAACGCTGTTTTGGATGGTGGTGAAATTTATGGCAATTTAGTTGTGAGTGGAAATGCTAAGTTATCTGGAGGTTTCATTTTCTTTGGCTATAAAAATGGTGAAATCAGTGGAAATATAGATTTAGAATTTAGTACGATTAGAAAATCATTCCGTGATAAATTTGAAACAAATGAAGAACTATTAAACTACATTAATAGTTAATATAAATTAATAAAATGGGCGATATAAGCTTACTAAATAAAATTAAGGACTTTAAAAGTCCATGGTGTTATCAATATCAAAGACGTTTAGATACTTTAGAAGAAGATAAAGAAATACTTGGATGGACTGATGAAGATATAAAAAACATCAATCTTGACGAATTTGAATTTTCTTTTATTACCACCAAAGAAGAAAAAAAAGAAGCAACAGATTTTATCAAACGTTATGAATGGCTTGGTACTGTAGGAAGTTACCCAACACATTGGTTTGCAGCACGCTATAAAGGTATTTTAGGCGGTGTAATCATTATTGGTATGCCAAATGCTTTCAGTAAACTATTAGGTGATAAGACTAAAGATATAGAACGTCTTATAGCACGTGGCGCAAGTGCATCATGGACACCGATGAATCTTGGAAGTAAGTTCTTAATGTGGTGTATCAAGTGGATGACTAAGAATACACAATATCGCCTATTTACCTGTTATAGTGACCTACAAGCGAAAGAAAATGGTTCTATATACCAAGCACTCAACTTTTACTTTTTAGGGGCTGGAAGTGGAACAAATGTAAGATGTGTTAATCCATATAATCCAGAAAAGATTATGACGGATAGAGCTTTTAGGTCAAAGAGTTTTTATAAACGTTATGCTAAAGACCTTGGTATAGAGTGGCAAAAGAACTGGTCTAATAGTCAACGTATGCTTTGGGAGAATATACCTGACGACATTGAAAAAGAATTAAGAGAATATTCTAAGAAAATGTTTGCAGAATCTGAAAAGATTTATTTTCCATCTAAATATAAATATGCTTTTATTTTAGGTAAAGATAAAAGAGAAACGAAACAGTTGAGAAATGAATTTTTAAATAAAAATAAAGTCTATGAATACCCCAAAAGAAAATATTGACGATATTAAAATTGTCAAGAATATTACTCCTAAATATAATGAAGTAGGTGTATCAAGTTTCCAAATGACATATTGGCAGGAAGCTAATACAGTAGATGGTGATGAAGAAGAAGGAGAAAGTTTGACTTTGACAATGATAAATTCGGCATGCGGAGAAGAAGATTGGTTTATGAAAATAGAAACTGGTAAAAACGGTTTTAGTGTTAATAAACCAGAAGACTTCCAAGTCATTTTAAATGATTTCTATAAAAGATTTAGTATATGACAAATTTATTAAAAGACTTTAGAAAATTTGCTTTAGATAAAACAAATGTAAAAAGAGATAGTTTGGATTATCTAACTAAAAATATGACACCATATATCCTTGAAGAAAGAAAATTAAATGTTACACAAATGGATGTATTCAGTCGACTTATGTTAGATAGAATTATCTATTTTAGTGGAGAGGTTACACCAGAAGTATGCGATATGGTAAATGCACAATTATTATATCTTAATAATTCAGACGGTGATAATGGAAGAGATATACAGTTGTTTATAAACTCTCCTGGTGGTAGTGTTGTTGATGGTTTATCAGTCGTTGATACGATGAACTTTATTGATTGTGATGTTTCTACTACTTGCATGGGTATGGCTGCCTCTATGGGTTCTGTATTACTGAGTAATGGTACTATCGGAAAGAGATATGTACTACCTCACTCTCGTGTTATGATACATCAAGTTAGTAGCAGTATGCGAGGAACTGTTAGTGATATGGAAATTGAATTTGCAGAAACACAAAGATGTAAGAAAGATGTATATAATGTACTTGCACAAAATACAGGTCATACATACGAAGAGATGGAAAAACTTTGCGACAGAAACAATTGGTTTATTGGTAGCGAAGCCGTTGACGAATTACATATTGCTGACAAAGTAATTGAATGCAATAAGAGATAAGATTTTGGCAATAATTGATATTTATTGCCAAAATCCAACTATTTATATTAAATAGTTTTTTATGAAAAAGATAATTAGATTAACAGAGAATGATTTACATAGACTCGTAAAAAATACCCTAAAGAAAGTAATAAAGGAAAGTAGTAACGAGCCTGTTGATATTACAGAAGGTTTGATTTCTTCTATTTGGGATTCTAACTATGACTTTGATAGATGGGAAGACGGATGGCATAGAGAAGTAGATTTTGCAAATGAAGCAGGAGAATCATACATATTCGACATATATATTAATCGAGAAGTAAAACCAGGTCTAAAGAGTCATGATTATGACGTACCTGATGACCCAGATGAAATCAATGTAACCCTTGATATAGATAATATACGGGCTTTTGATGCTGACGGAGAAGAGATATATCCAATAACATTTAATACCGAACGTATATTAGATAGTCTGTATGACTATGTTGGTTAATAATAACAATTTAAAAATAATTTAATATTATGGCTTGCGCATGTCAAAAAAGTAGAGTAAATAGTGGTGTCCCAAAAGTTAAAAGAACTATTACACGTCCTACTTCACCAATCAGAAACGGAAGTGCTGGTAGAAGACGTATTGATAGAAGAGTTCTTAAATAGTATTAAAACTATTAGAAAAATTTGCAGGGATAAAACTTTTTTACTACCTTTGCAAAAGAATTAAAAACATATCAGATATTGGTCTAAAATTAGACTTGATAGTCAACTATAAGTAGACTTAATAGAAATAATTTAAACTAATCTGATATATGGCTCGATGGCGAAATAGGTAGACGCATTGGACTTAAAATTCAATATTCAGAAATGAGTGTACGGGTTCGACTCCCGTTCGAGCTACTACTTGAATGTTTCACATTTAAACATAAACAAATGGGTAAGATAACTGTTTATAATTGCAAAGAAGAAGACCATACTTCAAAACCAAATAACTTCTATATAGGGAGAAGTAAAAATGGAAATCCACTTGGAAATCCATATACATTTAATGGTAAAAGAAGTAATCTTGCTAAACTAACATTCAGAACAAGAGATGAAGCAGTTGATGCTTATCGTAGATACTTTGATAGTGCTTATGGGATAGACCCGTATCTTACACATGATTTTGATGAAATATATCAGCACTATAAAAACGGAGAAGACGTATATCTACAATGTTTCTGTAAACCGCTAAGATGTCACGGAGAAATCATAGCTGAAGAATTACAGAAAAAGTTGCTTAGAGAAAAAATGAAAGAAATAAAAAGAAAAGCAGAGAAATAATCTCTGCTTTTTCCATTTTTAAAAGAAAGGGTTATCTTTTAATGAAACAATTATATTATGGTATTTCTTACATACTTCAGTGAATTTATCAACTTCTTCTTTACTTAAATTAAACCATTCATTTAAACGATTATATTTTCTATAGTGACGATGTAACATCTGTTCCAACTTAAATGGTTTATCACATTCAAAATAATTAGCAATTAATAACTTCTCAGAATTACCAGTTTGCAGTTCTTTTAAACGTTCATTTATATCATTTTTACGTGTTGAACCTATTTTATAACAGTCAATATTATTTTCTTCTGTAATTAGATAAACAAATGCCATGTTTTTATTAAAAAGTAGTGACTTTAATAAATTTATCAATATATTTATTAAAGAGATAACAAAAAAAATAATAGGACATTTTTATGCCCAATAATAATACTTTTTAGTAAATTATAAACATGACAAGTAATGTAAAAAGGCATGTGCAGCTGCCAAGAAGCTCACAGAAAGGTAAGAAACCTACAGCAGAAGATTTAAAGTATGGCGAAATTGCTGTTAACTTTAACGTTGAAGAACCATTCCTCGCTATGAAGGGAAGTGACGACTCAATTATCACAATGGGATTTAAAGATGGTGAAACTGGACCTTGGAAGAAAGGCGAGGGTGATTATTCTGCAGTGTTAGATAATGGTATACCAACCAGTCCGAGTGATAAAGTGAATACGGCTACAGGCGTGTGTGCTATAGCTGAGGGTAAAGGTACTAAAGCAAGTGGTGATTTTTCTCACGCAGAGGGTAATGAAAGTAATGCTAAAGGTAAATATTCTCATGCAGAGGGAGGAAGTACGACTGCAAGTGGTGATTTTTCTCATGCTGAGGGTGGTGGCACTAAAGCAATGGGTAGTTGGTCTCATACTGAGGGTGCTGGTACCGTTGCAAGTGGTGACACATCACATGCAGAAGGAGGTTATACAATAGTTAACGGTACTAACTCTCATGGAGAAGGATATTATAAACAGAGTTTAGAATTAGTTAAGAATATTGCAATTGGAGATACAAAAATATACATTAATAATTCTACAATGAATTTACCAGTTAATGATGATTATATCAAAAATTGTTTTATTTATAGTGATAAAAAAAACAAGGTCATATCATATAAAAAAAGTGATTATACACCACACATTTACTTTGAAGGTGACGTTTTAGAATTAACTTTAGAAAAACCTTTAGAAAAAGTTTCAAATAATGATGATACTAATAATTTCACATTCACTTCTGATGTCTATAGTCTTATAAATATAGCCGTAGGGAGAATAAATGGTGGACACTCAGAAGGACAATATAATATTGTATTAGGTGAATCTGGACATGCAGAGGGTAAATTAACTATCGCTAAAGGTGCAATGTCCCATACAGAGGGTAGTTACACTACAGCAATTGGAAATAACTCTCATGCCGAGGGAAACGGCACAACGGCACAAGGAGAATCTTCTCACGTGGAGGGTATAAATACTAAATCAATTGGTATTTCATCTCATGCTGAGGGACAAAAGACTACCGCAAGTGGTGATGACTCTCATGCCGAAGGTAACTTGACTACTGCAAGCGGAGGAGATTCTCACGCAGAGGGTTATTCTACAACTGCAAGTGGAGAAAATTCTCATGCTGAGGGTTCTTCAACAACAGCAAGTGGTAATAATACTCATGTAGAAGGTTTAGATACTACAGCGAGTGGTGGTAATTCTCACGCAGAGGGTGATACTACTAAAGCAGTTGGAGTTTCATCTCATGCTGAGGGAAGTCATACTATAGCACAAGGAGATGTATCTCATTCAGAGGGTGATACTACTAAAGCAGTTGGAGTTTCATCTCATGCTGAAGGAAGAGAGACTATTGCGATGGGAGTAACATCTCATGCTGAGGGTAAATCAACCAATGCAGCTGGTGCTTTTTCACATGTAGAAGGTGTTGGTGGCATTTCACTTGGTGATGTTACCCACGTAGAAGGTTTACATAGTAGAGCCATGAATTTCACAGATGATGTAGCTGCTGGTAGTAAAGAACTTTATATCATTACGAATGATGAATACCCTGAAGACCTTACATATTACAAGAATTGTTTAGTCAAAGATAATGGACAAACAGTTGCTATTGATGTGTTAAATGCAGAATTAGTACCTAACTCTAAATTTACAAATTCAACTGAAAATAAACGTATTAAATTGACTTTAAAAGAAGGAGTTCCAAAGGCTTCAACACGTGCATCTCAAGCTACTGAAAAACAAAAGGATGGATATTTCAATACTTGGGATTACGCATTACATAACAAAGGTACAATAGGAAACTATGGCGGACATGCTGAAGGTAGCTATACAATGGTTTACGATGATTCAGGACATGCTGAGGGTAAAACTACTATAGCTAAAGGTAAAACTTCTCATTCGGAAGGATATCATACTATTGCAGGTGGCAATTATTCACATTCAGAAGGAAGTAGTACTACAGCAGGTGGCAGTAAATCTCATGCCGAGGGTAGTAATACTATAGCCAGTGGAGAAAATTCTCATGCCGAAGGATATCATACTATGGCACGTGGCAATAATTCTCACGCAAGCGGTTCTTATACAATAGCTGAAAATGAAACACAATTTGTTTGTGGTACATACAATAAGGTATATGCAAATCAAATTTTTACAATTGGTATTGGTATAGACAATAATAGTAGAAAAAATGCTTTATCTATAAACTATGACGGCTCTATCACTTCTGATGTTGAATTAACACATGGTGGCACTTCAATGAAAGGTTTGAGTATACTTGGTGGTATTCAGGCAAGTGAGGGTATGATAGCACCTGCCTATTTAAATTCTTCAGACGAGAGATTAAAGAAGAACATTGAAACTATATCAGACAATGATATTGATAAAGTTAAAAATGTTAATTTAAAATCATATGTATTTAAATCTGATAACAGTAAACATTATGGTGTTATTGCACAAGATATTGAAAAAGCTGGTTTATCAGAATTAGTCACCAATGGTGCTGATGGAATGAAATCTGTTGATTATATTTCTTTATTAATTTTGAAAATTTCAGAATTGGAAAATGAAATAAAGAATTTAAAAGACCAGATTAAAAAATAATATAATAATTACATAACAAGGGTAATAAAAATATCCTTGTTATGTTTTTTAATTTGATAAATTATTATGATATGTGCACATGATTTATTTACATATGCAGGTGTAGACAATGGATTTCCAATAGGAGGTATATTAAAAGGTTATAAAGGATTATGGAAATGTCAGGAACGCAATGAAGAACAACTTTACAATTTAGGTGTTAGAGTTTTTGATTGTAGAATCTTTTGGGATGATAGTTATTGGAGGGCGTGCCATGGCATTGTTAACCTAAGAGTAACATTTAATACATTGGACGACTTATGCAAACATTTTGATGATATCGGTGATGGGGATTCTATATATAGAGTTATCTTAGAGAAAGATAATAATGGTGGCGAAACAAAGTTTAGGGAACAAGCCGTTGGACTATGTGCTAAACATCCTAATTTATGGACACTATTGATTAGATACAAGACATCTAACTGGTTAAATGATGCTGGAATGGTAGATAATAATATTGATGGGTTAGTTTCTCGTGGATATAATTTTGCTAAACTAATGGCATGGGAAAGACCAAACAAAGAGTACAATGTACCGCCTCCTAATTTTAAAATAGAGAATATCACAAGGTATAGTGATTTTAGTATAAAGAGTAATGCTACTAACGGATTTTTATCAAACGGAGAATTTCATGAACCTAATCCTAATCCTACATCATGGGAAATGCTTACTAATAAGAATTATGTATATTTCTTAGATTATGCTAATTTATTTATTGGAAACGATAGGTGTTTAAATCTTAAAGAATTATATAGTAAATTTGACCTTAACTACAAAGATAACAACCTTGATTTAAAAGAAGTAATTACTGAAAGTGATTTCGGGCATAAATTATATAAAATACCGACAAAAAGTGAATTAAAGGAAGTACCTAATTTTATTATCAATAATGAAGAAAGATATAAAGATAATCAATTAGTATTTGGTTCAGATATTTCATACAGATAAAGAAATCCTCCTAATTTTATGGAGGATTTTTTGTTATAACAAAAATATTTTGTATCTTTGCAAATGATATGAGAAAGATAAACAGAACATATAAGTTCAGACTGTACCCGAACAAGGCACAAACCGAATTGCTGGCAAAGCATTTCGGATGTACTCGTTTTGTGTACAATTACTTTCTCAATCAACGTAAGGAACAATATAGACTTACTGGTAAGAGTGATAATTACTATGCGCAGGCTAAAACGCTTACCATATTAAAGAAGCAGGAAGAAACTGCATGGTTGAAGGAGGTAAACGCTCAAACCCTGCAGTTCGCTATCCGCAGTCTTGAAGCAGCCTATAACAATTTCTTTAAGAAGCGTGCTAAGTTTCCTAATTTTAAATCCAAACACTCTAAAAACAGTTTCACCGTTCCACAATCGGCATCTGTAGCTGGTGGAAGACTTTTCATACGCAAGTTCACTGAAGGTATAAAGTGCCGTGTGCACCGTGAGATAAAAGGGAAAATAGGGAAGATAATAATCACAAAAACTCCGAGTAGTAAATATTTAGTTTCTGTATTCACGGAAGAAGAATACGAAACTCCTCTCAAGAAGACAGGCAAATCAGTTGGTGTGGATATGGGCTTGAAGAACTTGCTTATCACTTCATATGGGGAAACTTTTAAGAATAACCGATATACCAGAAGATACGAACATAAACTTGCAAAAGCACAGCGTCATCTTTCTCGTAAGAAGAAAGGTAGCAGAGGGTTTGAAAGCCAAAAACTCAAAGTTGCCCGACTTCATGAGAAAATTGCCAATAGTCGTGCTGACTATCTACATAAGTGTTCTATCTCTCTTGTTAGAAGATATGATACCATCTGTATCGAAGACCTGAATGTAAAGGGTATGGTTAAGAATCATCGTATTGCCAAGTCCGTTACTGATGCAGGCTGGGGTAGCTTTGTTACTATGCTAACTTATAAAGCTGAATGGAACGGCAAGAAGATTGTGAAGGTAGACAGATTCTTTCCATCCTCTCAGACTTGTAATGTTTGTGGGCATGTCAACAAAGATATTAAAGATTTATCTGTTCGTGAGTGGGAGTGTCCGATTTGTCATACTCATCATGACCGTGATGTTAATGCTGCAATTAACATTCTTCGTATCGGATTAAATAATAACACATCGGCAGGGACTGTCGATTACACGGGTGGAGAGGAAGTAAGAGCTAACCTTCTGGAAAGCCATTCCTCTATGAAGCCCGAAGCCAATGAGTTTTTAGTTCATTGGTAGTTCATCTTTGCATGTAGTAAATATTGATACATTATATTTTAAGAGAAATCATGAAGAAGAAATATAAGGATATTCCTGGTATGTTTGAAATAAAAGGTGAACCTAAGATTGTAACCGAAATTCGTGCAACCATATTGGATAAGTTCAAAGATTTGGTTTTTGAAGAAGAACCACATATATATTATTTGAAGAATGACAGAAATAATTTATTCAAATCTGTCACAACAAGACTTGGTGAATTTGAACATGAATTTGATTCTGAAACACAGGCTTCCAAGTATGCAGAAAAATATGGTAATACTAAAGAGTATTGGCAAGATATATGGAAAATAAGTAATTTAAAATCTACCATAACAGGAACATTGTGTCATGAATATGGTGAATCTTTAGCGTATGTGAATGCTGGACATCCAGAACTTATTTTAGATAGTTGCAAACGAAAATATATTAAAGATAAGAACTGGCTTATTCCAACTCATCCAAAGCAAGAAGCAATATATAAATTTCAATCAGAGCTGCATCCAGATTTGCATTTAGTATTAGCGGAAGCTAAGATGTTCACAGAAGGTATGAAACAGAATTTAGCAGGTACAGCTGATATATTGTTTTACTACGATGACCCAACAGGAGAAAAGAGTGGATTATGTATTTATGACTATAAGACAAATAAAGAATTAATTAAATCATATAATCGCCAAATTGGTAAGACACTTTTACCACCATTTGATGATTATATTGAAGAACCTCAATCGGTATATACACTTCAATTGTCTACATATGCTATACCACTGCAAGATTTAGGTTTTAAAATTATAACAAGAAGACTGGTTTATCTAAAGCCAGACGGAAACTATGAGATTATACCTCTTGCAGATGAATCAGAACGTTTAAGAAAAATATTATAACAATGGAACAGAAAAAGTATACATTAATCAAACCTTATACGGTTGACGGATTAGGAACCTTACCAGAGGGTTCAGATATTATTTTATTTAGAGGACTTGTTTATTTTAACGGTGGTTTGTGTAGCAATTATCATGCACAAATTTTAACTAATCTAATTAATGATAATAAGTTACGAAACGAATATTTAAAAGAGACTCCACCTATTATGAATAAAGTCTAATGTTAAATCCAGAATTATAAGTTCTGGATTTAAGTTTTTTTAATACTTTAAATTTGCTATATAATAAAAAATATTGTAATTTTGCAGTATTAAAATAATAATATTGTGGAGATAATACAAGATATTAATTTATTTAATGACATAGATAAATATGATGTTATATTAATAGGTACTAACATTTATAACACTTTATCTCAAGGTTTTCAAAGAGATATTATGTTACATTATCCTTTTGTTCATGAAACAAATTTAAGAACCAATTATGGGGATAGGAGGAAGTTAGGTACTATCAAAGAATGCAATACTGGTCAACCATTATTTTCATTATGTTTTATTACTAAAAGTATGAATTTTAGACCAGATATTGAAAAAGATTACTTAGATTATGACGCACTTGAAAGATGTTTAAAATTAGCATGCGTTTTGTATAAAGGTAAGAAGATAGCCACAACACTTATTGGTGGAAGTAGATTTGACGGAAATGGAGATAAAGATAAAATACTCACAATTATAAAAAATACTTGTAAAGATGTAGATATAACAATATATGATTATCATCAACTATCTAAGCAAGAAAAGAAGAAATTAGAATATAAAGAAGAACAACTTTTGAAGAAAACAGATTACGAAAAATATAGGGAAGTTGTTTCGGAAAGAAAGAAACGAGAGAAAGAAATAAAAACTCTAAATGGACACGTAAAATATTAATAAAAAAAATAGATATAAAATATGATTAAACATATTGAATTAACAAAAGACCATGTAAAGTTATTACATTTCCTTTATTGGCAAATTGATGGTGATAATAAAATTTTCGTAGATAGAACTCATCTATTCAATTTAGGTTCTCATTTATTAGAGGATATGGCTATGATACTTGGTATGCAAGATACTGCAATAAAGGGTACTGAGGAATCACCAGACGGTCGTGCTTTTCCAGAAGAAATTGAGAATTATCTACTGGGCTTACATAAATATATAGCTGATAACTTGTATTATATATTAAGTCTGATTACAACATTCCAAGGTAATCTAACTGAAGGTAAATATAAATGTAAAGATAACGACTTGATTTGGACAAAAGAATAAAGACAAAGTGTCATATTCATAAAGTTCCATCTGCCATTTTGTCTAATTTAAATAGTCAAATATGTTCATAAACTTAAAGATTGGTGGTGGTATTAAAGAACGTTCTGAAAGTACCATCAGATATTTCAATGATATAAAAAGCTTCCCTATTCTTTCTAAGAAAGAAGAAAGTGATTTGCTTTATACAGTTCATAACGGTTCTGAAAGAGAAGCGATAGAGGCAAGAAACAAACTTATCAGTTGTCATCAACGATTTGTTGTAGCATCAGCAAAACGTCAAATGACTCCAGGTGTAGAATTGGTAGACTTAGTTAATGAAGCTAACATTGGTCTAATGGAAGCAATTGAAAAGTTTGACCCTAAGAAAAATAGTAAACTTTTATCTTATGCTGCTTATTATATAAAGAGAAATATTGACCAATTTAAAATAAGTTATGGAAAAGTAGTACGTAAGAAAAATGGAGAGAGGATTTATCATTCAGTTGCTAAAACAAGAAGTAAGTTAGCACAACAGTTAGAACGTGAACCGACCACAGATGAAATATCGCAAGCTTTAAAGAAAGAATATGATATTACTATAAAAAATAGTAATGATATTAATGAAATAAGACTTACGAGAATTGACAATAATGAAGATAACGAAGAATGTAATGATTCATCATTATCGGAATTATATGATTTCAATCAGACAACAGCAGATATAAATGATTATAATAAAACAATTAATAGAGAAGAAAAATCATATCGTTCTTCACTAATCATGAGTTGTTTAAGTAAACGTGAACAAGATATTATTAAAGAAATTTATGGGATAGATTGTACTAATAACGAAAGTGATGAAAGTGATTTCAAATATAATTCATTGGCGAAGAAATATGGTTTGACTAAAGAAAGAATTAGACAAATACATAGAGAATCTATTCAGAAAATGAAAGAATATGTTGAAGAACATACAAAATAAGAAAAAAGGTTGTAATATTACAACCTTTTATGCTATTTTACAGGTATAATACCTTGAGAAATCATCTTATTAAGTTTTCTTGCGACCTTATAAGTCATTGGACGTTCATGTTTAAGAATCTTTCTTAACTGAGATTGTGCGCCCTCTGGTGTATGTGAAGAAAATACTTTTCTTGCAGCAGCTGCCAAATCTAATGTGTCCATATTAATTTTCGAAATAATACTATTGACTAGGTCTTTATTAACTTCAATATTGCTTCGCTTCCAATCATTAAAGTCGTAACGTTGAGTACCACCACCAGCAAGTTTACGTGTTTTAATGTCCTTTGTCTTTACTGGCTTCTTTTTCTCCTTATTCTTACCACCAACACTATCAACAGCCTTATCTCCTTTACGGCTCTTTAAGAATCGTTTAAAAGCATCTAATACTTCCTTGCTAACAGGACGCTTTGCTTCATTAACAAATATATTGTTTATTTCCTCATTAATTATTGAATCTATTTTATTCATTTTCTTTTAAATTTAAACTTTGATTAACATATAATAAATAGTATATCAATAGCGGTTTTAAAGCAAAAATGAATATAAAATAAAAATAAATGTTAATTTTAATTATAATATTTGGTTTAGTAAAAATAAAACTGTATCTTTGTGGTGTAATTTTAAATATATAAGTATGAACAAGGAAGATTTAAGATAAACTGTAGAAAAGTTTAAGGAAGAAACTGGTTACTTATTAGAAGTGAGAGATAATGAACTGTTTTATGATGGTAATATATTTTTAAGTGATAAAGTTATTACGGAACTCCCTGATAATCTGACCGTAAATGGAAATCTTGTTATTTATTTTGGACATATAAAGAAAACACATAATAAATTAAAAGTTTATGGGAATTTCGAATTATTGTGTACACAAATCGAATCGCTTCCAGATAATTTAATTATAGGTGGTACTTTGACTATAAACGGTACACTCATTAAAACTTTACCAGATAATTTAGTAGTTGGATGTAATCTTGAAATAAGAAAGTCAAATATTACAAATTTACCTGACAACTTGGTCGTAGGTGGAAATATTGATATATCTTACATGAATATTCCAAAAATTCCTAATAATTTTATTATCAGTGGGAAACTTAAATTATATTCTAATGACAATATAAATTTACCTGAAAATTTGACTATAGGTGGTGATATGGTTTTGTCTTATGGAAAAATCACAGAATTACCTAACGGCTTAACTATAGGTGGTAATATTGATTTAAGTTTTTCTGAGATTAACAAGTTACCAGATAATTTATTTGTTTGTGGTTATCTTGACATAACTCATACAAAGATTAAAAAACTTCCAAAAAAATTGGTTGTTTACGGTGAACTTGATATGAGATATACACCAATTAAAAAGTTACCAAAGACTTTAACTGTTGATGGTTTTTTAGTTAAAGATATTCTAACAAAAGAAGACTTATCAAACATCAAAATAGAACTTTCTCAAAAACAAAAGAAGATTATTCATGATTTAAAAAATATGACATTTTTCTGGAAAAGTCATGGAGTTGAATATATCAAAGCTGATGGTATTTTCTCGGTTATAGTTTCTCACCATGGTAATATATACAATGTACACAAGATTGGAGAAGAAGATAAACCATTTTATCTTGTTACCGATGGAGAAAACAATTGGGCACATGGCGCAACTATTGCAGAAGCTAAAGCCGACCTTATATATAAGTTAAGCAATAGGGACACCTCGGATTATGAAAAATTGTCATTGGACGATACTTTATCTTATGAAGAAGCTATCGCTGCATATCGTATTATTACTGGTGCATGTTCAGTCGGTACAAGATACTTCATTGAGAGCCGATTACCAAGACCTCACAAAGACAAGTATACCATTAGAGAGATTATAGATTTGACCGCTGATGAGTATGGTAGTGAAAGATTTAAAAAGTTTTTTGAAAAATAAATCATCTTAAATTTGGTAGTTTAAAAAAATATTATTATCTTTGCAACATAAATTTAAAAAATAAAGATATGTCACAGAATTTATTTATCGAGGCAACAAAGTTTAATCAGTATACTTTTACTGAGAATGGTGCACTTACAATGGCTTCAACAGGAAGTGAGTTAGTTAATCAGTTTGGTTTAGCTGGTAATTATCGTGGACGTAATGTTTCAGATGTATTTTCAGACCAAGAGAAACTTTGGAATGAATCACATGAGTATGCAACACGCTTTCCATTCTATCTTAGAATGATTACACGAAAGGTTAAAGTTAATAACGAGACCTCTACGGATAATGTACAGAGTGGACAAGGACAGCGTGACGAGACTTTTAAAAGACTTCTATGGCTTGCAAAGTATCATAAGGATATGTTCAATAATAACGTGTGGATTTTGCCTCTTATTGGCTCTTGGAAAGATTTATGGACTATCATGTATTATGATGAACATCTTGATATCAATGCTATTGATAGAGAGGCTATCTATAGAATCATCTATGAAGGTCTAAAGTGTGATACACATGTAAATCTTGTTAAGAAGTTCATGCCTCGCATTAAGTCAAAATCTCATATTAAGACCGATTGGAATAAACTTACAAATAAGCATGCAAAAGAATTTGCTAAATTATTCAATTTGTCTTATAAAGAATATAATCATCTTAAAACATCTGGTACATCTCATGATTTCCAAAAACTGATGTGTTCAAGAAATTATGATAAGATTAATTGGAATACAATTCCAGGACGTGCATTAAGTATGATTACTAATGGTAAATTCTTAGCAAATCATGACCTTGTCGATTCATATACAGAGTGGGTTCTTAAACAGAATAATATCAAGTTTACAGGTTATCCATATGAGTTAATCAAAAACTTGAAGAAACATTGTTCCACTGATTATAATCGAAAGAATAACATCTCAATTCTTCCTAAATATATTACAGCAACCATTAATAAGCAGTTTAATGAGTTGATTGAAAAGGGAAAGAATATTGGAGATATAAATGGAAATGTATGGTGTGCCTTAGATACTTCTGGCTCTATGAATACATGTGTATATGGTGATACTACAGCATTAGACATATGTCTTTCATTAGGACTTTATTTTTCAACACTTAATACAGGTGCGTTCCATAAGAATGTAATTATGTTTGATGATACCTCTCATGTATTACAGCTTAAGGGTGAGTTCTGTGATATGATGAAGCAGATTCCTGACAATGCAATGGGTGGAACTAATTTCCAATCAGTTGTTGATGAAATTGTAAGAATCAGGACTAAACATCCAGAAATCCCACTTACAGATTATCCTCAGACACTTTTGGTGGTTTCAGATATGCAATTCAATGCTACAAATAATTATTGGATTCAATCTACAGATGTAGAAAATACTACTAATTATGAAGAGGCTAAGAAGAAATTGAAGAGTGTGTTCCCAGAAGAATTTGTTGATGAGTTCAGATTCATTTGGTGGAATTGTGCTTCTCGTCATACAGACTTCCCTGCAACAATTAAGGATGGCGGATGTTATTTCTTGAGTGGCTTTGATGGCTCTATTATTTCTTTACTGTTAGGTGGAGAAGAAGTAGATACCGACACAGGTGAGAAGAAGAAATTGAGTATGAAAGAGTTAATGCATAAAGCACTTACTCAAGAGATTCTTAATTATATTGTAGTTGAATAAATAACTATCAGGATGGTGTGGAATTTAAATATTTCACATCATCCATAAAATAAAAGTTCTATGAAAAAGTGGGAGAAAATTTTTAATACAATGGTAAACTCTACCCTACAATATCTAAATGATTATGATATTAATAATATGATTTTAGGTATTTCTGGTGGTATAGACTCAACACTTGTAGCTGCTATTTGTCATGAAGTGGTAAAACGTTCTGATGGGAAAAAGAACTTATTAGGTTATTCTCTTATGTGTTCTACCAATCAATCAGATGAGGTAAAGGCAGCAGAAATGGTTGGTAAATCATTATGTACAGAATATCAAAGCATTAATTTAGAAGAAGATTATAATAATATATATTGTAGTTTAATAAATCATTTTAAAGTTTCACCAATTACTAATGGTAATATTAAGGCAAGATTGAGAATGTTGTATCTTTATCATTGTGCTTCAATTTATAATGGTATAGTTATGGACACTGATAACTTTAGTGAACACCAACTTGGATTTTGGACTTTACATGGAGATGAGGGTGATTTTAATCCTATTGGTGAATTATATAAGACCGAAATATATGAATTATGTGAATGGCTTTGTACTGAATATTACGTAAATGATAAAGATATTAGACAAGCTATAGAGGAATCATATAAATTAACTCCTACCGATGGTAATGGTGTTAAAATGGGTGGTGACATGGCACAAATTGCCCCAGGATTAACTTATAAAGAAGTAGATAGAATACTTGCCGAAATTCAGATATGGGGTTGCCATAAGTATAATGACATCATTCTAAGAAGACTTTCTGAAGAGAAATGGTTTGATGAAGATATTGTCAAAGGCGTTATTAATAGAGTTAAAAATAGCGCATTTAAACGCAGACATCGCCCATTAAAAATTGATTTAGAAAGTGGGCAAATAAGACAGCAAATTTGTAAAGAGTAATGATGGATTTAGCACAAATAGAAGAAGTTTTTTCTGATAATAAAATTTCTGCAGGTAGTGTTAAAATAGCATTTCTAATAACTATAGGAGAATATGTACCATATACACTTAAAATAGATGAAAATAATTTAGAATATTATTATTCTATTAATGTAATTGATATGACATATTCTCCACATATAGAAGAAATTATTTATCTGTTGAAAGATGACGGATGGGCATTAACAGAAGATAAACAAGAATTAGTCAAATATGTTGATTATAGTTCTTTAAATAAGAATACAAAACACATTTTTAATTTAAAAATATAAATAATATGACAAATGTTTTTTCAGTAGGTCGCTTGGGAAAGGACTCAGAGATTAAGAAGACAGGTAATGGTAAGGATTTCCTTTCATTCACTGTTGCAGTAGACGAAAGACGTAAGGGTGAAACTGTTACAGATTGGTGGAACTGCTCATGGTATGGTGAGAATGCTATCAAGATGGCACAGTGGCTTAAGAAGGGTTCACTTATTTCATTTAGCGGTGATTTTGCAGGCACACGAATTTATCAGAATAAGAATAATGAGAATGTAGTATCTTTGGACCTTATGATTAATAGTGTAAACTTTGTTCCAGTAGGAAAGAGTAATGGTGATAATAATACTCAACAGACACCTAATACTGGTAATTTTGAACCGACAGCAAGTCCACATCCTGCAGCTGCACCTCAGCCTGCACCAGCACCTACTACTGATGATGATTTGCCTTTCTAAAATATTTAGAGAGAATATAAAATGAAATGGGATGTATTTTGTATACATCCCATTTTTTTCATTCATTCATAATGAAACATCTTTAAACGATTAATCCAACCATTAAGAAAACGTTTTTGAGTTTTTTCTTTAATTTCTTTATCAGTCAGTTTTCTACCTAATTTATTTTCTAATGCAATAATACTATTTTCAGCTATATTTTGAAAATGTTTTAAACGTCGATTCCATAATTTATCAAATAATTCTTTTTGATTTGGATAGTCATTAATTTTCATAAGTGTAAGTTTACCAACGATACCATCTGCTTTTAACTCAAGTACTTGCTGTGGTATCTTTATCCCATTGATTCCACTATCCCACAACCAATCAACAACTAAATTAGCTATTGACTGATTATTTATTTTATCTGCTTGCCATTTATTCCAGAACTTATTTTTAAATATATTATCCCATTGTTCTTCGGTCATATGCTTTAAATCATTTACTGTTTTTTCACTACCATAAGTTTCTCTAAATGTTTTTAAAGTAATACCATACATAGTTGCACCTCCATTATCTATTGGGTCGTTAACGAAACCGCCTTCTGCTTTTCTAATAATCGGTTTAAGTTTTCTAAAGTCTGCCATAATATTATTTTAAGATTTTTTATATATAAATATTTTGTTTTATAATACTATTTTCGTAACTTTGTGACGTAATTTTAAAGAACAATAAAAATGACAGCATCTAAAAAGAACAGTAGTAAATCTACAACGAAAACAAAAAAGTCAGAGAATATTCAAAATGTAGAAATATCTAATCTTCCAGCAAAGAGAATTGATGAAAACGGCAACGTTGATACTACTGGTTTGACTACTATCGAGAAGAAACGGTATAGAGATATAACATCAAGCTTGGATGTAAAGAATCCTATGACTGTTATGTCTTATGGTTCAGATTTACAAAAAGTAATGGATTCATATTCAAGTGAACTTCTCCAACATCAGATGACATCAACAGTAAGTGGAGATACTTCAAAACTTATTAGTAAATTAATGGGTGAACTGGAGAATATTGATGTTAATGATTTTAAGACTCCTACACGCATTAAAAAGTTCTTAATGTCATTTCCACTCACTAAGGGTTTTGTAACGTCTGTAGCTGAAATAAAAGCGAAATATAACACAATTGAAAAGAATGTAGAGAATATCAAACAAAAACTTGAAGCAACACGAGCAATTGCTTTACGTGATAACAATCTTCTCGAACAACAGTTCATTAATAATAAAGATTATGTAAACCAGTTGGAACAATTGATTATTGCAGGTAAATTCAAGGTGGAAGAACTGGAGGAGGAGTTGAATACGATGCGTACAAACGGCTCTGACATGATTGATATTAATGATACTAACAACTTTAAGGAAGCATTAGAAAAGCGTGTTACAGACCTTGTAATGCTACATCATGCATTCAACCAGTCATTATATCAGATTAGAATTATTCAGCAAACTAACCTGCAAGATGCAAATAATACAGAATCACAGGTTTTGATGTTGATTCCATTCTGGAAAAATCAGTTATCTCTAACAGTAGCATTATATAACCAGCAGCAAAGTATTAAGGCGAAGCAAGCTGTTTACGATGCTATTAATAAATCATTAGTTAGCAACTCAGAAATGATGAAGACACAATCAATAGAAGTTGCAAAACAGAATCAACGTACAGTTCTTGATGCTGAAACACTGATGAAAACAACAAGGGATTTAATAGAAACAATCCAAGGAGTACAAAAAGTACAGGAGGAAGGCAAAAAGAAACGTATGGATGCAGAAGCAAAGATTATTGAATGTGAGAAACAAATGACTCAAGCAATTAATGGACTTACAAATAATAATGAAAGAATTGTTAGTCGAGAATTAATTGGTAATGAAAATAAATAATATGGATGGATGGAACTTAAGAAGTATAGCCTATGAATATCTTGATTTTGACCCACCAAGTACATTCTATAATAGTAATAAATGTAATCTAATTGAAGGGAAAGAATATCAGTTAACAGGAACTTCTTGTGAAGGTTTTGAAATGAAACCAAGAACATTCAAATTTATCAAATATATTCATTCTCATGGAGATATTATCATTGATGGTGTGATAATGAAACAAATAGATGGAGAAACAGGTATGCTTTTTTCTTTATCTAAGAATGATTGCATCATATATAACATTCCATACGAAAGTAATCTTCAAATTTTTCCATTAACAATGAAATGGGAAATAAAGGATAAAAGAACAAAACCAAATAAAAAGAAACCTGAAAGTTCTTATTATACCACAAATAAAACAAATGAAATAATAAGACATGATATGGAATTTAAGAAAGCAACAGATGTATTTGATAAAACAACTTCTTCAATATATAAGACATTAGAAGAAATATTTTTAACGAAATAAAAAGCATGGTTATGAATAAAAATATGAACGAAATAATAGAAAGATTCGAGGAAGAAACTGGGTATGAACTCACCGTTAAGGATGGGAAATTAATTTATAATGGGAGTCTTAATTTAACTGGTACAAATATCACAGAGTTACCTGACAATTTAACTATCTATAGACATCTTAACTTGCGCAAATCGGCTATTAAAAAGTTACCTAATAACTTAAACGTTATGGGCTGTCTTTTTATTGAATATACCGACATTAGAAAACTCCCTGACAACTTAAGTGTTGGTGAAGACCTTGATGTAAGTTTTACAGATATTAAAAAACTTCCAGACAACTTAACAGTTAAGGGTTCTCTTTTTGCAGGACATACAGATATTAGAGAACTTCCAGATAGTTTAATCGTAGGAGAAAGTATCTACTTAAACAATACGTCTCTTACAGAACTCCCTAACAATTTAACTGTTAGAGGGAATTTAAACGTAGAGGATACAAAGTTAACGAAGTTGCCTGATAATTTAACAGTTACGGGTTATCTTAATTTAAAGAATACACTTATCACGGAACTTCCTGACAGCTTAAGCGTTGGTCAAGACATCGACTTAAGATTTTCAGATATAAAAAGACTACCTGATAATTTTACAGTACACGGAGTTTTGTATCTAAATAATACAGATATCACAGAGCTGCCTAATAATTTAACTGTTGAGAAAATTATTTTTTTAAGCTATACTAATATAACAAAATTACCAGACAATTTAAAGGTTGGTGAAAGTGTACATTTACAAAATACAGATATCACAGAGCTGCCTGATAGTTTTATAGTAGCAGGGAACTTAGTTTTAGGTGAAACTCATATTAAAAAGTTACCTAATAACTTAATTGTTGGTGGATGTCTTGATATAAGTGATACAGATATCACTGAGTTACCTGATAATTTGACAGTAGGAGATAACCTTATCCTACGTAATACAAAAATTAAAGAATTACCTGATAATTTGACGGTAAATGGTAATATATTCCTCAATGATACAAAAATTACAAAATTTCCAGATAATCTAAAAGTTTATGGGCATATTAAAATGAATAACAAAATATATATTCCCAATAACGATTTATCAAAAGAAGAGAAGAATAAAGTTGTATTTTGGAAGAGAGATGGTGTGGAATATATTAAAGCTGATGGTATTTTCTCAGTTATTGAAGCACATCATGATAATGTATACAAGGTACATAAACTCTTTCAAGGAGATAGAACATTTTATCTTGTTACAGATGGAGAAGGTCATTGGGCGCATGGTGATACACTTGCAGAAGCTAAATCTGACCTTATATATAAGATAAATGATAGAGATACTTCTGCTTATAAGAACTTGTCATTGGATGATACATTATCTGTTGAGGAAGCTATCGCTGCATATCGTACCATCACTGGTGCTTGTTTGACTGGTACAAGATATTTCATCGAGAATAAACTACCAAGTCCTCATAAGGACAAATACACCATTAGAGAGATTATAAAGTTGACTAATGGAGAGTATGGTGGAGAAAAGTTTGCTATTTTTTTTCAAAAAAAATAGCAAATAGTATTGATAATAAAATAAATTTCACTATATTTATATATAGTAACGTAAAGCCCACAAGTCTTTAGTTTGTGGAATGTAAGGTACTATCGGCAGGAACAGTCGATTACACGGGTGGATGGGAAGTAAGAGCCGACCTTTTGGAAAGCCATTCTTCGATGAAACCCGAAGCCTATGAGTATTTAACTCATGGGTAGTTCACATATGGATGATGGGTGAAAAATAACCATATTGTTTTTTAAAGTACAATTTGTTTTACTTTGATTTTTAGGTTATTTTTCAATGTGGATTTTTATAGAAAGAAGAAAAGGAAAGCTGATAATCTGAGAAGACATCAGCTTTTCGCATTTTTTTTAGAAAAAAGTTACCGAAAAATTTGGAGGTTTCAGAAAAAGTTAGTATCTTTGCATCACAATTAAGAAATAAGAGTTCTTTGAAAGAGAAATATTAGATTTGTCAAATATAATGAGGAAACATACAGCAAAAGAAATTGAATAGGGTTCATGAGATTTTGGTTCGATTCCAAAAATGTGACTTTGAATAGTCCTTCTGGTGTAACGGTAGCACGCATTTTTGTTTCCTTAATATGTGACATGGAGAAGTGGTATCTCGACGACAAAATTATAGTCGTAGTCATAGGTTCGATTCCTGTTGTCGCAACATTTGAAAACCAATTTTTAATTTTTAAATAATAAGAATGAAGAAGTTTATTTTTATGACACTCATCTCAATGATGAGTTTTGTTAGTGCAAATGCACAGACAGCACTTCAAAGTCCAAAATTGTTGGATAACACTTATGTAGGTGTAATGGGTGGTGCACACACCAACATGAAGCTTAATAAGGTATTTCCTCTCAACAGTTCTGTTGGAGTACGTGTTGGAAAAGAGATTAGTCCAGTATTTGGTATCCAATTTGCAGGTGTAGCTGCTCTTGGTGACAATTACGTAAATGACTCTCATACATTTGTTAAGGCTGTAAATGCTGAAATGAATGGTACAATTAATTGGAGTAACCTCCTTTTTGGCTACACTGGTACACCCCGCAGATTCGAAGTTAGTTCAGTAACTGGTATTGGATGGTTAGTATTCCTTAATGGTTCACATCGTTCATATAATAATAATATGGGTGATGGAGACGAACTCACTGCAAAGACAGCAATCGAGTTTGCCTTTAACCTTGGTGATGCAAGGGTATGGCGTGTATTTGTACAGCCTGGAGTTTATTGGAACATGACACATGGTCCAGGTGATGCTGTACAATTTGGTAGTTCAGCAGCACAAATGGGTGTTCAGGTCGGTGTTGATTACAAGTTTAAGACATCTAATGGTACACATAATTTTAAGATGTATAATATTGGTGACTATAACAATGAAATCAATGTACTTCGCAACGACATGTCTAAGAAGCCAAAGGAAGTTACAAAGGTTGTAGAGAAGATTGTAGAAAAGCAGAATGTTGTTAAGCAGAATGTTTACGTTATCGCTTTCGATAATGATAATGCAGAACTTAGCAATGATGCAAAGAATGTTCTCAATAGTATCGCTGCAGATACATATGTAACAGTAGACGGCTATGCTGATGGTGTAGGTAGTGAGACTTACAATCAGAATCTTTCAGAACGTCGTGCAACAGTTGTAGCTAATTATCTTACACAGCGAAATGTAAATGTACGTAATTCAAAGGGATTCGGTAAGACAGGAAAGTACTCAGCACGAGTAGTGATTGTTGAACCAGTACAGTAAACTGATTTAAACTGATAACAATTAATTTGTAAAGACCACTAATAGTGAGAATGTTAAGTATTTTAAATACTGCAATGAGATTTTCAGATTCTCACATTAAATATAAAATGATTCGAGACTGGAGAGTCTTGCGCTTCTTAACCTAATTTTCACTTGGTGGTCAATACAATTAAAGAAACAACTATTGGTTACGTACAGCACTTATAATTATAGGATTTATTTATCTTCTGATGCACATAAGTTTTATAGACTTATTCAGTTTGAAATCGCTGTAATGATTTCCGTAACCTAATTTAGTTATCAGATAAAAAACAAAAAATATGAGAATTATTATTATCTTGCTTATTATTCTAATTTTAATATCATTTGGTATATTTATTAATGGTATTCGAAATTCTAAACGTAGAACAATACATAATGTTATGGAAGATAACGAACATGACAATGAAATGCGTAAACATTCAAATCGTAGAAAAAAAGTTACGATTATAGAAGAAATGCCAGATAATAATGATAACACGGTGGAGTAGCTCAACTGAATAGAGCAACAGCCTTCTAAGCTGTGGGTTGCGAGTTTGAGTCTCGCCTCCATCACATCATAACTCAATTTTCACCATAAGTTAGATTTGTTTCTGCTTGTGGTGATTTTTTGTATAAAACAATATACAATTATCAATAATTTCAAATTAATCAATAAAAAAGTGTGATGTGTTGATAAAAAAGTCAACTTAAGATATATTTATTAATAAAAAAAATAAATATATGAACGGATTTGAAAATTGGATAAAAGATATATGTAAGAGAAAACGCATGAAATTAAAAGATGTATCTACAAAGATGGGTGTTGAACCTGCTTCTTTAACAAGAACATTAAAAGGTGGAAATCCAAGATTAGATACATTGGTAAAATTATCAGAAGCGTTGGAAGTAGAAATAACAGCTTTGATTCCACAGGAAATTAAGCCAGAATAAAAAAAATATTTACAAAATAAGTAACTTTCGATACATAGGTTATATTTATAATAAAATTCATATAAAAAATGATACGTACATCAAATAAACAAAGTAATCAGCATAACATATTTGTTACATCCAACAAGTATGATAATGATGCTATGTTTTTTGAATACGACATAGATAATAATAGTATTTCAACAATACGGAATTTATATGAATGTATAACCTAAATTAAAAAGGTTTTTGCACTTACTTCACTAAATATATTTCCAAGCTGTTGAATAAACTTAAACAAAAGTTGATTTAGCAGCTTTTTTAGTACATTTACAATTAGACAATAATGACAGTAGACAACCTTACACCATTATTAAATGGTCATGCAGAATTAAGATGTGTTATAGAAAAGAAAATAGCTGAATACAAAATTATAGCTACTGATGGACATGAATACTTAATAGATATAGATATTAGTGACAAGAAAGATGTAAAACCTCAAAAATGCATAAAATGTGAATATATTAACGATTTACTAAGAAAAATCAACCAAAATAATGATTTTATCAAAATAAAATAAAAAAAATCACTGAAAAATTTGGAGGTTTCAGAAAAAGTTAGTATCTTTGCATCACAATTAAGAAATAAGAGTTCTTTGACTTGTTGGAACAACAGAATGCGCTCATAGCTCAGTTGGTAGAGCACAGCACTTTTAATGCTGGAGTCCTGAGTTCGAGTCTCAGTGGGCGTACTTTTCATACAGAGTACTTGTAACCGTGTTACGAGAATAGCTCTTAAAACAAGCTGGTAATGGTGCTTTTGAGGCTAATAAACTTAAACGTTGAAAAAGCAAATGAAGTATTATTATCAACTCGAAGAAACTTGCAGTACACTGCAAGGAGTGAATGTAGAATAAGTAGTTTATCTACTTTGAATATGTTTAGTTCTTCGAGTCTTGAGTTCGATTCACATTGATTATACAATGTGGTAAATAACTCATGCATTACAAAACGTAATACCCATGTAAATGGTTTCTTAGCTAAGAATGATGCTAAGTGTAATTTTATAAAAAACTAATTCAGTAATTGATAGAATTTAGTCGACATAAATTCTTGATAGCTACGTTGGTAACGTTACAACCAAATTATAAAAAAACATAATCCTATATTAAAAATAGGAGTTAAATTAGTGCATTAGTTCAGTAGGTTAGAATACCGCCCTGTCACGGCGAAGGTCACGAGTTCGAATCTCGTATGCACTGCAAAACACCTCACTTAGCTCAGTAGGTTAGAGCGACGTTACTAAAATTTTTCCTATATGGAAAAGAACAGCAAATTTTAAAATTGACTTATAATCCGTGAGTCATCGGTTCAAGTCCGATAGTGAGGTGTAATTTTATTAGGGGATGGAGCAGTGGTAGCTTGCTGGGCTCATAACCCAGAGGTCGGGGGTTCGACTCCCTCTCCCCCAACTACTTAGGAAACAAACAGCAGATTTTCTCTTTTTTTATAGAATAAAAATAATAATGTTTCCTTAACTTTGAGATATGGTGTAATGGTAACACAGTAGGTTTTGGTCCTGCCATTATAGGTTCGAATCCTATTGTCTCAACAAATGCTTTAGTAGCTCAGTTGGTTAGAGCACCTGACTGTTAATCAGGAAGTCGCAGGTTCAAGTCCTGCCTGAAGCGCATGAAAGTATCTTAAGAAGGCTTTCAAGAGAGTGCCACCGAGTAATGCAAGCATAGGTGGACAACACTCTCGTCCAAAGAAGTATGGTATTATGACATTATAAAATAGAGTATTACCTGAATCACATAATTATTGCAGGATAGAGCAGTGGTAGCTTGCTGGGCTCATAACCCAGAGGTCGGGGGTTCGACTCCCTC